TTATTATTATTTACTGTATTAGTTAGATTTGAAACAGCATTAGTTCTATTAGTTACTTCATCATCTAACTTTTTCTCTAATTTTCCAATAGCTCCATTGATACTATCAGTTGCTGCAATAGCTCCAGTCGTAGTTGGTTTTGAATACCCAGTTACTTTAGTATTTGCTCCTGTTACAACGGGATTAGTAGAAATTTTAATTCCATTTACAGTATAATTATCAATAGTTGTTTTATTAGAGTTAATTAAGTTAGGAAGAGTAGTATCAAGCTTTACTTTATCTGCAGCAGTCATAACACCAGCTACACTAGCAGTTGCAGCGGGAAGAGTTATATTGTTTGCTGCACTAACTCCTGTAGAAATAGTTGTTTTTGTTGCTGCGATAGCTACACTTGAAGCTGCTGGCGTAACTGCACCTAAAGCAAAATTCGCTGTGGTTATTCTATCAAGTTCTGTCTTATCGGTTGAAGTCATTACCCCTGCAAGAGTAGATGATGCAGCTCCAATATTAACTGAATGTTCTGATTTTGCATCAGTATCTGTAGAATTACCACTAACATTAGTACAAGTAAAGTTTATAGCTACATCATAAGCTGTTCTAGTCCAGCAATCATCATCTTTCAAGTGAGAAGAATTCCCAAGAGTTTTAATAGCATTGAGAGTTTTCTTATCAGATGCACTTGCGAGACCTGCCTGAGTTTCTGATACTTCTGGAAGAGTGATAGAACTAGAAACTGCTTTATTATCTGTAGGATTTATACCCGTTATAGTAATTACTCTTGAGGTAGCTGTTGTAGTAGGCTGAGAGATAACATGATTAGTACCTGTGATTCGGTCAACTTTAGTTTTATCCGCTGCGCTTAGAACTCCCGCTGCAGATTGAGTAGCAGCGTTTATCACAGCGGTTCCATCTTCATTAACAGTCGAAGATCTCCACGTATTATAGTTGAGAGTAACTGTGCTAGGAGATGTCGTGAAATTTTTTATCTTATCAGCTCCATGTGCAGAAAGACTATTAAACTCTGTATCTATTACTTGAAGTTTAGTCCATCCAGAAGCTGTATGTCTATTGGCCCAGTTGTCTAATCTGTAATAACAACCCTCTGATATCACATACCATTCTTGTCCAATAGCATCATTTCCTGTATTCACTACGGATTTGCTAAGAATAGGATCTGTGATAGCATAAAGTGCATTCAGAGTAGCAACTGTTTTATGGCCCTGTATTTCTTCAGCATAGACAATACCGAATTCATTAAGATTCGCAGATTGTAATTGTGCCGGATATTTAGCCATTGTATTCTATTTTTAAATTTTAAAATCTAATATAACATTCTGAAATGCTCCTTTGTATTTCGAAATATATACATAATGAGAAGTTGAAATTCCAGAACCACTTACTATATTAATTTCAGATCTAGTAAAATCTTCTAATATAGCAGCACCTCCATTTTGAACAATCATACTAAGAGTTCCAAGTTCTTTCGGGTAAGAATAGCAATAATACTGAGTACCTGAAGCGGTAATATTAGTTATTCTTTCAGAGTTACTTTCATCCAATAATTTTGTTCCTGATAATGCTAATATATCACTAGCAGATGGAGTTTTACTAGTTACTGTTCCAAAATATATTCTTGGTCTAAACTTTATCTCATATTGATCGGAAAAACTATCAAGTCCTTCTGCTTTTATAACAGAATTTCCGCTAATCATTAAGCCTTTTTTCTTGGCTGAAATAGTTTCCTTAATTATTCTATTTTCTGTTATACCAGTTATATTACTAATTTCCGAAAATACTCCATTACTAGGTAAAGTAGTCCCAAGATCTCCACTACAAGTTTCTGGATCTTTATATGTTTGGTAATCTGTTACTGTCCATTTAAATCTACCAGCTAAACTTGCTTTATATCCTTTCTCTATAGTTATAACTTTAGAATTTACATTTGTTATACCAAGGCTATCTGCAGTTACTTCTTCTCCAAGACTATTAGAAAAACTCCAAGTACCTTCCATCATAGGAGTAGGAAGTAATCTATCTGCTATTAGTCTAGTATCTAATTCCCAAGTTACAGTACCATTCTCTGCAATACTTCGTACATAATATTCAGTCTCTAGGTCAGTAACTAATACCTTAGCACCTAATTCTAAACGCTCTACAGGAATAGCATCCCGCTCAGCTATTGTTTTCACTGAGCGGTAGCCTCCCATACCATAAATGGCTGAATGTGTTGGATATACGTCAGAAGTATTGGTGGGAACGATACCCGAATAGAGTACCGTTCCTTTTAAATTATTTTCTGGCATTATCTTTTATCAATTAATTTAACTTCAATATTTAGTATTCCATGATAGAGATTAGCAAGTTTAGTAATTGTATAATCAGTATATCCAGTAAAGATGTTAGTTATACGTCTAGAGTATACTGTTACATCATCAACAGGATAATTATTACAATAGATTCTATACTTACTATACTCTTCTGTTGGAATTGCTACGTAAATATACTTACCTCCTGAACAATCAATAGGAGTGAATGGGAATTCATTATCACCGAAGGAGAAGAAAGAATTCATTGCTATAAAGTCAGAGTCAGTAGGAGCAGAATTACTTGATGCACCTACATAAACCTTATCAGCTGTATCAATCGTTAAAGTAGCTGTTGCAACTTCACTTAGATACGAACCTCTCAATGTGAATGTTTGTCCTCCAGTGGCAGTAATCTTATAAGTACGTTCCTCAACAGGAATATCATGAGTATCTATGAATTGGAAATTAATTTGTCCACTTGGGGTCAATTGATATTCCCATTCAAGAGTAATTTCTGTTGATTCACCTCTCTCTAATAAAGTTCTATCTGCTGTGAATTTAGTAATCTTAAATTCAGTAGGATTATCTCTCTTATTAGAGCCCATCATTCTATACCAAATTCCACTGGCATTGAATATAATATCATTTACCATGAATTTATATCCAAAGGACTCACCATCATTATTAACTAAATAGTAATCACCATCTTGTGCCTTATTTCCATTAGCTAGTGTTGGTAAATTCCTTTCAGCATCCCAAGTACCCTTATAGAACAAACTATGCATTGTTCTTTCAGGTAATTGACTTTCAGGTATTTTTCCATCAGGTCCAAGTTCAGCCTTCTTATCAAGAGCAACCTGAGTAGCTGTTGAAATAGGTTTCTCGAGGTCTGATGTATTATCAACTCTACCAAGTCCAATTTGCTCTTTTGTTACTTCATGAGGATTGTTCTTATCTGCAATATGTTTATCCAGATTAGAAACAACTTCAGAAATAGCGTTTTGAGTTGCTACTGAAATAGGCTTTTCTAAGTCAGATGTATTATCTACTTTTCCGAGACCTACTTGTTCTTTAGTTACTTGATGAGGATTATTAGTATTACCTACGTGATTATTAATAGCTGTATTTAAACTATTAGATAAAGTATCAAGAGCATTCTGCTGTGCTACAGATACAGGTTTATTAATATCGGCTGTATTATCAACGTTACCTAAACCTACTTGATCCTTAGTTACCTTATGAGGATTATCTGTACGATTAGCATGATTATCTAAAGCAGTATTATTAGCTGCTTTGGCATCATCAATTGCTTTTTGTGTAGCAGTAGATATTGGTTTATCGAGATCTGCAGTATTATCTACATTTCCGAGTCCAATTTGTTCTTTAGTTACTTTATGAGGATTACTGAAATCTCTCAAGTGAGCACTAAGATCTGTTCCCTGATCTGTATTAATCTTATCAATCTTAGCGTCAAGTTTATCAAGTTCCTTCTGAGTAGCATTAGAAATAGGTTTGTCAAGGTCGGAAGTATTATTTACATTTCCGAGACCTACTTGTTCTGCAGTTACTCTATGAGGATTTGTATAATCTTTAATATGATTGCTTAAGTCAGTTCCAGAAGAAGTAATTAGAGTCTTAACCTCGTTGATAGCTTCTTTAGCTGCATCAGACAAAGGTTTATCTTTATCTGAAGTATTATCAACGTTACCTAGACCTACTTGATCTTTCGTTACTTTATGAGGATTATTGTAATCTTCTATATGTTTAGTTAAGTTATCTGTAATAGTAGTATTTCCGCTATTAATAGATTCCTTAACTTCATTAATTAATTGTTGGGTTGCATCAGATACAGGTTTATCCTTATCTGAAGTATTATCTACATTACCTAGACCTACCTGAGCTTTATCTACCTTATGAGGATTGTTAAAGTCTGCCAAATGTGCATTAAGAGAATCGGTTGTTGCCTTACCCTTATCACCAGCATAGGCAGTACTAGATGTTTCACCGAGAGCCAAAGACGCTGAGATTTCTACATACTTAGAACCACTCCATCTATAAGTCAGGTTGGTATCTTTAGTAACATAGATTTTACCAGCTTCACCTGTAGTAGGCAAGTTATCGTAAGAATCTACTTCAATAACATCGTCTACAAAGCTAGGTAATTGAGAACTAGGAACTTTGCCTTCTTGGTCAAGTGTAGCAACTCCCCCAGCTACGCCCATCTCTGAACGTTTTACTTGAGCATCATTTGTTACTTCACCTAATCCAATCTGTTCCTTAGTTACTTCATGAGGATTATTCTTATCTGCTATATGAGTTTCGATAATAGTATTAGTTTCTGTCTTAATACTATCCAAAGCTTTCTGTGTAGCATCAGAAATAGGTTTATCCTTGTCAGCTGTATTATCTACATTACCAAGTCCAACCTGATCCTTAGTTACTTTATGCGGATTATTAAAATCTGAAATATGAGCACTAAGATCAGAACCAGAACCATCAATAGAACCTTGAAGTCTTCTTTCAAGTTCATCAAGAGCATCCTGTTGATAATGAGAAACAGGTTTATCTAAGTCAGATGTATTATCTACATTACCTAGACCTACTTGTTCCTTCGTTACTTCATGAGGATTCTTCTTATCTGCAATATGATTCTCTAATGAAATATTGGTCTTATCAAGATTAGACTGAACAGCATTGATTGCCTCTTGAGTTGCTACAGAGACAGGTTTTTCAAGGTCAGCAGTGTTATCCACCTTACCAAGTCCAACCTGATCTTTAGTAACCTTATGAGGATTATCAAAGTCTTTCAAGTGAGCACTAAGATCTGTTCCTGTAGAACCTATAATAGATTCAAGATCACTCTTAAGTTTATCTAAAGCAGCTTGTTGTGCAATAGATACAGGTTTATTGATATCTGATGTATTATCAACATTTCCAAGACCTACCTGAAGTTTATTTACTTCATGAGGATTATTCTTGTCAGCTATGTGATTAGTAACATCTTTTTCAATATCACCAATATCTTTCTTCAACTCTGCCTTTGTAGAATCTACTAAAGCTTGTTGTGCTACAGATACAGGCTTATTAATATCAGCTGTATTATCAACATTCCCTAGTCCTACTTGTTCTTTTGTTACCTTATGAGGATTGTTAAAGTCTGAAGTATGATTATCTATCTTAGTATCAAGCTCTTTCTTAGTATTATCTACTAATTCCTGTGTAGCATTAGATACTGGTTTATCAAGGTCTGCAGTATTATCTACATTTCCTAAACCTACCTGAGCTTTTGTTACCTCATGAGGATTATTCTTATCAGCTTTATGTTCTGAAACTTCTTTATTAACAGCATCTAAAGCTTCTTGGACTGCACTAGAAATAGGCTTATCAGCATCAGAAGTATTATCTACATTTCCAAGACCGATCTGTTCTTTAGTTACTTGGTGAGGATTTTCAAAGTCAGCCACATGAGCATTAACTTTATCTGTAGTAGCCTTACCTTTATCTCCAGGATATGCAGTTCCAGCTACTTCACCAAGATGAATAGGGTTACCAATTTCTACTAATTCAGCACCATCCCAACGATAGATTATATTAGTTTCTCGATTAGAATAGATTACACCTTTATCAGGAGTAGCACCTTCATCTAATTCCGTTTCAGAAATTGCTGTATATATTTTCTTCTCATCTTCTACATAGTAAGTGGAACCAATTACTAATCTAGAAGAAGGAATATCTGTTTTTGTTGATACGAAACGATCAATTCCAAATACTTCATCAACTTGTCCTGGAAGTTGTTCCACAGGAATTTTACCATTTTCGTTAAGAGTAGCAACACCTTCCGGAGTTCCCATTTCTGATCTCTTAACTTGAGCATCATTTGTTACTTCACTTAACCCAATCTGCTCTTTGGTTACTTGATGAGGATTATTCTTATCCTGAACGTGAGAATTTAATGCACCTTCAAGTAATTCTGTATTTGAAATCTCTACATATTCATATTTATTCCATCTATATATTTTCTCAGTACCAGAAACAGTATCAATATAAATTACTCCAGTTCTAGGTTCATAAGTATTACCTTCTTCGTCCTTGAATTCTGTTTCACTCATAAGTTTACCTACAAGAACATTAATCGTCTTGTCTGGTATTTGAGAATCTGTTAATTTACCATTGCCATCAAGAGTTGCAATACCACTAGGAACACCAATTGAATTATCGATTGTATCAATACGACCGTCAATTCTATCGATTTCATCTTGAGTAGCCTTAGAAACAGGTTTATCATAATCAGCCGTATTATCTACGTTTCCAAGCCCAATTTGTTCTGCTGTAACACCATGAGGATTTTCTTTATTCTCAGTGTGTTCAGTTACTTTAGTGTTTACAGTATCTAAAGCTTCTTGAACAGCAGTAGATATTGGCTTATCATAATCAGCCGTATTATCTACGTTTCCAAGCCCAATTTGTTCTGCTGTAACACCATGAGGATTTTCTTTATTCTCAGTGTGTTCAGTTACTTTAGTGTTTACAGTATCTAAAGCTTCTTGAACAGCAGTAGATATTGGCTTATCATAATCAGCCGTATTATCTACGTTTCCAAGCCCAATTTGTTCTGCTGTAACACCATGAGGATTTTCTTTATTCTCAGTGTGTTCAGTTACTTTAGTGTTTACAGTATCTAAAGCTTCTTGAACAGCAGTAGATATTGGCTTATCAATATCGGCTGTATTATCTACGTTTCCAAGCCCAATTTGTTCTGCTGTTACTTTATGTGGATTATTGAAATCTTTGATGTGATTGTCAATAGCTTCTGTAACATTATCTGAATCTGATACTTCTACATACTTGAATCCATCCCAGCGATAAAGTTTATTCGAACCACCGATACTATCAATATAAATAGTATTATGTCTTGGAATAAACTCTACACCTTCAGAATCAGTAAATTGAGTTTCAGTCATATACTTACCTTCGATAACATTCAGAGCTTCGTTAGGGATCTGTGAAACTTCTAATTTACCTTCGGAATCAAGTGTAGCTATACCATCAGGAGCACCTACTGAGTTTTCGATATTAGTAACTCTCTCGTCAATCTTATCAATATTACCTTGAAGATCACTACCAGAGTTATTAATTTTCTCCTCAAGTTCGGTCTTAACTGCATCTAAAGCTTCTTGTTGTGCGGTAGAAACAGGTTTATTGATATCAGAAGTATTATCAACATTACCTAAGCCTACTTGTTCGGCTGTAACTTTATGCGGATTATTGAAGTCTGAGATATGAGAATTAACCTTATCAGTTATCTCCTTGCCTTTATCTCCCGCATAAGCAGTATCAGCCGTTTCACCTAAGTGGAGAGATTCTGATACTTCTACATATTTAACCCCTGTCCAACGATAAAGAAGATTAGTATCCTTAGTAACATAGATTTTTCCAACTTCTCCAGCTTCAGGTAGATGTTCGAAAGAGTCTACTTCAATTACATCATCTACTAAACTTGGCAATTGTTCTAGAGGTACTTTTCCGGCATCATCAAGAGTAGCTAAACCACCAGGCTGAGCAATAGAATCTTCAATATTAGTAACTCTCTCGTCAATCTTATCAATGTTATCTTGTAAGTCGTTTCCTGAGTTATTAATCTTTTCTTCTAGCTCTTTCTTAGTATTATCTACTAATTCCTGTGTAGCATTAGATACTGGTTTATCGAGGTCAGCTGTATTATCAACGTTTCCAAGACCTACCTGAGCTTTATCTACTTTATGAGGATTATTGTAGTCTGAAGTATGAGCATTAACCTTGTCTGTAGTAGCTTTACCTTTGTCTCCTGGGTAAGCTGTACTAGACGTTTCTCCAAGTGCAAGTGATTCAGAAATTTCTACATACTGAGAGCCTGACCATCTATAAGTCAAGTTAGTATCCTTAGTTACATAGATCTTACCAGTTTCACCAGTTTCAGGAAGTAAGTCAAATGAATCTACTTCGATTACATCATCTACGAAACTAGGTAATTGAGATGAAGGCACTTTTCCGGTTGCATCAAGTGTAGCAACTCCTTCTGGCATACCCATTTCGGAACGCTTAACCTGTGCATCATCTGTAACATTACCAAGACCTACCTGTTCTTTAGTTACTTGATGAGGATTACTCTTATCTTGGATGTGTGTATTAAGTGCTTCATTAGAACCAGCAGTAGCCTCTTCGATTTCTCTTCTAATATCTTTCATATCATCATCATGACGATGAGATAGGTTATCAATATTAGTTTGAAGCTCTGTCTTAGTTGCTTCAATCTTAGAATCAGTTGCTTGGAATTTAGCATCAGTCTTAGTTGCTAATTCAGTGATCTTAGATTCTAGATCAGTCTTAGTTACGGAAATACTAGATTCTAAGTCAGCTCTAAGAGTAGAAAGATCGGATTCTGTTTTAGTAGCTAATTCAGAGATCTTATTATTCAAATCTTTTGTTGCTAAACTAAGATCATTTTCTGTCTTAGATGCTAAACTAGAGATACTGTTTTCTAATTCTTTCTTAGCTTCAGAAAGAGCATTATTAACAGCAACAATATCAGCTTCTTCTTTAGCAGTTAGGTCTGATATAGCTTTTTCAAGTTCTGATTTAGCAGTATTAAGATCATTTTCTGTTTTAGATGCCAATTCAGATATACTCTTCTCAAGCTCTGTTTTAGTTACAGAAATACTAGATTCTAAGTCAGCTCTAAGAGTAGAAAGATCAGATTCTGTTTTAGTTGATAATTCAGAGATCTTATTATCCAACTCTTTCTTAGCAACTGTTAAATCATTTTCTGTCTTTGATGCTAAGTTATCAATATTATTCTGAAGTTCTGTCTTTGCTTCCTTCAGACTATTATTAACAGCAACAATATCAGCTTCTTCTTTAGCAGCAAGTTCGGCTAATTTATTCTCAAATTCTGATCTAAATACTTCTAAGTCTGCCTCAGTATTAGTTTGTAATTCAGAAATTTTATTTTCTAGTACGGTTCTTGTTTGATCAATTAATGCCTGTGTAGCATTAGAAATAGGTTTATCCTTATCTGCTGTATTATCTACATTACCCAGACCTACTTGATCTTTAGTAACCTTGTGAGGATTCTTATAGTCTGTTAAGTGTCTATTGAAATCATCATTAGTTGCTTTAGAATCTAGAGTTTCCTTAAGATTAGGAATATCCTCTATACCTAATTCAACAATTCCGATCTGACCATTTACAGACTTAACTGAATCTACATTATCAATTTTAACCCATCTACCATTACTATTAATTACCCAATCACCTGGATCAAAATCATATCCAAATTGAGAGCCTTTATTAATAGCTATATAGTAATGACCATTGGAATCAAAATCGTTAAGTTCAAGTTTAGGAACATTATTAACTGCATCCCAAACTCCTTGATATTTAACATTTCCAAGAACTGAATCTGGAAGTTGTGATTCCGGAACTTTACCATCTTCTCCAAGAGTAGCAACACCCTTAGGAACACCCATTTCAGAGCGTTTTATCTGAGCGTCATTAGTAACATTTCCAAGACCGATATCATTTCTATCTAAAGATGGATTTGTGGAAATTTTATAACCATTTACAGTATAGTTATCGATTGTCTCTTTAACTTCTGCAATCTTATCATCTACATCTTTATTGATAGTTTCACTAATTCCATCAAGTTTAGCTTTATCTTCTTTTGACATTACTCCATTTGATTCTGGAGTAGCTGTTGGAAGATTTTCTGTAGCTAATTCAGTGAAGTCATTAGAAGTGATATCATAACTCCAGTTTCTACCATCCAAGAAATATCCACCATTGAAAGTGAAAGTTCTCCAGTTACCGTCTAAGTTAATAAACTTAACTTTTATACCTGGAACTTTCTTTTCAGCTGGAAGGAAAGCATCTAATTTAGCAGCAGCATATTGGATGTGCCACTGATCTCCATTTTCTCCCTTACCTTCACCTGGAAATATTTCATTGATATTATAGACTACATCAGATTCAAGTTCTACTCTATCAGTTAATTCACCAACTGCTTCATCAATAGCATCCTGAACACCACTAAGTTTAAGACCTGTTTCTTCGATTGTAAAAAATCCTTCAGACTCAGGATCACGAAGAACACCAATAGTAGGATCGTTATGAGTACCTTCTACTATGATTCCTTTTCCCTCAGTAGCTGTTACACTATCTACTTTTCTTTCCTCTAATGAATCTACGAGTTCTTTAAGTTCTTTTCCTTTTTCAGCAGATAAAACTTGCTCTTTAGGATCACCACCTTCGAATGAATCTACGATGTTTTCCTTCTTTACGTAAGTCTTTTCTGCATCTTCTATTTTAAGATAGGGAGCAAGTTCAATAGATAAATCATATTCACCGATCTTTTCCCATTCTTTTATTTCTTTCCCTTCTTCGTCAACCTTAATAGTTACTATATATTCAGTATAACTCTGAAGTTCTCCGATATTATTTTCTTTTCTAAGAAGATAAATTTTATTTGTCTCTGCTTCCTCCAAAGAAGGTAGCTCATCCACCATTCTGAAAAGTGATGTATCTATAGTGCAAGAAATTACATTATCCTCACTGATACTAATCCCTTCTCCGGCTATCAATTTATCTTGCTTAGTCTTTAATATCTCTTCCAGTGCTTCATCTGTAATTACTCCAGATAAGTATGGTTTCCATCCTCCAGCTTCATTTCTTTTTTCCCAATTAACAAGCTGATAAACTTCTTTGGCATCAATTACATACCACAATTGTCCAAGAGAATCATTACCAGAATTATCCCCTGTATCAGAAAGAATACAGTCGGGAATTTTATACAATGCTGAAAGAGAAGATACTGTTTTGTGTCCACTAACTTCTATAGCTCTAACAATTCCATATGCACTAGGATTGTTGGACACTAATCTATCTGCAAAATTTAACGCCATTGTACTATTTATTTAAATTCTAACTCAACATCAGTAAAAGCACCTGGATTATTAGTAACATAAACTATATAATCTATTACTACACCAGCACCATTAGTGATTTCTAATTCTACTTTGTTAAATGCCTTAATTACACGAATTCCATCCTGATAAATACTATCTAACTCACCAAGAACTTTAGGATAAGCAAAAATAGCATATTCATCCATTTCTGTAGAAAAATGTTCTAGAGTCTTTTTAGGATGTTCAGTAATTAATTCAGATGTTTTCAGAGATTTAATATCATACTCTACTAAGTCTTTTCCCTTAGTAGATACACCATAGAATAATCTATGTGCGAATGTTACTGATCTAGTATCTTCTGTATAATCATAAACGCCAGTACTTCTAACAACATCTTCTCCTCTAACCATAAAACCAGTCTTAGGAGCTTCAAGTTTAATAGAAATAGTAGCATCTTCTGTATAATAAGGACTAGTTACTATATCAGAACTAACATCAGTACCTGTAAGAGTATCCCAGAATGAACCCTTAACAACTCCAGTAGGATCTTTCTTTCCATCTTCACTTGTCCATGTATAAACTCCTTTGAAAACAGCCTTATATCCATTTTCAATTACAGGATTATATTTATTTGGACTTGGAGTAATTGTTATAGGTTCGAATGCATTATTATAGAAATCCCAAGTTCCATTAATCTTAGGTTCTACAAGTTCTAAGTTTGTATTAAAAAGCTCATCTATTTTTTCTACTACCTCAATAAAAGTAGATTCTGTAAATTCTCTTTCAACTGAGAATTCAGATGTAAAACTATTCAGGATAATCTTTTCTGAATAATATTTCCCTGAATAAATCCACTCTAGAACTAATACATTTTTACACTGAGTTTCACACTCTATAATACTAGATTGAATAGATACAGGAACTATCGCTTTCCCAGAATCTACTCTTAAAGACGCAATTGAAATCTGATCTTTAATCTTTTCAGTAAGCTTAACAAAATTCTCTGCTCCACCAAAAATTTCTGCTATTTCTTCAGATGTACTTTCTGATGTTAACTCAGAAGTCATACTTGGGAATAACAATACTTTACTATCGATCAGTTTATTTATTTCTTCCTCCGATAATGCGAAGAAAGTTCCTTTAGTCCAAGCCTGTCTAGATCCTTTGATGAAAGCTATCGAAGTATCACTAATTTTTCCGGCTTCTAGATCTGCATTAAATTCTTCAAGAGTTTCATATTCAAGGAGAAAATCACCCCAAAAATTATCAACTCTAGGAACTCTAAGATCTACAACTACACCATCAGAATTTTTGACCCATATACTTTCCTCTCCGGCATGAAGACCTAAACCTAATTCACCTACTTCAAGCTGTTCTGGAGTAGGCATCTTTCCCTGTTCTACCGAATTTTTAAGAATAATTACGGTTGGTTCAGGAAGTTGATTTTTTACAATTATATCACTCATTGTCTTAGACATTTTGTACACTCCGGAACATCATTATTAGTTCTCCATTCCGTATTGTTTACTTCTTTATAATTATAGTAAGAATAACTTTCATCTTCTGGATAAACACCAGAACTCCAAGATTCGTAATCCGCTGTAGTCTGTCCTCTTCCACATTCATTATTACAAGGGCAGTCATTAGATTCGGGTTGAGCTAGAAGATTTTGATACTGGAATAAAATTCTAACTAACATAGCAGTCAAAACATTACTCCATGCATAAATAAATCTATCCTCATTGTATGGAATCTCAGAACCTTCAACGTATATTTCACCATTATCAATTCCAAGTTCACATCTAAGTTCATCTACAGCATAAAATACAATCTTAGCTTCACCATGATCTCGAATATCAAAAAACTCTTGAATATAAGTTTTGACATCTGATCCTTCTGGAAGTAAAGTTAATCTATCTGATATATATTTTAAGATATATGTGATATACGGAGCTAATTCACATCTCATGGAATAATCTATCTTAGCTATCCCTAGACATGATTTAATATTTTGAAGAGCTTGTTTATATGTGATGTATCCGTTTTTATCGTTCCATCTCATTATTATTTCACTTCAAAAATAGTAACTCCGTTTATTACCATCTTAACCAAAGTTTTTCTCTCTGGATCTAAGAATAGGTATAATCTATCCTTTTCAAATTGAAGGATATCCAAGGTATTTGTTACAATATCAACACCTTTACAAGAATCAGACTGCATTACACGATCTGATACAGAAAATTGAATACCTTTTGTAGTATTACCGTAACAATCTGACTGACAACTAGTATTAGTAATTCTAATACCATCTCCTTCTAAAATTTCAGAAGAACTAAGAGCGTTAGTATAAAGATCTGATAAAGCACTCTCGATCTTATTTAAATTAGCCGCATTAACAGGAGTTTTATTATCAATCCATGTAGTTTTTATATAACTATTTTTCATAATTTATGTTATTATTTAAACTTACCACTCTCCTCCGTCAATAATGTTGTAAGGAGATTTCCAATTATCTTCATTAGCCCAATTAGATTCATCAGCATCTGGTCCTTTATAAATATATTCTGAATATGCACCTTCACTACCAAGAAATCTAATTTTCAATCCGCTACGTCGTCTTGCTTCAGGTACTAATCTAATTGCTCCCGAAAGAGTTAATTTTCTTTCATAATTATTTATTTCAGCATTAGCATTACAAAAATCTTTTAAGTTTTCATTTATATAACTAACTGCAGCATTAACAGTATTATTTATACTATTGATATCAGCACTAGTTAATGAATCCCCAGGATTTTTATTACTAACATCAGTTCTATCAAGCAAGTCCATAATATTTTTCTTATTTTAATTTCATTAAATCTAAGAGATAATCATTAAATATATCTCCTCCTGGAATATTACTCTGCTTAAATTTTAGAGCCCCTGGATTAAGAGGTTTACCAAGTCTTCCAACAAAAGGAGCTGTATTTCTAGCAGAACGTCCGGAGATCACTTTTATATCTTTCGGGCTTCTTACTTTTTTCATTTAGAATGTTCCTCCATAGATTTTATTAATACGAATTCCATCAACCTTCTCATCATAAATCAAATTATTATTATCCAATTTTACATCAGCGGTTAATGTTTTCTTAGATTCAGTAGGACCAGGACTCATTGTAAAATCGATGGTATTAGAATCTTCAAATATAATTCCAAGTCCATCTGCAGTAGTTCCACCAGTTTTTATCCACTGTCCTCCGATCATTGTATAAGTAATGGAAGTAGTACCGTCATAAGAAGTCAGGATTACTACATCTCCATTCTTAGGTTTTTCACCAAACAACGCAATCAAGATACACTCCTGATCTGATTGTTCCTCTGACTGTTTTTTTGCTGTAAATATTCTAGGACCTTGACTTAATTCCATAGTATCTGAAACAATGTCAAAATCACCTAAGTCTGCACTCTTAAAAATTACTAAAAGAATACAAACATCTTCAACTTCATTATAATATCTTACAGCAACTAATTCAGCATATTGTCTAGATGCACATGAGAGAGCCTTAAGTGCTTCATCTCGATTGGCATAAATACATTCAAATCTTGTTAACTGTGATTGTGCCATTTTTATTATCTTTTATCTAGTATATCACCATTGAAGTTTACATCTATATCTGTAATTTCATTTGTATCGGTATTAATATCCTCTACATTTGCTCCAACGATTCTCACTATACGATTAGTTATTATATTTCCCTTTTCATCGATAAAAGCTATTCCATTTGACATATCTTTTATCCAAGAAGCTTCAGTATCAACTCCATATCCACAAATTGATTGATTAGATAAGAAGGTTCCACATACAGCTTTAAACTTACTAATAACATTAAGCTCGATAATTTCCAAATCTTTCCAAGTAAATATTTTCCCTGGATACTCGGTTAATTCGATTACTGTTATAGTTTTCCCATCAAGAGATATTCTAAAATAAATATCTTTAATAGTTAATAGATCATTACTTCCTCCACCTGAGAAACAACCAAAGAAATTACTAACAGGTAATGAACTAACTTTTACCTTAGCACCGATCAACTGTTCATATTCCCAAATTCCAGAAGGACCTACAATTCTTGAGTTTCTACAACTATTCAACATTTTATCCTTTGCCTTTAGCTAGAGAATCTACATAGTTATTCCAGTATATATCGGCATCAACACCATTATTTTTCTGATGTCCCTTTACCCACTTATACTCAATTCTTCTTTGTAAACCCTGTTTAATTATTTCTTTATCAATATCACCTTTAATTCGAGCAATGTATGGTTCTTTTACTTTCCAATTACCAGTCATCCATTCTCGAACACCAAGATAATCTGCATGGACTACTACAATATCATTCGGACCCCAAGAACCACGAAATTCATATAAAGCATGTAAAACTGCTACTAACTCCGCACTAGGATTGCTACACTTCTGAGCTCCAAAAGATAAATTCATATATTCAGGAGTTAATTCAATTGAGAATTTATTAAGCATAGTTCCCATTCCAGGTCCGGTAGGGTCAATAAGAACTCCTCCGATACCAAGTCTTCCATTATTTTGTTTGTCTAGGTGAGATCCGTCAGTATAAATATCAAACTGTTTCATCTCATCAATTTTAAATATCTAAATTTTCATCCAAAGAACGATATTCGAAGGGATCAAGTTCTAATCCAAATTCTTCAAGGCACCATTCTCTAAATTCTTTCGTACCAATTACACTTATCTCTCCAAGAACATTCAAAAGCTCCTCTCCTTCAATTTTAGATAGACTTTTATCTAAGTGACAAATTAACCTTGTCATAAGATATCCAAAATGACTTAAAGATCCATCTACATCACTATCATAACACTCCAAGACTCTAAACCCTGAATGAGTATTAAAACTTGAAAATAGATCAATCCACTTTTCTGGAATATGAATCGAAGAACCATTATAGAGATAATAAATAACATCTTCTGTAGGTGTAATTCTTAGGATAACATAATCTAAAACCTTATGATCACTAAGTCCTTTTAGAACGATTCTCTTAGATTTGCCTTCTCGTATATAAGATAATTTGTAAAACTCGGTAAATACTTCTTTAAACCAGGCATCTTTCATAATAGTGTATATAAATTAATTAAAGCCAACCCTGAAAGAATTATTGTATTATTATCTTCCATCACTAAATATCCCGTTTTATCACATTGACTTCTATAACTTAAAAGATCAAGAAACTCGGATAAATCTTGTTTCAGGTAAAATGTAATTGATATAATTCCTTCTCCTATCGCAAAAGAACATATTATTGAGTAAGGATGTATGTCAAGTCTATCTAATTTAGCTACTATGTCTTCCTGGATTTCAATTTCTCTAGGATTACTTCTCATAGTATTATTTCTGTTATATGACTGTTTAATATTCCCATACTGTTAATTAGGTTAGATAAGATAGATCTGTGACATATTTTATCATCAGAACCATAACCCATTAATATAACTCCTCTTGCATTACTAAGTTCAGCCAAGTAATTAAGTTTATCAATAACCTCTACAAAATTTACATTCGACATCTCAATAATATATCTCTTAGAAAATTCTGTAAAATCAATAAGCCCGTCTCTCTTTGCTCTAAATAATTCTGTACTTGGAGCTAAATTTCTAAAATGTACTGCCGTTCCATTATACTTACCAATTAATTCTGAATTACTAATATTTCTTATTATAAAAATAGGTAAATATCCATTCTCTGTAAATATTTTTAATGTTACCGGAGATACAAATGATGTTTTAACTTGTAATTGGTATCCCATTTTTTCTTAGTTTTATTAATAACTTTAAAATTTATTTATTGTCCTCCAAATTTTTTATTAGATGTCTTAAATCCTGACTTCCCTGAAAAACTAGAAGACTTTTTCCCACTAAAACGTCTATCTGCTTGATAAGATTTATTAAAACCATTACTATCAAACCCACTTTCTTGTTTCTTAGGTTTGATAGGAGATGTAGTAGAGCCGCCAAACTTCTGACTACTAATCATAAATCCTGAAGGAGCTGTTTGTAGACGTTTAAGGAGATTTACATTACTCTCTATCATCGACTTTACTGTATGACTGTCGAAGTGATAAGATATTTCTGGATAATTCAATATGTCGCCCTGAATTAATCCAGCTGATGTTAAGAATACAGAAAGATTAACGAACGCTTCAGTCAGGTTACTAGATATCAAAAGAGTATCTGTCGTAGGTTCGTAGATCTTATATTCTTGTGTAGACTGATCATAATTAATAACTACTTCTACCATGACTTTTTAATTACTTATGGCAAGAGCACCTAGGATTACTGCTACACAACCTAAAGCACCTGCCCATAATTTACGTTTTCTTTTTTCTTTCTTTAAGCTATTTTCTAAAGCTTGTATAGAGTTAACATAATAATCATCTTTTTTCCTCATCATCATAGACTGGTAAGATATAATTGAGTCTAGATTCGCTGCCTTAATCGAATCCTCTTTTATTATATCTCCTTGAAGTTTTATAATTTTTTCGGAAGACTCAAGATCTACTATTATGCTATTAATTGTTTTCAGATTTTCAGGAGATATAACTATCATTGTATCCCCGCGATGCTCTATTATCTCTTGTGAATATCCTTTAGTGATAAAAAATAGAGATAATAAGAGACAATAGATTATTTTTTTCATAAGAAATAATAAGTATGTATGAAAATTATTTAAGTCTTTCTATAAAAATATCCAAGAAATTTTCAATATCTTCTTTATAATGATATTTCCAAAAATAATTATCTGGTACTGAAAGCATGAAAGGAATAGATTTTGGATACTTAAATATATAATAATCTTCTATATTAATATCATTTATACACTTCCACCAAGATATTTTTTCACTGTCAGGAGGTAAGTTATCAGGAAAAATTAACTTATCATAATTAATAATATTATATTCACATTTAGGAATAAGAAGATAAATAGATCTATGGTTTGAAGATTCTTGATATACTCCTACTATAATATTATCCATTATCATTATTAGGAATAAATTTATTTAATCTTCTCTAAAGGATTTTCTCCTATTTCTAGATCAATACGATTAACTATTAATTCATATTTTGGTTGATTCTTTGAAAAATATCGCCACAGAACATCATCATAATAATCTAAATAATTATCTCCTTTTCTTATTTCATAGATATAATAAGGATGACTAACTTCATTTTCATATACAGATATTGGATAATATAGATCTTGTTCTACTATCTTTACATATTCATTAGTATCTAATATATAATCTAAATCATATATTACTTGTACTTTATCAATCTGTCTTATCCCTAATTTTCTCTCTATTTTTTGAAGTTTAATATCATCTACAATATCCAATCCATCATAAAAAAATTCAGAATCAATTTTAATAATATAATAATTTTTTAAACAGATATTTTTAAAATCTCTAATATTATCTACAATCGTATATAATTCGGAATTAGTTTCAATATTAAAATTATCTTTTTTTAATAAATAAAAAATATTACATTTTAAATTAATTCGATTACAAGAAGATAATCCAATAATTTCTTCACTAAAAGCTGTTGTAAATAAAGTTGCTGATCTTAAGAAAACATCTTGTGGTAATATTTCAATAACTTTTATAATATTCATAATTACATAGTTTTTGTTTTCTTAAATCCTTTTAATCGTTTCGAGATTGAATCTTTAATGGCTTTATTTCTACCAATCTTATACGTTTTTAGACTTAAATCCAATTCTTCTTTTGCATTTTTTAATTCATCTTTACTTGCACCAGCAGCTTTTAATAATTTTAATGCCTTTTTAGAAGCATTTTTCTCTTCTTGAACTACTATACTCCCTTGATATAAAGTCTTTAATCCATTTCTAATCCCAACTCTTTTATTTTTATTACTATAAGACCCTCTAATATCATTATTTTTATCTGATATTATCTTATCTAATCCTTTACCAGTTGAATTTTTTGAATGTCCAATTTCATGAGCTAATGATGCTTGTCCACTGGAAGGAGGAAAATTTATTACATGATCACTACTCATAAAAGCTTTTCCCAACTTTCTATCAAATTTATCATTAGATCTTGTCAAATCTATTTTCTCTTTAGTAGAAACATCACTTGACTTCTTCTCCCAAGATTTTGTTTTATCAAATCGTTTTCTAAAAAATTTTTCACTACTTGATAATTTTTTCTTTCCATTTAGTATTTTAATATTAGATTTCTTAGCATCTTTTCCAATATTTTTTAATACCTCAGGATTTCTATCCTTAGCAACAGACTTAAGAGATTCATTTATTTTCTTTAATTTTTCACTATCTAATTTAGATGAATCATCTAATTTTTTAGCAATTAATTTACCAACTTTCTTTATTCCAGAAATAGCTGCTGATTTTAATCCATATTCCTTCTGTTCTACTTTCCAACCTTCAGAATATAATTTCTCAACTAAATCTCTACCAGTAAAAGTAAATTGTTTTTGAGAATATCTTTTTATGATCATAATTCAACAATTTAAAATTGAAAAATAAAAAACTTAGAGAACTTGACAGTAATCGTGCTTTTTATCAACACGAAAGTAAGTTCTCTAAGTTCTATTTTCTTTAATACTTACTGTCAAATTCTCTAAGTTTAAGTCTAAGAAATTCTACCGCTTCTGTTGTCGGTAATTCCCTAATACTATCTACTTTATCAGTTCGAGTAGATTCTATCCTATGAATCTTTTCTCTGAGATAACTGATAATACTATCCCTTGATATTATCTCTACTTCAAGGGAATCAATTTTATTTTTTTCAGGTTGTATAATTTCTGGAGGAGGTAATATAGTTTCCCCCTTAGATTTATCTTGAGAGGAGTGGGAGTAATATAATACCCCCAATCCAAACCCAAGTAATAACAGTAATGAAATTAAAACAGCCTTCTTAATCGTTTCCAACATCTTCTGTTACGAATATTCCTACACGATATTCCAATTCGCCTTCCTTTTTATAATTAATATATTGATGGAATATTCGATAGTCTCCGGAAGCCTCTTTTTGAATCAAATGAGCATCCCAACCATGTGTAGAAGTTAATTTATCTATCAAGTCTTGCAACCTGGAAATCTTAGGTGCATACTCTTTAAGGATATCTAAATCTTGAGACGGATTCATCAAGTTCTTCATTCTCTCCAATTCTGCCTTAGACTCCTCCTCTCCCATAATATCCTCTGAAAGATTTGTAATTTTATATTGTTTAGGTCCGGTAGTACATGTAACAGTATTTAAGAACTGACCTGCTACCTTCTTAGATTTAATCTCTGCCAAAGTCGCACTATAACCTTCACTTCCGGAAATAATGTTCTTGATATCTTCTAAGACCTTCAAAGACGTAGTTATTCCTAAACTTACAAATACACCTACAGGCTTTACAAATGTCTCTCCATCTACTGAATTAACATAGAAAGTCTTAAATGATGGTTGATAAAATACTTCAACCAATGAATGGACTTTGTCTCTATTTATGTTTCCATTATTAATAGTTGCCATTGTTTTTAAAATTTTTCACTTTGAAATATTTAAATTCTTGATTATAATTACTATATCCATAATTAAATCCGTACATGGTATAGTTAGGCATCTTTAGTTCTTGTTCATGCCATTCTTTCAAGTAATCTTCAAAGTCTGATATTAAGATCAAGATAGCTTCAGGTCCATAATTCTGTCTGAAATATTCCATACCTCTAGCCATTCTTGTTCCACCTCCCATAGAGATTCTTGGAACACCCTTTCTCGGGTCGATATCTTTAATATGATCTCCAAGCTGTGTAGACCATGAAATAATATTATACTTTAATCCACGTCCAATCTTTTTCATTTTATTGGCAATAGTATTCAAAATTCTATCAACCAATCGTGTATCCATAGATCCCGAAACATCAATTAAAAATACAATAGTTGGTTCATTAGACATGGTTACCTTTCTTCTAATAGTTGGAGCAATAACAGAACGATTAATACCACGATTATAAAGATACATAAGATCTTTCTTTGTATCAACTTTAACCACTCTAGATTTATAATTTAACATTACTTCATCTAGAGCCATATCTACTTCGTCTGTCTTATCCACAAGTCTCGTTGCATCTGGAGCTCCACTAGAACCACATCCAACGCCACCTCCTGAACGAATTTGTCCAAGCTCACGTTTTTTATCGGCATCGTCTCTAGAGTCTGTTCTGTGATCTTTATGAGTTCCACCCTCATCTTTACCGTTACTGTTCAAATCACCTGAACCAGAATCTCTCTTTCCTTTATATGGACAATCTTTTGGATCACCTTTACCTTGCTGATTACCTTGTCCAGATCCCGAACCACTACCAGAACCATCAGTCATACCCATTTCCTGCATAAGATCAGAAAGACCTTGCATTCCACCACCACTTTGCTGATTACCTTGTCCAGATCCTGAACCATTACCTTGAAGTGCATCTTGAATATCTTGATTTGTAACTTGGGATGTATCACCGTTTCCACCTTTTTTAATAGAAACCAACATCTTAACAAACTGATCCAAGTGTTGAACAATTAGCATCAAATATTCGGGGTAACTAAGTTCACTCGGGAAAGGGTTACCTTCGGATATATAATATCTTTCTGGAACAATGAGTTTAATTTTAGCCTCATTTTCCATCTTCTTTATCATATCATCAAGAGCCTGTTTTGCTTCTTCATTATCAGTGTGATCTCTATTATATTTCAAGAGCTCAAGTTGATAATTAGGAAGAACTGATGAGATATCTGATTCCATCTCCTCTACATCTTCAGTACTTAGGATTTTAGAATTTACTTCCATATCCATAGCAATATTATGAAGACTGTGATTAAGAACTGGATCATCTATTACTCTCTCAATCAACTTCTCTGCAAAATCAATTCCACACTCTTTATTAATTCGATCAATCAATTCACCTCGATAATCTCTGAAGGTATTACAAATCTGAGTATCAAGCTCTTCATGAATACCATCAAGATGTCCTAAGTAAATATGTCCGTACTCATGCATAAGAATACGAAAATCAGTACGTGGAATCTTAATCTCTGAGCAGACAATTTTATAGATAACATTTCCTGAGATATCATCTTTATATTTAAAACAATATCCAAGTTCAGGATTATCAGGATTAAATGGTTTTTCTGTATTAACCATTAACATATTCCCGAATCTACTATAAGTATTGTCAATGAATCTTTTAATAAATTCTAACTCTGTCTGATTTCTCATAATTTTAAATTTTGATATTTTTCTAATAAATTAACCTTAGAGATCCACATGATCATTACATATTTTTCTCTAAGGTTAACACTCATATAATAGTATAATTATTTAAAACTTCTAATATCAGGAACCATACTTCCCATGCTCGGATCTTCCTGAAGAATAATCTTACGAATTGATCTGAGTTTAAATCCAGAAGTTCTAAGGTCTTCTTGAGTATTCTTCAACAATGCCAAAGTATCATCCTTATAACCCTTAGAAGAATCTGTAATCAGACTTTGAATAGAAGTCATAAGATCTGAAATTGTATTCCAATAAGATACATATCCGATGAATGTCTCTACTGGTACTTTATCCAAGAATTTATCAGTAGTAGATACTTTAATCTTGGTAATAGAAGAACCAGAATCCTTACTCAATTTAAACAATTTCTCGATGCAAGCCGGATCAATCGGACGTTCGATTTGTTCTAAGTCCTTATCTGATTTAAGTTCTGATAACTTATTGATTATTGCTTGCATTTCAGGAACTTCTAGCTTTTTCTTTCCATCTATGATCTCGTTGAAGAACTTAGTATACTTAGGAAGTTTATCATTCTTCATCTTTTCAATATCATTAACGATATTAACCATAGTATCATAGAAGTCCTTAGAAATCGGCGTCTTAATCAAATTCTTTGTTTTTGGATCTCGAGAAATACCAATACCACAAAGACCATCGATCATATTACGATAGTTATCTGAAGTAATACCACTCTTACCAAAACACTTGAAACTTGCAATTGTAACGTCTCTAAGATAATTCAAAGTTCGGAAAGTTGTAAATCCATAAAGCTTAGTCTCATTTTCGGCATCAGCATAGATACCATTAAGTTCTGTAATTGCTAAGTCTACAGGTTTACCACCAGAAGTCATCAATGCTCGAGCAGTTTGTTTAATACCACGTTCGATATACTCGCCAATCTTATTATATTGATCAGCCGGAATTTCTACTTCCTGAGCATCAAGTTTTTTCATCGTATCTCTAAGACTTCCCATGAAATCTTTAACCTTACCTTCTGATGATGCAATAGCTCCGTCATATTTACAAAGGAATGTATCCAGGTCTGTATGATCCGGAGTAATGTTGTAAATCATAAAACGATTCATTAACGGAGGTAGCATTTCCATAGAATTCGAAAGATTCTGTGCATAATTGCCTGCAGAAACAATCAATGTATTCTCTGGAAGTTTTTCTGAACCTACCTTACGCTCAAATACTAAGTGTAACAAAGCACTTTGAGTATAGCAATTTGCGGTAGTAATTTCGTCCAAAAATAACAATGATTTACCTCCCTTTTCTGCAATATTTAAGATTTCAGTATACCAAGAAGGCCTAAGATGCTTAGTCGTAGGTGATTCTGCATCTGAGGTTGCCACATCATATCCAAGAACTTCTTCTGCAGTTGTACTATTACCTCTTAATAAAACAAGATGATAATCTCGTACACTTGCAAACATCTCTACAGAAGTTGATTTACCAAGACCTGGATTAGACATGATCAATACTGGCACCTTCGAAATCTCACTAACTTTCAATGCTGTAAAAATTGAAATGTTAATGTTGTCATTTTTTGATTTTGCCATTTTTCTAGCTTTTTTAATTTGTTTATTTTTCTTTATAACTTTAATCATTGAGGGGAGTTTCTATATAATATCCCCTCATTTATTAGATTTTGAGGGTTTCTGAAGTGCTATTTATTACATTTCATTTGCCATTCCATATCCCAACTTTATAACTAATTTTACAGCCTCTGGTCCTTTCAAGTAATATCTATTATCTGGAGCTATAGTTTCAGAATAAATATGATTGTACACACAAGTAGGTTTTATTGTAGTATTTTTAGATGCTTCTACAGCTGAATGGTAAGCTCCAAGCAATTCTGTTTTATCTTTATTAAATACATAAGTTACTTTTTTCATCTTCTTATGTAATGACTCTATATCTCCTGGTCTAATACATAAATATTTTTGATTTAATATATTATTAACAATCATAGAACTAATATTTCCACTATCTAGATATCCATTTGATTTTCTTTTATATACAAACTCAAAAACTTCTTTTGGATATCCACTCATAATGAACTTACCTGATAAGTCAGTCAATACTACTTTTGTAGATAATTTCTCTATAGTTAATGGATTATTCATATTTCCCTTTGCATCTGTTACTCTAAGATTGGAAAAATTATTATCTGTTTTAATAGTATTGATATGATCTACTATCTCTCCATCTTCTAAATCTCTTCCTAAAAGATACTCCATTATAATTCTATGTGAAGGGCTTTTTATTTTATACTTTCTTGATTGTATTATAACATATCCACTATGACTAATACTATAAAAAATATTATTATCAATTCTAACAAATCCTTCTTTGGAGACATATAATATTCCAGGATATTTCCAATGTTCAAGCCATTCATAATCTTCCAAATTTCCTGAAAATCCTGGAATCACCCTTTTATTATCTTTTTTCCAATAATATCCTTTATATTTTCTATTATTCTTTATAGATCTTGAAATACAATCAATATTATATAAATCTGGACGACTATACTCTGTAAATCTGAATATCTCATTTCCACTATCATCAATAGCTACATAATTTATTAGTTTATCTTCTGAAATTTTCTTACAACTAACTTTTTCAGAACTATTATTATCAGCTGGTGTTGTAAATTCAAGATTAGAAAGAGAATTATTTAATTTATTACAGTCTATATGATTAACTACTTTATATATTTCTGGGTTAGGATTTTCAAGAAACATAGTAGCCACTAATCTATGAACTAAATAATCTCTTGAAGGATTTTTTATTTTCCTATCAACATCTCTTACGAGTCCATAAGTTTTGTATCCACCAGAATTTAATGTACCTTTTAATAAAACTTCTTTACTTATACTAAGTACTTCTCCTTTTTTATTAATTTTATACATTCCTTCTTTTATTCCCAAACAATCTTTTATAGGTATAAATTCATCTTCAGGGAGATCTGGATATTTTTCTACTCTTCTTAATAATGGTACTCCATTTAAATCACATTTAGGTAAGTAGATACTACTATTATTCATATCTTCACCAACGACAGATTCTGCTTCGTTTTGATTAACATTAAATTTTTTCATTCTATTAAGCATTTTTATTAATTACTATTCATTCTAAATTTTATAGGAAAGGGAGACTTAGAGTAATAAAGTTTCCGGATCTCTATTATTCTATTATCTCCCTAAATTTAGAATGAAAAAATTAAAAAGAACACTAGATTAATCTATATTTTTTATAAATTTTTCTAATGTTCTTCTCAATTGTAAGGCTTTAACCTCTCTTAAATAGCAAAATTCACTTTTTTAGGTAATCTTGAATTATCTCATAATCTACTGAGAGAGTTGAAAATAATTGTTTAGCTTCAGATAATATTTTCTGGAGTATAGGTTTAATAAATTCATCTTCAAACAATCCTGAATAAGCTTGATCATAGAATACAACACTTTTACCTCCATCCGATAAGAAAAATGTAGTAATTCTCTTAGCAATAATTCTAGGTGTTGTTCTTTTTAGTGAATTATAATATCCTCCCAGAACTAAATACTTATCTTCTATTTTAAATTCAAGATCTGTTATATATTTAATTCTACTTTTAATATTATTCATTATGCAATACATGTTTTAACTTTTCCTCTAAGTCATCACATCGTTTCTCGGTTTCCTCTAGCTTTTTCCTCAAATCTTTAATCTCTTTCAAAAACCAAGGATTATCCATAGTTTCCTCTAAACAACCTTGAAGATATCTAATAACTAGCTTTAAATCCTCTTGAAGGTCAGTATCTTTAGAATGCAATATTTCTTCTAAGATAGCTTTTGAATTTATTTTTATACTACTATCCAAAACTGCTTTAGTATGATCAACATAAAAAACTTCTCCGATAGGCATTAATAACGGGTTTGAAATTGTACCCTTACTACTACTCATGATTTCTAAACATATATAATTCATTAATATCTAAACATTTATATATAGTATCCTCAAGACTTGATGTGATTGAAGTATGAAAATGTCCAAAGAACCAATACTTACATCTTACTCCTCTAAATACCTGATCTAAGTATTTTCGATTTTCTAAGTCTCTGAGGTAAACATCTTCTGCTTCCTCTTCGTGACGTGTAATAATTGGTTCAAAACATAGTGGAGCAGTATGAGAAGCTATTATATCAACCCTCCCTGGAAGATCTTTAATAGGCTTCTTAATTATATCTTCTGTCTCCCACCATACTCTTTTAGACGAACCAACTCTCTCCATCAATCCATTATAATTCATTCTCCATTTATAATCTACTGAAGTTGCTCCCCCGATCGGATATATTGTTTTCCCCGAGAGTTCTACTACTTCATGATCCTGGAGAAATTTAATTCTGGGGAAATCATTTATTAATTTTTCATTCCAATACTCTAGGTTATCATGATTCCCTCTTATAAAATAATATGTTATATTATTTTTCTCTAGTCTAGTATTAATTCTTTCAAACTCCTGATTATAATACCCTGGCTTAGAAAAACCTAATCCTACATCTCCAAGAAAAATAATATTAGCATCTTTAAGTTTATAACGTTGAGTTATAATCCATGTAATTTCTCGAAAACTTCCATGAATATCTGCACAAAAGTATAAATCTCTTTCTTGTTCATTTTTCATAATTTCTTTTAGGATGGAAAGCTTTGATTCTCTTTCCATCAATTATAAGGTTTTGCATTTTTAAGAGAAGCAAAAAGAAAGAACCACACTCATCGCATAGTTCTTTCATAATAGTTTTAACCCTAATAACTTTTATCTTTTTTCAGGGTGATCTTGATTTTTGATTCATTATTACTTTGTTTTAGTTCTCACATAGTTTTAATCCACATTAATAAGGAATTCAAGGGAGAAGAAAAAAAGAGAAGGAAGCATTAAGCTCCCTTTTTCTCCCTTGCTACGATGACATTATATTCATCATCAACTTCTAAAAAATCCCAACCTTCTGGAATCTTAACCAACTTCTTAGTCTCGAACTCATTCATCATTTTTTGCATCTCCGGTTTGATAGGCTTTATACTATCAATATGAATCATCAAATAACCTTTAAGTCCGTCCTGAAGTTTCATTAGGTTCTCAATAGATTCTATGAAATTATCTATGTTTTTTCTTATAGTTTCTCTAATGGGATTTTCGTTTTCTCTTGATTTTTTAAGTACCTCGTCCATTTTTGTAACTGATATCATAAAAAATTGTCCAAGGCTTCTCAAACTTTCCAATCTATTATCTAGTAGATTGTAGTAATATTCACATGCAAAAATATGTTCTGGACTACCCTCATCTAGCTCCATATTAATTTTTTGCAATCTCGTGAGATGTTCTTCACAAAATTGTTCATGCTCACGATTAAATTCTTTTGCGATTAGATTCAATTCCTCTAACCAAAATTTTAACTTTTCCATAATCTCTCTTTTAAGTTTATTTCTACATATATAAGGCTTTGAAAGATTATTGCACGGAAAAGCTAAAATCTCTTCCAAAACAAGATAACTAATAATGCAATTGGTAAGAAAGGCATAAAATTAACTATAGTCTGTCTCATTTTCTCATATTCATCTTCAGGGAGCATACTTTTTATATTATCTAGAGTATGAATAAAGAATACTCCGATAAATATTGCAATAAGGAAGTAATAGAATAAAAATATTATCATAATTGATTGTTTATTATTTTTAAGTTGTTATATGTTCCTTGATATTCTGGTTTTACTCCTATAATCTCAATACCATTAATTCTACTTTTATCTGGAAGAGTTATTTTACACTTTTTTATTTCAAAATAATTTCCTAAATCAGTAGCTTTAGGTGTTGCAGTATAACTTATAGATGTATAAAGATCAAATAATTTTTGTTTAATATCAATTTGATTTAATTTATCTCCTACGTTAAAATTAGTAAAAATTGTATTAATCAATAATTCTTTATTAAAAATCACAATTCCAAGTTCCCTCCTAATCTTTGTCATATTATATCCCAAAGCTTTTATTTTTTCCGGTCCAAGAGCCAAGAAGTGAGATTTAATATCATCCTCTTCTGATATCTGAGCTAAAATTAACTCTAATGCCTCTTTAGATAAATTAGTATTACATAATAATTTCATTTTATCATAATAAGTTGTCTTCCGTTCAAATTCATATAGAACAGATGAAACCTCTTGATTAATTAAATCTTCTGTACTTAAAGATGCATGAACACTAGAAAATACTGTAAATCTATCCTTATAATCATATTGCTGTATTCTAAAAGCTCTAATCTCATTTACTAATACTAAATTATTAAACACTGGCACTAAATTTGATCCTTGATGTTCATTTACTGCTACGTAACTATCTTTATAATTTGCTGATTTAGCTACATATCTATAAGTTTCTGCTAATGTTAATTTAGCATCGTCTGGTGCAGATTCGAAAGATCTTAACAAATCACTAGTAGCCTTCTTTTTTCTTTCCAATTCTTCGTCAAATTTTTCTTGAGATATTTTTCTATAATCACAAATAGAACGATAATAAAATATTGCATCATTCTTCCATGGATTTTCGAATAATCTTTGACGACCTAAAATCTGAGGTAGATCATCAGAAATATCTACTGCTAAAGTATCTATATTACTATCAGAGAAAATAAATGATCTAGCACAAGTAGAATAAAAGTCAGCACCTAGATAAACTGTCCTTGTACAAAATGTAAACATCTTAGATTTTACTCCTTTTAATGGAACATCTCCTATTGTAAATCTCTTTCCAAGTTTTTTCTGTATTCTCTTGAGATTTTCTAGAGTATTAGAACAGAGGATATTTACTTCTTCAGGTTGGAGATCACATTTCTTTATAATACTGACTATATGATTAACAGAGTTTACATAAAATACAGCTTCATCCGATATAATTTCTACTGGATATCCGTTTACTATTCTAACCGCCCTTTCGAAATTCCCAGATTTATAAGAATCTATTATCTCAGGAAGTTTTGCACCTACACTTACCATAGATGATACTTTAAGATTAGGTTTTATAATTCTACTAGGATCCTCTTTACCCCAGTCCATATCTATATAAGGTAAGCCGTCAAATTCATCTAACATATTTAAATATTCTTCTAACATAGGAGTTGCACTAACAAATAGCGCTGAATGAGACTGTCTAAGATGATACAGAAATCCTAACTCAGTATCACTTTTAAATCTAGCATCATGTAAGATAGTTTGAAACTCATCTATAATGGTGTAAAAAGATTGAAATATACCCAAAGATGTTAATATATCTTTTACAATCCTATAAGAATCATAAGTAACTAATATCTTATAAGGTTTACCATAAGATTTTCTAAAATTAATATAATCTTTAATTTCATTCATTAATCTATTATATACAGTATCTTTTCCGTTAACTATTTCATCTAATTTTTCTATAAATTGATCTCCTCTACTAATAGATTTATTAATTTTCGATAAATCTTTATCTACTTCAATCTCTTTTTCAAGTTCATTTACTACAAGATAAACTTCAAATTCATGTTGATCCTTCTTATTCTTTAGAAGCATCTTCCTAGGACTGCATAAGATAACATTTTCAGGACCATTAATACAGTATTCAGTAAAACCACACCCAGGTAATTGTTTATTTATAATACACTTTACAGGTAACTTGTAAAATCTAAATAAACTATCCATTTCTGAAATATATCTAATACCTCTTGGTACTACGATATCAGGTAATTTATTGATCATAAATATTTAATATTTTAATTGTTATTTTTAATTCAATACAGAATCCAGTTTTTAAAAATTGTCTTTAAAAATTGAAGACACAGGAGGATCCCTTTTACACTAATTAGGATTTGAAAGGTTACTATACGCATTTTGACTACTTTATTTGAAAAGTTTCATTTCTCCGTAATATAAGAATATATCTGAAAAAAAGTAGACAATAAAATTTTAAGTAAGATCCGCCTTTAAGAGGCGGAAATCTGAATAAAATCTATATACTTAAATTTAAATAATCGGAGAAAAACCTATTATCATTCCTATATATCTTATTCAAAGTTTCTTCCTTAGATCCCCTCAGCGGTAGCGATCGGAGGGGATGGATAATGGGAAGCTCCTTTGTCTTCGAACTTTAAGGACAATTTTGCTCTCTACAGTCCTTTAGATTCTAATATATGAAAGAAAAACCCCAGGCACATTTTGCCCAGGGTGTATTTGATTAATTAATAACCAAATTGAAAATAGCTATCAAAGCCTTCAGTAATATTTTTACTAAGACTGAAGCTACCAGGGATATCACTACGATACTCCCAGCTATCCATACTACAGCGAATAGTATGAATAGTATTACGTTAAAAATCTCAATGTTCATAATAAATATTTAATTGAGTTTTTGTTAAAAATATTAGAGAATAGAACTATTATATCCAATTTCTTTCAATACTTTAGGATTCTATAGTTTAACTTCTATTCTCTCATATATAAGGCTTTTAGCATTTTTGAGACGGTTAGGAGAAAAGGGTGGTATAGGTATATGTGCTATCCTTTTCTTTTTTCTTTAAGGACAAAACAAAAGAGGGATTTAATTTCCCTCTTCTTTCAGTGCATCATTGATAGATTTTTTAATTAGTTTTTCAAGTTTATCGTTATCAGTTATTCTCTTTCTTACTTTTCGCACTATACATTCATTTATTTTTATATTATATTTGAATCCTAATCGATTTCTTTCATAAATTGCATAACTTACTACCTTGTCTGTAACACATTCTATAAGTTTACCTGAATCTATTGTTTTATTGAGATCATAATAGAATAAACTACGATATTCTTCGAAGTTTCCAATACCATGATACTGTTTACTTATTGCAGTAATTCTTAACATATCAGACTCTTTCTTTACTATTATTGTGTATCCTAGAGTAGTATTTTCGCTGTATAAATTTTCCGGGTATTTAATATTTATCCCTAATTCATTTAATCTTTGGGTAAAATTTACGGATCCATAATAAGTGTTGTAATAATCACTAAGTCCATAACAAATACCTTCTATACTATAGTTGCTTTGATCTTCAAGCCTCTTATCTAATTCCTCCAGCGTTATTGTTTCTCCTGGAGTAAATTCCATTATAATTTCTTGTATTCCTAAATCTATTTTTCCAAATCTATCAAAATAAACTGTTTCTGTTCCACATATATTGCTATCCTCATTATACTTCATAGCAATAATATATCCCCCTATTTCCATAAGTAGCGGGACATGTTTTTCTGAGTTGTATCTAGCTAGTACAACTTTAGGTTTTTCGAAATTTACTACGTTTTGTAAAATCTGTTTCATATTCTTTTTCCTTTCTTTTAAGTTTATTTTATTCATATATAAGGCTTTTAAGAATTACTACCAGGGAGAAAGAAAAAGGGGGAGATTTTACACTCCCTCTTTATTTTTTAATTTTTCATTGATAAGTTTCATTAACTCTTCATCACGTTCATCCCCTAGTAAATCCACACTAGTACATGTTATATCGTAGTCATGTAAAAATCCAAATATCTCTTTACGCATATTTATTTCAGATTTTAGTTTTTCAACGAGATCTCCGCAAAAATAATCATATCGTCTGCTATAGTCTTCCTTCTCCGAGTAAGGATAGAAAGAATTGCTATCTAAGAATTCAACTTCACTTACTAAATGATCAAAATCCTTAGTTTCTATACTAGCAAGGCAATAATCTTTATCCTCTCTGTAAGTAACTACATTTAGATCATATTTCAGTACAGTATTTTTGCAGTATAAGTCCTCTGAAAACTCAAAATTTATATCAAACTCTGTCTTCAATAACTCACAAACCTTTGGAGAATTAATTCGATATCCTCTTAGGTAATTAAGTTCTTTTACGTCATCCTCTGCTACTTGGCGTAATCTTTCAAGAATATCTACTACTTGATCTACTGTTAATGTTCTAGGGATATATATTCTATAACTTTTTCAACCCCTGGATTTACAGTTTCAGACTTGTCAATGAAAAATGTTCGTGATTTTATAAAGGCGCCATGTTCATTATATACCATCTCTACGATATATCCATTAAGTTCCACAAAATCATAGCAGCCTTTACTGTCTTTTCTTGATACTAATGCAACTTTAGGTTCATTAAAGTTGTACATGTTTTGTAAAATTGTCTTTTCCATAATTCATTTTTTTTTAAGTTTTTATTACACATATAAGGCTTTGAGAGGGGAGAGAAAAAAGGATATAAGTTTTTTATACCTATATCCTTTTACGACGTTAACTAAAATCTTCAGCAATGGTGAATCTTAGACCATCGCTATAAAATTCTCCATATTTATTTGGTTTATATTTTTTTAGTTCTGGAGGGGTTATCTGAGAATAGTCAAAATATGAACAGATTTCGCTTTGGTGTTCATTATAGTAGCTCTCTAAGTCATATCCTTTATCCAAGATTCCTTTTAATTCACTCTCCCAAAATTCCTCGGCCGTATATTTACCGCCATATTCATCTTTTATTATGACATTATTTTTCGCGAAGAACTTATTTATACCTTCGCGAGTAAGTTCATAATATTTTCCGAGATTGGCGTTGAATAAAAACTTCCACCCGGCCGATCTTTTTCCTAGGTGTATCTCTTTTGTTATCTCCTCTAAAAAATCAGCTGCTTCTTTGAATTTGTTTTCGTCAATTAATTTTTTTGCTCTTTCTTTATCCCTTTTCTTTACCGGGATTACTGCATAAAAATTCGTTCCCATAATGTATATCTTTTTTCGTTAATAGTACATATATAAGAAAATCAAGGGAGAAAAAAGAAATAGAAGAACTTTTTATCGTCCTTCTACTTTTCTTAGGTTTCAATAGCTAATAAGACCTATATTAGCTAATGATTCTTTTTGCCTTTCATTCAACAATCCAATGTTATTTTTATTGAACTGTAGGATTGCCCATCTAGAGATTTTTTGAGATTCATAATCCCCATTCTCTAGTGTTTCTTCTAAAAACTCTAGATTCGTCATTGAACTAGGTTTTTGTCTTAGCAGGAAGAAGAGATTATCTACTTTTTTATCCCATTCTTCCAAGCTTTGTTTTTCTCTGAACTTTTCTTTATATTGTTCAGTCTTTTCTGCGAGACTCTGGAACATATCAAATATTTCCGGAGATTTCTCAAGTACCAAACCCACAAATTTTCCAATGTTTTCTAAGGTTCGGTTTGCTCTTTTTTCTGCCAACTCATCCAATTTTTCTTGAGCGGCTATTGATGACGTTACTGTACTTGTCACGTCAATCTTCATTTTCACTTCTCCTACCTTTGGAATAGGGAAGGTTGTTTCAAAATTTGATGTAGCATGTCCTGTAATTTCTGGCTTAATCAAATCAGCTGTTATCTTGCTGTTTACTACATTCAATTCATTCATTTTGTTAATCTTTTTCATAAGTTTTTCTTTTTAAAAATTAAACTCCTTTAAGCTTTTATCATTGCTTAAGGAGTATTGTTTTACATTATTTTTTCTCATATATAAGGCTTTTAGCATTTTTGAGATGGAAAATATTTTTTAATACAGAATCCAGTTGAAAAAAAATAAAATAATTAACTATTATAAATCTAGAGAACTTGATCAGGATTCTAACCTGAGATTCTAAGATAAACAATTATCTTAGTGTTTTGACCCGCTAAACTATCTTGTCTATAGATTCAGTTAATTATTTTAATTTTGTTGTTGTGTCGTTTAAAGTTGTTTAATTTTGCACCTCATAAACGTAGAAGTTCTGAAGAGATTAGTGAGATTTAAACCTTACATGATTTTTCAGTTCTTCACAAGCTCAAGCTATACATTACGCATTTCTTGAGACGCCTATGATGTCTTTTTTTTTTGTTATTGTGTCTTTTAATACATTTATAAGATTTTCCCGGTTTCTCAGACGGTCGAATTTTTTATTAAACAGAAAAAAAATAACCGAAGGGAAAAGAGTTTTATATATTCAATTCATCTCTTTTGGCGCCCCTTCGGTTGTCATTTAATTTTTGAGTAGGTTTATTTATACCATACTCTTTTTATTTTATAAGAAAAGAATAACAGTTATTTATTTTATTGGCAATAGTTATATATTATTGATTGATATTCTTTTCATATATAAGGCTAACAGGTTTTTTTGGGCGGTTAATTTCCTTAATATTGTAATTATTTAAAATTAGAAATATGACACAGGAAGAAGTTTGTAATTATTTTGAAAAGAATTATCCAGAAATGGACTTGTATGAAACTGAAAAAGGAAGTTTCTTTGGAGGATATGATGGAATGGATCAACTAGAAATTTTTGGAACTAATCTAGTAGTATTTTGTATAGAAAAAGTTAGAGGAAAATATGTACCTAAACAAAAATATTTTTCTTTCGTAAACAGTACAGAGGAAGAACTAAAAGAATTTCTAGAAAAATATCTTTAAGAAATAAAAAGAGAGGTTTAACTTGACTTTTAATTAGTCAAGACCTCTCTTTATTTTTTTTTATTCTGTATATTCTATTATATGTATTTCAGGAGTATAATTTTCTCTAGTTTGTTGAGATACATTCATAAATTTTATCCCTGATACTTCACCTCTTTCCGGGTAATGTATATGACCAAACACATGATACTTTGGATTGATCTCTAAGACTCTTTGTGATAATGCTAGATTTCCAGGTTCATCTTTTCCATACCACCTCTGAGATTGTTTTATACATTCAAGTTGATATATTCTAGGGGCTTCATGAGTTACTAAAATATCTATCCCTTCCGGAATTTCTAAGATATCAGTATTCCCAGGTTTATGTGGAAAGGCATGTAACCATAAAGAAGTTCTAGGATTTCCATATATCTTTACTGATTCTCCAGTAATTCCAGAAATATATTCATACTCTTCATTAACAAGAACTTTAGTAGAGTATCCAAATACCTTTCTAAGTGTGAAAAAATCATCATAATGTCTTTCGATCCAGTAGTCATGATTTCCAGGAACTATTATAATTTCTTGAAGATCCGGAAATATTTTCTTATTCATGAATATATTCTGGTAATTATATTCAAGCCACTCTTCTTGATACATAACTTCATCTGTGGGACATAAATCTCCAGCAATAATTAGAAGTTCGATTTCTGGATAACATTTTGTCTGTAAATCATAAACATAACCGTGAATATCTGATAAACAACCTATTTTTATCATTCTTTCTTTTCCTCCAACATAAACTTCATAATTTCTATAACATCGTCTCCTGTAGTTATATTAAGTTCATTTTTCAAGCGTATATATGCATCATATCCCATAGTATCGTCATCTTTATAATTAAATTCAACAGGTCTGATCTCTCCTGTTACATATAATATTACTTTACAGGGTCTTCCAGGATTAAAAAATGACTTCTTTGGTTCTGAACGTTGAAATACTACTCCATATATAGCAGATTTTCTAAGTAATGATTCTCGAATTCTCATACCACCTCTTCTTTTATAAATTCTACTTTATGAGTACCTCCTTGTTGTGAAGGTAATATTAAAAGTCCACCATTCCTTAAGGCTTTTCCAAGAGGTGATCCAGAAGTAAACCATTCTCCTAGTGGTTTAAGTTTTCCCTTAAGTACTTTGATTTCCCTCTCGAGTTCTTGATACTTTTTATTTTTCTTATTATATTCAGATTGTTTCGACTCTAGTTCTTGAATCTCTTTCAGAATTGGTTTGACTTTTTCTTCGTAATCTTCTTGTGAGATTAAGTTTTTAGTCTGATTCATTCCTTCTTTTACATACATTACTTTGAATGTTTCTTTAATTAAATCTTTCATAATATTTCTTTTAATAAATCTTTACCAAATATTAATTTAACTTTAGATACTACACTATATAATTTCGCTTCAGATACTACTGTATTGTTCGGTTCTTTATAATATATAATATTATTTTCGAAGTCAAGTTTATATACTTTCCTTAAGTAAAATTTTCCAGAGATACTGATAACAACTTGATCATTTGGTTCTAAAGAATCAATATCTAGGACTAATTCTGTTGCTATTATCATATTCTTGTAAAATTCTTCTTGACCCTTCTTATCTCCAATAGGGTGGAAAAATAAATAATCCCTTTTGTCGTTTTTATACTTGATTAATTCTTGATAATATCTTTCTTGGCGAGTAACACATTCTGAAAGTTTATATACCTTCATAGATTGTAGGATGATATCAACTTCGGAAGTTTCATCTATCCAAACATCACGAACAAAAATTAGATCTCTTCTTCGTTTTACTAACCATACATAAAATAATATATACCATATTATTACTGTAATTCCAATAAAACCTAAAAATAGTAATTTGTCATTTTCTATCATAATTTTTTATATTTTTATTATACATTAATAAGGAAAATAGAGTCAAAAATTACTCCATTTCAAAATCCTTAAAGGCCTTATATATGAAGATAAATAGATATCTTACTAGAGAGAATTAATTGATATATAATAATGTCAGTTAGTTCTCTTTTTTTTACTTTGAAGAGACAATAACAATAAAAATATAATGGAAAGAGAATTTAGATGTAGTCATTGTCAAAAAGAGCTTCAGATTCAAGGTAGTCTGAGGAAACGAGCTGATTGGTATATGATAAAATCGGAACTTTGGGATTTAGTTATAGAGAATAATAAAATTCCAAAAGATAAATGGGGACATACCTATTTATGTGTAGATTGTCTTGAACAGTTATTAGGTCGAAAATTATGTTTAGATGACTTATGGGTTAAAGATGGTAGAGAAATTCCAGCTAATTATTGGTTAATCAGGGAAGTTATGGAGACGGATCCTGAACTGGCTAAAACAAGAATAGATAACTTGAAGAAAGAGTTGGAGTATTTATTATTATCTCCATTTAAACCCAAAAAAGCAATTAAAGAAACAAGAGATCTGATTCAAGATTTAGAACAACTACCTCCTTTGTAACAGAAGAGGAGGTTTAGAGACAATTAAATTAACAAAAGTGCAACGTCCGAAGCAATTAGAGGACAGAAAACAATTAAGAAAATGAAAAACTTAAAAGAAATTTGGTCAGGAATTCGTTTAGATGCAGAATTGATCAAACAAAATTACAATGCAGAACTCTTGGGTATAGGAGTTCATGGAATGACTGGATTGGCAGTAAAACTTGAAGATGCTGATCTTGAATTCATACAAGGCTCGCTTAAAGAGCTCTATGTATCAGAGAACGATAAAGATTATACAGTTAGATCTTTCGTTCGATTTACAGAAAAGAATGAAGAAGGAAAATACGGAACTTATTATATGGTGAAAATTGAACACCTTAGAGATAGTGACAACTTTCGGTTTACATTACAAACGGGAGGTCCGGATCCAAATAAAAAGAAAAGACTTGGAGTGGATATGTTTGAATGTACATCAACCGAAATGAAGAATATAAGATCCTGGAAAAGTGTTTTATCAGGGTTTTCTTGTTTAGTATAATTCTTTTTCCATTCTTGGCCGGGGATATAAAGTCTCCGGCTTTTTTAAAAACCAATCAAAAAGAGATTTATTAACAATTTAAAAGAAAGGAATTAAAATTATGATTACAATGAACATGAACAGTGATGAAATCTTTAAAGAATTGAAAAGAGATTATCAGACTATACTAGATGTAGTTAATAGAGAGGTAGATAAAAATAAACATAAAATATTAAAGATTTATCAACGAACGAAATCTCCAGTTCCGTTTAAGGAGACGAAAATTATTAATGTATCAAGAAATCAATATCGGGCAATTATTAAAGCATGGCCTGATAAAGGAGGATTTTCAAACGGGACTACCATTTATACTATTGTAGATAATGGAATAACTGGAAAAAAGAATGCTATATTATTCCCATCACTTGATGTTAATTTGAGGAGTATTGTAATATTCGAAGCACATTTTATGAGAAGGTATCGCGAAAGATATCTAAAAATAGATAATATTAACTTTGAAAAGATTGTAGATATTTATCTAAGATCTAATCCTGCAATAATTACAACAATAATTTCTGAAGTTCAAAAAGAGGGAGAATGGAATTTAGAAGGAAAATTGAATGATGGAGTTGCCTTAGGAATTTTTCAGAAAGATACAGAATTTTTCCGTTTTATTACATATGTTAGTAATGAAATGTTAAGAGAAAATCAGATACATTTAACTGATGATTCTCCAACAGGACAAATACTTCAAATGTATCAAAAATTAAAACAGGAGGATAGATTTGCTTGGAGTAATGCTGTTTTATCAGCAGGAGGTCTTGAAGGAGTAAATGAATATTTTTAATGGAGGGGATTAATCCCCTTCTTTTTTTCTTAAAATATTATATATGAAATAAAAATATAATTTATTTTTTGTGATAAGTAAATTTTTTTTTATTTTCCGTATATAATTTCCTTAAAGCCTTATATATGTAATAAACTTAAAAAAGAAATTATGGAAGAATATGAAGAATCGTTTAACTTCGGAGAAACAATTGTAGAAGTAGCAAAAGAGAAGCAAAGGACTATGAGTGATGAAGAATATCAAGAGTGGCTTTGTCAGTTAAGTGATGAATTTGCTTTTTTAGATTGAATTTGGAATAGGTTTAGTGGTGATGAAACTACTAAACCTTTAATTTTCTTATATATGTAGTAATAAAAATAAAATTATAAATGTTAACATTAGAAGAAATTTATAATAAGTATTTAACAATGGATCGTATAGAAGACGATCCAATAATAGAAAAATTATTTAACGATTTTTCTCCAAAAAGTGAGGAATTTCTTTCAGCAGAATATATAAATACTGTAATTAATAATCCTTTAATTAATAAACAAGAACTTAAGAAATTATATAAACCGGGAATACCAATTATTCCCATTGATAGGTTTGATTTTTCTATTGTGGATTATTCACCTGTTTTTCTTACACAAGAATTAGAAATTACTGAAGATTTAGGGAAATTAATATTTTCTGAAGTTATCGAAAATAATCCAGATACTTATACTTATAAACAGAAAATTGGTGAGTATGAGTGGGAGTGTACGATAGATCGCTCTATATCTTATTATAAAGTTATTTATAATTATGAAGTTCGTAATAAATATAAAAAATATTATGATGATTATATGAGAACCCAGAAGATATACATATATTATCTTCCTTCTTTTAATATTTTTAATAATAAGCCAATTGTTAGGGAAGTATATAAAGATCAATATAGTAGAGAATTTAAAGATTCTAAAGGAAAACGTATAACAATAGAGTGTAGTTATTGTGTAGCGTTTTCAGAGAAGATGCTAGAAGAACAATTTAATGTTTTTAAACGTATTGGAATTAGAAATATGTCAAAGAGAATTACAAAAATGGAAGATAATATAAAGTCCTTGGAAAAAAGAATAGAGGAGCTTAATAAGAGTAAAGATGAGCTTTTAGAGAAGTTTTTCTACGAAGAGGAGAGGTTGAATGAATTATTTAAATTATAATAAAAGAATATGGAAAAGTACTTAGAATTATCAGATGTTATGTTAGTTCCTGATAATCTTAACCTAGGATGGACTAACTCTGGGAAACTTGATTATTTTGTTCTAGATGATCAGGAAGTTACAGGGGTCCCAAAGAGTTTACCTATTTTTACAAGTCCGATGGAAGCTATTGTTGGAGTTGATAATTGGAAAGTATGGCAAGATTCTGGAATTAAACCTATCCTCCCCAGAACTGTTGAACTTGGAACTAGACTTGAAGCATGTGGATTTATTTTTTGTGCATTTAGTCTTCAGGAGGTGAGAGAGAATTTTATAAATATAGATCAAAGAGGTTCAACTCAACAATTTCATATTTGCATTGACTCTGGAAATGGTCATGATGTAGCTCTTATGGAAATTGGACAAAGATTAAAACAGCTCTATGGAAAACAGGTTATCTTGATGGGTGGAAATATAGCTAACCCTAAGACCTACGAAGTGTATAGTGGCGCCGGATTTGATTATGTACGTGTTGGAATATCATCTGGTTCTTTAGTTGATCAAGATAAGTATGGGTTTCATTATCCTATGGCATCTATTCTCGGCGCAATTAATTCACTTCGAAAATCAGGAAAAGGTAGACTTCGGGATGTTAAAGTTATTGCAGATGGTGGTATTACTTGTCACTCGGATATCCTAAAAGCTATTGCCCTTGGCGCTGATTATGTAATGATTGGTCGTGAGTTTGCTAAGATCTTGGAAGCATCTGGAACAATTTATAAAAGAACAGTAAAGTCAGATCAGGATATTATCGAAGAAGTTCAGGAGTTAGGAGGTTTAGTTAATATGTCTCCTATCGAATTATCTGAGTTAGATTTAGTTAGACAATACTTCGGAAATACTACCCCTGAGATGCAAGCACTTCGAGCAGGTTATTCAGATGTAAATTCTTGGAGATCGTCAGGAGAAAAGCCCAGAGTAAAAGTATCAGATTCGGAATGGACTTGGGTAGAGATTGGAACTACTTTAAAGGATTGGATACAGGGTCTAAAGGAGTGTATTAATTATGGATTTATGATGTCAAACGCTAAGTCTTGGAAGGAATTTAGAGATAATACTTTAGTTATTAGAGTAAGATGAGTTCAGGTGAAGAGAAAATAGATAAAGATGTATGGGGAGAATATTTGAAATTAGGTTCTCCAGTTCCGATAGTAGCTATTCGAATTCTTGAAAGATATTCGTTAGTAAGTTATAATTGGGATGATTGGAATGATTTTTATACTGATCTTAAAGGACAAATTATTTGGATGAATAATAAATATTTTCAAGATAATCTCCTTAATCCTCCTAAGATAATTTACAAAGAAGCACAACTTATAAAAACTATTAAAGAATCAGTTGAGTTTTATTTCTTTAAAGGACGTAGAATTTATACTGCATCTGAATTAAATATTATCGAATTGATATCTCATTGTGGAAGAAGAGGTATTATGTCTGGAGATATGTGGGAATTTTACAGAAAGGAGTGTATGCCTGTTAAGTTTGATGACCTAACTCACTTTGTTAAATGAAGACATTTCTTTTTGTAAAAGAAATATCTGATTTTGATAAATTAGGAAATCCTATATTTTTCAGAGAATTTATGACAATTATTGCATCCTCCGAGAATGAAGCTTGGGAAAAATTTGAAGAACAACTAAGACCTAGATCTCCGAAAAGAAAGAATTATGAACAAGAATTCAAAAGATGGAAAATAACAGAGGAAGATATATTTTAATATTAAAATTGGATATACTTATTTTTACGAGTGAAATGAGCGATTGGTTTCCAATAACACTTAATAATTCTGGAGAGATTACAGATGAAAAACTTAAGGAGATTAAAGAATTTTTTCTATGTAGATGGAAATATAAATATCCACCTATTTTAAAACAAAAAGATTTTATCAAAGAACTTAGGAATACTATATCTGAATCTCGAGTGTTTTATGTTCCTTGGGGAGTTACAGCAGAAATAGTTATATCTAATTGGATTGATTATTTTTATCATAATAAACCAATTTCTCCTGAGATTGAAAAGATTTTTATTAACTCAAAACCTATAGAAAATTTATGGCAACTTTTTTGATAGACTTCGATGGCACTTGTGTTCCTAATCTTCCTGAACCCGGTTTTTCAGAGGTTGATACAGGAGCTGAAAGGGTTTTAAAAAGGATAGTTTCTGCTGGACATAGATTGATTCTTTGGACTTGTCGGAATAATTCTAGAAATAATCCATATAATTATATTGGAGGAAAATTTAGAACTGAAACATCATTAGAAGAAGCTGAGAGATGGTTTCGAGAAAGAGAAATTCCACTGTATTGTGTAAATGATAATCCAGAGGAAGAAGGTGTAATAGGATATGCAAGAAAAGTTTTAGGAGATTTCTTGATAGATGATACAGCTCTTGGAATACCTCTTAGATGGGGTGAAGCCGAGTATGTAAATTTCGATACTGGAGAAATAAAAACTATATATACCTCTTGTGTTGATTGGGAGGCTATTGAAACAATTTTAGAAAGAATGGGAATGTTATAGGAGTTATGGAAGTTTATAAAGTAGAAATAGAGGCGCCGGATATTGATTTTTGTTGGTATTTTATATTTGCTAAATCTAAGGAATCAGCTATTAAAATTTATGAAGAATATTCAAAATTTATTATATTACCGGCGCAAGGTACTGATATTCTAAAACTTGGGGAATATAGAGCCTTCCTAAAGAAATTTGGAAGGTTAATAAGACTCCCTGGAATAACTTCATCGTCAAAGATAGAAGGAATAAAAGTTGATTTAACTGATAGATCCTTTTCTTGGAAAAAGTCTTAAAACCTTACTTTTGAGATAAACCAATAAAATCCAAGAATCATGGAAAAAGAATTAAAACAAAAACAAGGAATTAATTATGTCAGAGAAGATGGAATCTTAAGAATTGGGGTTAAACTTGTAATATCTCCAGAAATTATCGGTTTTCCTGAAATTGAAAGAGAAAAGGAGTACAAAGTTACTAATGTTGAAAAAGTTATAAAATTGGATTCTCCTAAGCCAATTTATTACATAACTCTTGATGGGTTAGGTGAAAGAGTATATACAGATGGAATTTTTTCAATTGTCCCAACAAATTTCAATGTTTATAGATGGAAAGGATATTACATCTTAGCACTCTCTGAAGAACAAGCTCAAAGAATCTGGAATACGTGGATAGATAACTTAGAGATTGTAGCAGCTGATGGAAGACCTAAGATGTATAAGTTTGTAAATAACTTACAAAATCGAGGAGATCAAGAATTATTTCCTAGAATCATCCGACGATTACATTCAGAATATTCATTTCCTTGTATCGTTGAAGACTTAGAATTCGAAAAAGAGCCTGTTTATGTTTATAAATTTCCAGGTTAAAACCAAAAGAAGACTGTGAGAAATCCGGTCTTCTTCTTTTTGCTCTTTACAGCGATTCAGAATCTTAATTAATGGTAAACATATAGATGTGTTTTGTTTGTTAGTATTAGTTTTTAAAGTTTAATAGAAGTCCCTAGTCTGTGAAGATTGGGGATTTTTCTTTTTCTAGGCTTCAAAATCTTATAATTGAATAAAAACATTTAATTATTATAAATTATGGAAAATAAAACAATTAAAGATTTTAGAAGTTTTTATAAGTCTCAGAATCCTTTTAAGATGACTAGTTTTGATGATAAACTTCATAAAATGTCAGAAGCTAGAGGAGGTTATATTAATCCTTATATTCTTGAGGAATCTGAGAGAAATATGTCTCAGTTAGATATTTTTTCTAAACTTATGAGCAAACGTCAAATTTTCTTCGGTACAGATGTAAATTCAGATAGTGCAAATATAGTAGTTTCTCAATTATTATATCTAGATTCTGTAGAAAATGCAGATATTACTATGTATGTGAATAGCCCAGGTGGAGAAGTTTATAGTGGAAATTCAATACTTGACTGTATGGATTTTGTAGAATCAGATATTAGAACTGTTTGTACTGGTTTAGCAGCTTCATTTGGTGCTATGATTTTGATGTGTGGAACTAAAGGTAAGCGTTCAGCACTTAGAAGGGCAACAATAATGTGTCATCAACCGCTCGGTGGGGCAAGTGGTCAAGCAAGTATGATAGAAATTGAATGTAAAGAAATCTTGAGGCTAAAAAAAGATCTTTATGAAACTATCGTAGAGCAGACAGGAAAAACTTATGAAGAGGTTGAAAAACTTTGTGATAGAGATAGTTGGATGACTGCACAGGAAGCATTAGATTTTGGAATTATTGACGAAATCATTAGAAAGAAATAATAATCAAGAGAGTTGTTTGGAATTTCCAGGCAGCTCTTTTTATCTTCTTATTATGGAAAAGAATAATATAATAAATATTTTGTCAGATCCTGAAGTTTCAATGGATCAAAAATTTCATGAATATTGTAAGTTTTATCAAGAGTATATCACAACACCATTTAATGATTATCTTGAGCCTATAATTTCTGACGCAGTTCAGGAATTTTATCCAGAGTTTCATATTTTTCGAACTGTTTTTTGTTTAACGGGAGGAAAGTTTGATTATAAGATCTCTTTCACCAGACTTAAGGAGATATATAGATATTTTTCAAGTAAATATTCTTTTGGTGGTAGAGAAATAGAAACGGAGGTCAAAACATTCAAACATGATTTTACAAGAAACCTAGAAAAGAGTTTTAAAACTCTTTTGAGTAATCCTTTTATAAGTGATGGGAATGATGCAAGAGTAAATATCTCCGGGTTAGATAGCTTTTATAAAGGAAGTCTACCTTATGGACATAATTACACTACTTTTGAAAATAATGATGAATTTCCTTTACCACCTGAGAGAGATTGGAGGATCAAGGTTTTAGATATTTCGCTGTTTTCTTCCAGCCGTTTTGTAATTACTCCATATTTAACGAATTATATTATACATGATAATGAAGGATAATGAGTTTTTATTAAAAGTCTTATGTTCTGGATTAGATTTAAATAAAAAGTTTAGACAATATTGTAAGGTTCGATGGGAAAATAATACGGCCGAACTTATAACAGCGGATCCTAAGATAATTGAAGAGTTTTATCCTGAATTTTCTGAGCTATATGATTATTTCTTTAGTTTAGGAGAAGTAAAAGAACCGACACATCCAATTAATGAGAAATATCTTAATGTTTCGAGGATGCTATCATTAAAGAAAGACCTAGAAGAATTAGTTATGCCTTTTGGATTTATTTCAGGAAGTTCGATTTCTAAAAAGTTTATAGAGATTGTTAATATATCTAAATCATCTATAATAACTAACTTTTATACTAAAGATTATTTAATAACATCCTTTAGAAAAGCTTGAAAAGAAGTTGGAGTTAATAGGAATGAATTTTGGGAAGGTGATTTATTTTATATGTCAGGTGGTAAAATATGTTTAGTATTAGTAGATCTAGATAATAATAGATATATAGCAGTTAGTAGTAATTATGATTAGTTATATTTCAATTTATACTTCGGATGTAAAAAAAGGATTACAGTTGTATGAAAAATGTTTGAAAGTAAATCCAGAAAAACCACCTTTGTATGGAAAAGACCTAGAAATTTTAATTCCTTGGGCTGATTGGAATAATTATACTAATATTCTTTTTCCAACTCTCGGAGAACTTAGGTCTCTTGAAATTAAAGAGTATTTATGGGAGACAGATCAGAAATTAGAAGTTTTATCTTCTAAAGCAATGGAAGGATTATATAAATCTAAGTATTTTGATCTCTTAGGTAATTTTATTGGAGTAAATCAACAGAATGAGTTTTGGTTTTTTGATGGAAATAATAGATTAAGAGATGTTTTTTCTATTCGTTTCAGTGATATTGGTACTGGTATCGTTATCGTTATGGGTTATTCTTTAATAAATTATTTTGAATTAGGTTACGCTGTAGAAAAAGAAATATTTTATAGAAGATTTATAAATAGTGATCCGAAAAGATTTGAATCCCTTAATAATGTAATTAAAAATATATAAAAAATTATGAACGAACAAGAAATGGACTTTAGAATAAATTGTATTTTAGCTAGAGCTAGAAACATAATTTATTATAGAAGAATTGATAATCGTCCTAGATGTCAATATATTCACACAGTACGAGGACTTAGACAAGATACTAGAACTTTATCTCTAAGTCTTCCTGATACTGAAAAATATAAAGATATTAAGGAATTATTTGGAAGGATAGTAAGAACAATTCCTCCAAAAGTAAAATCGGAAGAGTGTGAGGAGGTTATTATGAAGGTAGCAGAGATCCTTATGACTCCCGAAGAAATTCAGCAACTTCCAGTATTACCAATTTCAGAAGAACAAGTTTTCGATGAGTGAAAGTACTAATATTGAACAACTTAAAACTTTACTCTCGATTTTAAATAATGAGGGTTGGTGTATTCAAACTAAATTCGAAGCTTTTATTGGTTATCCTAGAAAATCTGAGATCTTAGATATTATTGATGATTCACCTTATTCTAGTTTTATAGATATTTTTTATCAGTATGGAGAAGAGTTGTGTAGAAGCATTAATTATGATGTTTTATATGCAGCCTATGATCTTAAGAGAACTTTAGGGTCAAAAGAATATAAGGAGTATGTTAAAACTACACGGAAATGCATTGAAGTTATAGTAACTGACTATAAAATTAGTAATATTGTTGCTTCCGTTAATCCTGTATTAAGAGATCCTCGTGAAAATTTACAAGGTTATTATGGAACTATAAGAATATCTTCAGTTGATAAAATATTCTTAAATGGGATGAAACCTCAACTTGGGATCGGTTTTTCTGATTATATTGATTTCCTTAAAGTAATATTTCGGAAAGATTGGAAGTTTGTAATAGATGGTAATAAAGATAAATTATTCATATATAAAAGAACAGTATGACTAGTAGTAAAAGAAAAAAAGAAAGACGTCATCAAAGATATCTTAGAAACGTTAGAAAAGAAGTAGAGTATAAAAAAGAAGCTTGGGAATCTGGAAAATTAATTGAAGAAAATCATAACCAAGGACCATATTCTGCTGGTTATAGTATTGAACTTGGAGATAGATTGTATAATATTATTCAGTCTTACAAGGAACAAGCTTATCAAAATCCAGAGTGTCCAGGTGGAGATAATGATTTTATGTTGAAGAAATTTAGAATGTATAGAATGAAAATTCGAGATTTCATTTTACATTACAATCCTGACATCCCAAAGACTAATGCATATGAATATTTGAAATCAGCAATAGAAGCTTATTGGGATCGACCAGAAAAACTACTTTTACTATTATGATGACATTAGAAAAATTAATTTTTACAAAAGAATTGATTATCTCAGTATCAATTGAAAAATCAATTGTTTTAGAAGAAAGATATCGATTTTATCCAGAATATACAAAAAAGTTCCTTGGGTTTATCAAATGTCGTCAAAAGAATTATATGAGAGATATGATTTACTCACAAGAATCTAGAAAATATGAAAATATTGAACCGGGACAATCTATAAGACTTCCAAATTCAGTATTTTATTGTGGTGTTAAGGATGGAATAATAGGAGAAGATATGTATTCTGATGGATCTTATAAAGTATATAGACTTCCATATATTATAATTTACTATAAAATCGATATGTATGGGAATAATATAAGAAGAAAAGAATATACATTTAAAACAGAAAAAGAATTAAATGAGTTTCTTAATCTATTATATGAAAAGGGTCTACTTACTGATAAGGATTTATTTTATGATAGAACTTCAAGTAAATTAATAAAAAATGTTAAATTATGATGAAAATAGGAAGATTATTTAACGACTTACCCTCAATTAAAGATTATAGAGTTACAAAGATAGAAATAAATCCAGAATCATTAAAACTTGAAGATCATAAGTTCTACTTTGTTTATGAAGAAAAGTACACAACAGAGAAAAAAGTTTTTGGATTCTTTAAGAAAACAGAAACACATTCTAAGATGCATAATAATGTAGTGGTTACTGGAGGAAGTTCGGACACCGAAATAGTAAAGAATTTTAATTATCTTAAATGTATTCCAGGAAAAACAATTCTTGATCTTTACAGTTATACTAATATTTCAGGAGAATGTTTGATTTCAGAGTCTCAAAATCAGGATGGTTCATATGATTTAGTAAGACTTCCATATGTCAAATTAACTTTTACATATATCGGAGATAAGTCTCAATATTATCATATAACAAATATAGTTTCATTTAGTAACAGTGATGATATAACAAAGCTTTTGAAAGATTTAGTAGATGATAATTTAATATCTGATGAATTATTTCAAGATAAAGAGACTACAGGGTTAATTACAGATGTTTATAAATATATTAAAAATTATATAAGAAATGGTAAATGATGATATTCTTATAAAATTCGCCAGAAAAAGAGGTTTTTCTAAGACTTGGCCAGATCAAGTTAATAAAATGAAGTCCAGAATGACAGAAATGAAACTTGGATTTCCAGGAATAGGAAATGATCATCTTAGTCTTATGGAATATCAAAATCTAAAACCTGGTGAGATATTTATATATGATCCTTATGTAGAATCAGGTGCAATTGGAGATGAAGCTCCTTTGATGTTAAAGATTTTAGATAATGGATTGTGTTATATAGAGGGTATTGGAGTTGGTTTAGATAGTCAAAGAGATCCAGAACGTATAAAGTTTAGATGGAGAGATACAATTCAGCTTCCACCACTTCCACCGGAATTTTTAGTATTTAGAGTAGATCCAAGACCAACTTTAAATGGAGGTCCAGGGTATTACTATTTTTACAAATCTTATCGAGATTTTAGATACTAATGGAAAATAAAAGAATTACTAAGATTTTCGAAAATATATGTAAAGAGCTAGGGAAAGGGTCATTTCAATATTATTCTACAGTTGTTAAAACTCATTATCTACAACTAACTGGAGTAAGAATTCCAACAGTATTCTTAATTCATTCTGATGAGATAGGACCTGATGCTTCTAAAGTACCTATGTATATAATTAGAACTGAACCAGAAGGTGAACTTCCAACTGAAGAACTTATCACTATATCCTATGAAGATATTGAGAATTATATATATCGTTACTTAGCAGCATTATGGTAAATCTGAAGAATATAGTTAAAGAAATATCAGATGTTTTTGGAGATCCTTTGTACGTTGCTAATGATTATCCTGATCAAATAACTTTAGTATATTCATCTATGGTTTTATTTGAACTGAAAAGAGAATCTTCAGATATTATCGAATATACTATAATTTATTTAGGTACTGGTGAATATAAAATGAAGAAAATAAAAACAACAACTGAAAAGGTGATCCTAGATTCGATTCTTAATTCAGTTGCTGAAGGACTATAAAAATAATAAGAGAGGTCTTGACTAATTAAAAGTCAAGTTAAATCCTCTCTTATTTTCTTTTTTATCCCATTACAATAGATGTATGAGCTACTTCTTTTTCTTTATACTTTACTGTATTTTCTACAAATGTTTCCAACTCTTTCCGATAAGCATTTTCTGCTTTTAGTATCATTCTTCCTCGTTGAATTCCTTCTGAATAAACTAAACGTTTAGCTTTAGATTCAGCGATACGTCTTCCTTTTGTCTCATCGAATTTATCATCTTTGTGACAACGGGCAACTGTTATAACTTCGAAAGGTTCTAAGAATCTCTCTTCCCCTTCCCATGTAAATCGGAAATTGTTTTGACCAGACTTTCTATCGTCTAATTTTGCAGTCATAACACAAGTTACTGTTCTTCTTTTTTCGCTCACATAAAACTTTGTAGATAAAAATCTTACTTTCATAATTGTTTAATTTTTTTTATTAATACATTTATAAGGAACTCGGGGTTAGTACTTTAAAGTAAACTCTCCATGTCATTTTCCATTTTACAAATTTCCATACTCTAAGTTTCACTCCAAATTTCTTAGCTCTTCTGATATAATGTTGTATTATTTTTCTTTCATCATAGACCCTACATCCATAACGTTCTTTTGCTAAGTTTTTATTACTTATTATTCCTCGTTTATCCCCGAAAGTCATGATTAATCCTCTATTACAAATCTTAATTGCATTATCAAAACATTTCATTGGAGTATTAAATGGATCTAGATCTACAACGTCAAATTCATATTCTTTCTCATATAATACCTTAACAAGATCTTCAGCAGGAAAATGTAATTTAGCTGGATAATCTTTATTTATATCATTTGTTAATACTACTCTTCCTTTTTCATACTTTGTCCAAAATGGCTTACTCCCCGAATAAGCGTCTAAGATAGTCATTACTCTATCTTCTTTTTCAAGATATTTTAAGAATTTATCGTTAAGATTATATTTTTCTTCTATATGACCCTTATTATAAGTTCCATTTTCTGTTCTAAAATTAACACATCTATTTCTAACGGATGTTTCAGTTCTAGATATAGATTTAGCGATTAATCCATAAGGTATTCCTAGGTCATTAAGTTTCATAATATATGATAACTCAGAGTGGGTGTATTTATCATTTCTTTTCCTCTTCTCAAATAATACTGGAAGTTCTTTGATAGATTTCCCACTAATTTTACCTTCTTTTAGATTTTTTAATACTTCATTTTCGAAAATTTGTTCTAATCTTTCCATTCTTTTAGGTTTTTATTTCAAGTATAAGATTCTCAGGCCAAAAAAAATAAGCCCGATCTTCGCAGACCAGACTTATTGACTAAAGCAATTTTCATTAACAATAATTTCCATATATAAGGTTTTTAAGGGAAATGTACATAAGAAAGATATAAAACTCTAATAGCCTTAACTATGATCAAAGAAAATTAAAATGAGAATAAAAAATTTAAGATTAAAAAATTTTTTCGCATGTAAAGAAGAAATATCAATAGGATTTTCTCCGACTGGACTTACAGAGTTAATAAGCAGTGATGTTGATTACAAAGTAGATATATCTTTAGATGAATTTCTCAAAGGAATTGGTAAATTTTTACTGAAAAAAGTTAGTAAAGTAGATTTTAGACCATATGATCCTATAGAACCTATTGAAATGTCTATAACTCTTTGTTCTGAAGATTATGATATAGGATATAGTGTTATCTTTACGTTAGATGAGTTTATATCTGAATCCCTTGTTGTAGATCAAAAATTAGCTGTATACGTAGATCAATATGAAATAAGTATAGGAGCAGGATTTAAAGGAACTGGGGAGGATGAAGAAATTTTATTAAATTTATATGAAGTTTATAAATCAACAAAATTTATTACTTCTTTTATTTCTAATTTATCCTATGATTATCCCAATATATCTTATGGAATAGGTAAATTTTTTGAAAAAGATTTAATAATATCTGATCCAAGTAAGGAATTTAGATGGGGTATTGATACATTTATTAAAGAGCTTACGAAATATTCCAAGTCAGTTCAAGAGAAAGTAAGAAATATTATTCCTGATTTAGGTTTTGGAATAAATAAGATAACTGAAGACTGGAGGATAATAACAGATCATGATCCAACTGGATTATTAAGTATAATTGATCATGGATCAGGATTTAGAATTCTTATGTATATGCTTCCTATAATATTTAGTATTATAGAAAATTCGGAAGAGAAATGTTTATTTATAACATCAATGTCAGGTCTTCATCCAAATTTAAAAAGGGTTTTGATAGAAAAGATTAGAGGTGAACTAGGAAATAAAAACTCACAAATATTATATAGATTATGAAATTATTAGAAAAAGGAAACAAAATTACATTGTTTGAAGGTGGTATCGTAGTAGATGAAAATTTATTGAAGTATAAAAATCTAGTAAAAGATACGACCAAGAAAGTAACTTTAAGTTCAAAAGATGATCTTAGTGAATCTGAAGTAAGTATAGATTTTAATCAAATAGTAAATACGGATCCTGATTCAATAACTCCAGGACAATATCTTTTCTTGGAAGGTGAAAAGGAAAAAGAAGCTACAGATAAAACTCTAAAAGGTTTATCTAGGGTTAAGGAGTTTCTTGGAGATTCGAATGCTAGAAAATTTAATATATCAATTTCAGAAAAACTATTAAAAATCTTAAAGGAAAATAACTCTTTAATTTCTGGTAGAATTCGAAATCAGATTTTTGTTAATAATAATGATTTTACTACTAAATCTATTAATACTAGTTCTACAGTTAGTAAGAAAGAAGAGAAAAGTTTCTTAGAAAAGTTATTTGGAAAAAGAAAAAAGACGATTACTGAGAATAAAACAGAGGAACCGAAAAAGCAGTATGAAATAAATGTAATAGAATTATTTGATCAAATTAAGATATTGGCTGGAAAAGAAAAAGAATTTAAAGAACATACCGAAGCTTATATGAATCTAATTCATAAAGCCACTGTATTGAATCAACAAGCTCAGCTCGAAAAATTAATTTCAGAATTAATTATACATATTTATGAAGCAGTTTTAGCAGTTTCTGGAATTAATCATTATATTACTATGTCAGATCTAGTAACTCTTCAGAAAAAATGTGAAAAACAACTTGATATAGATTATATTAAGAATTTCACAAGAGTAATTCCAGATTCAGTTGCTGAAAAGAAAGTATGGGCAGATAATTTACAAGTATTCGATAATTATGTGATTTTGTATTATGATCCTACCGGAAAATCATTCAGTCTAACAGAATATGAAAAAGCTGAAGAGGAAAGAATTAAAAAAGATCCAATCTTATTCGGCGTTATTAAAGATTCGGATAAACTATACTATATTGATTCCTGGATAGATGATTTATGTGACTTGACATGGGATCAAGTAGTAGAGAAATTAAGTGAAGATAAGACATTATGATTGAAAATAAAGAATCTCTACAGAAGAGTTATAACAAGTTTTTTGATGAACTTCCAGAAGATATTAAAGAAGTTCTTGAAGAAATGAGTTTATCTGAAAGAACAGCCATGCCAGAACTTCTAAAGTGGCATAAGAGATATCTACGTCTTAGTGCTCTTTATAGTTCTATGAAAGAATCTAAATTACCTCTTATGAGAGGGACTTATATGCTTGTATCGAAACGATTAGCATTTGTAAGATCTATTTGGGGTATTTATTATGATATCTTAAAGGGCATCTCTCATAATGACCTCACTTTATCGAAAGAATTATTAAGATTAGAACAGGAAAAAAGAAATAATGAGTTGTAGATTACTTGAAAAATACTTTGTAGAAAAACATGAAAGTTTTAGAGGAATACCTATCGGAATGAGTCTATATGATCCATTGAATTTTGTGTATGGGTCTCTTAGAGTATCTACTTATGATAATTCTTGTTTAATTATAACTAGTGATAGTCGAGTCGATGAAGAAAAGAGATCTTTTACTTGGAGTAGGGTTTCACATAAATCTGTTGGAGAATTTATAACTAACGGAATTTATGAAGGTGATATTTTAATCCATGAAGATTATCCAAAATGTCTTTTTGAACTTCAATATATTAATGGAGGGTGGAAACCTTGTGTAATTTATGGAAGTGAAGGGACCCCAGAGTTAAGTGGTTTTCCAAGAGATCTTAGAGAATATAGTGTTCATTCATGGAAGTATGAACATTATCTTTGGTACGCAGATTATTCCTTAATGGGAGTTAAGAAACCTCGGGAAGATCTTATTTTCTTAGGATCTATTGAAAAAGATACTAATAATCTTTATTTAACCCCAGGAGATGATGGAATATTCAGAAACTCTTTAAATATATTTTATGAATCTGATATGGGTGATTATGGAAAAATAATTATTGCAGATACCATTTCTATAGAAAATAATTTTATCACTTATACTTATCCAGAGAAAACTATTAAAGATGCGATAGAATGGAACTCAGTAGTTGGAGATTTGCTTAGAAAAAGAAAATTAATAAGTTTTTAAAAAGCCTATGGAATATTTATTTATGACTGTTGTAATACTGTTATTAATATCAGTATTTATATTTATTAAAGTTAAAAGACGATTGAAAAAAGATAAGCCGAATATATTTTTCGTCTTACCTTCGATTATGGCTATATTTATTGTATTTTTTACATTTACTTTAAATAAGCCAGTAGATACAAAACTAGTTGAATACTCAGCTAGGTATATAAAACATTACAGTAATTGGATAGAAAAAGTAGATGGAAAAGATGTTACTCATGAAGATGTTTATTACCTAGTTTATGATGATTTTGATACTGGTGAAGAAGTAGAGATTGAAATTTCGAAAAATACTTTTATGTATTTTCAAGGATTATGGAAAAACAAGGAAGATATCATACATCCACAGAATAAGAGTTGGCATATGTGTAGATCTAAGTGGAATAGTAATCCTGAAACTGCATTAATATTCTCAAAACCAGTTAATTACTATAACTACATGAATAATATCTTACCGATCTATAAGTTATATGATGTAGATATATCAGAAGCTTTGAAGAAAAGATTATTTGTGAGATATAGTATTGGTAGAGTTGTAAATTCAGATAATATTTTAGAACCTAGACAAAATTTCGTATATGGTATCAATATTCCTGATTCTCTAAAAAGAAAAATTGGTTATATATGTTCCCTTGATCCTATGTTCAGACCTATTCTTTTAGTTTGGCAAAATAGCTATAAGAATAAAACAGAACTTCAAAGATCATTCTGGTCTGGAGGAAAAGAAAATGAAGCAATATTTTGTATAGGTATTGATGAAAATGATACTATAACTTGGTCTGGATCTTTTAGTTGGGATAGAGATAAGAAGTTTGAAAAATATATTTTGGAAAAATCTCTTAAGCCTGGAACAAAGTTAAACATAGAAAATTATTCAGATTGTTTACTTAGTGGATATCAAAAAGATTATTGGAATCATATTGAATTGGATTCTTATAATTTCATTCAAATACCTTTTATAAATTTAATTACTATAATTATATCTGGATTTATAGTAATTCTTAATCTAGCAACTATTATAAAAGTATATAAAAAAGCTGAACAACAATAAAATATTACTACCTTGGAGAAAATAAATCTTCCAGGGTAGTTTATTTTCCTTATATGTGATTAAAACAATAAACGATTATGAAGAAAAATGATTATGAAAAAGCAGTTGAATTATTAAAAGAAATAGTTCAAGATTGTAAATTCAAGGAAAAAATCTATCTAGTTGGTGGATGTGTCAGAGATTTAGTTCTAGGAAAAACTCCAAAGGATATAGACCTGTGTATTGATTATCCAGAGGGAACAGATCTCTTTATAGATTTTCTAAAAACAAAGCCTGAATGTTCTGGTTTTGTTACTTATAATAGATTTAAAACGGGAAAATTTTCATTAGACATAGGAACCAATGAAAAGATAGATATAGAATGTGTTGTGCCTAGAATTGAAACTTATAATCAGGGACCAAGAAGACCAGATACAGTACAGCAAACTAATATCACTGAAGATGCTTTTAGACGTGATTTTTGTTGTAACGCATTGTATAAAAATTTATTAACTGGAGAAGTATTAGATCCAACGGGGAAAGGCTTAGATGATTGTAAGAATAGAGTCTTAAGAACACCTCTTGATCCTGAACAGACTTTTAAAGATGATCCTCTTAGAATGTTAAGAGCAATCAGATTTGCCTGTACTAAAATGTTTACTATTTCTGAGGAAACATACTCTAAGATTGATAATATTCCAGAATATTCAGCTCTTAGTATGGAAAGGATTAGAGATGAATTTACTAAGATTCTAATGTCAAAGAATGCAGTACGGGGAATTATAGAATTAATTGGAAAATGTCTTATGTGGAGAATTTCTAAGATTTTTCAATTAAATATCGGTTTCGTACAGAATAATAAGTATCATGATAAAACTTGGGGCGAACATTCTCTTGCTGTATTGGGTCATGTAATTCAAGGCGGAGCAAATCTTGAACTTAGGTTAGCAGCCCTCTTTCATGATGTTTCTAAACCAATATGTTATCAAGTAAAAGAAGATGGATCATTTTCATTTCATGGACATGATAAAGAGTCAGCAAAAGAAACAAGAAAAATCCTAACTAATCTTAAATATCCGGGGGAAGTAATTGATAAAGTCGTTTTCTTAGTTGAAAATCATATGTGTATTAAACAGCTATATGACTATTCTCGGGGATTATATACAGGAAAACCAAAGAAAACTCGTCAACTTATCAGACTTCTTGGAGATAACTTGACGGATGAAATGAAGTTAATTGAAGCTGATAATATGAACCATAAACCTTGTTGGAATATGCCAGGTCAAACTGAATCATTTCTCTCCGAAGTTGAAAGAATAAAAAATCTTCAACCTACTGCAAATTTCACAGTTCCAGTTACAGGAGAGTGTATAATGACAGAATTTAGATTAGCTCCTGGAAAAATAGTTGGAGAGATAAAACAAATTCTTCAAGATTATTTCGATGAAGATCCGGGACTATCAACACCGGCTGATTTATTAGAAAAATATAAAGAGGAGTTTAGCGGCGGAAGTTTATGGTTTGTTAAAGAAGGAGATAAGTATTTATGTTTTTCTAAGGAACCAAAGAAAAATGAATATGGATACTGGAACACCCCAGAGTATGAAAAACTTGAGATAGATCCATCCGAAGTGGTTATAACAGATATATCCACCGCTTCTGATCACTTTATATATATTCCGGCCGTATTTTGTCCTAGAGTATGGAGAAAGAAAGCTAGACAGTTAAGGGCACGAGAAATCATGAAAGAAGTAATAAATAAAGTATTCGAACTACCTCAAGAATTCAGAGAAGATTTTAAAAACTTAGAATTGAGATTAGATAATGCCCCAGATGTATATGCTAGGGTGAAGTGGAACGATAATACTATAGAAGAATGGATGTAAAAGTTTATCAATGTGTTATACAAAATGTATTCACAGTATATTATACAATACTTACAGAATCAAATTCTATAGAAAAATTTACAATACCTTATGTAGATTATGGTAGATTTGAATTATTTGCAGAACCCGGATTTAGTTTTGAAATTGTACAAGATGAGGTAAAATTAAAACCATACTTAGAAAAATTCGAGAAAGAAAGACCAATACAATTAATGGATTTCTCTAAAGTAGGATTAGTTTTAGCATCCCCAATCGACCGTCCAAAAATTTCAAATCTTAATTCTATGTCAAAAAGACTTTATAAAGATCCAATGATACAACTTTCATTTGTAATGGATGTAGAATCGTTGAATAAACAACCAGGAACCCGATTAATCAGGGAGTACGAATTAAACTCATTTACTAGAAAAGATATTCTGACTTCTGTGGTTCCTATCCCTGAAAAGAAATTTAAAACTGTAACGGGATTTCTAAAAACTATAATCTTTCGAAATTATCTTATAGATACTGGAAAAATTACTGGAGAACCAAAAATAAATTTAAAATGGGGGAAGTAAGTATATTATTAAGTTATATAAATTTTAAAGGAGCAAAATACACTTAAGAAATTTCTTCTTCAAATAAAGAAGATTTATTATATACTTTTCCATTTTTACACTCAAGATATATTTTATCTAGGAATAATTATAAAAATCTTTTTGATAAAACTTATGTGTTAAAATTTTTTGAAGGAATTCAATTAGAAAAGGATGTACGTCTAGCTTCTTTATCTGAGGTATTTTTATATTTTGTTACAGAAGGGTATATCTGTAAAAAACTTTCTAATAGAAAAATAATAAATATACTAAATCGAGAGAAAAAATTAATCTATACAGATTCAAGATTAAATATTGCAGATAGAAATAATAGCATTTGTTGTAGGAAAGAATATTTACCTGAAGTTTCTTTATTTGAACTATTGAAAAATCTAAAGATAGTAGATAGAGAATTTTGTTGTAAATCACCTGAATTTGTTATAAATCTTCTTTATCGAAACTATCTAATTGACAAAGGAATTATTAATGAACCAAGAATAATTTAACATGAAACCAGAAGAATTAGTAAAGAAAACAAAATTAGACCGAATCACTGGAACTAGATCTGTAACGCGTACAGATGGGTATATGTTTGTAGAACTTTCAGAAGGAGATAAAAAAGACTTAGAAACTATTGATAATCTAACAGGGAAAACACTTTATATAGTAGAACATGGTGCATCTCAAGTTATGGATCTCTTTGAAGAAGGAAACTCTCAAGTAGTCATAGATGATTCTACTGGAAAAACAGGTTTAGCTGTAAATGTTATTGATATTTCTGGAGATTTTATGTTATATCAAGTAAAAGATACAAATAAACCAGATACTTTTAGATGGTGGAATACTAAGGTTTATATAGATGCCAAACGAGTCGATCTTCCATTTCTTAAAACACCGACCTTAGGAAAAGAATCAAGGATTTATATAGTTGTAACTGAAGATTATGAGATTTATAAGTTTCCGAAGTTAATGTATCCAAATCCTATAAAAGATTTCTTTAAGTGGTTGAAGAAGAAAAAGAAAATTTCGATAAAAGTAAAATCAATATATGATCGAAATGAATCCTTCGAGAATTGTTTGGGGTGGGTCCCAAAAAGAAATATTAAAGGAGAAGGAGAAATTCTTGAGTACATAAAAGAACTTGAAGGTGATACTAGTTGGAGAAGTTGGTGTAGTGATTGGGCTAACAAATTTAAAAACATAAAAGATATAACTATTACTCAAGAAGATATTAATGATTATATCTCTGAAGCAAAAAATAGATATAAAATTTACCGATGATTTCCTTAATAATGTGATGATAAACATAATAAAAATTAAACAAATAGAAAAATGAAAGATTCATCAAAATTTGAATTATCCCAAGAGTTAAAAAAGTTTTTCGAGAGAGCTCATGAAGAAGTAGTTTCGTTTATGGGAAAAGAAATATCACTAGATCATATAGTTTCTCAGATAGTTATAACTTATCTAGATAATGAAGGTGATATTCCAGAACTAAGAGATTACCTAAAAGATCTGTTTATCGGAAAACCTAGTACAGAAGAAGATCTTAGAAAGTTTGTAATGGATGTAATGGCCGAAATTAGAGAAGACAATAAATTCACAGCGCCTTCTGAATTGTATACTGGCGCTGATTCGATTGTCTTGTCTCCGGCCGTTAATTATATCTTGGATAAACTGACAGATATAAATTTAAAATCTGAGATGACTGATGATATTGATACACTAGCTTTCCTTATGTGTTCACTCCCAGAAGCAGAGTTCAGTAAGATTGCTAAGTATCTTGTAAATGAATTAGACGCCGATGCAAGAGACCTCACGAGTTTATTTTGGAAGATAAATGACTTCGATACGAAACTTGGAATAAAAGACCAAGAAGATAATTGTGAGGAAAATAACGGCGGCGAACTTAAAGAAAAAACTCTCGATTATAACCAAGGCGACGAAGACTCTGAAAAACGTCGCGAAGAGGAAGATCGAGAATTTGAAATGGCTGGACAAGGAAGTAATGAGCCTCTAGTTTCAGGTGATCCTAATTCAACTACACCATTCTTAGATCAATACTCAACCAATTTATCTAAACAATGTAGATCTGGACAATTTGATCCAGTTATTGGAAGAGAAAAAGAAATCTCACAAGTTATTGAAATATTATCTTGTAGAAAAAAAAGTAACTGTGTATTACTTGGATCCCCTGGAATTGGTAAAACGAGTGTAGTTGTGGGATTAACACAAGCAATAGAATCTGGAAATGTACCACGCGAATTAAAAGGAAAAGAAGTTCGTACCTTAGATATCATGGGAATGGTCAGTGGATCTACCTTTAGAGGAGATTTTGAAAAGAAGCTTCTTGAGTCTCTAAGAGAGCTTGTAGAACATCCAGAAATAATCGTATTTATAGATGAAATGCATCAAATTTTTGGGGCTGGATCCAATACGCCCGGATCAGGCGATGCAAGTAGTTTACTTAAACCTTATTTAAGCGGAACTGCAGGTAAAATAACAGTTATAGCAGCAACGACCGATGATGAATATCGAAAATTCATAGAAAAAGATGGAGCTCTTAAAAGAAGATTTCAAGAGGTTCAAGTAGAGGAACCTACTCTAGAAGAGACGAAAATTATCTTGGAAAAAACGGCTCCTAAATATGAAGAGTATCATAGAGTTAAATATACTCCGGAAGCCATAGAAGCTTGTGTTAATTGGAGTAATTTATATATTAATGATAGAAATCATCCAGACAAAGATATTGATATTATTGATATAGCGGGATCTCTTACTAAGCTTAAGAAAGATATAGATACTAGTTCTATTGATAATCTTGAAAAAGCAATTGATAATATTGTTAAAGAAAAAATTGAGTTAGTAGAAAAGCAAGATTTTGATGAAGCTCAAAAGAGAAGAGATACCGAATTATTATTGAAAGAAGAGCTTAAAAAGGAAAAATCTAAGATTGATCAAGAACTTAATGATCCTTCTGGCTGGTCTAATGTAACAGTAGATGATATAGCTTCAGTAATTTCTAAGATGTCTAAAATACCTATTGACAAAATTCGTAGTACTTCTCGAGAAAAACTTAGAGAAATGAAAAAGTCAATGGAGGCAAAAGTAATAGGACAGGACGAAGCTATTGAAAAACTATCTATTGCACTTAACCGTCAATTTCTAGGACTTAAAGATAAGAATAAACCGACATCTTTCTTATTTACAGGATCAACTGGAACTGGAAAAAGTTACTTAACAAAAATATTAAATGAATCACTGTTTTCAAATCCTAAAAATTTAATTAGAGTTGATTGCAGCTTATTTACTCAAGAAACTAGTGCAAATTCTTTAATAGGAGCACAAAGTGGATACGTAGGATATGGAGATAAAACAGTATTTCATGATGTTAGGAAAAGACCATTTAGTGTGATTCTTTTTGATGAAATTGAAAAGATGCATGAAAATGTAATTAATACTGTATTTCTCCCTATTTTAGATGAAGGTCAGATTACTTTATCGGACGGAAGCTTAGTATCATTTAAGAACTCGATCGTGATTTTTACATCGAATATTGGAACACGAGAGATTAGCAACAAGACAAATCTTGGATTTTCTAAAGTATCTGGAATAGAAAGTGATAAAGAAGATGAAAGCATTGTTATGAAAGCTATTAAGAAGAAATTCAGACCAGAACTTATAAATCGATTAAGTGATATTATATTTTTCAGATCACTTGATAAAAATAATCTTTATAAAATATTTGATCTTGAATTAGAAAAACTTAAAGATAGACTTTCAGAGAATGAATATACTTTAGAGGTTTCTAATAAGATGAAAGAATATGTAGTGTCTCAATGTGATCTTGCTTATGGAGCTAGAGATCTTCAAAGAGAGATTGTGAAGAATATAGAAAATCCAATCTCTAATGAACTTGTATATTCTGATTCTATTGGAAAAAATATTGTAGTAGATATTGATGAAAGTAATAAATCAATTGTAAAATTTAATACAACAATAGAGTTTGATATCAAGAAAGAAGAAAAAGGTAATATCTTGAGATAATAAATAAAATAATAAGACTTAGGTGTGAAATCCTAAGTCTTTATTTTGCTTTCCTGAAAATCCAAAAACCTACTAATCTATGAAAGAACATTAGAAAAATTTATAAATAAAATTATAAATCGATCTAGTGTTCTTTTGTTTTCTAACATTTTAGGTTTATTAGGGAAAAGTAGGAATAGTAGAGATCCGGAAACTTTATTATCTTCGAAATTCCCTTCTTGTAAAATCTAAAATGTAAATAATAATTAAACTATTAAAAAATGTTAGACGACCTATTAGACACAGAAAACAGAGCTATAGAATCCTCTGTATCACAGGATAAGGTGAATAATAGTAACCTAATAGGAAGATGGAGACTGTTACTTATGTATTTTCTGAAGATAAGAAAACTCTATTAGGTGCTTACTTTAATGATTTAAATAAAATGAGTGAAAGATTTAAATTTAGTAAAACGTCTATTCAGAGTCATATAAAATCAGGAAAACCTCTTAAAACGGGAGAATATATTTTAAAAGGACCAGAAGCAGTTAAGTTAGTTCTTAGTCTAGAACATGGTACTGCAGGAGATTACAAACCAGAAGACAATAAAAATAACACAGAATCCGCTTAAAAATCTTATATATGAAAAATAAATAAGAAAACTATGAAAAAGATATTAGGATTTATCGCAATTATTCTCGGTTTAATAGGATGTTTAGTAGCCTGGATGAAGGAGAATAAAAGAAATTGCTACAAAGAGGCGGGATAATGAAGAAGTTATTAATGATGACTTTCCTCCTGTAAATGAATAGAAAAATAATAAGAACTTAGAGTAAAATCTAGGTTCTTTTTTTTATTTGTATCAGAGAAGAAAAAATAAAACTACAGGATTTCTCTTGTAGTTTAGAATTATTTATATTTTTTAAATTACGTGGCGGTGATCGTTACAGTAAATCGCATAGTTTACAAATCTATAATTTAGTAGTAACTAATAACATGAGCCGCCACGTATTTAAATTTAAAGTTCGGAGATCAATGCAGTATTAAGCTTGCATTCCATATAATAATTAGTAGTAACTAACATTGTAAGCCGAACTCGTTCTTTATTTAAAAATATAAAATCATCTTTTTCTTTAAAATTCTTTTTCATACATTAATAAGAATTTCGGGGTTTCTGAGATTCCCTTTTTTTACATAGAAAATAAAAGTAGTAAGCTTTGATGTCTTACTACTTTATCTTTTTTATTGTCTTTTAGATTCGTTCTCTATATGATTAAATGTATATTTATATCTTCTTTTGAACGTATCCCAAGGAGTATGATCACGATAGGCATAACCTCCCCAATTATTCTGAAAATCTAGGTCTGCGCTATGTATTGCTTCCCATACTTTTCTTGGATTAAATCTAAAATTATAAATAAACACTAAAAACACGATTGGTACTACAATTACCATCTCAAGAAGAATTCCTATAATAACTAGAATTCCCCAAATTAACTTGTGTAATCTTAGTAGTTTAATCATCGTCGTCCTTTCTTTTTGATTTTCTTTTAATAGACTTACCGCTAAGAATTTCTAACATATCTTCATAGTTAGGAATTCTATAATTAATAAGAGCTATCGTTTTTCTTCCTTCTTTCAATAATTTTTCGAGAAGGGCGAGTTCTTCTGATTTGTGTTTATTTTTCTTATCTTCTGATGTAGGATGTTCTTTTCCATAACACTTAACTAACTCTGCATCATAAGATTTTTTCCGTTCTTCCATGACTTTTTCCATTTCACTAGAAGATTTCAAGCAATTTTCATATTCTTCTTGAACTTCTTGCAGTAATTTGGCTCTCTTCATTGAAAGTTCCTCATATAATTTCTTTTGTGAGGGTAATTTTTCATTGAGCTCACATAATATCTCTTTCTGAGATTTTAATACTGTTCCCCTAGATTCTTCACTAGAAAATGTTGCTTGATGTGACTCAATTCTTGATATACTATTTTCCAAAGATTTAATTTCTTTTTCTTTGGAATTGATAGATTTTTTCAGGTAATCACAGATTAGAGTTAGATGTCTACAGTCGATATAACCTTTTTTATTCTTTACGATTACTTTGAGTGTAGTTCTATTTATAGCGATATATCCATTCTCTAATCCAAAATCAAATATGTTGGAGTGCTTTTTCTTACTTTCCATTAGCGTTATTTCATGTTCTCCGCTATTTACAAACCCCATATAAACACCATCTCCTAATGATGTATAATTCTTAGATTCCCACTTTCCAATTACATTCAGTGAGTCATCTATTACCAATTTTCCACCAGAGAATTTAAACTCCTCTGTCTCTTCGTCATCAATATCGATAATATCTACAATATTATCCTTGATTTTTTCTTTCTTAGTTATTAATTTGTTAACTTCTAATGTTTCTTTTTCTTCTGATTTTTCTTTCTTCATAATTTTTTATTTTTAATTTGTTATAGTTTCAAACGGTTGGTACAATCGGTCCATCTTTTAGTAGAGTCCATCCATATCCATCTATTACTGTTATTGTTTTTGGAATATTTTCTTGAACGATACCTTTTAAGAATGTGAAGTTATAGACCTTTCCTAAATACTCTATCATTCCAACATGTCCACCGAATTTTCCTTGATATACACCATCAGGAACTTCAGGAAATGAATTTGTTGATCTAGTTTGCCCAGTTACATCATATTCTTTTCTGATTTTATGAGCGGCCGGAAGTTCTAGATAATGAGTCGGCCGGAAACATTCTTGACATCCTTCACATAAACAAGTCATCCAACCTTTCTTTTTATAATTATAGTATCCAATAACATATCTGTCAAGTTCTCCATTAACGGCCGGAACAAAACAAACACATATCTTAGAATGGCCGCCTTTATATTCTTTTGGTAATCCATCTACAGCGATTTTCTTGAATAACTCGACCATCCATACTTCATAATCTTCCTTATTTCTTTCATCCGACACCCCAGCATCATAACCCTCAAAATAAGAAATATCAGATAGTATTTTTGCATCTTCATAAACTACCAGATCTCTAACTTTCGGATCATGACCTTCTTCTAATAAGTCATTTATACTATTCAGGTGTTTTCCTAAATATTTATCTCCTTCTTTACTTTTCATCCTTAAACTCTTTTATAGTTTCTTCAAGTATAATCTTTATAGTATCTTTTGTAGACCCATTTTGAAATTTCGCTAATATACTTTCCTTAAGCAGATCTATTACTTCATTTTCAGCCTCTTCTACTGCTCTAACTGCATTACTATAATCAATTATAGATTCATCTACTTCACAATAACACGGTTCATAGCTTAATGTAGATAAAATTTCAAACGCTCTATTACTTTTCATAACTTCTTATTTATTATATCATATATAAGGTTTTTAGTCTTTATTCCACAATTTAACACTTAAAGATAGAGCAATACAATATAACCCAACACTTCCAAGAATTAATGTTTTATATGAACTCTCTGGAATACCTACTAAAAGATTAGCAAACTGATTTCCAGAAAGACCAGCAAAAGCCCAAGCACTAAGTATTAATCCATGAATCTCAGATACGTCTTTCATTCCATACCTATCAGCTAGAACAGAAGGCATTATTGAAAACATTGCCCCATACCCAGCATTACATAAAAGTACAGCTACTGGAATAAAACCTGGAGCCATAAAAGCTGTAATTCCCGAAAGAACAGAGAATGTTAAGATTATTCCAAAAAGTTTCCCACGGTTTTTAAAATAATCTGACCACCAAGCAACTCCAAAACGGCCAAGAGAATTAAATATAGCTGAAAATACTAATCCCAAGACTATTCCAATTCCAGCTGTTTCGTAATAATATTTCTCATAGCTTATAATTGCTAGTCCAGAAGAAATATTTAAATAAAAAATTAGCCAAATAGTAGTAATTGCAGGTAGATTTAGAAGTTGTTTTTTCCTATCAAACCATTCTTTGAGTGATTTAGGTTTTAATGTATTTTCTACTCTTTTCTCTTCTGGTTTTTTAAGAAGTACTGCAGCTAATAACATAATCAAGGTATATCCAATTCCGAAGGAGAGGAAAGTACAATATATCCCACATCTTTCCATACTCCAATTAAGAAGAGGTGTTGCTACTACTTTTGCTAATCCAAATCCCATAATAGCAAGTCCAGTAGCAAGACCTTTATTATTCTTGAACCACATCATCAGGGTTTTTACTGGGGTGATATATCCAATTCCAACTCCAGTACCCATAATTGCTCCGTAACTAAGGTAAAGAAGTGGAATAGAGTTTATATAACATGCTACTCCAGATAAGATCATTCCAGAACCAAAGAGGATAGAACTTATAGTTGCAGCTTTCTTTACATTCTTTTCTACTAAGGGACCGAAAAAAGCTGCAGAAATCCCTAAGAAAAATATGGCTAAGGAAAATGCCCAAGTACAATTACCAGTAATAGATTCTTTTATATAATCATACAATAAGGACCAACAATAAACAGTTCCTATACAGCCATGAATTAGTAGAGCAGGTATAGCTCCATGTAACCATTTTTTACTCATAATTCTTTGATAAAAAATACTAAGAGGTTTCCCTCCTAGTATTATTCTGTTTTTAATTACTTTTTCCTTCTATATTTATATAGTTTACACTCAGATGTACATTCCATAATACACTGACTTCCACAAAAAGTATCAAGATCTGATACACTATTAGTTGAGTAATCGAGATTATTCTCTTCTACCTTTAATGGTGTTAGATAGCCTCGTTTAATATACCTAACTCTAAAATTAGAACGTCTTTCATTCTCTAAACCTCCAATTACTCGAGTCACTACTAACATTGTAGTATTTTTATCACTTACTTTAGCGTTGTGTGATAATTTAACAAAACTATCCGTATTAATATCTCCATACATATTAATTGGTCCAATTACAAAACCAATTTCATTATCTCTAGTATCAAGAACTAAGCTTCCTGGTTTAAAATCAGAATATTCGTCTGATAAAATCCTATCTCTAGCTTGAATACATTGATTGATATAAGGAATAGCTTCATCAACATCATCTAAACCTAAACTAGTTTTTATATCTTTAAGTATTTCTTCCGTCATGACATTACTATTTTTTTACCACCAAACAATAATGTAACTAAAGAAACTACATCTTCAGTTTCTTTCATAATCTCCCATGATTCTTGAACTTTTCTAATCACATCTTTAAGTACTTCTTTTGTTGTTTTAACTCCAGAATAATAAGATGTAATTAGGAGAGGAATTTTTCGATCTAAGCTTGATACTTCTGAAATATCTGTTTGATTTTGGATAATTGCTGGGAGGATATATTCTTGAACAAAATCTACTGAATACTTGGGAAATTTTTTTGATAATCTCCAAGATATTAAGATAAATTCAATTATGTCGTCATAAGTTTTAATATATTCTTCAAGATACCCAAGAGTTTTTCCTGTATTTACGGCAACTGAATATATATTATCAGGCCATAAAGACTTTTCCTTATTAAGACTCTCCTTAACAGTTTTTATCGCTTCTTCTATATCAGTTACAGGATTTACTGACTTTTTGTAATTATCTTTTGTTTCCTGTACGATTTCATCATCCTCTGATTTATCTTCCTCAATAAAATCCCATTCCAAAACTTCAGGAGACCCACAAAGAACTTGATAATTTTTCTTTGTATCTTCAATATCAATACTAAGAGTTAATGTAGTATTCTCTTCGAAGTCTTTACTCATCTCTAAAGAACTTAATACTTTTCCTAAGTCTTTACTTTTTACTGTTAATGTTACTGTACGATGCATGGTAAAAAATTTTTAATGTTATTTTCCATATAAACTATTTCTTTTTCACATGATGGATCTAGATTAACTACTCCATCATATTTAAGGAAATCAACGCCATATGGATACTTACAATGAGCATGAACCGACCATCTTCCTGTAGGTTTCCATATAGTTTTTGAGAAACATTTATCATAAATATCCATATCTCGATTTCCATAGATAACATTTCCTATAAATTTAGGACTAAGTTGTTCAAGATATTTAATTCCAGCATGTGTACAATAAAAAACAGTATCGTCTTTTTTAATAATTATATGGGTTCTTAAGATATCATTTAATCTCTTCAACCATGTCAATGCTTCTCCTGGAGTTAAAGATCTAAATTCGTCAGCTGTTGTTGTTAAAAAGTCTGTTGGAAGTGAATTATAAAGCATTTCAGCAATAATAGCCCTACTTCCTCCTGAGTTACTACTTGCAGCCCATCTCCAGAATAAAAATTTTCTAAGTCTACGTTCATGATTTCCCTCTAAGAATATATTATAGTATGATGCATTCTTAAAAATCATTTCTATAAGTTTTCTAGATCCACCTTCTTCTGGACCATCAATATAATCTCCCAAATGTACTCTTATTGTTCCAGAAGGGAGATTAATTTTTTGATAGAGAGAATAATTGGAATGAAGATCAGAGAAAAAATACATCGTCTCTTTTCTTGGAATATCTAGAATTACTTCTTTCTTCTTCCAGTAATCCATAACATCAGAGTATCCTCCAATTTTCTTTGTATATCCAAGCTGAAGATTTAAAAATGTAATAACTTCTGCCTCTAATTCTTCTTTCGTCTTCTTTTTAAATCCTACTGGACTATACTTTTCTGGATTCGATGTATAGTCATGAGGGATATTAAAGATTTTATAGAAACAGGTATAACCATAAATCATACCCATATCCTCTAAAATCTTGGTTTTCTCTTGGTCATAATCAATAACAACTAGACATCCAGATTCAAGTTTATTATTAATCGCTTCAAACCATGACTTAAAGATGAGATTAATATTCGTTCTCCCCAAGATATCAGTTGTTTTATCTCGATCTAATTCTGGCATACTATATAATCTCTTGAAAATAGAATAATCCAGGAAAAAATTTTCTAGACCTTGAGATTTAACCCATTCAAGCTTTTCATTTTTTGCTAATCCCTTTAAAATAATAAGTGTTTTCATTTTCTTTATTCTGGTAATGTATTATTTCCTACTTCTTGAAATTTAGGGATAAAACTAAACATAAGACTGAGAATTTGATTTACAGTTCCCATTTTACTACCAACCAATGGAACTGAACTAGCATCACAAGCCATTCTAACTAAAGAATAGTATTTATAATTCTCTGGACATCTTACAATAAGTTTAGATGAATTATTTAAATACCCCAACTGGTAAAGAGGGATAGGACTCTGAGATCTCCCCAAGAAGTTTATAAAGATGCAGTCTGCAGCATTCATTGCCATTCTTTCCCACTGAAACTTATTAGCCATTTCTTGATTAAAAATATTAGCTTCTTTGTTTTGTGGGGAATACCAGTTATTAAGAATTACATAATTATATTTTGTAAATAAATTCATTAATCCTTTTTGTGGGTCTACTGCATTAGCTAGTCCAGCTACGAATTTGGACTGCCAATTCATCTCACCTGTAGGACCTAGATCAATACTACCTAATAATAATATTTTTAGTGCATCTTCGGTACCTGGAGGAATCTGATCTCCTACATTCAGTACCATTACATTATTACTAATTTGTTCCATATATTATAATAAATAAAAAGTGTTCCTCTGATATAAAAACCTGGAGGAAACACTATAAAGTTAATCATTTAAATCCATTCACAATAACTCAACTGCGGATCTAACCATCTTCTAAGTTCATCCATTTTTCCAGAATTAATTAGAAGAGCTACATCTGCATATTCTGAGGTACCGTATTTGATTAGTTTTTGGGTAAATTGATACTTTCTCTCCTCCGACATTTTTTGATACTCTTTATAATCTCTGAGAATGCAAAAGTTTCGTTTATTCTCTATTGCAGATTTAATATCTTCCTGAAGTCCTGATAATTCATAGTTGTTAAGTGGAAGGAATTCTACTGTTTTTAATGTTTTCCGAAGTCCACAATTAACAAACTTATTTATTACATCATTTAATTTATCTACAACCTCTGGAGGCATAGAAACTAATGCTTTATCTCCATGATTTATCATTTGAGAATCTGATGGAAGTGGAAAAGATACCATAGCTGAATCGGTGTTTACTCTTTCAACATTAACCCCCTCAGAAATACTACTACTATTATTCCGAATCATACCACTAAAATTGTTATAATATTCAGCTAATAATGGTGTAGTAACTGTAATTTGTATCATTCTACTTTCTGGGTTTACTCCTCTTTGAATTTTCATGATCTGTTAATTTAATAAAGTTTCTATTTTATTATATACTATCAATAATAAGATTCTCGAGGGTACTAGGAAGAGTTTAATCGATTTTCCATAACCCTGAACTATCTCCTCCCTGTTCTCTTTTTCTTAAGTCGCCGAGGAAATCAAAGGGACGTGGATTTTGAACAGGAACTTTAGATTTGAGAAGAGCTATAAATTCTTTAAACTTACCCTTCTGTGTTGTAATTTTCTCTAAGTTATATATTCTGAAGACTTCTATTCCAAGCTGTTCCAAGTATTCGTCCCTAAGGTTATCGGCGTCTAAGTTATGATAGTCAGAATCCAACTCTAAAGCTAAGGATAACTCTGGAAAATAGAAATCACATAAGAAAAAACCTCCAGAAATGCCAGGAAGTCTAAGAGAATTCTGAATAGGTACTAAAAATTCCCTATAAACAGTTAATGGGTAAAAATAATCTATGTTTATTAAGAAATCTACTAATCTAGCTTGTTGAGATCTCCACCTCAATTGTTTTGCACGAGTAAATTTTTTAGCTGATTTTCCTGGGTATACTATATTTTTCAGAGAGTATAAGTTTCCAGATTCCGATATTGAATATACTGGATAAGGTTGAGTTGGAATATCTGAGAAGTAAAATGTTTCTAGGTGATTTTGCGGTTCTCTCTTTTTTGCCATAATTTTAAATTGAAATCCTTATTAATGTTAAATAAATAAAAGCCATGGAAGAAATAGAAAAATACTTTAATATTGGTATAGAGTATGGTAGTAGATACATAACATACGAGGTACCTGATAATAACAATATTAGATATTGTAAAGTATATATTGAACTAAATTCAAATAGCTTTCCTAATCTTCAAAGAATTATAAGTACTCCAATATGTTTGGATAATACTATCAAGATAATAGGAATAATTGTAGATCAAAGAGAAGTTTCAAATATTGATAAATATTTAATAAATAAAAATTCTAAAACTGACACACTTATTCTACTATCTCATGAAATAACTTATGATGTTGATATATTAGAGAGACTTGAAAAATTTGGTATTGAAGTAGGAATAGATGGACTAGGAGATCTAACGATAGATATACCTACAAAAGAAATTCTAAAGTTATTATTAAAAGAAGGACGATAAATTCTCCTTTTTTATTTTTTCTATAATTTTTACCATAATATTTAATCTGCTAATGTTAAGTGCCAAGTATATGTATATCTGGATGAATCAACTTTACTATTAGTATAACTAATTGTATCTCCCTTAGAAGATTCGAAAATAGTAATATTATTTCCTACAATATTTTCAGATACACGACTTAATAATCTAATTTTTAATTCTCCAGTGTCTCCATCTAATATTTTTAAACCTATTATATTCGAATTTTAAAAATTCGAAGGAGGCGTATCAGTATTTACATAATTTTCTATACCTATGTTTATCTCTTTTATATTTTTTCTAATAAGAATTCTCTGGATATTGTTGGAAAAAATAACATCGCTATAGTCGTCAAAAATACTATCTTTATATAATTTATTAAATCTAACAATACCATATTGAGTAATATTAAAATTTAAAGGTATTATTCCTGTTACTATATTATCACTCAAAGCAACTTCACTTATAATCCCCCCCCTCGATGACATTACTAGAAGAGTTTTGTATATTAATTTCTGTTCTTACACTTCCATCATATTCATTTCCTTGGATAATAAGTGGTTCTGGATTTTTAAGAGCCGTCGGAGTATCAAGAATAGTAGAGTACTTATGTGTATGTTCTAGATTTGCTTTATTATTTAATGCCTCTCGTGTAGCATTAGAGATTGGTTTATTTAAGTCTAAAGTATTATCTATATCACTTATTACTTTATTTACTTCAGAGATTGTTGGTTTCTTAATTCATCACCTATAATTTTTGCCATAATAATTAAATATTAAATTATAAAACCAAACAAGAAGATTTATAGAGTCCTCCTGTTTGGTTAATTTTGTTTTACTTTTTGCCTTTCTTTGTTTTAGGAGCATTAGGATCAACTACTGTAACATTGATTTTACAGAAAATACTATTATCTTCTGGAATAGTTGCTGTAACTGTGATTATTGAACTTCCAGGACAGCATCCCATCAGTCTACCATCTTCGATAAATCTAGCTACTCTAAGATTACTAGATTCATAAACCAAAGGAGGTAAATTAGACATAGCAGGTTCACTTACAATTTCAATAGTTTTAACTTCACCTTTAATTAATTCCAAACTTTCTCCACCAACAAATTTAATACCTTCTGAATCAGTAATATTAATTTCTTTATCAGTCGGAAGAGGTTGTGGAATAGTAGCATCTTTCTTAATATCAAGACTCTTAACTACTTCAGTTACTGGAAGTCCTGCAGCGGGAGAATTCACATCACCTGCAGCTCCACTCAATAATGCATCATTAATCATAATCAAAAACGTTTTTAAAAATTATTACAAATAAATTCTATAACCTATTATTTCTTGTATCTCATCTAGGTCATAATAGTTAGCAGCATGTTTTCCTAAAGATTCTGCCATTTCTTTATATACTTCCATTCCAGCTCCTTCAATTTTTCCTAGAGCTGTTAATCTGGTGTAAAGTTTATTTAATTCGGAGTTCTTTTCATCTCCAGAAATATCTCTATTCATAAATGCCCATATTCCAGAACATCCACAATAGAGACTTAGATCGGCGAAGTATAAAAGTTCGGGCCGTATCATTGTCGGGAGCATATTTAAATGATGTTCCAAATATTGATCAGTGGCTTCGTAGAGACATGAGAAATAAATCTGATCTTCTCTTGTCCAATCATGATATTCTCTCCCGATAAAGCCGGCCCAAGAGTAGTTCCATTCGCCGTAAGTTCCATCTCCATAACAAAATCCATAGAAGTCAGGATCCCAAGAAGAGTTCATAAAAGGTTGAGAAAATACTGGAAACTTAATATTCCCACTAAAATATCTCTCAAAAACTTTCATTCGCTTTTCCATACATTCCTTAGCATCCTCTAATTCCTTGCTCACTGTACAACCCCATCCTATAGAGTTCATAATTAACCTACGTCTTAAAGATTCATAGGCACAACTTAGGTATTCCCCAGTATAACTCTCTTCAGGCAGTAAATTTCCATGAGCAATATCTAGTTCAAATCCAAGAAGTGTTCCGAGTGTTGTAATTTTCCTAGGATTTGAAATGAGAGTATATCCGAATTGTTCAGCTATCCATGTGTAAGTTATGTTTTCGAAATTCTCAGATAACACTACAGAACATGCTTGATAGTCAGAATCTCCGGCCGATAATGAAAGCTTATAGGAAAGAATATTATCAAGGATCGAAGTTCTAACAATACCATTACTATCCTGGAAATTTTCAAAACATTCAGATAAAATTTTTCCTAGACAATCTCCTGGCTGTGGATTTGTTTTATACTCGAGGTAATCTGTTTTACTATATAATTTCATTATTCTTTTATTTTACTTATATAATCTAAAATTCCTTGGACATGAAGATTAACTATTGCTTCTTTTCCTTCAGGCGATAATAAGAAATCTACATCTTCGTGGTTATCTTGGAAGAGATTTTCTGTCAAAACTGTACTTGGTTTAGTGTTCTTACAAATATAAAATCCACTAGTCCAATAAGGAACTCCAGGATACTCATAACGCACTCTAATCCCTTCTTTTTCAGCCGCTTTCGTTAAACATCCAGCAAGTTCTTTTGTTTTCTGTCCAGCTCCTCTATAAATAAACGCACTCCATCCTTTAGCATTCATCCATTCAGAACCATTTCCTGCTGCATTTAAGTGAGGCGAAATACAGAAGCAATCCCCAGAACATTCATCGTAGATTTTATTAATTATTCTACATTGTTCACTAAGAGATAATTCTTTTTCTGTTTCAGGTATAGGATTAATAGCTTCATATCCTAAGCCTCCCAATCTTTCTATCATCTCACTAATAATTTCTCGAGAATAAGAATACTCTCGTAAAATCCCATCAGGACTTCTTTTTCCTGGAGTAGTTTTATGATGCGCTGGTATTAATAATATTTTTGTCATAATCTATTTTATTTATTCTTCTGGTTTAAAATCTCCTGCTGTTCCATGTCCTAGACTGAGTACGAGTCTTACAGCTTCTGGGACACGTAAAACATACTAATTTCTGTATAAAAATTTAGTCCATTGATTTAGATTTGGCTCTATATTTTCTAGTTTTAAAGCTTTTTGATATTCCTCATTATATATAATATCTGAAAGATTATCTATAAGATAATGATTAGTATAAAATTTATTATCTCTATTACAACATAGAAATAAATTATCTTTTTCATTAATTAATTCGATTAAATATTCTATACTTCTAATAAAATTATAACCACACTTATTCAGAGTTTCTTGATCGAAGTTAAAATCATTATTAATTATATGAGAATATATAATATCTCTATTCAGATTTTCATTTTTAATTTTTTCAACAACTTCATCCACTTCCCTACCGGTTTCCGGAATAGTATGAAAAGTTACATTATCTAAATTCTCTACTAATCTTTCAAGTCTTTTTACATAATCTTTTAAATAAAATAACTTATGATTAAATATCCCTAATTTTTTCTCTAAAGATATTGTATAATTTCTAGAATTACTCATTATTATTATCTTCTACATCTAATAAACTCATATAACGAATCTCTTGCTTCTTGATCAATGAAGTAAGGTCCTAGATATGGCATAAGATCCTCTGCACTATAATTACTTGAATAATAATAAGGTTTTTTTACAACACGAGATAAATTTTCTTCCCAATCTGACAATATTAGTTTATCTGAATCAGATTCTGCAATTCTGTTTAACGCCCTTAATACATCATAAGCATATCTCATAGATAAATCATATAGTAAGTTAAAATTTATATCCATTAATTTTAACTCATTATTTTTATATCTCCCAATATAGTCTAGAAAAATATCTCTTGCTTCATGATCTTTCAAAATTCGATTCTCTATTTCATCTAAATCTACAAGATTAGCGGATGAATAAGATCTAAGTGATATACTTAATTCATAGTTTTTATATTTTTCTTCAAGATAGAAAAATTTATGTCTAACTTCCTTTAATAAATCTTCAAACTCAGTAGCTTCTTTATAAGATGTTTCTACCTTATAGTCTCCATAGTTATAAATTCCAAGATCTTTTCCGATGAATCTAATTTCCTCTTCCAAAGATTGATACATTAGATCCTTTTCCTTCTTTCTTTTCCAACCAAACATGATTATTTCTCCTTATTTTTCCTAAATGATTGAAGTTTATTAATAAATGGAGACTTATAATACATTTTATGTTCTTCTTTGTAACTCTCCAGGGATTTATCTAAACTCTCTTTTGCAAGTTTCAGTTCATTCTCACTTGCTCCAGATTCCTTCAATAGCTTAATAGCATTTTCAGAGGCATTCTTTTCATTATTTACTACTTTCTTACCTTTGAAAAATCTTTCTACTGATTTCCACAGACCTTTAGAATTATCTCTTCCTCCTGGAGAATCTGCTGGTTTATGAAATTCTTCTATTATATTTTCAGCCTCTCTATCTATTTTTGCGGCCTTTCCTTTAGAATTTCTATTTATTACATGTCCAATCTCATGAGCTAAAGCTGGATTACCTGAAGATTCTTTAAATAAAATTAAATCATTACTATTATTAAAATGTTCCATATCTTTTCGACCATCGAATTTAAGCTTTTTTCTAACAGCTTTCTTTATTTCTGGATTTCTTATATCAATAGTTCCATTTTCAAAAGATTTTCCTGAAGTATTGCTTTTATCTTCAAGTATATATGCTTTATTTTTAGCAGCTTCATTTTTTAAATTATTTTTGATAGATTTTGCTGAATCTTCATTAGATAAAGATAGATCTTTAATGGATTTATCTAATTCCTTAATCTCTCTATCCAATTTAATTCTTTTATCTAACGAATCTTCAATAGAATCTTGCGTTTTATCGATAATTTTCTTTCCCATTTTCGACCTACTAATCGGCTTTACTATTAAATTATCTCCTAAATCACTAATAGCATTAATTGCTCCTTTTGATAACTTTTTTACTCCAGAAAGTAATCCATATTCTCGTTGTTCTACTTCCCAACCTTCAGAGTATAGTTTTTCAATTAAATCTCTGCCAGTAAAAACTCTTACTGCTACAATATTATTTCTTTTTACTCTCATCACGTTAATATTTCTTTAGATTCTTTTATAAGCTTTGCTCTAATTCTACTATTTCCATCGGCGATATTGTTAATTAGATCGAGAGTTGCTTGAAGTGATTTGAGTTGATGAGGTTCCCAAGATTCACTTTCGAGAATTCCAATCCATACAAAACCAGTACCGGTCGATAAACATTCCCATACCGAATTAACCATCTCTGCTATACTATATACACCACTCATCTCCGGGGTTATGATATAGAGATGTGTATTACAAAGTTCGGATTTTTCGATGTTTTCTTTTTCTATACATTCAGGAGTCCAATCAGGTACAACGGGATTAAAATATTCAAATCCAAGTCTATCAAGTTCTGGAATTAATTCATCTCTCCAGGCCGATCCACCACAAGTACCTCCCAAGAAAATACGTTTAGGTTTGTCTTCTTGATCAAGTCTTACGTTAAAAGTAGATTCAGTTAAGTATAAACATGCATATTCTGAAGTAGATTTAGGGATAATACTTTTAACTGCAGAAATCTCAACATGAAGATTGTCGTCATATCTCTCAATACCCAGATCCTCTTTAACAAATCTGGTCCAAATATCCTCTATATTCTTATAGTACTGAATATCTATATATTTAATATAAAAATAGACTATATCATCTAAGGAACTTCCCCTTAGTCTTATATTTAGTCGTTGAAAAATTATATCTTAGTATAATTTCTGCTGATTTATTCTCCATCACTTTTTATAACCTCCCTTTATATTATGGGCGGAAAATATATGTGATGTAATTTTCCAGCATTTTAATAAGATTTTCCTAAACAACATAGTATCATTTAGGCAACTACTTTTTAATTGGATGTATCAGAGTTAGTTATATTTTTCTTAAAGATAAATTGAATATGAAGTTTGAATCCGGGGGTGGTTCGGAGCCATTCTAGATAATCAGAAAAATCGATTGCCCTGAGTTGATCTCTAATTTCTCTCTCAATTTCTACTGCTCTCGGATTTTTATAAGTACTGGGGACTGGTCTACCTCCTACATACATAATTCTTGCTTTATACAGAGAGTTAACACTGACAAATCTTTTTTTAATTTGTACTACTACCTTAATTTCTTTCTTATTGCTCATAATAGATTTTAATATAAATTAATGGATAAACAAAAAGAAAAATATTAAAATCAATTCATAAATTTTACTTTATAAAATTTTTCTAATATTTTTCTGCATATATAAGGTTTTTACTCTATAGAAAACGCAAAAACTTATTTATAAAAGGTACGATAACTCATTTACTGTATCTTTTTCATCTTTCTTCTATCTGTAACATTTTTTCGAAGACTAAGGAACCCATGTAATACCCCTTCCACTCCGCTATTCGCTACGTTCCAGGTCGCTACGCTCACGAGACTGAATAAGATATATTAGGAGTTAAAATAGAAAATGGAATTCGATCTCCCTTTGGGAGGAGATCGAATAGTGAGAACTTTTTCTTTATACAAATTATATATTATATATTACCAAATAAGCTGAATTCAAGTTCTCATTTTGCTTCTCTAGTAACTCTAAACCCTTACAATTGAAAGAGGATTGTGTGGGTATCCCTAGTCCTCGGAATTATATAACTGGATTCTGTATTAGGTCCAGAAAGATTTAATAATTAATTTTTTAATAAATAAATAAAAGATGGATAAACAAAAAATTGTAGTACCTAGAGGAATTAGGTATATTGGCGAATGGAGGGATTTTTGTTTTTCAAATTTCTCTAGTAAATGTATAATAAATAAACAACTTCCTGGATGTGGCTTTACTGAGTATTGTATTAGAGGGCCAGAAAATATTATTTTATGTAGTCCTAGAAAGATGTTATTAAAGAATAAAAAGGACCAGCATATAGATGATGTTTATCTAGTTGTAAATGAAATGGAGAAAGAGGTTGAAGTCGATAAAGATCTTACTAAGGAACCTAAGAATGTTAAATTAGAAGATGTTGATATTAAGAAAAAGGATAATTCAGAGATCTATCAGAGACTCTATAATGAGATTTCTGACTATACCTATAAAAGATACTTAGAGAATAAACCAGCAAAAATATTAGTTACATACGATTCCTATAGAATTGTAAAGGATATATTATCTAAATTAAACATTTTTGATAAGTTTATTACGGTTGTCGACGAGTTCCAATCAATACTTCATGATGCGCGTTTCAAGTCTGATACAGAATTAGGATTCTTAGTACACCTACAACAATCGCCTACTGCATACTTTGTATCTGCTACTCCTATGATGGACGAATACCTAGAAATGTTAGATGAGTTTAAAGATTTACCTTACTATGAATTAGACTGGTATAGTTCAGATTCGACGAGAATAATTAAACCATCTCTTAAGGTATTGACAATGAAATCAGTAGGAACTAAGGCAGAGGAGATTATTCAGAAATATTTATCGGGAGATTTCGAAGAAATAGTAGTCCTTAGAAATAAAATCCCTATAAAGGTAGTATCAGATGAGGCAGTTTTTTATGTTAATTCAGTCAATCATATTACATCTATTATTAAAAAGAATAATCTTACTCCAGATCAATGTAATATATTGTGTTCAGATACCTCAGATAATCTTAAGAAAATTCAAAGAAAACTAGGGAAAAAGTTTAAGATAGGAGAGGTACCATTAGAAGGAGAGAAGCCTAAGATGTTTACATTCTGTACTAGAACTGTATATCTAGGAGCAGACTTTTATAGTTTATGTGCTAGAAGTTTTATATTTTCGGATTCTAATATAGATAGTTTAGCAGTAGATATCTCTGAAGACTTACCACAAATTCTAGGGAGACAGAGATTATTTGCAAATCCTTGGAAAAATAATGCTACTTTTTACTATAGAGTCACTGCAGATTATAGGGAGATGAAGCCAGAAGATTTTCAAAAAATAATAGATAGAAAAAGTGAAGATACTAGAAATTTATTGTTAGCATATGGATCTGCAAAAGACAACTCAGTTAAGTTTACATTAGCGAAAACATATCAGAATAATGCAAAAGCTTACAATTATAGTAATGATTATGTAGCTGTAAATAAAATTATTAATTCTCAAACAGGAGAGGTAATTCTTAAACCTGTATCTAATAAATTAGTATTAGTAAATGAAATACGAGCTTTTAGGATACAACAAATAGACTATAAAGATAGATTTAGTGTATTTTCTAGTATAAGATCAAATCTAACTCCTGATGATATAATAAATAGAGATGTAACTAAATTCTTATGTATTTATGAGACCCTTACTACTATTCATGATAAACTTAAAATGTTATGTGAGTATAGATTTATGTCTGAAGATATTATTCAGATAGTATTAGGTCAAATTCCTGATTCAGATGAAGTTAAATCCTACTATCTAGCACTTGGACCACAAAGGCTTAGAGCACTATCTTATAGTGTTACCTTTATAAAAAAAGAATTGGGGATAGTTACATTTAGTCCGGAATTATTGATTAATACTATTACATTAAATTTTAATCCTGGAGAAAAATATAGTTTAGCTAACCTTAAAACGAAACTTGGAAACTTATATTCCAGTATTAATTATACAGCTACTCCTAAGGCTAATGATATTCTTAATTATTTTGAGGTTAGAGAGATTTCGATATATGAAAGAAAAGAAGATGGATCTAGAAAGAAAATTAGAGGATATGAATTATTAAATAGAAAGGAAGTAAAGTTATGATATATTTAATTAAATCAGCGGGGTATGATGAGAATGAGAATTTAATTCATTTTCTTAAAATAGGATATACGGAAGATTCTAGTAAGGATAAAAGATTCTCTCAGTATAAAATGCATAATCCTACTTGTAAGATTCTTTATGAAATACCTGATCTCCCAGAGGATATAGAAAAGAAAATACAGTATAAGTTTAGAGATTTACTGTATTCTGAATATGGTAGGGAGTGGTTTTATTATTCTGATGAAATAGTAAATTTCTTTAAAGATATAGATAATATAGATTTAGAATCTCTTCCAAAATCTCCTAGAAGACGAGAGATAGAGTTTACTAATTTAAAAAATGAGGTAATAGATATAATAAAATATTTATTTCTGACAAAAGAGGAGTATATGAATTACCTAGAAAATCTTATTACTACCTTAGGGGATAAGTTTAGTGTATCCAGTGTATTAGATTATATAAAAACAGATCCTTTAGTAAATAAAGACCTGTATTCTAAGTACCTAGAGATAGTTAAATCTAGAGAGACCGGTATGTATAGTAAGGATGATATAATAAATCAAGAAGTATCAGAATTTCTTAGGGTATATACAGGATTAACCACTATATATGATAAATTAAAATTATTATGTGAATATGGGTTATCTCAGGATGCAATTCAGATTGTTCTTGGTCAGATAAATGATTCTGATGAAATTAAGTCTTACTATACTTCTTTAAATCCAGATAGATTAAAAACTTTAGGATATAATGTAACTCGAATAAAAAGAGAATTAGGAATAGTTACATTTAGCCAAGAATTATTAGAGGCTAAAATTTATTCAGAGTTTAAAGTAGGAGATAAATTAACACTGTCTAATATAAAGGATAGATTGGATTATTTATATTCTAGTATTTCTTATACTGCTACTCCTAAAGCAAAGGATTTAGAAAATTATTTTAAAATTAAATTAATATATGTTACAGTTTTTGATAAAATTACTGGAAAGAAAAAACAAACAAAAGGTTATGAATTATTATCTAGAAAGGAGGTGTGTTAATTATGGAATTAGGTAAATTAATTTCTAAAGCAATTTCTTGTGTGGATTCTTATATTAATCCACCAACAGAAAAACAATTAAAGGATAAACGTAAGACTGAGTTTTATGTCTATATATCTCAATTTCCTGAATTTATGGCAATGAATATATTAGATGAGATTGAAAATATGAAAGGAAATATATTTGACAAAATAAGAAAAGCATCTAATAAATACATAGAGTATATGATTGCTTGTGATGATGTAGCCAAAGAAGCGCAAAAATATATAGATTGGGACGATAACGTTTCATGTGAATATTATCCGGCTGATGGAATATGTATAATGATAGAAGAACATGTTTGTTATGCCGCAATATTTTTTGATTTGGTAGAAGAATCGGAAAACGGTATGATTGACAGGGAAACTTTATGAGAAATTGTATTTGACATGGAAAGCTATAGGATTGTGAAAGAAATAAGGTATAGCGGCTGTATTCCGATAGTCGTGTATTGCGTACAAGTAAGAAAAGACAAACGTCTTTTGTCTGAATGGGTGAATGTAAAGGGTTTTGATACCTATAGAAAAGCAAGAGAGTTGTTGAATGTTTTAAATGGTGATTGATTATGAGTAAATATAGATACAGAGAAGTAAAGAACTATATCCACAACGAATTAAAGTTGACTAAAGAGGATATAAAGGAAATTATGATTCCAATCGTGAAAGAAGAAGTAAAACGTGTCTTCCACAATACCTACGGAAACGACGTTGATATAGAGAGGTGGGTTCGTTGTATGGTTTCTGACGAGATAAAAAGAAACGGTGATTACTCTATGATAAGGAATTTGTGCAGGGAGATAATTAAGGAGGAAATTGCCGATAGGTTGTCAATTGATATAAGCCTTAAAAGAGAAGGAGATAAAATTATGTTGAATGAACAAGAACCATAAAACACATAGGAGGTAATTATGAAATATACATTTTCTAAAATTCATATTTATAGGTGCTTACCACCATATAGTAAATGGTACAGCATAACAACTGATAGTGGAATAACCAAAGACAACATTGTAATTGTTGGTAAAAAGCGATTATTGAAAGTCGCCTTTGCCTTGATACTTATGGTTTTATTTAATAAAAGAACTACTATAACCAGATGATTATGGAACAAAAGGACATAACTATTGAATGGCTTAGATTGGAGTTTTATAAATGCAATCATGCCAAGTACAGAAAGTATGCTGATGAATGGCTGAACAACCTTACTGACGCACAGATAGAGGGATTTGAAAGACAGCGTATAGGACAAATTGATAAATCGAAATGTGTATGAGTGGGAAAGATGTACTAAGGCTATTACTTATCAGTTATGGCTTTTGCCGTAATATTGAGATAAATACTTATATGGGTAACGGTGGATGGATTGGTTATGAAGTATCTGCCAACAATGACGATGGCGTTGAATACTACGCAGTAGATTGTGAAGGTTTGCTTTTTCATATATACGAACTACAGAAATTTATGAGAGATGAAAATATTGAACCTCGTATAATGTTGGGTAATTTTAGTAATAAGCATCTGCTTTCAGACGAACATTTGAATAATATTTTAAAACTGAAAGAGAATGAAAATTATTGTAAAACAAATCCGAATAAGTTATGAAACAGACAGTAGAAGAAGCTGCAAAGAAAGCAAGAATGGCAAGTGCTGAAACATTGACTACCTATGGTACACATAGGTCACTTGATGATTTTACATATTTATCCCATGATGAAATTGCAGCAGCTGCCATTCCGATTGCAGGAGCTATTCTTGGTGCAACCTATGGATATCAAAATAACCTTAAGAAGCAGCGGAATAAGATAGAGGATGCGGCAGGAGATAGGGTTGCTGGAATTATTAAAGGTAAGAAGAAAAAGGAGTAAATTATAAAATGTTATATTTATTTGGATCTGGCGCATGGAAAGGAATAAGGAAGGTTGTAAAAATTGGATATACCGGAGACTTAGAAAAACGAAAAAATCAATATCGTCTTCATAATCCTCTTGGAGAAATAATATCTACACGAGAGGGTTCAGAATTAGACGAACTTAGACTTCACCTTAGACTATATGATTTTAAAGTTGAATTCTTAGATGAATGGTTTTATGATGAGCAACCAGTTTTTGAAGTCTTTGAGCAATCCTTCGAAGAGATAGATGAGTGGCTTTGGAAACATAGAAGTGAGACGTTGCTGTTTCCACAAATTCCTCTCCCTGGAACACTAAAAAGAAAATTACTTGACGAACTACAAAAGAAACATAGGACCATAACTGTAGAAGGCGAGAAACTCTTATAAGTGTAGAAAAATAAACAAATAGAAAAATGGATGAAATAAATGAATTAATTAAAAATGATTTGAAAGATAGATCATGGAAAAATCATTATGATAAACTGGACCTATCAAAACAACCTCATCTTCCAAGGATATATTTCTTTGGGAGTGTTTTTGGGGTAATACTTTTCTTAGATGGTGATGGGAAAGATAGAAAAGATACTAGTTTTTCTATTATTATGAATCACTCAGCAGACATTCCAAGTTCATGGATATTAGTTGAGAAAGATTGTACGGCTAGTACTTGGATAGATGATCTCATAAAACAATTCGAGAGAGCAAAAAAGTGGATGAAAATTTAATTTATAAACCAAAAAAATATGGCAGAAATGAAATTAAACAAGGAAATTATTGCATTTCATAGAGGATGCGTATTAGTAGAGAGCAAGGAGTTAGTAGATCCTAGAAACATGGAGGAAAAGAGTAAGAGAGTATTAATCTCACTTCTTCAAGAATTAAAGAGATATAGATATTTTCTTTCTCCCGAAGTAATATGTAGGATGACGATTAGTGATATGGAAAATCTCCATACAAATCTACTTCCATACATCCACGAATTGTATCATTCTGGGGAAAAGTTTAAACCTTTGTATCCAGGATTTCCAGAACAAGTAATTTCTAAGGATAAATCGGAATTGTGGTTAGATCAAAAAAGAGTTTATTCTGGTGATCTTGAAGGATTTCTAAGAGATAATCCTTGGACAACTAAAGAAGAGAAGGAAATAATTGATGAAGAGCCAGATCGACAGCTTAAGATTATGACTCCTTCTGAATTTATGGATATTCCTCGGCAAATGATGTCGGCCGGAAATTCACTAACAGGAGAAACTAGGGAAGAGTTGGCATGGTTCTTAGAGAATTATCCAGAACTTAGCATCCCAGAACGTATACCATTTAAAGAAACAATGTGTATAGTAGCTAAACATCGGCCGGAATATAAAATTGCCGAGATTAATGATGTTCTGAGATATAGTTTGTACTTAATGGGAGCTGATCCAAGTCTTCCACATGTTCCAAAGAAAATACAAGTTAACTCTTGGTCTGGTAAAAAGACTGATAATCCTGAATGGAGAAAACTTGATTCTCTTCCTAGATCAAAACGTAGAGAAATTTGTGGAAGAATAGAAAAAATAATTGAGGCTAAAGGAGTAGAAAACTGTATACGAGATGCAAAACTTTTCTATGGACATTGGATATTACTATCAGAACGTGTACATCCGAAGGAATATGTAGTAAATTATCCTGAGTGTGCTGATTTCTTTGTAAAACTTAAGAGTAAGGGTTTATCAAAAGAATATCGTACATTTAATTCTCAAGTACAGAATATGTATGATACTGGTAAAGATATTCTAGAAATAGCTAAATTTATTTCTACTCATCCAGGGGAATTTATTAGAAAATTTGATTCTCTCTTAAGAAGAGCTCTTGAAGAAGGTAAAGAATCTGATATAATGGATATCTTTATAAATACTTCAGGGATGAAAAATAAAACACTCTTAGAAATTCTTAGCTACTACGATATAAGAGATCAATCAGAAAGTACTCCTAGAGTGGTAAATATTCCTGGAAAAGGTTTATATATACTAGATGGATTAAAACCAATTAACCCTGGATTCTTAGAAACTATAAAAGATAATATAATTCGAAAAATATTTCTCAACATAGATTCTAGAATTACTGAGAAAGATTTAGTAAACGAGATTGTATATATCGATCCAGAAATTAAGAGAATACCTATTCCGAAGGGTATGAGAAATCAAAATGTATCTATCCCCAAAGGAACAAGATATAAAATCTCTGGAAATATTGTTAGGTTTTTTGTTCATTGGATTCAGAAAGATAGAGATGAAGACTTAGATCTTCATGCATTCTTATATAAGTCTAATGATGATATTAGCAATATAGGATGGAATACTTCACTTAATTCTAATGTTGCTGTTCATTCTGGTGATGTATTAAACCGTCCAGGAGATTGTGCAGAGTATGTAGACGTTGATCTAGATAAGTGCAAAAAGAATGGATATAAATATGTGGTGATGGATGTTTGCAATTATAAAGGTCGAGGAATGGATACTCTTCCTGTATGGTTGGGGTATTGTACTAGAGAAAAATTACAGGAAGGTGATAAAACTTGGCATCCGCAAAAGGTTGAATTAACAGTTCCCGTTACATCTAAGACTGATTCGATAGCAGCAATGATGATTGATATCGAAAATAGAGAAATGATTCTCTTAGATTGTGAGACTTCCGGACTTCCAGTTAATAATAAAGATAATTATTCCTTACAGAAAGCAATAGTTAACTTTTTCTCTAAACAAGAAAAATACTCATCTTATGATATCATTAAGCAACATTATGAATCTAGAGGTGCTGAAGTTGTAGAAATATTACCGGATGATCCAGATATAGAAGTAAAAGAAAAAATATTATTTGAAGATATATCAAAGAATTATGTGAAAATACTTGATATTATCGGCGAATAAAAAAAATAAAAAGATAGGTCTTGACTAATTAAAAGTCAAGTTAAATCCTATCTTTTTTTTATTCTTCCTTTATTCTTCGATTATCGCACCGAAATCTTTAACAGCATCTTCATATACTTTCAAAGATTCAGAATTTTTATCAATCGAAGCCATACATTTATTTAGGAACACTAATTTTCCTGATAATCTTTGTTCCTTCATCATATCTTTCACCGACTCTGCTACACAATAATCCTTTGCAAAACCAGCTATATAAACTTTGGTATAATCTTCTCTAGCAATTTTATCTAGGAATTCATATCCCTCAGATTTTTTAGCGCCGTTTGCATAAGAAAAGGCAGAAAACATCTCTAAGTGTGGATTTCTTCCCTTCTGAATTAGCTCATATTCGGCGCCATGATTACTGAGGGACCATAAATTTAATTCCTCAACTAGATTTTTGGGCAAACTCCATCCCCAAGAACCAGCGATACAATGTTCAGGCCAAATAGTATGAACTTTTCCTGTCTTCTCTAATTCTTCAAGGTAGGCGATAGTATTTTCTTTATTATAAAAAGCTGGAGTATATTTTCCCGATTTTACCATCCCTGAAGTAATAGTTGTAAATGCTTCAGGAGTTTGTTCCCAATACATAGAATGCCCAATATGATAAGACATATGAGTATCTTGTGTAACTATGATTTTTTCCAAGATTTTTCGTTTCCCAGATATCCATTTACACAATTCTTTCGTTGCTTTCTCTGCTCCAGGAACATAGAGAGTTCCTTTGGGGTTACAAAAATCATACTGTGGGTCTATTATCAGTAATAGACTTTTTTCTTTTTCTTCCATAATTTAATTCTGATTTTAAAATTGTTCTTATTATATCTTCATTATCTCTAAATATCTTTTCATCTCTCAAATAAATTTCCCAATGATATTCATTAACATAATCATTAGCAGAAAACATTAAATCTCCAATATACTCGGCAGAAATCTTAATAGTTATTTCCTTGAGATCATCTTTTTCAATATATTGATGTTCTTTAAAGTATAGCGAATGAATGTAAGAACTATTAATTGTGCATTTTGTTTCAGAAATTAGATCATCTTCTGTAATATTTTCAAGATCAGTTATTAATCCAAAGACTACATAATTTTTTCTAGTTATTTGAAATTTCTCAATCCTACTAATATCATATTTATCTTTTATATTAGTAAAAGTATCTTCCATCATAAAATAACTAAAAGCTGGATCTTCATCTTCTTTTTCTCTTCTAATGACTGCTCTGAAAAATCTTGGATCTCTTTTGAATTCTATCATAATCCTTCAAATAATTCTTCTCGGGACACTTTTATTACTCTGGAAGTTCTTCTTTTAAATTCTGATCCTTGAACTCTATTCCAAATCTTCATTACAGTATCCATCCCATGAATTTTAGATAATTCTGAAATAGCTCCCGAACCTTTACAAATCAAAGGAATCAAAATTTTATCTACTTCAGTATAATCCTTTCCTCCAATTTGTTCAAGATCAGAACTAGAAATTCCATTACCATCAGTGGGTGTAATATTAATAGCTTTCTCTAGAGCTACCATCTTATCGTACGAATTTTTATTTATGATTTCAGTATCTAAATAAGATTCTGAATAATACTTCGCATGTAACCACTTAAGAATAGAGTATACTTCTGTTTTCCAGAGACCACCCATAGGATTAAAATCTCCTTCATCTCCGTGAATAGTCCAAAATCCAAGATAATGTTCAGTTAAGTTATCAGTATCAATTACAATACCTTTCTTAATACCAGCTTGATTATATAGGTACATCATTCTAAGACGTGCCATAATATTTCCGTTGGCTATTTTTGTTTGTTCTGGCATCATCCCCTCTATCTCGGATATACTTTTTCCAGATAAATCACAAAGAATATCTCGATCATTATCACAATAATCGTAGTTATAGAGATTTTCTATATAACTTTTATAGAAATCATACTGTGCAACTTCTCTATAAAAAGTTTTAACACAAAAAGCATTTCCTGTTAGATCAGACGAAGTAAGTTCATCTGGTTTATTCTTTATTGGAAGTGAATATCCGTAAAAAGGAATTCCAGATCTATTTCTAACTTCATTACATACAGCAGCCATAAGAGTACTATCTGCTCCTCCTGAGATACCAAGAATTAATGCTCTTATATTATTATCTATCACATATTTTTCGGTCTTTTCAACCATCTTATTAAATATGGCTTCTTGTTCTCCATAATTTAATTTTCTTTCATAAATGTTTGTTTTCATAATTATCAATGTTTTATTGTTACATTAATAAGGATTTGTCGGTTATCTTAAGGAGAAAAATAAAAGGGAAAATTTATTCCCTTTTACTTAAAAATTTTATACTAGATCCAGAGTTTCTTCTAAGCATCTAAATATATTAAGAATATTAAAATAACATAATTTAGTGCATAAACTTGGAGAATAATCCTTATCATAAAATAAACCAGCCTCTCCCGCAAGCTCAAACATTAAATCCATTGTAAAATCTTTGAGTTTATTCTTAGAAATTCTAATATTTTCTGATATTATCCTAGTATTGTCAAGATCTCTCAAATTTATTTCAGAATCAAATTTAACTTCATAGAATAAGCACAAGCCTTTATCAGATGTGCGCTTTTTCAGAAATTTTGTTCCAGGATCAATTAGAAAATATACAGATTCTGTTTTTAGACAATCCTTATACTTTTCCTTCAGATAATCGTCAATATTTCTTAGTTCCAGCTCATCCTTGAAATTTTTCTCAGAAATTAATTCTTTATCGACAAGAGCTAAATTATAAACTGGAAGATTCTTGATTTCTAAAAATTTAGATACCCAATATTCTTCATTATTGTCAGTATAAGAAACTCTAACTAAGATATCACCTTTCAATCCTTTGGATCCATAATTTCTAATCCATTCTTCTCTATCCATTTATATCTCATATATTTTAATAATTTAAATTGATTCTTCTTAGCAAAAATTTGTATGTGTTCTGGAGATAAATTCTTTGCTTTAAATTTCTCTAAAAGAATTTCAGAAGGAATATCTATAACCTTAACATAAGAACTATTATAGTCTTCAAAATGCTATCCTGTTCGTTCCGACCTCACATTATATGATTCCGAGAATCTAATAGATTTCCCAAGTCTTTTATAAGGAGAGGAAATAAGTGATATTGCAATCTGAATAGTATCATTAAGTTCTCCATAATAAGATTTGAAATAATTATCAATATCTTCATTATTTTTTATAAGATCTAGATTAACATGTTTTAGATCTCCACATTTTGCATAGAAGTAAATAATGAACTTAGGTTGTCCGAAAGAATAAAATTTACGTACTAAATATACTTTCATCTTTGTAAAATTAAATCCCCAAGAATATTTTACTATCCTTGAGGACTTTTTTATTATTATCTTCTGCGCATTCTATGTATCCTATGAGCTCTAGATTTCTTCCTAGTATACTTCTTTTTTGATGTCTCTTTAATTTGTGGTTCTTTTGTTAAAACTACTTTCTTTTTAGGAGACACTCTAGCTTTTACTCCTTCTGAAATACCTGAACTTATAGATCTAGGTGGAATCACTGTTTTTCCTGATCCATCTGTATAAGAATTTGTTTCAGGGTAATATCTATATCCTCCAGAACCCAATACCCATGCTCCAAGTGCTGCATTATAAGCCCAAGAATTATTATCTCGATCACGAAAAATTTGTCCTTGTGTTGGTTTCTTTGGAAGTGAATCTGAAGTAGTTGTCCAAGTTTTTCTTCTCTCAGGAGATTTACTACATCCTCCAAAAATCAATAATAATCCTAAGATGAAAATTATTAATATAAAATCAATTGATCTCTTCTTGTTCATCTTTTCTCCTTTCTAATGGTTTAACTCTTTTATAATTATCATAAAACCAGGATAAAAGTTGTTTTGTTGCATACTCTACTTCATCTGGTTCAAGTTGAGATGATTTATACCTTATCGACCAATCAAGCATATAAAACTCAAGAGGCATAATGAAACTGTCTGAATTCATTACTACTTTCAAACATAGTCCTGGAGAAATGAACCCTCTACCCGAAACAAATCTCTCTTTCCAGATGTTATAAAGATTATACGGAACTTTATAGGTTTCATCATATTCAGTTGGAACTTCTCCTGTATCATTTACCTCCCATTTAACATCTTCAATCTCATAATCATTAAAGATCATTTCGAATTCCGTCTTGAAGTTTTCCTCATATATTCGATCAAGAGCTCCATAACCAGTTTCAGAAACCACGAGAATTAATCTATCGGCCGAATCAACTGCTATCACTTGACCTTTATATAAGAAATAATTTCCAGGTTTTAATTCAGGATCTTCACCTAAGAAATCTCTAAGCTCAGTTCTTACTTCAATTTCTTCTGAGTTTTCGTCGGCCGGATCTTTTTTCTCGTGTTTAATCTCTTCTGGAAATCTGCAAAAATCCCATTCTATTACTGCATTAAGTTTTACCAAGATTCCAGGGATAACTAAATCAGCCATTCCTTTCTCACAACCACAGCGATATTTCTGTGCTAATACTTCAATAATCATAATATAATAAATTTTATTTAACTATATAATCACCATTTTCAGAAATAAAATCAATTTTTATGGCAGGATAAGAACCACCCCATATATTAATTCCTCGTTCTTTCAAAATTTTTCCAAGTGAATTAATCTTAAAACATGAGAATTCCATTTCCATTCGGATATTACTAAGATCGAGAGTAGAAAAATTAGGTTTATTAAGAATTGTTCTAAATATTTGTTTAACATTCTCTAGAAAACCAATCTTAAGTAATTCTTTGGCATAATATTCAGCTGAAGATTGATTATCAAATACTTCATCCGGAATTTCAAAAGATCTAATTTTTCGAAGCATTGAAATTACTTGACTTTTAGAAATTATATCATTGGTTGATAATTTCTCAGTACATTCATGGATTATGCTATCAATATCCTCAATAGATTTATCCACTACTATTCCTGTTACTTGTTTTGTTACCATAATTTATTTTGTTAATATTATACATCATATATAAGAATCTCAAGGGAGAAAAAAAAGAGAGGGAAATTAAATCCCCTCTTTATCATATAGTACTTTAAATCCAATATAATGAGACCTTGGAACAAATACATCTCCTACTAAAGGTATAAATCCAATCTCTCCAGTAATTTCATCTATATCTTTTGACTGTCTTCCTTTCTCTATATATAAGGTAGAACAATTAAAATCAAACTCCTTAAGAACTTTTCCACTTTTTGAATAAGCTGTAATCTTAATTAGCTTTTTATTTTTCTTCGTAATAAATCTACCAATCATTTTCGAAATTTTCTCAGTTCCTTGAATAGATATTAATCTAAGGTTATTTTCTCCTGGTTTAATTGTCTTTGAATTTATCTGAGTTAGTGTTGTATATAAACTAAGACCACTCATTTCTGGTTTAAAATTACTAGTTTCGAATAATTCATTTAATTCTGCTGCTTCTTCTTTTGTTAATTTTTTCATAATCTTTATTTTTATTTATTCTTTTCATTAATAAGGCTTTCACGGGAAAAATAAAGAGCCTCAATCCAATGTTTCCAAAGGATTAAGACTATCTTTTTTATTTACTATTTCTACTCTATGTGGCATCCAAAATTTCAAAGAATCAATCTCTTCATGGTGCAGTAAGAAATCAATTCTATTTGTATGCTTAGAACCCATAAGATCTTTTACTATCCATTCACCATTTAAACCTGGACATTTCTTAGACTGGATTAGAACTGTATCTCCAAAGTTAAATTTCCCACTCCTTCTGAGATCTCTAGAGACTGCAATCCATCTATGTTCACCTGTTTTAACTTTTTCAGGATGAACTTTACTTCCATCTGCTGTAATGCTTCCCGATCTAGCATAATAAAATGTAGCTAATGGAGTAGAATCTAAGTCCTTGGAGGGGCTATAAACACTCCAACCAAGGACTAGAACTATTATGATAATTAATCTACGCAAATTTCTTTTCTATTAAAACTTTCCCATTCAAGCTTTTTCAATGCTCGATTCAATTCAGAAAGTTTACCCTTTGTAATAGACCATCTATCGGTAGGATAGTCTAAAGATTCAAGATTTACTGGAAGAGGATTTTTCATATTCGGATCTGTATTACTATATAATCCGACCGGTTCAATCCAAACTTCCTCTTTTCCTTTTTCACCACAAAGTTTAAATACTGCATAAGTCTTAGCAGTCCAGAGAATATCAACATAATTTCCAGGATACAATTTATAATACTTCCATCTCATTGTATCTCTAAGACCAATAATTACTGATTTCTGGATATTATTACCATTCTCCATTTCAATCAACGGAAATCCAGGAAAACCATTATCAATTACTGGTTTATCTCTCCACAGAATTCCTTGCAAGAACTCAACTGCCTTTTCTTCAAGACCTTCACGACTACCAAGACACATAGAAATAACATCTAAATGTTCACGAATAGCTTTTTTCTTTTGACTATCACAGAATTCTTTTGGATTTCCAATTTTTGTTCTTTCACTAATCTTTTCCAATGATATATATGGAATAAGATCTGGACTTAAACTAGGACTCACAATTCTGTACAGATAGTATGATGGATCTTCGACTAGTTTGTTATTACTCAAAAAAATCGGATAAATATTACCGATCATACTGTTTGTTACGTTGTACTTAATCATTTCTTTTTTGATTTCTTTTTGTTATTACTACTATTTTTGTTATCACTATTTTCTATAAGAGATAATCTAGTAACAATCCGTCCTTTTGTTAAATCATAAGGACTTACTTCAATTTTCACTTTATCTCCTGCTAGAATTCTTATATAATTTTTTCTAATTTTACCTGATATAGTACATAATACTTGATGCTCCATAGAATCTAATTCTACTGAAAACATAGAATTTCCGAGCTCTTCAACAACTTCTCCTGTAAATGATAAATTCTCTTGCTTAGCCATATCACTCTAATACTCCTTCTTTATCAATTAACACTTGAAGATTCCAAAATTTACTTGATATAATTTCATTTACAATAACTTCTGGAATATTTTTAATACCTCCATAGTACTTAATCAAGTCTAAAATATCTACTTCAATTGTTGTATATATTTTCGGAGATTTTTTAGTACCGGTATTAGTATCATAAAAAGTTCTTACACCTAATCCAAAATTATTTCTAGCGTTTTCTATCAAATCTTTAATATCCAATAATAAATTAGGTGTAGCAGAGAATAAATCAGATAATTTAACTACCTCTAGAGTATAATTTGTTGATTTAATTCTTTGTCTACTAATCTTTCTGGAAGCATCTGTAAAGTGATTTTTAAAATAAATACTTCCTAAAGATACATAATTCTCAATTCCAGATAGTATTAAACTTTCTGGATTACCTTGACTTACTACCTCTACTGCTATTTCATTTATATTTATTCCAAGATCTATAAAGAGTTTTCTGTAATACAAATTTCTCATTGCATTTCCATCTTTAAAATCTTGATAAAATCTCCTTACTAAGTTTTCTGCATTCTTATCATTATTATTTCCTTCACCAATATAAATGTCTTCTCTATTCTTATTCAAATCCCAAGAACATAATACAACTTCATGTAACATATTCTTAATCATTTCAGAAACAGATTCAGGAATAAGATCTGCATAAGAATCTGATTCACTTGATTTCAATGAAAGAATATCAAGAATATATTTAGGATTTGAATAACTAGAAAATCCATAATCTGAAGTAATTGTATATTCCTTCATTGAATTATCAAAGATATATTTTTGATAATCTTTCAGACAAGTTATATCATTCTCCAAAACATTTCCAGAATCTACAGCGCTTGGAAGAGAGTACATAATCTGAATATCTTCCGGTCCAGAACCAATTTTTCTGGTTTTTAGAATGTCAGAGATTTTTTTCTCATCTCCAAGTTCAGAAACATATAGATACGCTGGAACCATTGAAGAATCTCCAAGAAAATCAGAATTTAACTCGTTCTTTTTTCTACTCTTAAATTCTCCAAGATAATAATACGTATTTGTTAATGTATCATATCTTCCACCAGGAATCCACTTCTTTACTTTTTTATTTAAAGTACAATTCATTCTACGCTTCATCTCTTCGAAAGCACTTTTATATTCCGCCATTTCAGGTGTCATAAAATAAACACTTTCTTGAGAATCTTCTGAAAATACTGCTTCAAATACTGTGTCTCCAAAATTAGCTTTATCACTCTTAACCTGAGTAATTATATTGCCAATCATAGGAACTCCAAAAGCTGTCCGATACATATTACAAACTAAGTAATATTGTTCTGGATCAGGAAATTCATCACACTTTACATAAACACTAAGATCATTAGATACTTTTAATTTAAATGAATTAGATTCAATAATCACTTCATCAAAAGCAGATTCGATATTCTTTTGTACTGCCGCTTTATAAGACTTTTTTTCAGGAGAGGCTAAAAAAACACGCTTCCCTGCTGAAACTGATAAGTCACACGGAAAATAAGCTATCAAATCACTTGTTAATCTCCAAGAATTTTTCTTCATAATTTTTCTCTTTTACTCAATTGTAAACTTAATTTTTTTCTTAACATTATTGAATTTTATACAAGATCCTCCAAGATAATCATGAATCCTGTATATCTCATTAATAAGATTTTCGTTTGCTCCTATCAGCGTTTTTGGATCTACAAGAACAACTGATGCAGTAGTAAACCTTCTTTTTGCTGTATCAGGATCAATTAATTCTGTACAAGAAAATAAATGTCCGTCTGTTGCTATTACTGCATCATATAATTCTGGAATCTTAGAACACTCATAATTAAACCTAGCTTCTATGTATTGTTCAAAGCTAACACATCTCTCTCGCTCAGCATATGGAGTTCTCTTAACACTGACATAATCTTTCTCATAATAACTAAGAGTACTATTAACTCTTGCTATCAGTTCTTTGATAATTTCTTCCGTTTTCATTTAATATAATTGCAATTAAATCTTCAATTAGTTGTAATTTAGGTTTATCTGATAACATTATCTCTGATTTCTCTGGAAATGCTAAATATGTACTTTTCCAATAAGCATCTGGATCTCCAAGATTATTAGTTAACGAAAAATCCATTGAATCTTCAGGAAAATCAGAATTAATCAACCTATATTTCCCAGAAGTATACACAATTTCAGAAGTACTTCTATCAAGAAGACATTGAAAGTTCCCTATTTTAAAAGTATTCAAAATATAATCTTGCTTATGTTCAGAGGGTTTCAGTTCTTTTATTAAACTTACCTTCCAATTACTTAATGTTGTTTCTGAAGCTAAAATTTTATTATATAAGTCATCTGAATTTTTATACATTCCTGGAATTAATAATACTTCGAGGGAAGGAATATATACAAAAACTTTATTTTCCTCTTCCAAAAGAAAATATATACATGAAGACTCTGAGATACTAAGAAACTTACTCCATCTCTCTTCAGGAAATACTACTTTAGAATATTTTACATAGTCTTTATAAATTTCCTTTCCAAGAATTTTATAATATCTACTCTTTGTTATTAACTTTATCATTTTTATAAGTATTAAAAAATTCTAAAATTTTCATATCATTCCAAGAAACTCTAAATGAATCTCTAGAAGTAGGTGCAAATATTTCTGAAACTGCGTCAACGTACATAGTATGAGTAAATTCATCTCCCATATACATTCTCTTCCAATCAGCCTCTGTTATACAATCACGTACTCCAAGCTGTTCTATCGCTAAATTATCAAATCCTATAGTAGCTGATAGATTATTTTGTCGAGTATACAAAATTCTCTTTAAAGTCTTTTCCCACTCCTTAAGATCATACTTGGGTGGATTGCCGAGAGCTCTTCCCCAATTTTTATAACCAAGAATTAATACTTGTCTTCCAGACGTTATCAGTTCTTGGAGATCTTCTGGGGGAAATATTCCGGCAATGATATGATATACTTTTGTTTTAAAATATGTAGTATATTCGTCTTCTAAAGTATTTATTAACTTTTTATCAAACCTATCAATACTTACTCCAAATACTTTTACCATATCAAGTTTATCATGAAATTTCTTACGCTTCTCTTCAGTATTTAGAGACCTAGAATTTATGGTAAGTCTTGGAACAAATCCATTATCATCTGCCCACTTACATAAAACAGCACAATCATCTATAACAGAATCTTCAGTTACATCTCCACCTCCAATAGCTAATTCTATTCCAACTTTAGGAAGCTGAGATAAAACATCAATAGTTTTCTGTAGGTCAAAAGACTTTCCTTCAGAGATACTAGATTCATGACAAAATGGACATCCTATAGAACACTTATTTGTTATTTTCAAGTCTATAGAATCAGGAAACTTTGAAATAAGCTCCTCTCCTCTTCTTAATGCTCGATAAGTTTTTGTACCTGATAAATTATTAAGAGTAACATAATAATTTCCGTTTATATAAGAATATTCATCTGTTATCATAGTACTTTTCCGAACTCTTTTGTCATTACTGTATATGGTAAACTAATCCAATGAGATCCCCAAGTCTGAGTATCTTTTATTAACTCTTTAAAGATTTCATTTTCATTTGTAGAAAGTGAGTATAGTAAGGTTGATTTTTGTTTTTTACCATCACCTTTTATTATTGTTTTATTTATAATCTCTTTTTCCAGACTTTCACTAATCCAATATAATTTTCTATCACTAAGAGAAATAGGTCTAAAAGTAAGCTGATTATCACTATGAAATCCTCTCCACTTTTCCATTCCAAGATTTTTTTCAAATTTTTTGGTTTTGATATTATAAACTATATCTGAAATTAAAGATTCGTTTTTCAGATAATTCTCTATATCACAACCTACTGATTTATTATATTCAAAATCAACTCTACCTATATCTCCTCCATAATCAACACTAACGATAATTTCTGGGTCATCAGTTTCTTCTTCATAGAAACCCTCTGGAGCATCTGAATTATCATTTCCTAAATATAGCCAAGATCTTGAATTAAATATAAAATTCTTAATTGATCTAGCTGATTCCATAATTTCAGGAAATATATCAGAACTATTATGATCTATCTCAGGAGCACCAGAATCCCAGTAATAATCCTCATCCTCTTCAACAATATCATCACTTGACCTGTTTTCTTCCCAGTCAAATACTATATCCTTTGCTCCAGTATATCCTAGGACAATTTCTTTTAAGAGTTTTACTTTCTTCCGATTACTCTTATATTTCCAAATTATACCACATACATACTGAAGTTTAGTCATTGGATCATTATATTTTTCATACTCCCAACCAAATGATTCAGATCTTCTAGGAACATGTATAACTCCCTCTGAATCCATAGGAAGTGTATCAACCAATGAATTAGGATCAACACAGATTACTACAGAGTGAGACGAACTACTATTAGTCTCAGGTAGATTTTTTCTAATTACTTGTTTTATTCTTTTCATAATAAAAATATTTCATAATCATTTATAAGGAAAATAGGCTCTTCTTCAAAGCCTTATTAGTGTATAAATTAAAATTTAAAAGAAGATGAAAAAAGAAAAATGGATTACAAGAACTGATGCTGCAAAGTTAGCAAAAGTAAGTACACAAACTATTACAAACTGGAGTAAATCTGGTTTAATTACTATCAGAGTTATTAAAAATATGACATATGTAGATAAGAAAACTCTGATTGATTTATTGGAAAGCAGTTTATCTAAAAAGACAACTGATTTAGGAGAATTAGAACGCCAGCTAGATGAAAAGATCGAAAAAATGAAAAAAGAGATCAAAGAAGTAGAAGATGTTACAAGAATTATAAGAATTGGATATAGAAGATACTCACACTGCAAAGAATTAATTATTGCATCTTTAATAGACAATATTCATTACTATAATGATAACTCAGATTTTCACCGCATCAATGAAATTTTATGGAAATACTTAACTTTTCTTAACTCTATTAATAAAGGAAAAGGAGAAAAGAATGTTGATGAAATTAAGAAATTAGCAGATTCTTATGGTTTGACAAAAAGTGATTTTACTAAATATATTAATGATAATATAAAATTTTTATATGATAACAATAAACTAGTTCTCGAAAAACTTGAAAAGTTAACAAAAGAGAACATGACCAAAGACATAGAATTAGCTGAACTTAAGAGAATCAAAAATGTAGAAAATATTGATGTTACTTTAAGTGAAGAGCAAGAAAAGAGAATGAGATTATTAAAAACTAGTATAAGAGACTTAAATCTTTCTCGTAGAGCACTTAATACTTTAGTAGATTATGATATTCAACATAAGAATATGAAAACATTAGGTGATATTGCAACTCGTACAGTAAAAGAAATAAGGTCTATATATAATCTTGGTTATCATACTTATATTGAATTAAGTGATGTAATAGAACATTATGGTCTTTGTTGGAATATAGATATAGATTATTTCATTTTAACTGGAAACGTAAATGTAAAAATAAAGGAGGGTTAATTCCCTTCTTTTTTCTTTCTCCAAATGATGTTTTTGCGCTCCTAGGAAACCTAAACCCTAATACATGACATAGAACAATTATAAAAGAAATTTTGTAGTTGTTCTTTTGTTTTCTTAAGAAATGTGTAGTGTTTATTTAATATATAATAATTATTAAAATATTATGAATGATTTTTGCAACTGTGGTTGTGGATTCAACCCTGGAAGTGATTACAATGCGTTCGGGGATATAGGTTACAATCTTCCGCTGATTTATGAAGTCTATTGCAAAACTATTCAGGAAGTAAATGGTACAGATCCAGATACTCAAGACAAAAATAATAAAATTTATGTCAAGAATGGAGTATTATACCTTCCTAATAGTTATCATGCAAGTTTCAAATCCCCAGATACATTGATGATCTACGATGAAACAGTAACTTACAAAGATTCTACCCTAGGTCTTGTAAATGATTAAGAAAATTTTATTAAACGTTTAATTAAAAGAAAGAATAAATTATGAGCGAAAAAATCTCTAAGATTAGTGTTGACGGAGTTGTATACGATATCGCGTCTACAGGTGGTGGAGAAGTTCCAGGTGATATCCAAGAACAACTCTCTGCTCTAGAAAATAAGGTAACTGAAGAAGCTAGTGCCCGTGAAGAAGGTGACGCTAAGTTATCTGAAAAAATTGAATCAGAAGCTTCTCGTGTTGATGGAATGGTAAATCAAATCAACGAAAATGTAGCTTCTTCTATCGAAACTCTGAATAATAATCTTGTTCAGGCTATCGAAACTATTAATAATGGTATTGCAGCTGAAGTAACTAATCGTGAAGAAGGCGATGCTAAACTTCAAGCAGCTATTGATGAATTAGCTGAAAAAGTAAACGGTGAAGGTGCTGATCTCACTGAACTTGAAGGAAAAATTGAAAAAAATGCAGCTGATATTGCAACTGTAAACAATAATCTTGTTGAAGCTGTTAATAATATCAATAAGAATGTTGCAGACGGTTTCAGCACCATAAACGGAGGACTCAATAATGAGATACGTCCAGAACTTGAAAAAGCTGTTAAATATGAAGATACAGCAACTGAACAAAATCCTGGACGTAAGACTATTTTCCTAAACAATCATGATAATATTTGCGGAAAAACTACTGATGGTAGTGCTGTGAATATTGCTATGGTTTCTAAGTGGAATAAAGTAGATCTAGGTTCTAGTTCAGTAGAAATCAACTTAAACGGTTCTGCTGAAAGACCTACTTATAACGATTCCAAACAAATTGCCCTTCTTGAAGATGTTCATGGCAATATGGAAACTATTGCATTAGTTAAGAAAGATGACTTAACTTATGAACTTCAAGTAGGTGATAAAATTGCTGGTACTATTAATATTCCTGCAGACCAATTCTTGAAATCTGTTGAGTACTCTGCAGAAGATAAATCATTGACCTTTATATTTAACACTTCTGAAGGAGAACAAACTTCAGTAGTTGATCTTAGCTCTTTGGTTGATACTTACGTAGCTGGTAATGGTATTGAATTGATTGAAAATGGATTCTCTATTAAATTAGATCCTTCCAGTGAATCTTACTTGAGTGTATCTGAAGCAGGTATTAAAGTAGAAGGTATCAATGAAATTAAGAAGAATGTTCAAGAAGTTGCTGCTAACCTAGTAACAGTTAATGAAAATCTTGCTTCTTCTATCGATGCTATTAATAAGAAAGCTGTTAAATATGAAGATGTAGCTGACTCTAATCTCCCAGAACGTAAAGCTATTGTTCTTAAGAATGGTGATGTTATTTTAGGTGGTAACTTAGAAGGTGGTACATCTAGTCTCGTTCAGCTTAATCGTTGGGGTGTAGCTGATTTTGGTTCTTCTAGCGTCCCATTTAATATCAATACTCCGAAAGATGTACGTCCAACTGTACAAGAAGCAGGTCAGTCTGGTGAAGAAGCTCATAAGATTGCGTACCTGAGTGATGTTGAATCTAGTTCGGCACAGATAGAAGAAGTTAAGGCTGCTCTTGAAACTAAAGCTGATAAGGCAGATGTTGATAGTGCAGTAGAAAATATAAATTCAGCACTTGATCAAAAAGCGGATAAGATAGCAGTTGATGCGATTACTGAACAATTAGCTACTAAGGCTGATGCAGAAAGTGTTGATAATCGTTTTGCTACAGTTAACGAAGGTCTTGATTCTAAGGCTGATAAGATTGCTGTTGATGCTATTACTGAAAAGGTTGATGGTATTTCTGCTGATCTTGAAGGTGTTGTTAAGTATCAAGAATTCGGTGAAGGTCGTAAAACAATTCAACTTTCTAATTATGACAATATTTCTGGTATCGATACTAAGGGAGAAGGTCATAATCTAGTAATGTTGTCTAAGTGGGATAAAGCTGATTTTGGTGCTCCTGGGGTTGAATTGAATCTTAATGGTTCTGCAGATCGTCCTACTTATAATGATACTAAGGAAATTGCTCTTACCGAAGATATTGAAGCTGCAAAAGAAGGATTGATTTCTTATAAAGTTCTCGAAGATGGTTCTAAGACTATTGAACTTGCTAATGGTGATTCTTTAAGTGGTGTAAACTCTGATGGTGTAGCTGGATTTAATTTAGCTAAAGTAACACCCGAGAATAAAGTAGAGATTGGCTCTGCTGGTATGGATCTTAACTTAGTTGGATCTGAACCTCGTCCTCTATTTAATGGTTCTAAAGGAATTGCTCTTTCAGAAGATTTAGAAACTAAAGCAGCCGAACTTCAAGATAATATTAATCTTAAGGCATCTCAATCTGATCTTGAAGCTTATATGAGTACTACTGATACTAAAGTTTCTGAACTTGAAGAAAAGATCGGTAATGTTCCTACTAAAGTATCTGAACTTGAAAACGATCTAGGTTTCCAAAATGAAGCTCAAGTAGATGGTAAGATTAAAGAAGCTATTGATGCTATTCCTCCCGTAGATTTAACCCCATATGTATCTGATGTAGCTGGTCTTAGCAATACTCTTGAAGCTTTGAATGCAACAGTTCAAATTCTTCAAAGTAAAGTTGATGTTCTTACTAAAACAAATACTGAAGTTGTAAGTGTTGACGGTTCTGCTGGTGAATTGAAAGATTCTTCTAAGGATTATATCGTATCAGGATCTATTAATGAAAATGCTGAAATCGTTGGTAAGTCTATCTCATTAAAATCAATTAAAGTAAGTGATAATGCTAGACTTAAATTGAATGCTGGTGATGTAGAAGCCAAAGATCTAAATATTTCAGGTTCATTCCCGAAAGCTAATGGAAATACTGTAATAAGCGTAAATAATGCTGAATTTATCGTATTCAAAGATATGGTATTTGATGCATCTGAAGTTTATAACGGTATTGAGATTGGTCTAGCAAGCAATTCTGTACTTCCGAAAAATATCTTGTTCGATAATTGTAAATTCCAAGGTGAATTCAGTAATAATGCTATCTTAGTATTCGGTACTCAAGACAATGCTATTATTACATTGAATAACTGTTATTTCGAAAAGATCAGTAATGCTCTTAGATTAAGTAATAAGTCTAATGCTTCTGGTGTAGTTGTTAATATTAATAACTGTACTGTAGATCAATGGGATACTAGAGCTCCATGGCAAGGTTTCTTGATTTGCGAAGATTATACTAATAAGACTGAAGAAGAGGTTAATGCTAATAACTTGTTTGGTGACGGTAAGATTACTGTTAACTTTAATAATTTAGTTCATGCTGGAGTAAAGATTAATCCAGCTGATCCTGCTTCAGTTTGTGGCACTAAAAATGAAAGTCAAGTAGTTATGGTATGTCAAGATGCTGTAGCTGGTCCAGAAGGTGATTACTGTTTATCTTATGACGCGGCTAAGTTCCCAGTTGTAAGCTTTAAATAAAAAAAATAAATGGAGAGGGATTAAATTTCCCTCTCTTTTTTCTTCTCACTCAATAACCAAAAATCTTTAGTTATTTTCTTCATTATAACAGATACCATTCCAGCTAAGATAAATAATTTAGGTAATGATTGGTGAGTTATTATAAACCAACTACTTACTATTATATCTGCATCCCTAGCATAATTTTCTTGCTCTAGTGACATCTTTTCTCCAAGATTCTTAAATTCATTATATTTAGTGAGATACTTTTCTGCAAATTCTGCTCTTTTCTTTCTCTGCTTTCTTATTTTCTTTAAAAACTCTTTCTTTGTCAGCCACTTCTTTTCATAATATTCTTTTAATCGATTCTCTCTACACTGACATTCATGAAGTTGTTTTTTTAAAGATAGTTAAGCTTTGTTTTGCTTGTCTTGTAATTTCTCCTGTTTCCATTTTTATTCTCTTTTAAGTTTATTAATAAAAAATCTCCCTAAGCTATTTCATTGTTAGCTTAAGGAGTTTCTTTCTCTACATTAATAAGGCTTTAAAGGACTCAAAAAGGAAGAAAAATAAAATCCATCTATCTTCACAGACCGATGGACTAAATAGGGTACAACAATATTACAAACTTAAAAGAACCCGTTAATTCTTTTCTTTATCGTTTAGTAACTTGTCTTCTTTTTCCTTTATTTTTGTTTCTAAGTTCTTATTAATATCTTTCATCCAGTTAATTGCTTGATCTTGTATAAAAGTGTTCATCTTATTTTTTACTTCTGAAACACCATCTATTACACTATTCGTCTTCTTAACTGCTTTATATATTAAATATATACCTCCAATAATTACAGAGGTACCTACAATTACTTTTACTGTTTTCATATTATTTCTCACATTTATTTTTATTACATATATAAGGCTTTTAACCCTCTTCTTTTACCTCCCTTACAAGAAGATTCATATTCCTTGCAAGAGATACCATATTCTTAGTTCCTTTATTCTCTGCAACCGAACTAAAGAAAGCTATACATGCATTAGCCACTTCTGCCATTTGTTTATTTCTCCTATACCCAGCACTTTTTCCATATCTATCCCAATCAGCTGGATAACGCAAAACTTCATAACCTTTTTCTTCAGCATATTTTTCTCCAAGTCTATCAGCACCTCTAGCACATCCACTAACAATCACAATCTTTTCCGTTGGGTCTGCTGCTTTTCTTGATAAAATAAGATCACACTTCTCCTTAAGAAGATCGTAATCATCAAATTCTCTAGAACCACAAATAATTACTCTAAACATCTAAATAACCCTCCAATGTTTTAATTATAGAATCAAGTCCTTTATCTTCTCGCTGGGTAGATGACAGCCCAGATAAATAACCATGTAAATAATAACAAAAATTCTTAGGTAACGAAATCATGTCATCTTTTGAAGAGATTTCCGGGCTGAGATAATCCTCCAGCGGTCCATTACAATTATACCCATTATAAACATACCACTTTCCTGATTCGAAGATATATAAATACTCTTCAACTCTCTTAGGTGGTTTATCTGAAAAAGCTGGTTTGCTATTCTCCCAACTCTCACCTCTTCGAACATAATAGTCACAACCCTCAAGAGACTCTGCGATGGAACTGATATCACCACCTAGAATTAACTCAAAAGCTTTCTCAAATGAATCATAATAACACTGCAAAATCTCTCCAACACCATCTAAATAACCGTCAAAGTGACAGTAAATAACCATATACTCTCCTCCTAGATAAACTTGATGTCCATGAATGTTCTCGTATACCTTTCCAATCATTTCAGTAGGTATCTTAACTGAAATAGTACTTCTTGTTGACATAATAATTTAATTTTTATATTTATTTTTCTTTCTTTCCTCTAACAATATCTGCAACTCTATCTCCTGCAGCATCTTCTATTTTATCTCTTTGTTTCTTGAGATTATTATCACGACCATAAACTGCACCAATAATAGCTCCAGCAATTGGGATAGCAGCTGTCGCAATTTTTAGCTTTCGTTTCTTCTTTCCAACTGTTTCTATCATATTTTTACGGCTATTATTAATTATATCATGTTTACCTCTTCTAACCTCATCTATTACAGATTTTTCAAAAGGATCAACAGAAGCATTAATTCTCCTTTGCATCTCTGTTTCTACTTTCTCAGTTCGATAGTCATGAACTTTATTTATTCTAGCATTAGTAGCATTTTTTAATTTCTTAATTGAATTAATCTTCTCAAGCTTCATTTTACCAGCAACTCCAGCTGTAGCACCAATACCAGCTCCTAAAGCAGCATCCCATCCTTTATCAGATTTCTTTCTCTCTACTTCTTTAGAGAATAATTTACGTTTTATTACCATTTAACAACTTATTTAAATATTTAAAAAATTTACTACTAAATTCTGGATCTTCTGATTGAAAACACCATCTAAGTATTTTTCTATCATAATTTTCCATACTTGAAACTTCCCCATTTAAGTACGTTTCATTTAATTTTATCACTCGTTTCCTAAAATATTCCAAATCTTCTTTTAGAACTTTATTTATATTTCCCAAACAATCTGAAGTTCCTTGATATAATATAAGAACCTTCCACGTTTTTCCAGCTCTTATATTATAATAATCCTCTGATAAAATATCCATTTCGAGTTCCTCAATTTCATCTAATATATTCATTGCCATAAATCCAGGAAATTGGGATATATAGACATAAAACTCAGTCTTATGCTTATCTTTTAATTCTTTTTCTGTTGGTGGATTAATATAAGAATCTATACAAGATATTGCTTTAGAAATTAATTTACCTAACTTCATAATTAACACACCTCCTTTCTAGATAATAATTCATAACCTCTTACTCTTTTTTTCTCTCCATCTACAACTTCAGTAGATTTATACTCCTTTACCTCAAAGTAATTTTCTAGGTCTTTTGCTTTTGGTGTAGCATCATAATTAATACTAGAATATAAATAACCTAACCTATCTTTTATACTAGATAATGTTAATTTATCTCCTACTTTAAATTCTGAATAAATATTAGACTCTAATAGTTCATAGGAAAATGTTACTACTCCCAACTCTTTTTCTATGTCATACCTGTTATATCCACAAGCTTTAAGTTTTCGAGGACCTAATGATATATAATAAGATTTAATATTATCATGCTCCCCTATCTGATCTAACACTACTCCTATTACTTCATCTGAAAATCCATATTCACATAAATATTTCAATTTACTCCTAAAGGTTCCTAATTTTTGATATTCTCTCAGAAATTCAGATACCTCCTGATTTATTATATCATCAGGAGATAATGTATTATGGATAGTAGAGAATACTGTAAATCTATCTTTATAATCTATTTGTTGTATTCTGAAAGCTCTAATCTCATTTACTAATACTAAATTATTAAGTACAGGAATCAAAGTACCACCTTGATGTTCATTTACTGCTACATAACTATCTTTATAATTTTGAGTTTTCGCAAGTGTTTGATAAGCTTCAGCTAATGTTAATTTAGCCTCATCTAATGCAGTACTAAATGCAGATAATAAATCGTTAGTAGCCTTCTTTTTTCTTTCTATTTCTCTATCAAACTCTTCTTGACTAACCTTTCTATAATCACAGGTAGATCTATAATAAAATGTAGCTTCATTCTTCCAAGGATTATCAAACAATCTTTGCCTACCCAAAATCTGAGGCAAGTCTTCTGATATATCAACAGCTAAGGAATCAATATTACTATCACTAAAGATAAACGATCTAGCACAGGTAGAGTAAAAATCTGCTCCTAAATAAACTGTTCTAGTACAAAAGGTAAACATTTTAGGTTTAACTCCTTTTAATGGCACTTTTCCTATAGTAAATCTCTTTCCTAATTTCTTTTGTATCCTTTTAAGATTTTCTGGTGTATCACTACATAATATATTTACCTCTTCTGGTTGGAGATCACATTTCTTTATAATACTGGTAATATGATTAACTGAGTTTACGTAGAATACAGCTTCATCACTAACTATTTTAGTAGGATATCCATTTATCATTCGAACTGCACTTTCAAAATTTTCAGATTTATAAGATTGAATAATTTCAGGAAGTTTTGTTCCTACACTCATCATACTAAGTACCTTTAAAGCAGGTTTTAATACCCTAGATGGATCCTCCTTACCCCAATCCATATTAATATAAGGTAAGCCATCAAACTCATCTAACATATTTAAATATTCCTCTAACATGGGTGTAGCTGATACAAATAATGCACTGTGAGATTGATGTAAGTGATAAAGGAAGTCTAGTTCTGTATTACTTTTAAATTTAGAGTCATGTAAGATGGTTTGAAATTCGTCTATAATAGTATAAAAACTTTGAAATATACCTAAAGATGTTAATATATCTTTTACAATCCTATAAGAATCGTAAGTAACTAGAATTTTACATGGTTTATCTCCTAAGTATTTTCTCTCATTTAGGTAATCTTTAATTTCATTCATTAATCGGTTATAGACAGTATTTTTCCCATTAACCATCTCATCTAATTTTTCCATAAATACTTGAGATCTAGTTTTATCTACCTTGGAAAGATCTTTATCAACGATTAATTCCTTTTCTAGTTCATTCACTACTAAATAAACATCTCTACCATGTTGATCCTTTTTATTTTCTAATAACATTTTTCTGGGAGAACAAAGTATTACATTTTCAGGACCTCTAAGACAGTATTCTGTAAAACCACATCCAGGGAGTTGCTTATTAATTATACATTTTACAGGTAACTTGTAAAATCTAAAGTTTGTTCCTAATTCTGATATAAATCTTATCCCTCTAGGAACAATGTAATCATTTAATCTTTTTATCATACTATTTAATATTTTAATTGTTATTTTTTAATTCAATACAGAATCCAGTTACATAAAAATGAAGACATAGGAGTTTCCCTTCTTCATTAATTAGAGTTTAAAGTTATTAGAAGAGCAAAATACAACTTAGATTGGAGTAAAAATACAAATAATGAAAGAATATGTTATCCTAAAAAAAAGTTGTAATATTTAGATTAGATTCGCCTCTCCAAGGAGGCGAAAATCAATAATATAAATCTTTATAAATATCTTCATTTTCTGAGTTTATTCCTATATATCTTATTCAATGTTTCTTCCTTAGACACCCCTAGCGGTAGCGAAAAGGGGTGTAATATAAGGGAAGCTCCTTTGTCCTCATAAATAAGTTACATTTTGCTCTTTAGGGTCCTTTAGATTCTAATATATGAAGATTAAGAAAATAAAACCCCCAAGATATTTTCTATCTCAGGGTTTTTAGTGGGTTTAGAGTCAGTCGTCAAACATTCGTCTAAACCTCCGTCTTTCTCTGTCTACATTCATTTGTGCCAGAGAATCATTGAATATATCTATGAGGGTATCTTTTAATTCAGAATCCTCTAGAAATACTATCACTGCGATTATAATTATAGCAATGATAGCATATTGAATAATTTCATTTTTATTCATAATACTGGTCTAGTTTATTTTGGGTTATTTTTCTAATGCCAGTATTTTTCTATGAATTTTTCTTAATCTTAAAAATTAATGCTAGTTCCTTTTGTATATTTCGCACATATACTTTAGGAGCTAGCTCATTTATTTTTTTTTACATATATAAGGCTTTTAAGGAATAAAAAAAGAAAGGGAAAATTAATCCCTTTCTTATATTGAACTTACTTCGACGTCATGCCATTTCCCCTTACTTTCTCCGACGGGTTTTAAGATATCTATACAAAATTTATATCTTTTATTCATGGTATCTCTAACTTCATATATTCCATCGATACTTGGATCTGATTTACATCTAATTCTTACTTTTGATCCATATTTAAATTGTTTTCTAAGATCTCTAGATACAGCAATCCATTTAAATTTTCCTTGATTTAGTTTTTCAAGGTCAATTTTTGAATTATCTGCTGTTACTAGAGGATCAGAATCACATTGACTTTCGACTGGATTATAGACAGTTGCAGTTACCTTTATTGTCTTTTCGTCTTTCAGTTCTTCTTCCTCTTTCATTATTGAGTCGAGGAATTGTTCATATTCATACTCCTCGTCTGATTGCCAAATTATTTCTTTCGGCTTTGGTGCAGGTGATATTACTATTGAAATTACTAATATAATTCCTACGATAACTAATACAGTACCTAAACACCGATCAATTTTTTCTATTAATTTTTCTAGTTTCATATTATAAAAATTTAAAACTCCCTAAGCTTTTTTTTATTATTGCTTAAGGAGTGTATTATCATTTACTTATTTTTCTCATATATAAGGCCTTCAAGTTATATCATCCGGCCAAAATTAAAAGCCCTCTATTCATCACGAACCAAGAGCTTATAAGTCAAAGTACAATTTAAATATAACATATTATTTATTTCATCATATATAAGGTTTTTAGGCTTCTTTATCTACTGGCCGGAAATAAAAAAAAGAAGGGAGTTTTGTATTTACTCCCTTTTAAAAATATTTAATTATATCTTCTCTTCTAAGTTCCGGATCTTGAAATAATTTTACCATTTTGTCATAGTATCCATTCTCTACATATTTTCCTTGATCTGATTTTCTAACTTGACTATTATTTATAAATGTAATAAATCTAACAATTCCAGTAGGTTCAACTCTTCCAAATACTACTCCATCTTTCATTCTACTTATTGTTCTGATATCTATTAACCTACTCGGATCTTTCTTATCAAAAATGGGAAAATACTCTAAGTTGAAGTATATCCGATTTCTTTTCAGAAAGGTTGAAACTAAGTCTTCAAATGTCACTTTTTCTGGTTGCACTGATTCTAAGTATCTTTCACGATATCTTTTTATAAGATGTGGCTCCAGTAACATTACCAGTGTTTTTGATTCGTATCTCGCACATGACTCTATAAAGAACATTGCTACTTTATTTCCAGACCAAATATCATTAGTTATTATAAATGGATGATATTGTATTAATGATTTCTTTATTTCTTCTTTTGGAGAACTTATATCATTTACTGCGATATTATAATTTGTACCTCTAATTTTCAACTTTCGATCTATTATAGGTACAGGCTTTTTTGTTATATCATAAATTTTCTTGATCTTATATTTGTTATTATTTAAGATCTCCATTAATTTTTCATCAATTATTTCTTCGTCTTTTTTGTGCTCTTTTATCATATCTGCACAGCTCATTCCAAGTACTATCATAATTTATTTTTTTATTATTTAACATTAATAAGGTTCTCAAGGATAAAAAAGAAGTAGGGATTTTATACCCTACTTTTAAGTTTACGAGATTTATAATAGAAAGTATCGATTTCTTGTTCTAGTTTTTTATTTAAGAAGAGACTACTATATGAACTCTTCACTAGTTTAGCACATAAAGAATCGTACTCTTTATTAACCTCATCTTTTTCTTTTTCTGTAAGCTTTCTCGAATCACCTTCATAATTTCTCATAGCGTTTTCGAGTCTTCTTTCTAGTTCATCTTTTTTAGTTCTTAATATCACATCATCTAACATTATTTTTGTTAGAAATAGTGTTCCTGCTGTAACTAAAGCAGTAATTAATGTTTCACTCTTCATTATTGTTTATATTTTTATTGTTTACATTAATAAGGCTTTTAGGTGAGTATTTTATTAATGCACATCCTTTTATACAATTCTTTCTTAGGGTACATCTTTCTGCACAGTATTTTATAAATAATTCTTCATCAATAGGGATGGGCCGAAGACTAGAAGTATTAATAGTCTTCTCCGAAAATCCTGAATCTTGAGCAGAATGAACAATTGAATAAATCGGCCCTAGAATATCGATGACGTAATATTCTTCAGGGTCTCTTTTTCCAAAATCTCTAATGATCTCTAGAAATTCAGCCCAACCTATAAATCCATTATTCTGTGGATTAATTTTTACAATATCACCTTCTTTCATTTTCTAACCAATTTAATATATCTTTCCATTCAGTCCATTCGAATCCAGCTTTATCATCTAAAAGAATATCATAGTAAGGTTTAGTTTCAAAACAAGAAATTCTTCCTGATCTTACTTCTGGATTTTGATTGAGGTATTTAAAATTTATTCCATCTTCCCTGAATTTCTCTTGGTACATTTCTAATTTTTCAGGATAACTGGATGACCATATTAATAATATAGTATCTTCTCTAGCTGATAATTCCTGAAGTGCTTCTTTTGAGGATCCTAAGTATGTAAAGTTCTCAGTTTTATTCCATGAAGGTTCAAGAATGGTACCATGAATATCTACTGCAATATAGATTTTTTCATATCCAAGTTCATGATTTTCTTTATATGTTTTCTTTAAGTATTCTAGCATAATTATTTATTTTTATTTATACACTTATAAGGAAATAAAGAAAGAAGGAATGAACTTTCTCACTCCTTCTTAATGGGTTTTATTCATCAAAAAATAACCATCCTAAAATTGCTCCTCCAATTAAAACAGATAGACCCGCCTGAAATCCACCCTTGCGGTATTCATCAATAGCTAGTAACCCTATTCCTGCTTTAAATATATTCTTAGGAGATACTTTAATTAAAACTTTTTCATTCTTTTTCATGATTATAATTCTTTTTTAATATGAATAAATCCGATAAATTGCTTTTCACTATTAAATACTCTTACGAATAGGTTATTTGTCATTTCGTAAGTATCTTTTATAGTTATTACTCTACTCATCAATTTATCTTTAATGAGTTTTTGTAATTTTATTTTTATTCTCTTTCCTAGACATACTTTATTTACTATGTCTTGAATTTTAACACTACTCCTGCCATTAAAAGCAAGACTGTATTCTCCTTCTCCCGGGAATTTAAATTTTACTGTCCCTAAGATATTTCCTTCTTCTGGAAATATTTGTTTTTCATAATTCTTTTCCATTTTTCTTTTCTTTTAAGTTTTAATTACATTAATAAGGCTTTTAAAGGATGAGAAGAAAAAAGAAAGGAGATCAAACTCCTTCCTTCATCATTTCCTCGTCTTTTATGGCATCATGTTCTCTTTTCGGTGTAAGGATAAATTCTTGATATTGTTTCATTAAGTCTCCTGTAGGTTCTAAGTTTTTAACTAACCTGTGAAGACTACTAAGTTTATTCAATAATTTCCCTCTTACTGAAATTGATACCTTTAATTTCTTTTCGAGTTTTTTGTTTTCTTCTACAAGATCCTTAATAGTTTTAGTTTGGATCTCGTAAGTTTGTTTTAATTCTTCATTTTTTGCTGTGAGATCTCTGATAATCTCAGTTTGATCTTTATTAGCTTGTTTTAATCTATTAAGCTCCTCTTCTTTGATTTCTAAAGAGTGAAAAAGCTTAATAGATGTTTCTTTGTAATAATTCATTTTTTCCTTACAGGTTTTATTACCTATAAGTTTTCCTACTATACCAGATACTATTGCCGTTCCGGTTGTAATTGCTATAAATTGTTTTGAATTCATAATACTTTTGTTTATTGTTTTTCATTAATATTTTATTATCTCATTAATAAGGCTTTTAAGGAATAAAAAGAGGAAGTTGTCTCCTCCCTCTTTAATTATCTTATTTGAATAGATATATTAAAAATATATTTCCTATAAATAGACATATTAATTCTATCCAATCAAATTTTTCATATACTTCTTCATCTTTTCTTCCTGTTAAGAGAGCAAAGATAGAGTATAATACAGCTGCTCCAATTATAAATACAGAACTATCTTCTACTACTTTTCCTATTCCAAACTTCTCTACTATATAAAAATTCCAGTAAAGTTGCCCAGTTATTGCAATCATAACAGTTGCAAATATACCCTTAAAGAAGCAATTAATTAGTTTTTTCATAACGTCTTAATATATTTTGTGCGGTTCCAGAAGTCCATCTACCTTTTCGAATAAATGCGATATCTTCTGTTGATATAGTTGTCATTGCTGAATCTCTTTGAACATCGTCTTGATAACCTCCGGCCGTTTTAAATAACATAGAAGCTAAATATCTAGGTTTTTCAAGCATATGATAAACTGTAACTCTTGAATGATTCTTAAGATTATCTCTTAACCAATCTTGAGCTAATCTATCAACTCCGATACATTCAGCTACTACGAATTCTGAATCTTCGGCCGCTGCTTCTACAAGACGAGGAACATACCATTCTTTAAATTCTTTTTCAGTAATATCTCTATGTCCTGAAATAAAATAAATTTTCTTTTTCATTATTATTCTTTATTAAAATTTTATTACATAAATAAAGCTTTAAGTCCCTTATAAATGTAAAATAAAATAAAAAAATATGAAAAATTTGAATATTCCGTATGAAATAACATTAGTTTATTTTGACCATGGAACAGATTTGTTTCCAGAAGTTGTAAATAAAAAGGACTTAACAAAACCATTGCGTAATAAAGTATATAATAGTGTTAAGTCAGATAATTTCAATTTGAATGGTAACAAAACAGTGGAAGAGAAAGATATCTCTGAGGTTGTTGTACTTAACTCTGGATTTCATATATCTTTAGCAGAGAATTCACTCTTTTCTTCATATGGAAGATATAATGTTAAGTATGGAGAGGGTGGACATAGAGTAGCTGTAAGGATTCAAAATGATGAATTAGATTCAAAACTCCCAGGGCGAAACGTTTATATTTATGTAGCTATTGAAGGATTTTTTAAGATTCTTCAAGATACTAGATATGTTTCTGATGGAAATCTACACGGAACTTTCTCTTTAGGTATTGGATGTTTTCCTAGTTTAAAATTAGTAAAGGAAGATTCAACAAATAAATCATTTATATATTCTACGGAGATTGGGAAATTGATTGCAACAAAACCTAAAACGACAAAATGGAAACCTGGATATGTATATGCATTATCTCCGATGGAATTAGTTCTTTATCTAGGAAGTTATATTGAACCTTTTTCGCTCAAACAGTTCAGTTATAGTGGAGGACGTGAAAAGGTATCAAGTATATTTTTAAATTTCTTTGATTCATATTGGTTAGATATTGAATCAGATCGAGAAATACATTTATGTATTCCGATAAATAAGAGAAATAATATTTTAGAAAAATTATCAGGAAAAAATAATAATATAAAGGATTTTATTCAAGGATATTTCTCTGAAAATCTTGAAAATGTAGATAATATAAGAGATGGTATAACTAGAGGAGTTTTAGATATTAAGAAAACTGCTATGAAAGGAACAGAAATCGAGCAACTTTTGGTAGGTGTAGATGATACTTATAACCCAAGAGATGTAATTGTGGATGTTATTGAATCTCTTTCTCATGTAGATTCTATAGATTTCTCTGCATTATCTAGTAAACCATTAGTGGATTTAAATGTAACAGATGGGTATTATCTTAGTATTCTTGAGATTGATCTTAAATTTTTCTTAGGAAATTATCCGAAATTAAAAAAATTTTATATAGAGAAATTACTTGAAAAGGATAATGTTGAATATAAACGAATCTTACAATATAAAAGTCTTTATAGTGATACCTCTCTAGATAGTATTCTTAATCTTACTCAGCATTATAAAGGAGTATTTATTCTTAAAAATCTTAGTAATTATTTTGGTTTAACTGAAGATGATATAAAACAATTAGTAATAGATAAAGTAATGAAAAATTAACTCTATGGAAACTATTAAAGAAGCTGTTACAGAATTAGGTGATATTAGAAAATCAATAAATAACTATAAGAGTATCAAAAACAGTATTAAGAAGACAATTACTGAAGGTTTGGATGAGATGATTAGATTTCTCATGGTTGGTCCAGGAGTAGTTAGTCCAGAGGCAACAAGAACTAGATGTAATAAAGTTATGGATTTGATTAAAATTTGGTATAAAAAGCCTGAAGATAGGGATTGCATTGAAAAAATTTTAGATATTAAGCGGAAGTTTATAACTCCCTCACTTACGGCTGGAGACTCTGAAGAAAAATCTATATCACAAAGGGAAGAAGAGATAGTAACTAGATCAAAGGAGTTAGAAGAGAAAATTCCAGCCGATCTTAGGGAGAAATATCTTCCGATGTATATAGAAAGACTTAGACCTGAAACTATTGAAAGAGGTGATGTAGCATTTCTTCCTATTGGACCTATACTTCACTATTGTATTGTTTTTAAAGTAGTTGGAGAGATATCATTTGTCTTATCAATTACTACATCAGGAGAGGCTAAAGGGTTCGTAGGATATCAACTTGAAAGATCTAGATTCTTTAAAGGAACTGCTCTGTATACTCTTCACCAGGTTCCGACTGCTTTAGTGAATAGGAAATTTGTTATGCCTTATGATAATAAAGCAGAATTAGGAAGAATTTTTACAGGTTGTGAAGAATATCTTAAAACAAATGTATTAAAAAGAACATATAATAAAAGAAAAAAGAAATGAGCACTAAGATTGGAGTAATTGTTGGTAGATTTCAGGTAGATAATCTAACAAGAGGACATAACTATTTATTAGATAAAGTTAGAGGAGATTTTGGAAATAGTAATGTAGTTATTTTTATAGGAGAAACAAAAAACTCAGAAAGAACTGCACATGATCCTCTCCCTTTTGAAGCAAGGAAAGAAATGATACTTGAGTCCTATCCAAAGATGAAAATATTTAAAATTAGTGATCTAGGTAATTATCCTAAATGGGTTGAAACGCTAGATCATAGAATTAATTATTTAAAAAGTCTTGAGGAAATACCACAGGATTCTGAAATTTATATCTGTGGTTCTAGAGATTCTGTAGCTGAGAGATATAAAGAAAATGGAGGATTCTATAATATAAAAATTTATCCTGATCAAAAAGATGATGTGCATGTAACTTATTCTGGAACAGAAATAAGAGGGAGAATTGTTAATTGTTTTACACCTAATTGGAAAGATGAGAAGTTAAGAAAATTTTTAATTTGGTGGTATGGAAGATCATGTGAATAGACTAAGAAGAATATGTAAAGAAACATATAAAGAATATCTGAGTTTATGTAGAGATATAGATACGTATTTTCACAGAAAACTTCTTCAGGAGGATAAATCTTTTGTAAATCTCATGGAACCTTTCAAAGTTTGCTTAGATCTCAGTGATAGCTCTAACTATTTAGTAGAATATTATACTGGTAATGGAAATTTTCTGAAGATAGATGAGCTTTCATTCTATTTCTTAGGAAAACTTTTTCGAGATTACTTAGAACCTTTGGATAAAATAATGAAATTTACTAGTAGAACGCAATGTAGATTTATGAGGTTTTTAGAAGATCTTATTAAAATTAATCCAGAAAGTAACTACATAAATTCAATTCTAGATAAATGTGAAATAAATTTTCAGTATATTCGAGATAGAGTGATAAATAATATTGGATATTTTGGGTATTCTGAACAGATTTTAGTATCAACATCAACATATAATGATGAAAACTTTATAACTGAAACTGTAAATTTAATAGGAGAATTTATAAAAATAGGAAGATTATATGAAGAAGAATAGAGGAAAAGAGTTAGCATATATTCTAAGACATAATCCGGCCGAAGTAGAAGGAGCGCTTGATTCAGAAGGTTGGTTAGAAACAAAGAAGTTAATTGATCATGGCTGGACTATATCTGAACTAAAAGAAATAGTAGATACTGATAATAAAAAGCGCTATGAATTATCGGCCGATTTAAGAAAGATTCGTGCTCTTCAAGGTCATAGTGTTAAAGGTATTAATGCTAATTTTAAGAAGTATACAGGATGTAATATTGTCTATCATGGAACGCAAAGGAAGTTTTTAGAAAGTATATTTAGAGATGGGTTAGTCCCGGGGAGTAGAGAATACGTACACTTAAGTTCAGATCCTTTGACAGCAAGAAATGTAGCTCTTCGAAGAGGTCCTGAGATAGCAATACTTAAAGTAGATTTAGAAGGATTAGAAGATGAAGTATTTATATCTGGAAATGGGGTTATTCTAGTGAAAAAAATTAGTCCAGAGCATATTATTGAAGTAGATTATGGTTCCTGAGAGAAATAATAACTATACGTTTATCATAGAAGTAGATTGTGATGAAGGTGAGGAGAATATATCAATTACTGAGATATCTTTAGATGAATTAAATCAAGTAAATCCTCTTCTTTTAGACATAAGAGAAAATCAAGGATATTATCCAACCGGAGATTTCTTGGTGTATCCTGATCCAAGTCCTGAAGAATTTTATGGAACTAGATTTAGGGAAAGTTTTGATATTCTAGAATCAAGACTTCCATGTCCGAAGAGTGGATTTAAAAGAATACTAGAAATTAAGGTATTTTCAGAATCCCCAATTTCCTTATATATGTAAAATAAAATTAAACAAAAATGAAAAACTTAAAAGACATGGAAAAGAATGAAAACTACTTTGTTAGAGAAGACATTGTAAGTGAACAACACGTACACCATAAAGATGAATATCGTGAAAAGAAGAGAGATAAAGTCATCTTTACGAGTACGATTTTGGAAGAAACTACACCACAGCCTAAAAGAAAAGAGGATTATGAAAAATCTGAATACTTTCTTGGGTAGTTTAATGTAAAGAAAATGGTTTTGTTGGGAGAACTTAGGAGAAGATCTTAAGTTCTCTTTTTTGTTCCCCACAAACTCTTATTAATGTATTATCATAAAACAATAAAACCATGAATTCTTTAAAATTTTACATTGACAAACTAAAAGATTGTGATGCACACGAAGTTATTAATTCTTTGAGAGTAAATCCAGTATTAAGTGTGGAAGAGAAAAATTTAATTTATTTATATCTTTTCCCTAGACCACTCTTAGACCGACAACTTCCAGAAAGAATTATAGCTTACAGAAAAAATAAGAACCCACAAGGATCTCTTCAACCAGATCTCGGAGAAATTGGATTACTTGTGGAGGCTTATCGTACGGAACAGTATAAAAGATTTATGAAACATTTATTCCACTCTTTTACAGATCCTGAACAACTCTTCCCTATTGCTGGTTTAGGACAATGTGAGTGTGCAATTTGTGGAAAAAATATGTATGAAGAAGGAGCATGGTCTGATTTATGCTCTAGATTTGAATATAATCAGCTAGAAAAAGAGAAAAAAGAATATCTTGCCTTTGGAAGCAAAAATTCTGGTATAAATTTATGTCTAGATTGTATTATTCAATTAAAAGAAACTTCAATACTTTTAGAAGAGATTGAGCCTGGTTATCTTCTAGATTGGAGAAGTAGATGTAAACCAGCGTTATTTGTGTAAAGAAATAAAAATCCCAAGCCTTATTTTACATAGGGCCTGGGTTTATTTTTTATAATTTTTGGAGATCTAAAATTTTAAGATCTCCTATTTTTTCTTTTCCATAAGAGAATTCATAATATTCTGCTTTAGAATCAATCAAGAATGTATACGTTTTATCTTTATCTTCATTAGTTAAAGTAATCGCATAATTATCTTGTTTATTGTGTTTTAATTTTAGTTTATCAATTCTAAAGTATAGAATTTCTGGAGTCTCTTCGTCAGTTTTAATCACTGCTGCAATATTATAATTACGTCCAAGAAGTTCAGATTGTTCTTTAGAGTTTGATAGATTTTCAAGAGCTTCGATAGATAGTGTTTTAGCATTATCAAATTTCGCTAAGAGTCTATCATAAAAAGCTTTCTCTTCTTGAACCTTAAAGTGCATTGATAACGGAAGAAATCTCAATGATTTTCCCGTTTCCTCTGGACTTTCAAAACTAAAGCCTTCCGGAATAATTCTAGCTTCTTTGACTTCCTCTTCCCCAATTATTTTATACTTAATAATTGAAGTTGTAGTCATAGGATCATAATCAGTTATATCCTCAACTTTTACTTCTTTAAGAGAATAGTCCCATCTTCCAGTTTCATCTCTAGAATAATCAATTAGTGCTAAAGAAGATCCAATATGTTTTGTTAGATCTCCTCCTCTAGGAACGTAATTTAGATTTCCTTCATAGAAACCATATAACTTTTTGTACTTGTCTAATGTTGTTAATTCTTTTTCTGGTTTAAATTCTAACATGATTTTATTGTTTTAGTTAATAAAAAAATATTTTCTTTCACATATAAGATTCTCATCCTATTAAAGGAGCAAAATAAATAACTACACCAATCCATAATAGACTAGTGTAGTTAATATTATTAACTGTTACAAATTTTTATTTCTATGTCATCTAAACGTTCAAAGTAGCCAATCCATGGAGTACTATAAGTAAAGAAAGTTCCATCATTTTTCTTTAACTTCAGAGAATATCTACTGTATTGTCCTTCTACATACCACCAATTCTTAGCAGCTTTTTTTTTAAGTTTTTCTCTTGATTCAGAAGTACATATATATTCTAAATCCATTGCAAATTTATAATGCTGTCGAATTGCTTCTTCATTTTCTTTTGCGATAGATATATTATTCCAAGGATAATCAATAATATCTACATCATTATGCGTTTCAAAAGAACTTCCTGTTTGGTAATAAATGATCAAATGTATGATGTCTTTTTCTTGAATATCATTGATTATTTCTTTAAGTAGATTCTTGGCAGCTTCTTCATCTTTTACTCCAAGCGCTTTTAATTTTTCCAAGTATTTTTCCATATAATCTTTGTATAAATTCTATAGTCCAAATTCCAATTACAAATAGGATTGCTAACCCACAGAGTAATATTCTAATCATAAAATGGTACTATTTTCCAACTTGCTTGTCCTATCTTCCAATTCACTTCTATATAAAAAACATTACCTTCATTTGTAATATATTTCACATAAGATCTCCAATCGCGAGTTATAGTTAACCATGGTTTTTTATTATAATTTACAGCATCGATTGAATCTAATTGTCTGTATATATCATGTTCATTTAAATATGTACAAATTTTTTTGGCAGTATCATAATCAAAAAATTTAGCATCAAATCCTACATCAAACTTTATGAAACCAAGATCTTCATTAGTATTTGAATCTATTGTTTTAATTTTATAGTATGTAGGAAATATTGCTTTAATTGGTTCTGGTTCTCTTTTTTCTAGAATAACTTTTGTTAATCCGTCTATAAACATTTCAGCCTCTATTCTGGACATTCCTTTAGAAATTAGCGTTCTTATGTACTTCTCCATAACGTTTTTGTTTTACTTCAATTAATTCTATTTTTACTACACTAGGAATAGTATCACAAACTATAATAGTTGAATCCTCAGCAAATCGTATAGATAACTCAGAGGCTTTAACGTACTCTATGACTTTTTCGGTATTATCTTTGAGAGTAATCTTAAGTGTATAATACTGAAATACTCTATTATTTACCCATTCAGTATAAATAGTAGATACAATACACGCTGTGATAAGAATTAGTCCAATTCCTAGCCATTTTCTTATTCTTCTAGTCTCAATTAAGAGAAAATAAACTCCTATTAGACATATTATTATTGAGAATATAATTACTATAATCGTCATTTATCTTTAGAATTAAATTTTTTCTAATAACTCCGCTGAATGTTTCTTTAAAGCTTCTTCTGGGGTTAATGAATAATATTTATCAATTTCAAAATCCCAAGTTGTATCTCTGTTTCCTGATGAATTATTAACTCTGAGTTGATATGTTATAAGCGGTTCATCTCGATTTAATGATAAGTTTATATTTACGCATTCAACATCATAATACTTAAGCTCTCCATAAGTAACTCGATATAATCTTGTTCCTGGTTTATATTTATAATTTATTTCTATAGTTTCCATAATCAATCCTCATCACTATTTACTATAAAATCCCAAACTAATTTAACAACTCCTCCTGTTATGAAGAATGTAGTTAGCATCTCTGTAAATTCTGATTTTTCTGGAATTATTGAAAGAATAACTCCAATAATTATCAGAACTAAATCTTGTATAAAATTTCTCCATTTCATGATGTAAGTAAAAATTTAATTGCATTATAAATCACGAAAGCCATAAAAATTATTCCAATGATATATGCTGTAAGAATAAATACTCCTACTGATAGCGCGAATACAATCTTAGTTATAAATCCTAGGAATAAACATCCTAAGAACATTATTACCAAGAACATAAAACATCCTAGACAACTTTTTCCCAACATTCTATTATCCTTTCTTTTAAGTAATTAAAGTATTCATTAATAGATTTTCTTTTCATTTCCGACCATTTTTCATCTACTGTTACAGAATATTGATTTCTTATCATGTAAATTAAGAGATCTTGTACTGTTGTTCCAGAAGGCATTGGAAGTTTGTAATCGCCTAGAATTTCTTCAGAATCTATCATCTCAAGGATATATAATTCTAGTGCTCTAACAATACTACAACACATAGCTTTTCCTCTAGTAGGATATTCTCCATTATCTCCATATAATCCAGTTCCATCCATAAGATCTGGATCATCAAAAGTTTCTGGATTATAAAATGAAATTTGCCAATTCCAATTTATACCTTGACTATAAAATTCTGGTTGGATATGTATTATTACGTTATGTTCGTCTAACCATCCTAAAAGACCAATTAAATTTTTTGGCTCATAATCTTCTCCAAGTTTCTTAGCAATATATCTATATAGATCATTTGCATAAACTAATAATAAATCTAATCTTTCTTTTTCCATCTTTTTCTTGTTCTAAATAATATGTATGGAGTTAGAATAAATATTATGAATGGAGTTTGTGATGCTACTACCCAATCCATATCTTTGGTAGTTAGGTATATAATAGGATCAAATATAAATTTCCAAAAAAGACATATTAAAATGAGTTCACAACCTCCACCTTTCTCATCTAACCATTCCTCAAATTTAAACTTTTTCATATTACTACTCCTTTCCACATTCTTTTTTCTAAAGTATTTGTTACTTCTTCCGGAAAATCAGCGACGTTCCAGTGTGCATCAAATAATTTATGTTTACAGATTTTACATAACCACCATGGAAATTTTTCATATAACCATGCAAAGCTATTAAAAGCCCAATCACGACTTGATGCCCATTCCGTCGCTAAAAATCCGGAAGTATAGATTGGAATACACCCTTCTTCTTTAAATAACTTCCTTCGTGAGACTCTAGGGTCAATCCATGATAATACTTTAAGAAAATTATATAATATTTTTACACTCCATTTATATCTCAATTTTTCTTGAATCGGATAAGTAACTTCATGAAACCACCAATCTCTAAAATATTCAAGACAAGGCATATCATGATCACTTTTATGTTCCCAAAAAGTTTTATAATATTCTTGAATAGGATTTTTATGAATTTCTTCTAACTCTTGAATTACATGATATATTTCTACAGGTTTATCGTTTAATGTAATTCTGTATTCTATATCTGAACTACTAGGTCTAAATTTATCATACGTCCATTTGTGAATTAGAAAGACTGATATATAGTCCTCAGAATTATCACAATCGTAAGTTTCAGACCATCTCCCACATCCCCAAATTCCGAGATACCAATATTTAAGTCCTCCATTAGAAAAACTGAAAGACATTGTCATACTATTTCCCCACTCTTCATTAGGGGAAGTGTCGTCCTCAGATAAGATGGGATTTATTCCTCTTTCTTTTAGTCCATTCAAAATTAATTCTGTAATCTTTTTAAATTTTTTAATTTTTTCTTCATTAATATTTTCCATGATTCTTATTGTTTATCAATTTTAAGGCTTTAAATCCTTATAAATGGAAAAGAGAAAATCCTTTGAATTGCATATTATAGTGTGAGCCCCTGCCTGTGATAGGTCGGGGTTTATTTTCCTTATATGTGTTATGAAGAAAATAAAAATAGAAAGTATTGAATTTTATAGATTACGATATAACAAAAATATTATAGTTGGTTATATCAGATTTAATCAGTTATTTAATAGAGAAGAATTTATAAAATTTATTTATGATAAAAATATATCTATTCTTCGAAATAAACTTTTGAATTATCATATTCTAAAGAACTATGAAGAATTAAATGCAGCTAGATCTCCAATAGGGAACTGGATTAGTCCTTCTGAAGTTAGAGATTTAGTAATGGTATTACCTGTTTATTTACATTCTGAGGATAATTATAAAAAATTAACAAAACGAAGTTTATTTAGAAAGCTTAAGAATAATCTTATAATCTCAGAAACAGTTCATAATAATCTTTACAAAGATATTATAATGAATATTTGTCCTTCTGATATAGAATTACGAGGTTTTATTGAGTATTCTCTTAGACTTCCAGATAAACCAGATAAAAGTTATCGTAATTTTATAATGAATATCTTGGATTTTTTAGAAGCTCTTGAAACTCTTACTAATGAATAATAAATAACAATAAACATAAGAATTATGGAAAAAGAAATTAAAATTAATGGTTCAAGATTAAAATTAGTAAAGTACTGTGATTATGAGTATGGGAAAAGTACTGAGATTATCCTGAGAAATAAGAAAAATCTAAAGTATCAATATGTACTTTTAGCAGATAAACTTAGTTCTTCTGGTAATCCTTGGTTAATAATGGATTCTTATGGAAAAAATAAAATAAGAGTTAGTCCTAGTGTTCATAATTACGCATCTGCATGGGGAATAGTAAGAGAAAAAAGAGTTGAAAGATACTCTGGGGAAACTTATTCAACCCAGGATCTTAGAATTATATTATCTTTTTTAGGAAGTACAATTAAACTTGAATACCTAGATACTGCTGAACTTTTAGCGCAAGCAACAAAAGATGAAATAGTTATCAAAGGTTTTTACGAGATGTACGGTCGTGTAGGGATGACTAATTATATTGAAGATCTTAATGATATTATTAAACGTTCCGAATATACACCCAAACCTATTGAAAGAAAAACTAAGTATCCAAAAATTTATTCAGATTATAATAAATATTCAATTAGTAGGTTAATAACTGATTTAATTGAGGATAATGCAAGTATTCTTATTAATCCAGAGTTGATCGGAGAATATAAAAGACTTTCTCCTAAAAAAGTGGATAGTAATACTGCTGTTACTTACCAAAAAGATAAATGGGCGAAAGTGACAGGAACGATTGGAAATAAAAGACGAGCTAACTTAGGAATCTGCTTTGATACTAATGTGGTAGTTAATATCCCAGAAAATACAGTCGGAATAGAACCCGGCGAAAAAACATATAAAACAAGACAATCTATATGTTTAGTAAAGGATGGTCTTCTTAATCAGTCTTTAATAGGAGTTATGATTTCCAATAAACTCGCCGGGAAATTTAAACGACTGGGGATAATAAAATCAGAATTAGTGTTTTCTGGAGAGTATCTAATAGATATCTCATCTCTTCCAGTGGTAACTAAGTGTGCAATTAGAGATATTAGTAGTTATTACCTTTCTCGATTAGAAGTTAAGTATAAACTTGCAGCAATAGCTAATGAATATATTCAAGAGTACTATCCTGAGAAGGTAACTTTAGATCCAAAAATAGAGTTTCTTAAATCTCTTGGAATAGTTGGAGATTATTACTTCCCTAAGAAGGAAACTGATAAAGAAGCTACAAGAAAATCAGAAATGATAATGGAATTGGTTAGTTTTATTTCTGGTATCCCTGGAGAAAAACAAAAAAGACAACTTATGTATAAAGAATATCAAAGAGGAGCATTACCAAAAAGTAGTGTAATCAAAGTATTCTTAGACTCTATTGGTTTTGGAAAAAGGCCAATCGAAGAGATTCGAAAAGAATGGAAAACTAATCTCACTAAATATAATGAAGAGCTTAGAAGAAGAAAGTTTCAGATCATTATGTCAAAAACAACGAGATTTAATGATAAACATTTTCCATTGATTGAGAGTACTAGTAAGACGGTTGATATCTTTTCTTCAGATCATACAGCAACAGTTTCTTGGAAATTTTTACTAAATACTATAAAATCATGAGAGTAATAAATAATTTAGAGACAGTAAAAAGTCTTCTAAAATTTAAGATATCTTCTAAAGGTAAACCGGAGATATATTATTTTGTGCAAGTTATACAAAGAAGAAAAGAGAATCCTGATTTACCTCTTCAAGAAATACAGAGATATGCTTGGTGGGTGACAGATTTAGGAGTTCTTGAAAAATCCTGGAATCGATTAACGGAGATGTGTGAACATTATAAAGCAAGAGCTTACATATCTATTACACCAAGATCTTTGGAAAAATTTGGAAAGCAATGTATGTTTGAATATTCTAAGAGAGTAGCAAACAATGATTATACAAATATACATAATCTTCCAAAGAAAGTAGCCTTAAGTAATGAAACGGTTCAATCAAAAGGAGTTGTAGATAAACCTAGGTGGATTTTAGATATTGATTCTGAAGATAAATCCTATCAACATGATATAGAAAAATTTATCTCAGGATATACTAATATTCTAGGAAAAATTAATACTCCAAATGGTTGTCATCTTGTGATAGAGTCATTTAATTATGGACTTATTAAAGATTATCTAGTTTCTAAAAAACGAGAGGACTATAAAATAATAAGTGATAATGAGGTTGAAAGACTATTTACTCTTAGAAGAGAAGGGAACACAATTCTTTATGCAGTAACTAACTAAACTAGAACATTTAAGAAGAAGGAATGAAATACTTCCTTCTTTTTATTTTCTTCTCCCCTGAAATTCTTATATATGAAGCGGAAATTAATACAGAATCCGCTTCGAAAATAAATGCGTAAAGAATTAAATAACATTAATGAATTAAATTATGAAAAAGTTAAAAACAGTAAAAGTTCCCACATCTAACGGAGAAAAAGTGGTAGTCTTTAGACCCATTGAGAAAATTCCAACATCACATTTAATTTGTGATAAAGAATGTCCTTATGGAAAATGTTGTTCTTTTATCCCTGATCCTAGAGATCCCGGAAATGAAGAACTATCATTTATCGATTTTTGTAATGATCTTGGAGCTAATGAAGGAGAAGATTCAGATTTAACTTCAATGGTTCCAAAAGAAGGCACTCTTGAGGAAATTTTCAAAGATCAGCCTGATATATTACAAAAAATCGCCGGAAATAAAAAATTGGTTTATCTCGACGAAGTAATCGATAAATGTTGCCCTGATATCTGTGAATATTATAATAAGGAACATTCAGAGTGTACCTTAGAAAATAAGATGTGTATTCTTCGCGGATTGTTTGTAGGTCCAGTTAAAGAAGACAAACCTTCTAAAGAAGAAACGCAGGGACAGGAAGCTGTTGAAGAAAAGAAATAAGTTTTAGGGGAGTATGAGAAAATACTCCCTTTATTTTATATAAGTATGAATGAATTATTAAATTTTGAGTATAATGGATGTATTATTCCATTTGCATTGACTAGTAATGATGTCATGATTAATGCTACTGAGATAGCAAAAGTTTGTAAGAAGCAGTTAGGTCATTATCTTAGTAATCAACAGACAAAAGAACTAATCAATGAGGTCTCGATCGATATCGGAATTCCGATATCGGAATTAATAGTAGTTATTAAAGGAGGTATTCCTCAGAATCAAGGTACTTGGATGCATAGATTAATAGCTATTCATTTTGCTATGTGGTGTAGTCCTAAATTTGGAGTATGGTGTCTAAGAAAATTAGACGAAATTATAAATAATGGATTTGCTCTGAGAGACGCTGAAATTGGAAGATTAACCTCTGAAATTACTAACCTACAGATTACTATTCAAAATCAACAGCCTCAAGTAGATTATTGTAATCGAGTCCTAACTACTTCAGAAAATCTATATTCAACAAGAGATATAGTGAAAGATTTGGGTCTTGGAATATCTAATATAGAATTATTAAGATTATTAGAGAAGAATAATTTAATTTTTAGATCTCATGATAAAAAGAAATGGTACTTAAAGGAACCATTTGATAAATTTGGATATACAAAAATAGTTACTATATTTGACAAGGCAGGAAAACCAAGAAATGTAAAGAGGTGGACTGAAGAAAGACGTCATTGGATTTATAGTTTATCAAAGAAATTATAGGGATATGGAAATAATAGGAAAATACGGTAAAGCAATAGTTTTTACTGAGAATATAGAAGAAGCTGCAATCACTCAGATATATGATCTACTAAATACTAAAATGGTAGAAGAAGAAAAGGTTAGAATCATGGAAGATACTCATTGTGGTAATGGATGTGTAGTAGGGTATACTCAAACCTACTCTGGTGGTCCTCTCGATCCTGATGTGGTTGGTTGTGACATATCGTGTGGTATGTTAAGTGTAAAATATAAAATGCCTTCGGGAGATCCAGAATTAGCTCTTTGGGATGCTAGAATTCGTAGAGATATTCCAATGGGTATGGAAGTAAATGAGAAAACTGTTATCCAAGAAAAAGAATTCAAGAAATTTTTTAAAACAAAACTTGAAAGAGCAAGAAGTTTATGGCCTGAATTTGTATGTTATGAAGGTCTAGGAGAGATAGAGAAATTTATATCAAAAACCCTTAAAAGAATTGGTATGTCTGAGGGAATTTTCTATAAATCTCTTGGAACTCTTGGTGGAGGTGAGAAAAATTGATTGCCTCCAGAATGATTAATAGTCATTCGTTGTAAAAGTCGTCCATATCGGGAGAAGCTGAGATGCTATTACCGAGGGAAGGTTACAGTGTTAAAACTTATACCCCCGTAGAGAGCAGAGGGACTTCGGCTAGTCATTAGGATTTATTTCTAGGGCTAAAGGTGTGCTCCGAACTAGTAGGAAAAAGAACTACTAGAGATAGGCAGAAATGACCTATCCGATACTTGAAAGTAGTATTAGTAACAAAATTGAATCATTTTATAGAACTTGGACAGGTAGAAGAAGATAAAGAGTCTGTTTGGGTTACTATTCATACAGGATCAAGAAACTTAGGAATAAAAATACTTGCTTATTGGAAAAAACAGATTGGGAAAACTAGGATAATTGAGGCGGATATGAAAGCGGCCGAGAGAGGAATTAAGGAAAAGTATAAAGGTCAAGGGAAGAAAATCAAAGAAGAAATAGAAAAACTTCATGCTTCCGGCCGATATACAATTCCGCCTAGTAGATTCTTAGTAACACATGAAGATATATCCAGTTATCTTGGGGATATGTTTTTTGCTCAAGCTTATGCAGAATATAATCGAATGGTGATATCAGAGAGAATTAAAAAAGCTCTTGGACTTGGAAAAGAGCTTGAGAGAATTGAGTCTATTCATAATTACATAGATCCAAGAGATAGAATAATTAGAAAAGGATCTATTCAAGCTTACGCCGGACAGAAAGTAATTATCCCTATGAACATGGCTTTTGGAACCTTAATTTGTGAAGGTCTTGGTAATCCTGATAGAAATTATAGTGCTCCTCATGGTGCTGGGCGCTTAATGTCTAGGCGAGAAGCAAGAGAACGATTAAGTCTCCAAGAATTTAAAGAAAGTATGGGCAATGTATATTCTAGTTCTGTATGTCTCGCCTGTATTGATGAAGCGCCCGAGGTATATAAAGATCCTTCTGAAATAATAACTGGAATACAAGATACAGTGAAAATTTTGGAAATTATTAAACCTATTTTATCTATTAAAGCAGGAACTGGAGATGGTGAAGATTAGTTTTTACAGAAGACTTCAAAAAGAATTATCAACTGATATTGGAATTGTTAGTGGAAATATTCTTGGAGAGAACTTTATTTTAGAATATAATTTAGATGGGTTAGCGACTAAGAGAATAACTCCTAAACAAATTTATGTAAAAACTTGTCTTGGAAAATTTTGTATATTTCGATTTTGTGATGATACTTCTTTATTAGAACATCTTCGATATAGAAATATGATCGATTGCTTAATCATTCAAGAAGTTAGTGTTGACCTAGAAGAACTCAAAAAATCATTTATCCAAGGATCTAAAAATTGTCCTTATGCGAATGATTTGAAACATTTAGTAAAAAACTTAGATAATATAAAATTTACATGACAGGGATAATAGTTGATACAAACGATATGATTGAATTAAGAGAAGTAATAATTCGAACTATGAAAAATTTAGATATTTACATATGTATTGATGATCAACACTATAATTATCTTAAAAGACCTAGACGAAAAGATATATATGAATCTATTGGTTTTGGTAGGTTTTATTTTGAGTTACCGGAAAAAATGTCAAATAGATCAATTGTTAAAGTTTTAGGGACAGTAGAAGGAATAGATTATAAAAAGATAATTCAGGGTATGAAGAAAGCTTTTAATGATAAATTTTGGGGTGGTGATGACACTCAATTGACTATATTAAAAGATATGATAAATAATTCAAAAGAATATTTCCTATGATAGCAGATATTGTTATATCGAATTATTATTTTAAATTACATTCTACTAGAGATACATTTTTAATTCTTCAAACAAGTATAGATCTTTCTATTAATATAACTGTTCCTGTTATATTAAAACGACCATCTTATAAAATTATCTACGCTTTTATTAGAGAAGGGTGTTTTAATATAGAACCGAAATGTACAAATGATAGTAGATACGTTATTATCGGAAGTGTAGAATTAGATGCTCAAAAAGTTATAGAATGTTTTAGGGAAGCTCGTAAAACAGAATTATGGAGACTTTATATGGAGAAGTCTCATTTAGCCAAACTTGACAAACTTTTATTAAATCCGGAAATCCTTATATGTGATAAACATAAACTATAAAAAACTTATGGAAGAAGATAATAAATTTAAAGAATATCTAAAGCCTGACTACTCTTCAGAAGAACCTCCATATGATTCAGGAGATGATGACGATGATGATATCAATGAAATCGATGAAGCAGAGGAGGATGAGAGAATAGAAAAAGTAGTTAAAGGTCAAAAAGAATTGAATGAAAAAATTATGCAACAGACACCATTTGGACAAAGTGTAGGTGGAAGTAATTGGGGTCAACCATCAACTCCATCTTGGAATAATAACGGAGGATCTTCGTGGGGAGGAAGTAATAATCAACAGTATCCATGGCAAACAAAACCAGCTGGAGGAAATTCTTGGGGAAACTCAGGAGGATCTTGGAGTGGATCTCCTGGCTGGGGTAGTGGTGGTAATACTGGAGGATCCTGGGGAAGTAGTAATACAAATAATGGAAGAAAAGAGATTGATCGACAAAAACAAGTAATATTTTGTGATGTCTTAGATTGTTTAGTAGAAACTTTCCAAAGTAACGGAAAACCAGGTCTTCTTCCACGTGGAATTTATGATATTAGACTCCGTTTTGAAGTTTGGGATAAGATTTTATGTTTTAACCCAAATAAAGTTTATGCTATGGTTCCAAGAAATCTAATCTTAAGTAGTAATGGTTCAGATTCTTGGAAAATAATGTTAGAATATATTGTTTGTGCTTTATCAGAATATCTAAGAGTTCCGTATGATCATTGTCAAATCTTAGTACAGAATGATTTTGGACAATCTAAAGATAGAATGATGGATGCTGTAATTTCTAAGACTCGTGGATTTGATAAGAATTCAGCCATACAAATTGGACTTGAATCTGGTTTATATGGTCAAAGTAATAGAGATATATTAGCAGCAGAAAAAGTAGGAATTGATTATATAGATCTTGGACAACTTCTTAACATATATTTCTAATGATTAACCTAGAACAGAAAGGAGAATGGGGCGTATATTTCTTTGATATCGACCATGTTCTTATATATTCTGCTACAATAGAATTAACTCCGAAGAAATATACTAGGAATCCAAGTATAGTTCCTGGAAAGAAAAATAAATTGGTTATAGAATTAGGAGTTGAGCCTGAATATTATTTTAAGAAAACAGGGTTAAAATGTCTTATGAAGCGTATGGAAAGTTTAGGAATTATTAACCTCGAAGATAAACATCGAGGGAATACTTCTTATGATCCTATTATTTGTGATAAAAATTGGAAAAAGATTAATTCATTAGAAATATCTTTAAAAACGATAGTCGATATAATTAAAAAGAAAGATACATATTTAATTGTAGGAGATTCAAAAACTGTAATAAATATTCTAAATTCTTCTGAAAGCTTGAAATTCTTATAAATGTATAAAATATAACAAATAGAAAAATGAAAAATTTAGTAGCACAAAAATGGATTGATGAATGTGGAACTTTATTTCCGATTGATGGAAATACAGTACTTTATCCAACTCCAGGTTCAGGAATTTTTGAATTATATCAAGGAAAAGGTCAAGATAAGAGAATCGGTTTAAAAAAACTCTCAGAAAAGTTTGAATTTAATCACAAAATATATGATGTAGGTTGTGATAATTTATTTGATATAATTCAAAAAACTTGGGAATCAGATAAATTTGTTGAAGAGAATAAGAATCTTGGTGTTATTTTCACAGGATATAAAGGAACAGGAAAAAGTGTTGGTGCTAAACTATTATGTAATAGATTAGACATTCCTGTCATAATCATTCCTGATAATGAAATAGAGGGAATGGTAAGTTTTATTCAACAACTCGACTTTGAATGTATTGTTTTGATTGATGAAGCAGAGAAAACATTTAAGCGAGGAGAGAGTGATGAAGTATTACTAAAATTAATTGATGGGGTATATAATAGATCAAGAAAATTATATATTCTAACAACAAATACACTTAACGTAAATGAGAATTTACTTGGACGTCCTGGAAGAATTAGATATATCAAACAATTCGGAAATTTGTCAGAAAAAGCAATAAACGAATATTTGGACGATAATTTAAAAATTCCAGAAGAGAGAGAGAATATTCTTCAAAAAATCGATCTTCTTGAGATATCTACTATTGATATTCTTGGTTCGATTGTTGATGAAGTAAATATTCATGGAAAACTTTCTGAAGATACTTGCCTTAATATTCCTTTGGCTAAATATGTTTTCGATATCATGAAATTCCCTGTTGAAACAGAGGAAGATGTAACAAGGATTAAGGAAATTCTTCGTCCAGGAAGAGCTAATTTCCCAGAATGGCTTGGAAAAGATTGTGAGATGGAAGATAAAGATTCAGATACTAAGACAAATGAGGATTATTGTAGTAATATCCTAGATGGTTGGAAAACTAGAATGACATCTCAATTCTCAAGTCTCTGGAAAAATCAAGAACTTAGTATTGGAATCATTCTTGAAGATCCTGATGAAGACGGATTTATTCTAGTTAAGGATATATATGGGGATGGCGAAACATTAGTTAAGATAATTAGACAGAAAGGTAATCCAAGTTTATATCGAGGTGGATTAATGTTCTGATAATAAAGATATAGAGTATTTGAAGACAGAGGGTGGCAAGTCGTGAGATTATGGCTGCCCTCATTTTCTTATTTATGTAAATTATGGGAAAAAAGAAAAGAATAATAACTAGTTTTTCAGATGTTATTACAAATTCAAGCACTGAAGTATTTTTAATTCAAGGACCAGATGCATTAAGACAGATGATTGGTACTGGAATATATAAAAAATATCAAAAAGATTTCCTTGTTCTAAAAACTGAGGAAGATGTTGAATATTTCTTTAGATTTCAAGGAAAGAAAGGATTTAATCATAATTATTCAATATGGGATTTAAAACCTCTACTAGGAAATCTATTTAACTTATACCTTGATATGAACAATGAATTCCCTGATAAAGAAGATGATATTTGGGAAATGTTTAAACCAAAGATTATGGAGAGATTAAAGGGAACTATTGTATATATTGATATTAAACATAATCAAAAAATTATGAATAGACTTTATGAACTGTATCCTGATGATAAAGACTATTCTTATGAGTTAGATAACTTAGAAACAAAAGGATTTAGATATGGATGGAGTCTTGACTGATATTTCTGGATTAATGACGGATAGGTTTTATACTTATTTAACAGGATATAATAAAGATGCTGTTGTATGTTGTTTTAAATTAGGAGCTTCTATCGAAAATACTATACCAAAACAATTATTAAAGTTTTTTGGAGGAAGTGCTGATGAAAATACTTATACTACAGATTACATTATTCTCATTAGAACTAATATAAAATATCCAATCTTAAAACGCTTAACTCTTCATACAGTTTTGAAAAATACATATGATATTGAAGCAATTACCCCAGAGAGATTTAAAGGAGGTAATATCAAAACTATAAAAGGAAATTTTATATATAACTCTGAGATAATAACAAAAAATCCTATAAGTAAGACAACACTTATTCGTAACCTAGGAAGTAAAGTAAAATTATCAGAAAATATATTAAATATCTTAGAAAAATATGAGCAAAAAACGTTTAATTGTTAGTTATTCAGATGTAATTACTAATTCGAGTACACAAGTTTTCTTCTTAGATATTGAAGAAAAATTAATAAATCTTCTAAATGAAAATAATATAACTGATAAAGTGATTATTATAAATTCTAAAGAAGATGTAATTCGTGCTGTTGAATTTTATCAGAAAGAAGAGGATAGTGGGGGATACGGAAATAGTGAGATATTCAATCTTATTAATTTCGTTTATGAGTGGTATGATATGTATACTGAATATGGTAAAGGAGATAAATGGAAAGAACTTAACGATGCAGGTAAAACCGATAGAGAGATTATTGATTTTATTTGGCCATTAATAGACGGGGTTATCGGAAAAGTATATTATTCATTTGCAGATGATTGTGGTATACCTAAAGAAGCTGATATTCTTTGGGAAAATGGATATAATAGTTACAGAGAATAATAAATAGAGTTATTATATAAAACTATACTTAAAATAATAGGTATAGTTTTTATTTTTCTTCCCTTAAAACTCTTAATGATGTAGTAGATAGTTGTGTTCTGCTACCGTAAAATAAAATATATGAATTATGGATAGAAAAGAAGAATTAATTAATCTCTTAGGTATTTTTCTAGGAGATTCAAAGAAACAATCAGAAGAAGTTAAACCTAAGATTGTTGAGATATGTAAGGAAAGATTTGATAAGATCTATGAAGTTTATAGAAAATATGGATTAACTAATTCATGGTATGATGAATATGATCCTACTCGAGGAAGTCTTTGGTTAGATGATGATTACAATGAGGATGCTATTAATGATAAAAGTATTTGTTTAGAGTATACAGATCATTGGGGTTATGGTGGTAGTTGTCATTGCTATATGGAATTAAAATTTTCTCAATTTGAAGATTCTTTTATAGAGGCGCTAGATAAATCCCTTAAGAGTACAAGAATCGCTTCATTAAAAAGAGAAATAGAGTTACTTGAAGCTCAATTAGAATCTAAGAAAACTTGTTTAAAAGAACTGAAAAATGGCAATGAAAACGAGTAATACAAATATTGAATTAAGTAATGATATCAAAATTTCTGATTCTGTAGTAAAAGCTGTAGTTGAAAAAATTCTATCCTCTGCACAATCGGATGAGATTTTAGATATAGTTATTAATTATCTTCGAGGTTATCTAGAGAAAATAATGGATAATCCTGAGATAATAGTAAATAATGAAGAGAGATTAGTATCTACTATAGATAAAAGAATCTTTGGAGATTTTAATTTAATGCAAAGATTACATAATATAGAAACAGCTATAACTAATAGTGTTATTACAGGAAATAATATTTATTGGAATAGTAATCAAGAATTTTTCTGTAATTCTCCACTACGTGATATAGCAAGTGAAATAGCTGATATCAAATGTAGAATTGATATGTTAAAAAATGAATTTTATATGCTACAAAATCAAATTCCTTAGCATTCTGAAGAAAAAAAATAAAAAGAGGATCAACTTGACTAATTAAAGTCAAGACCTCTTTTTTTCTTTGTAAATTTCCTTTTGTTTAGTTATAGTCTCTTGATATATAAAATCAAAAGGAAATCTTTAGTTTCCATTTCTGTTTCGATCTTGAGTTTAACCTCGTGATCTCATCAGGTTAGGAATTCACCTAACTACAAAAATGAAAATGGAGGGAAATTTTGTTATCCCTCCGGTTAGTCATCAATGAATTCTTCTTCATTGCTGTTAAATAGTTCCGGAATCATATATCTAAACCAATAATAAATTCCGGTAGTTCCCATAATTATTGCTGATATTGAATAAATTATATCAAATCCTAATATCCAAGCAATTCCTGCTAATATCATTGTCATAAAAATAATGACTTCTGTTATCTTTTTCATAATATATTAATTTTGTTAATTATTGTCTCTAAACCCAAGTTAATCCATAACTCGGGCTGGTTGTTTTAGCTTATTCAGCTTTTACTTCTTCAGCAGGTTTTTCTTTTTCTGCATCCGGTTTTAGGTTGACGGTTTCTTCTACCAATTTTTCCAAATCCTCATCTCTAAGACCTTTCGGTTTGAGTTTTTTATAGGCTTTTTGACATCCTAAGGTAGTTGCTACTCCTAATGCCATTCCTGCTCCAGCTGCTACTGCTACAACTTTTGTTGCACCAAATTTCGTTACTGCTGAGTTAATTAGTTTCATAATTTTTCCTCCTATTATTTAAGTTATTAATTTTGTTAATTATTGTCTCTAAACCCAAGTTAATCCATAACTCGGGCTGGTTGTTTTAGCTTATTCAGCTTTTTTGTTTTTCCGGTTATTTAAACATTTTTTAGTTTTCTTATAACCATAATCAAATACTACTTTTGCTGCTATTCCTGCTACAAAAATTCCAACGTTTTTTACAACTGCTTTCATAATTCTATAATTTTTTGTTGTTAATATTCTTTTGTCTCTATTTTCTAAGTAAATTACTTAGAAATGGTTGTTTTTACTCTAAGCTTCTCTCTTAAAGATTTCTAACTTAGAATTATATATAATCTTTATAATTTCCTCATCGGTATTTATCATAGGTTATATATAATAATTTAACTGTATATTAAATCCCTCTAAATTCACATCCTATTACTAATAACTCTAGACTATACAGGTCCTTTGTTATTTTCATAGTTCACCATATATATTTGGCTACATGTCTTTGATATATTCCTCTTGATAATCCTTTATCAGGTTTATCTCAATATATCGTGGCCTTATAATATTATCTACTATAAGGAATTTATTTAATTTTTTATTTATTTTGTTAAACTCGGCTAAATGCACGTTATAAAATTTGTTAGTGCTTGCCAAGTTATGTGTCCAACCTTTATCAATTATTAAGTTATATTAAGTATTTTCTCTATTTTGATAAATAGTATAATTCAATATAGTAACTTAATATACTTATTTAATTACGCTCAGAACTTATCCTTGTAAAAGATATTTTAATACTATTTAAATATCTACTCAAGTGGTATAACAACTTCCACCTGTCCTTATATTATATTTCATAATTATAAGTTAGATCAAGGTGATGAATTTTATAAAGTCGTTCTGACGACTTCTAGGTTAGCAACTCCTAGTCTCTCCTTATAATACTCCGTCATCACACCTTTCGTATGTATTATAAGTTCTAGTTATATCTATGTATAACGCTAAAGTATAAAAGACATAATATATCTTTTAAATTAGATATACTATGTCTTTAGGTAATATCAGATATTTCTATCTTTTATTACATATATAAGGCTAATAGGGTTTCTTAGACGGTATTATTTTAACCTCTTAGGAACTCTATTTTCCTTTCATATATAAGGTTTTTAGTCTTTTCTAGACGGTGGAAAAATAAAGGGTGGAATTACCCACCCTTTTCTTACTTAACTGCAAGCAAAAACGTTTTATAATCAACAACAGACTTTCGATATATACTATCTATGTCAGCGCCAATCAAATAGAGGGATTGTTTATAATCTCTCAATGTTTCTGGCTCATTGATATAATATTCGACTAATCTGTTTACTATTGTTTTTATTAATCGCAGTTTTCTTATTACGTAATCTCTATTAATCGAAGGAACATCAAAATCCTTTCCTTCAATCGCATACTTGTTTAAGATAGCTGTATAGTTGTCATAACTATCTTTTAGTTTATCTACTATTCCATTGGATAAACTATTTTCAACTGAGACATCTATGTAATTTTTTACTCCGTCTCTTAATAATCCTAATGCACTTAATATTGTCATTAGTGTGTTAAGTTTTTCTATCATATTCCTTTTCTTTTAAGTTTGTTTTTTATTCTCACTTATAAGGCTTTCAAGGAATATCAGACTAGCAAAATACTTCAGCGTCGTAATAGCCTTTTTCTAGTGCATTTAAGAAAAATTCAACCTCTTCTGCAGACATAGGAGCAAAACCATGAACATCAACACCTACATCTAATCCAAATCTCTTAATCATTTGTCTTCCATGAATATGTCCAAAAAGATTATACTTTTTTGTAGAATTCATAGGTTCATGTACAAGTGCTATCTCTTTTCCTAGGAGTTTTGTTTCTGCTTCAGTTAGGAATACTTTTGAAAAACCAGAATCTATAAGCTCTCCTATAAAATCAGGTATATCTAGATTTCTTTCAGATTTTTCTTTAATCTCATAATTTCCACAAACTAATCGAATATCTCCATTTAAATATTTCAAGTAACTTCTATCACCAAAATCTCCAAGATGCCATACGATAGCTTTAGGAGGAACTTTAGTATTCCATCTCTCTACCATAGTCCAATCCATATCTTCAACATTCATGAAAGGACGTTTAGATAATTCCAAAGTTCTTTCTGCGCCGAAATGTGTATCGGAAGTAAAAAACTCTCTTGAACTGGACTCTCTATTAGATATTTCTTTCTTTAACTCAGATATACATTCGTCTAAAGAGCTATATACATTTTTTATTCCATATGCTTTAGCTTTTTCGATCAAGTACCTTCTTCCGTGTATTTTCGGCGCAATTCCTAAGATTATATTTTTCTTTCTAACTAAATTTTCGGTAAGTTCGATTTTAGTAGTTTGTGCATAATCTCTTCCTGGTATATCTTCAACAGCTTCAGGGATCCAAAATAATATAAAATCTGATACTCTAAGTCCAATTGTTTCCCAATCTACCTGTTTTTTATATTCAGCATCAGATAAACCTCCAGAAATTTTCTCTTTTCTTCTAGGGTTTATCCAAGTTACTCCCTGAATATCTGGAACTGTTTCTTGCCACTCTGGAGCTCCTTGAATAGGTCCTCCCAAAAATACCCAAGTATCTTCTTTCTTGGGTAATTGTTCTATTGCATAAATCATTTTCATTTGAAATTTATTTTTGATTCTGTATCTGCTAATTTTATAAGGTATGGTATTCTAAAATTTCCATACATACTTTTAATAACTTCAGAATAATCTTTATCTTGATTAATTGAATCTACATATAAAGGATTTTTACTATTTCCTCGAAAACATTGAAAAGTATGTAGATTATTATCACGGTAATAACTTTTCGCAATTCCAATAATATTAAGATTCTTTCTTCCAAGTTTCTTATATAGATGTGCTCCTAGTCCTGGTTTAGGTTTTTCAAGAGATTCTTCATCATTCCACAACCAAACATGAGAATCTAATATGATTGTATCGAATTTATCAAGATCTATATTTTCTAATAATTTTATAATCCCAGGAAGTTCTCTTTTATAAAATTCTCCAGGAATATAAGAATCAAAATTGTTAATAATAATTGAAATTCTGTCTATAGGTTCATTATCTTCCCAGTTTTTAAAAATAATTCCTGAGATTTTTCCTAAACACTCTTTTTCTTTATAATATCCATCAATTATTATCTTATTCATTTTTTAATAATTTTCTTATTTAGATACTTCTTTTTCTTCTCATAATCAAATTCTAATCGATCTAATTGATTTTGAATAGTAGAGTTCCAACCTTCAATGGCTTCTTCTTCTGATTCATATAGTTTATAATTATCTAAGTTATATCTATTAGGAGTTAATTGAAAGTAGCCAACTATCATATTAGTGGTTTTGTTTCTTAAAGGATACCAGGTGGTGTTTCTTCTATATCCAGATCCTTCTTCTTTTCCTAAAACTACTTCTTGCGGAGAGTTTATATTTTCAAGTTTATAACTATACGGACCGATATAGAATCCAAAAGTCCAGAACGTTTGTCCTATAAGTTTATCAAGTTCTTCATATGTTTCTGGCTGTTTCATAATTTTTCTATTTTAGCATTTAAGTATCTTAATTTTTCTTCATAATCGTGTTGAAGTTTATCTTTTTGATCCTGAATAACCGCATTATAAGCCTCTACACATTCCTCTCTTGTTTCGAAAAGATATGGTAGAAAATATTTTACGTGATAATTTTTGAAAACTAAATTTTTATTTTTATTTTTTAGTGTAAGAGAATAATCATTGTTTTTATCCCAATTAGTTACTAAGACTTCGATTGGTTTTACTAATCTTGTGCATCTATGAGATTTACTAGAAAATTCTAACATAAAATACCAAAGTGACTTAGAATTGTCTCTATATTCTGATAATAATTCTTCTGTTATCATATTAATTTAGATTTTATATATTTGAGCTTTTCTTCATAAAAATGTTGAAGTCGATCTACGGTATTATGAATTTGAGCATTATAATATTCTTTACATTCTTCTTCAGTATCGAATATTCTCACAAAAAATTTACATTCTGAATCTTTTCTTTCTTTATAACCCTGAAAAGATCCAATTACAGAATTATCAGAAACTTTTCGAAGATATAATAAATTATCTATATCAATTTTTAAAATAATTTCTGCTGGTTTTATGATACTAGAGCATCTAAAAGTTTTCTCCCTAAAACTAATACAACTATACCAAAATGTTTTATCCTTAGGGAGATTCATTATTTCTTTCGCTGTTAATTGTGTTATCATTTTATTATCCGTTTTTTAAGATTTCTTTCGGTGGATTTCCATTGAGTTTCGAAGAGTTTCAATTTATCTTCGATATATTTATTCCTGTGTTCAATACATTCACTTGGAGTATTAAAGAATTGATAATGAAGTTGATAGTTTTTTATTATTTTCCCGCTATTCAGTATCTTTACTATCCTAGGAATACCACCAAATTCATCAACAACTTCAGCTTCAGATGGTGGAATATCTCTATAAACTCTTCCAGTATCTGATATTTGTAATGAATAAATCCAAACTGTTCTCATAATTCTTTACATTTAATTAGAGTCCACTCTTTATAATTCATTCCTCCTGTTTTAGTATCGAAATGCTTGATAATTTCCTCGAATGGTATTAAGAAGGTTCCAAGAGATTTTGCTAACTCAGAATTAAAACCTACATCAACTTTAAGATCATAAATACTATTAATATATTCAGTAAGGTGACCATGAACGTGACCAAATAAGTGAATAGATCCATGAGGTTTATGATTCCAAGATACAAAGGGATAATGACACATAGTTACCATATAATCTTTTCCTGAATGCTCTATATGAACATCAAGAATATCAGAGATTATTTTGAAATACCCTTTAAGTGGTGCCTGATCAAAATAAAGTCCATAGTTATCATGATTCCCAACAATTTTATAAATATTTTTACAAGGAATCTGATTTAAGACATCTTTTATATCGTCAACAGGCATTTTCCAAAACATATCACCTAAATCGAATATAATATCTTCTTCTTTAGTTTTTTTAAGTTCCTCTAAGATATAATTATTCATTTCAGTTACATCTTTAAAAGGTCGAGAATCATATTTTATTACATTTTCATGACCATAATGAAGATCTGATATAAAATAGATTTTTCCAGATCCAGCAGTTGTAAAGGGTTTTTTAATCTTCATAATCTTTTGCTATTTTTATTAATTTATTCTCTTTATAATATCCGATAATATTATTAAATACAATAATCTCTAAATCTGTAGTATCTAAATCCTCTATATCCAAATTATGTTTAGAGTACTCTCCATAATCCATATCAACTTTAATATAATTAAATGTTTTGTTTACATAATATAATTTTTGAATATTTCCTGATATAGATTTAGATTCTAAACTCTTATAATCAAACACAAGATCTTCAAGTGTATCTAATCCAGTAAATTCAAGGACTTTAAGTAATTTAGTTATTACTGAATCTACTAAACGTTTCCTATAAAGTTTATTTAACTCTATTAATTCTTTCCTATTATTCATAATCTTCGAGTTTCCACTTACGTGAATAATCTTTTTTACTTTTATGAGTGATACTAGGTCTTAAGGATACTAACTTTCCTGTTTCTTTAATTTCATTATCTCTCCTAACTTTTTCGGCTAGGGAGATTAATTTCTTTTTCTTCTTTTTCATATGATTATTTTATTACATTTATAAGGAAATCCAAGTTCCTTATATGTGAAAATAAATAAAAGAATTATGATTAGATGTTATGAAGCTAAGTTATCAAAAAATTTAAACCCTAGAGTTAGAAGTTTTATCATGAAAGAATGGATGGAGAAGAGAAATACTTATGGAATTGAATTGAAGAAATATATTATAGATTCTTCATCAGTAGATCAACATCCAGTATTAGGACTTTATATAAAAGATCAAAAAGTGTTTGGAGATAATATACTAGTAGATAATAATTTTTCAGAAAGATTATTAGGAAGACATGTTATTTACTTTCCTAACTCAATAAAAGAAAAACAATTAGGGTTTTATAAGAGAAGGATTCTTAATTTTTATCCTGTGAATTATGAAGAATCCATTTTCTCTGAAAATAAAATGCGTTCTAAACTTGTTAAAATGATTGGAATGTTTAATGAAAATAACTATAATGTACTAGGAATTATTTATGGAGATGTATATCAGGTTAGAGAAAATTATAGAGAATTATTTTATAATATATGGAATTCTAAAGTAAATGGAAATTATGAAAAACCTATTAATCTAGGGAAAATAGAAATATAAAAAAAAAGAGGACTGTAAAAAGTCCTCTAATTATTTTTCTTTATTTTGTAATCTCTAATAATGTCTTGGAGATTAGATTTATAGCACCTTCCACATCTCGATAATCACATACTTCAACTTGAGTATGCATATTTCGTTGAGGAATAGATACTAACATAGTTTCACAATCAAAAGCACCTTCTTGAATTGCTGAAGTATTTGTTCCTCCTGCATATGAAGCTGCAAGTTGATATGGAATTTCATTAATCTCAGCAACTCCGATCATTTTACAGCGAAGATTCCAAGATTTATCAGGTCCATTCATGATAACAGGTCCTTTCCCAAGTTCTATATCTCCATAGGACTCAGGTTTTATTCCTCTACCTTCATCCGTGGCGAAAGTAACATCTATATCAATCGAAATATCAGGATTTACTCTTTTACTTGTTACCATTGCACCTCTTAGACCTACTTCCTCCTGAGTATTCGCCACGCCATAAAAAGTATATTCATCAAAAAGTTCCCTAAAGTCTTCATAATTCACCACGTTCCTTAAGACTTCAGCAACAATAAATACTCCAATCTTATCATCTAGTCCTTTAGATGCAAATCGATTCTTCCCAAGATGTTCTATAAAATTTGCTTCAAAAACAACTCTACTACCTATCTCTACTAACTTCATAGCTTCTTCTTTAGATTCAGCGCCGATATCAACAAGAAGATCTTCAATAGGAATTAATTCATTTTTGCTATTATCATCATACTCTACATGAATTGGCTTTTTCCCAATAATACCTGTTACATATTCTCCTGGGTGACCAATTTTAGAAATTTTAACTATACTTCCTGGGAGAACTTTTTTATCTATTCCCCCAAGATTAATAATATTTAGCATTCCTTGGTCTGTAACATTTTGTATCATCATTCCAAGTTCATCAATATGTGCAGAAATCATTACTTTCTTACTCCCTGAACCTACCTTAAATGCTACATTTCCCATTTTATCAGTAAACTCTTCTATCGCAAACTTAGAACAATAATCTTTAAATACCCTAGTTGCTTCCTGTTCAAAACCGCTAGGACTATACGATCCCAACAGTTCTTTTAAAAATTCTACAGCTTTTAATTCTAACATCTTTCTTTAATTAAAAATAAATATCGTTTCATGTAAATTTCTTTCAGTTCTCACATTCCAATTATACTTAAGAGAGTTTGGAATTTCATCATCTAAGATCATTAATCTAGTATGAATAAATAAATCATAATAAATATCTAAGTAAAAACCAGAGCTAATTCTTGATAATTCTACTCTATCTATATGTTCTACATCTTCATAAGTAACTATAATTTTATTATCTATCTGAAATGCTGAGAAATATTTTAAGATTTCTATAGTTAAATTATAATAGTATACTTGATCTGCCGCTGATTTACATCCAATTATTCCACCAGAACCACTTCGAATTATACCTAACTCCTTAACCATTATAATCTAGGTGTAATAACTTGATAAAATCTAACTTCATTAATCCCACAATCAATTCTTCCTGCACAGTTCCAAGTTACATGAGGATTTGCTGTTTCCCAACATGATTTATGAATAATTGTGTAGCTTCCATGATTAGAGGTACATATTCCACAATCTGAAAAATCCTTCCAATCTTTAATATCACGTGCTCCATCAATTATTTTACTATCATAATAACCAACATCTTCTAGAAGTTCAATTATATCCTTACTAACTTTTCCGATATAAGCTGAATTAAGAAATTGAATACCTTCTCTAGGAAATTTATCTTGAAGTTCATTTATGGTTGCTTTATGATAACCTTTCTTTTGATTATCTTTTATCCAATCTTCTCCATTAGTAAACCATTGTCCGAAATCTGTATCTCCTCTAAGAGCAGCTATCCCAAGAGCTAGTTCTTTAGTTACTCCACATTGAATTCTTTTTACAAGAGATACTTTTCCAGATGAAGAAAATTTAATAGCTTCTCGAGTTATAGCTGTATATTCTCCAGTCTCTGCACAAGTAATAATACAATTTCCTTTATCTGGATTAAAGGCTAAACCAGTTCCAACCATTTCAGAATATCCTAGATCTTCAAACTCTTTCCTAAGTTCTGGTGTATTTTGATCTAAGATAATACTATATAAATAATCTTTCCTCTTCATTTAATATCTAGGTTGTTTAATTATATATTCTAAGTTATTGTCTTTATAGTAACCGTTTAATTCCTTTGAGCTACATAAAGGAGTAAATCCATTCTCCCCAAATGTATACTCACCTCGGAAAGAATCAAATACAATAAAATCATCATCTCCTCCATTAGCTGGATTAGGAATAAATTTAGCCCATGTTTTAATTAGACGCTCCCTTTCCTTTGGCCATATGAAAAATCTCTGCTCTGAAACTTCTTCCTCTATGGCTAGTTCGATATCAACCAAAGCATCTTCAACTACATCAGCAAGATAAACCTCATCTTTTGTTCCATCTGCTTTTCCGAGATCTATTTCTAGTTTTTGCATAAACAACTCTTCAAGAAGTTGATCTTTTTTATCTTTTTCCATTTTCTTATACGGTTTATAATTTGGTGTATATAATCTAGAAACCCATCCAGAAACAGATTCTTTATTTCTGGTGAGAGCTCCTATAATAACTATTATTTTAAAAATTACTGCAATTACTAATAATAATGCTATTAAAACTAGTAAAAAATTCATTTATTTTTCTCTATCTTTTTAATTGAAAATAATACTTTATCTCCTATTTTATATGTTGGATTATTACTAGGAATTCTTTCACTTAATCTAATATCTCCATTAGAACCAATTTCGTCCCCAGCGATGTAATAAATAGTACTAACGCCGTAAGAATTTAATCCTCTATCAATAGATTTTATAACTAATTCCTTACTATATTCTACTTTATATTGTGGTAAATCTTTCCTTTTGCTAACACAACTCACTAATCCTATAATAAGACTGATAATGATTAATAACTTTTTCATAATTACTTTCTTAATAATTCATTACATACGCTCTTTATTCCTTCTAATCTAGCTTGTTCATAAGAAGGATAGTTTAGATTATTACTACTCAATGAACCATTCTCCATTGGGATAGCAAATATAAATCTTTTCTCTCCTTCTTTATTAGTAAATGGATATACGAGAATGATAATATCCTTATGTAATCTTATCCATTCTACTATTTCTACCTCAATTCTCTTTTCTTTTATTGGCTGTTTATATCCAAGTTTTACTAATTTTTCCAGGACTTCATCATCTACCATTAATACTTCAGTTTTTATATAGATTTTCCCCTCTTCAAGTTGTTTTTTTTTATATCAACAATCCTCCATCCATATTCATCAATTAACACCCTCTTTAAAGTATCAATATAACTATCTGGAATTAGATTAGGATTTATATAGACCCAAAATTGAAGAAAAGGATCTTTATAAGCTTCTGAACTAGATTTATAAGATTCATAAGCTTTACTCATCTCTTTAGCTGCTAAATCAAAAAACTCTTCTGGTGTAATTCGAAGGTAACTAGCATAAATAAATTCTCTCATTTTTCTTTTAATTTAAAAAAATCATAATCGTAATCAGTTTCAGTTCCGTCTTCTAGAACATAATGTTTCCTGTATGTTATTATCTGAACAACATTATTTCCAGGAATATCATTTACTATAGTATCTTCTATAATTTCAGTATCTGATCCTAACCAGTTCTCTTTTAGATGATTTTCTGTAGTATAATAAACATTTTCTTGTATTCCTTGAGTTATTGTTTTTATTTTAGTTGGGTAAATTTCATTAGAGCTAAATTTATGTTTAACATAAATTTCATCACCCTCTTTCAATCCAACCCTTCCTGTCGAGTCAGAATAAATTTTAATAACTCTTTTACATGGAACTACTTTTTTATCTATCAAATCCCATAAAGCTTTTACAATATCAGTTTCTGCTATAAAATCACCAATATTCCTATCTTCTGGAACAATAAAACTATTTTCTAGATCATCCTTATCAAGATACTCACTATCTAATTTCCAATCTATTTTCCATAAAGGTATTAATTCACCTTTCTTATTTTTAATACAATCACAATTAATAAATCTGTTCATAATTCTATATTTATTTATATTTATATTTATCACATATAAGGAAAATAAACCCGAATAATTATCTCCTCGGGTTTGATTACTAACTAGGATTTTTTCTGATTATTAATCTTTATTAAACATAAGAAGAGCTTATCCCTAGTTTCTTTACTCTTCACAATATTTAGGTTTTCGACCTGTTTCTAAGTATTCTAAAATCTCTTTAAGTACCTGATCATGATTAAACGCCCAATCATAACTATCAATATCTTCTGCTGGGACAAACTTAATATCATCTACTTCATTAGGTTCTCCACCTCTTGATACGGTATCACAGTTAATTTCCTTATCAGCTAATTTTTTCCGAGTAGCTATGTAATCTACATGAATAAGATATCTAGAAACTATGTTTTCTCTAACATCTCGAGACGGATCATCTATAGTACAAAAATGATCAATTGCTTCATTGGGATAAATTTCAAGATTAAGTCCAAGTTCTTCATAAAGTTCTCGTTTTACCGCTTCTTTTCTTGTTTCACCCCAATCAAGATAACCACAAGTAACTGACCATTTTCCAACATGATCTGGACATCCTGAACCTCGTTTAGATACTAAAAACATTACTCGACCATTGCTATCTCTAGTATATACAATTCCTACTACTGCATTTGCTCTAGAGATCCAATACTCTTTTCCATTTTCTTTTGATGTTACTTTAAAATTTTTCATAAATAAAAATTATTAACAGTTGTCAATGTTTGTTTATCAATTATAAGGTTATTACCGATTGTCTTTTTCACCTTCTTTAGAATTTGTATGATGTTCTTTTTACATAAAACACTATCATCTTTAATTGATGACCAATCTTTTATAGTAGAAAAGTTAAATTCATATCTTTTTACAGTAGGTATAAGAGTATATGCTTTCTCATCTAATTCCTTCTTAGCTCCAAAAACTAGTTCTATGAAGGGTAGCAGAAAACATTTTTTATTATAAAATACTACTTTATAACTACTATTATATCCATTTCCAGGAGGTGTATCATTAATTTCTAAGATACTTCCATCTTCTATAGGATTAAGAATATCATTTATTACTATTTTACCAGTACTATCACTTATTTTTCCTGGAATACTATAACTCTTCTTATAAAATGGCCATAAGTTTATATTCTTAGTTTTTGGAGAAGTATATGAGAAATCTAGCATATTGTAATGAAAAGAATATGATACAACTACTAATCCACCAATCATTTCTTGATTAACTATATCAAAATTAAAAATATCCACTTCTTAATTAAACAAGATATAATTTGATATAAGTATTTAAATCTTCCACAGCTGGTAATCCATACTTTGCTGTAAATTTTCTAGTAGGTTTCTTTATATATCTCACATAGAAATCATCTACTAGTGGTTTTATAGTTTCTATAGAATTCTCTCCACTAAGTTTTTCTGTCCCATGAATATCTTTGATTATAAAGAATATAAGAGAAGCTACAAATGGAGTAAAAGACATTTCTTCTTCAATTATCTTTTTCACTATATGTTCATTTTCTTTAAGAACTCTAGTAACTTCCTTGTAACTCTTATTACCTTCCGTTTGTCCGGCGGTTTCTACTATTAATGTGAATAGTTTAATATATTCTCTAAATAATTCTTCAGTTGTTAACATAGCCTTTAAGTGTTTCTATTATTTTTATTTTTTCAGTTTCTTTGAGAAGACTCCACTCACCTCTTTCTAATTTTTCTATAATTTTTGAAATATTATTAACAGGTATTTCTGAAATCTCTAAAGTTCCTGGTATCAAAGTATACCCTAGATGTTCAAGAATAGACTCAATCTTCTCAAGTTCTTTAACAGTTGCTACTCTTCGACCATAATAATTATCAACTCTTGGATAATTAATAACAATCCTTGAATCTATTACATACCATCTCCAAAGATTATTTGGAAAATTAAATACTCCTCTTTCACATCCACTAAATAAACCGAACCAACCATCAGGTCCATCTTTATAATCTACATAAATCTTTCCTACTTCCATAATTCATCCAAAATATAAAAATGGATTATCTTCTGAATCTTCTTCAATTATCTCAAAATCAGATCCAGAACAATCTTTTAAATTTATCATATACTTTAAAAGTAAGTCTACACCATAATTATAAAAATAAGGTTTATCTTTATCATATGATGCAATAGATTCTCCTTTACCATTTACTACTTTTACATAATTCTCATTTTTAGAATCCAATGATGCTTTTATTCCCTCATCTGTAAAATTCTTTTTCGCATGTTCTTCTGCAAATCTTACAAGTGGATTTATTGTTTCTCCGGATATACGAATTTCTTTGTTAATGAGATTTTTAGAATAAAGAACAATCTTATCTATTACTGAGAAAGTATACCAATTATCAGAACCTATCAACTTAAACCAAGGACTACCAGAATCATCAAAATAAACTCCTGTAACTCTAGTATAATTTCCATCACTTGTTTTTATAATAGGTTTATATCTTAATCTTCTACAAATTTCTTTTAATAAATTAGATCTTTTCTCCAAACACATCTGCGAAAGGTTTTAAATTTCCATTTGGATTATGATCTCTTCCTGAATTTCCATCATCGAGAATAGCAAAACATATTTCTTCAAATGCTCCAATAAATTCTGGTTCTTCCAAAACTTCCTTAAATAATCTTGCTACATGAGAAGGTGGATTTTTAAATGCTCCACATCCAAGTGCCCCTAGAACAAGTTTAGTATGATTATTATCTAAAGCTATTCTAAGGATTGTTCTTATTTTTCCTTTTACAACAGGAACATATTTTTTCATCATTTCTCCAGTATTCTTATCAATATCAGGTCTTACTACTCCTGCCACTGAAATTACATTACATTTAAAATAATTACCTACAGTTTCATAAGTTCCTGGTTTTCTATAAACGCATACCCCTGGACTATATATTCCTCCATAAACTGGAATAGGGTAGGAGAAGTCATTAAGAACTTTTCCTGAATAATAATCTCCAAAGTATTCATCCCATTTTTCAGGAGAGTATAAATATAGGGATAATAGCAAATTACTTCTTCTACATAATTCTTCTTCCTGAGCTCTAGAACCTGTTTCAACTCCTCCACCTGGTCTTTTAGATGAAGCCATATTAAGAACTGCACACTCTGAACCCAATTCCTTTGCTTTTTCAAAGGTATCTATATTCTGTACATATATTTTAAGAGGAGTTTGAAATTTAGGTTTATTATTTCCTTTTTGAATAGACTTATACATTTTTGATTCATATATTAGTCTATCTGTTTCTGGAAATTCTATATAATTATCCTTATATTCATACTCTCTAGAAATAATATCTTCTATTACTTCTTCAAAAACTTTAATTAATTGTTCTTTTGTTTTCATATCATTAATGATTTTGAATTATCTAATAAATTATATTTCACAATCCCACACTCATTACAATTATCCTTTGAGAGAATACATTGACTACAGTAATTTAATTTACCTGAATCTATTGTATATCCTCTTCTTTGAAATAATCTAAGGTTTTTCGAAAAATGACTTATTTCCTTTGATGAATATTCCATAAAAACTCCATATTCAAGATTTTCAAGAGTTACAAGTTCTTTTATTCTATTTTTTATGAAATCCAAAGTAACAATACTTTTTTCATTTAATTCCTCTACAAAGTCTATAAGAACACTTTCATTTATTCTCACACGTTTAACTATTCCTTTACGATTATTTACTGGATAGGAAATAAGTAGAGTGCTATTTATTTTATCTCCAGGGAAAAAGAATTTATTAGGTCTGATAGAAGGTTTGAAATTACATAAATCACATTCTCCAGAAAATTTACATACTTCTTTACATACTATATCAGAAATCCCTGGGAAAGATCGAAAAATCAACCTACTATTTACTATATCAGTATTAGATACCAATATATTTGTTCTTTCTCCATAATATCTATGTTCTGAAGAACGTCCTAATTCTAAATCTACAGTTTCATATCTAAAATTTCCAAAAAAACCTACTACACCAGTTACTAATCTAATAAGATTGATTTCATTGATATAGATATCATTATTGAACCAAGTAATTATATCTCCTGGAAGATATTTTTGATAGTATAGTCTCCTTTTAGTATTCTTTGTCATAACGTGCTAAATTATTATATGCATCTGTACTATAAAAATTAGTTAGATCGAAAAAAATCGAAAACTCTCCTTTGGGATTTAAAGGTGATTCCGGACGATATCTATCTAAGATAATATTAAATCTAAATTCATTACCCCAATCTTGTCTTATTTCTGTAATTATTAAAGGGTATTTTGGTCCAAATTTTGCATACTCACCACTACCCCATAAATATCCAGGAGACTGAAAATAAACAATATCACCTACTTTATAATAATCTGGATCTAACCTTCTTGCTACTGCTTGAGGAATTCTGGCTAATCTTTCTTCCTTAAGATATTCCATTATTTGAGGGATAATTGATGTATAATCATGTTCTATAATTTCACATTTTTTATCAAAATCATCTATACTCATTCTTTCTGGAAGTATAGATGATCCCCAACATACTTTATAATAATGTCCCTTTGAATCAAAACCACTACTGTAAATAACTCCTATATCTCCAGTATTTTTATTTTTGACTCTAGTCTGTGTCCAACTATCTATTCCCATTGATTATTTCATTTTTTGCCTTAGTCCAACCATCTTTAAATGATTTTCTTTCACTTCCTCCTGTATAAATAAGAAACCCGATAATCATAATAATTATTCCTAAAGGCTTATACCACTCAGTTATTTTAATTCTAAACGGTGAAAATGATATTTCTGTTTGTCCTAAATATAGGATAAATGCAACTAATAATACTAAATAAATTATAACCTTCATCATATCTCTATTTTATAAGTTTTATCTTTCATTACTACTAATTTTCCTGGAACTGCCATTAGACGATCTTTAACATTATCTAAGAAAGCATCTAAGAGTAGAACTTCACCAAAACTTGAAATACTAATATAACATGTATTGAGATTATCAGTCCACCCAAAAAATACTTCTTCAGGATCTGCATTATCCCATGGAGTAAGCACTAAACGAGACAATTCATCTTCTAGTCTTATTACAGTAACAACTTGTAAATCTTCTTCTAGATCATACAAGAATACATATCCAGTTACTTTTACATATTCCTCCGTTTCCATATAAGTTCTTTTAAGATTGGTAAAGATTTCTCCATATATTCAACTAAAATATCTTCAAGGTAAAAATATTCTCGATTCATTACTCCAAAAGAATTTCTAGCTATATGATATAATTCATGAGACCAAGTATTTAAAAGTTCAGATTTTGTCATTCTTTTTCTTTTTGGAATCATCATTATAAATTTTCTTTCTCCAGCAGTTGAATAAACCATACCATCTACTGGAGGAGGAGCTATCTTAATAATATTTTTATTTATTTTATCATAATAAGTTCTAAAAGTTGACATTACATAACTTAAATCACCCTTAGATAGTTTTCCAGAAATTTCTTTTTTCTTCTCTATCCCTAAAAGAAGATCTTCTATGTGTATAAAATCTAAAAGTTGTTGAGAAACTAAATATCCAAAGATATAAGCTTCTGTTTCATCATCAACTATTCCTCGTGAGGAAGTGATTCTATTAACAAATCTACTAGTTTTTCTAAATATCCACTTTACCTTTTCTTTTGTAGTTAAACTTGACAAGATAGTGATTAAATAACTTCCACGATTATTAACAGCTAATTCATATCCCTCTGGCTTTGGTATAATCCCATATAAACCTCTAAAAGCCTCAAGAGAACAATGAATAGTAGTTAGTCAGTCTCGTACTAAATATAGGAATATCATAATATACACATTTAGAACCAACTTCCTTTCTTAAGTTTTCATAATAATTCTTTTTATTAAAAAATTCTGCTTCTTCTAATCGATTTAATAAATCTTTTAACATTTTCTTTTTTATTTTATTACATTATTAAGGATTTAAACTCTTATAATTGTTATGAATAAGAAAAGTATAAAAATTGAATATTATTATTGCACTGTTAAGACTAATAATAAATACACTTTTGTAATAATAGATAATAGAATTAGTCTCTTATTTCGAAATCGATTAAAGAGAATCTCATTTAATTATTTATTACACCATATAAAATATAAGGAGATTTGTTTTATTTATTATGGAAGATATGATACTGTAAAAATAAAAGAAGAAACTATATCTGGAATCAACTCAGAAGATATTCGAAAAGTTTTAATTAAAATAATAAAAACTACTACTGGACTTCTTAGTGTTAAAAAAGATATAGATAACCTCAATGAACTATATTATAATTATAAAAATTATCATGATAACTTTCACACCAAACTTTAGAGCTTATATAATAGAAACTCCTCTTAAACTAGTAGATATACATAATGCTCAAAATTATCTAACTTCTGAGGAATATAAAACAATATCAAATAGTTTTAGTGTATTTTCATTTATAGGAAATAGAAATAGAAATCGTCTTCTAGAAATCTCAAAGATTGTAAGTTTTTTAAAGGATAATAATCGCTTAGGTAAAAGTAAATACTATATTTCAATTACCTTAAGTAATTTTGAAAAACCATTTCGAAAAATCTGGACAGCAAAAAATATGACAAGATACATATATAGACTGGATTTAATAACAAAAGAAAGTTTTAGGTATTTTAAAAAACTTAATTCGGATATTATTACTATTGAAAAACCAAGTATTCCTGAAGAAGAATTTATTAGAATCATCCTATATAATTCTTTAGCAATAATAGAGAATTATGAAAAGGGATTAATAAACATAGATGATAATGCTGCTTATTATATGAGCAATTACAATTATTCTATTCTTAAACTATCTAGAGAAAAAGGTTTATTTTAGAAGAGAAAGAAAACTAACCAAGGATTTTATTTCCAAGGTTAGTTCTTTTTTTTTATTCGCTTTTTGCAGCGTCATGTTTACATATTTTGATCAAGTAAATATATTTATTAACAGTTTCGAAAAAGTCATCTGTTCTGTTAATAATACCTGACCACATTAAATCATCTCCAGCTTCTCTTTTTATTCCAGTTAGTAATCCTCTAATATCTACTAAGAGATTTTCAAATTCTAATGCTTCTGGAAGAATAGGGCTTAATGTTCCTGGTTGAATAAATCCCCAGAGAGCTTGAGCATTTTCCATAAGAGCATCATCAAAATCTTGAAATTCACCATCAAAATCATCAATTAATTTATGGATGCTCATAGTGGGTGCTGAGAAATGCAGTTCTTTCAATCTCGTGTGTATTCCATGAAATTGATTCTCCAAATTTAAAATAAACTTATTATTCATAACTTTTTTAATTTATAAATGTTTTATTTTCATAAACTCTGATAATGTTGTTTGACTAACTCCTAACCTTCTAGCTACTTCTGCTTTACTCAATCCTCTTTCAAGTAATTTCGTAATCTCACTATCTTTTCCATCTAATTTACGCTTCCTAGGGATTCCAACAGGCCTACCTAATCTAACGCCATTAGATTTCATCATAGCTAATGCACATTTTGTTCTTCGACTTATTAATTCTCTTTCTTTTTGAGCACTAATTATATCAAAGAAAGTTTCATATACGGACAGGGAATCTTCTTTTATTATTTCCCCTTTCCAGATAGGTAAGATAGCAGCTCCAGTTAACATACAATGATTTATAATTGACATCACCATATATACATTTCTTCCAAGTCTAGAAATTTCAGTAACTAATATTAAATCCCCTTTCTTTATTCGATCTAATATTAATTTTCCAAGAAGTCTAGCACTAGGTTTTATAGCCCCTGAGATGCTCTCTTCTATCCATGCATCTACTTCAATTCCATTTTCCCTACAATACCTGTTTATTTCGTACCTCTGTACTTCTACTGTTTGTTTTTCTGTAGATACTCGTATATAACCATAAATCATTAGATAGTTTATTTTTTAGTTATTAATCAACTCTTCAAACAGAGTTTCTTATCAATAATTAGGCTTTCACTTAAAAAATAAAGCAAAAAGAGCATAAACCTTGAAATTCTTATATATGGACGAAAAATAAGCGCTAAAGTTTCTGTCTATAAAACAAATAGAAAAATTAACAATTTAGTGATTAAAAAAACAAGTAAAATTGATGCTAAAAATTTAGTATGAATTCGGGTGAGTGTAAACGAGAAGCCACGAGTAAAGCTACTGAGAGGTAGTATAACATTTTAATAAAAAAATTAGTAGCTTTATGAATTACGGTAAAATCTTAAGCGTTGGCTTCAAAGTATTAGTTGCAGCAGTTGCAGGCGTAGCTGTATTTATTGGTGTAGATAAAATCAATACTAATAATGGCAATCAAAATGGTGGTTTTAGACAAAAAAGTATTCCTGACGATCCAAGTTTCTCTTCAGGATCAGAGTTTCAATCAAATAACAATACTCAGATCCAACAAGTAAAGAGAGATAGGAATGATAGTAATATTGTCGAGAAAATGAAAAATGTTCAGGATACTTGTGGAAGATTATTTACTTTCGTTCAATCATTGACAATGGTAGTAGATAATTTTAGCAGAATATTTAGAAATGATGGAAATAGTTATCTAAGTCAACCTTACTATGGTGACCCTTGGGGATATCGACAGCCTATTGATATGGGAAATGGCGTTTATTGGAATAGAATATCTCCATACATCATTGAAGCTTCGTCAACACCAGATCCAAGATATTATGGTCGATTATAAAATCTTAAGGAAAGGAAGGACTAAAGATTAATTAATTGCTACACCACCCAATAAAGAAGAAATATATATGTACGTTGTATAAAAATGCCTTCCGAAAATAATAAATTTATTATACAACGTACTTATGAAAGAACTTGTTATGCCATAGGAAATTATCCTATGGTTTTTATTTTTCGCTTCAAAACCTTATTAGTGTACAAAATAAAAGAGAAGTATGGAAAAAGAATTTGTTGTATATGGGAAAAAGAAATTTAACCCAGAGAAATTCAGAAAAATTAAAAACAGAAAAGGATGGTGTAAACCTAAAGCTGGATTATGGGCTTCTCCGATAGACTCTAAATGGGGATGGAGAGATTTTATAATATCTGTAATGGAATCCTGGAAGAAAGATCTACAAACATATTTTAAATTCAAACTTTCTTCTACAGCTAAAATTTATATCATTGATACATTAGAAGATTTATATCAAGTACCGTTTAAAAGAATATTAAAACTTCAACCTGCTCTTTCAGATTATTTAATTGATTTTGAAAAGATGGTATCCGAAGGTTATGATGGAATATTACTTACAGAGAATGGTCAAAATGAAACTAGAATGCCTGAGTTTAGTGGATTATACTATAACGGAAAAAGTTTTAATCTTTATGGTTGGGATGTAGAATGCTTATTAGTACTTAATCCTAGGTGTATAGTTCCAGTAAATTCACTAAAAAGAATCAACTTAAAGAATGGAAGGAATGCATGGAAGAAGAATGTAGTGATAGCAAGAACACAAAAATCTATATCTCAAGATGATCCTGAAATTTTAGAATGGAAAGGAGAAACAGAAGATACAATGATACTAGAAAGAGGATCAACATACGGTTCTAAAAAAGCATTTATCAGATCTCTCAGAAAGTTACAATATAAGATCGGAGATGATCCAACTTCAAAATTTATCTTGAAGTAAAAAAAGAATAGAGAAGAAACTTTAATTGTTCTTCTCTTTTTCTTTCTTCTATCTATTATATAGTCTGATTATCATATTCTTCTTTAGTTAATAAACTTCCTGAAAGATAATCATAAGCACTGATTAATTTAACAGATTGTTTAAAAGAATGAATCTCTTGTATTCGAAGTTCTCGTCTTTCTATGTCAAATACCTCTAGGAATTTAACTTCAAACCATGCAAGTTCTATCACATCAAGATCTTTCCAGTATATAATATCTCCTGGTTGTAAAGAATCTATAAACTTCTGTACTTTCTTTTCTTCGGCTAGAATTTTTAATAAACTTTCTACTTCTACTATATTTTTTTTGACTTGATCCTATTCCTATAATTGGATTAAATCTTCTTTTAATTCCAATAGATAATAATCCTATATCACCTCTTTTCATTATAATCTTTAATTAAATCGTTATACTTTTCTGGTATTTTCCCAAAATCTATATCTTTATATACTTGACCTATTCCATCTTCCATATATCTCAAAGAAAACATTAATTTCATAATCTCAATGTAACTATCTTTTGTATATCTAGGATCAGAACTGAGAATATATTCAAATTTTAAATTATCCTTAAAATAATTCTCGATTAAATATTTTTCAAATTCTTCAGGAGATAAACTACATAAATCCTTGGACTTATCACCGAATAATTTACTCGGCGCATTACATTCAAGAGTTCCAGTTATAGGATTAGTTGTAAATATAAAATCTATATCAAAATCAGATCTAGTATTTACATGCCTATAATCAAATCTAGGCGCCGAGGAATGTCTTTCGGTGATATCCCAAAATGAATCATAACACTCATAAAAATCATACTTCATAAGAATTGGTTTAAAATTTTTCATAAAGTATTCTAAGTTTCTATAATGTGCTCTAATAGTTCCTAATTCATGTTCGGTTGGGTTCTCTGATATCCATAATACTTTCTCAAAATTATCTTCGAACTCTTTACCTTCTACTATTATTCCAGTTCCTTCATCACAAAAAGAATTAGTCTTTTCTGGATAAGTAATCAAAGTCTTAAACCATGCTCCTGTGACTTCTACTCTCGAAAAATCAATCTCAAATTCAGTCCCTTCAGGAAGAGATTCTAGTTCTTTGGTATATTCTTCTGTATATCTTGTAAATAATGTAACATGCCCTAAAGTATCTTTCTTTTCTAAATCGGTATACTCTAAGTAACCACATATAAATTGATTTCCTGCAGAACTATATCCTCGCTGTACTAAGAAATCTATATAATCTTTAGCAGTCTTCATCTTTAAAAAAGTCAGTTAAATAAATAAATGTAAATGTAAGTGTAGTCCAATTATCTATACCACTAATAGTACTATATCCAGATATAATAACAGGATACTTGATTGGTAAGAAATAAGGATTTGTATATCCCTTAATACAATCATTTTCTGGACCATAGTATTCAAGATGAAAATTGTATAGTTCATTTAGTTTTTTATAAAACTCAAGCCATTCTTTAAGAGACTCTATTAGTTTTTTCATGCTCAAATCCATTATTTAATATTCCCAACCATTCTTCTGTTTTTTGTACATCTCTCTTCATCTCGGAAACATTCATCCAAGAAAAATAGAGAACAATACAATCTGGATAATCCTCCCTAGTTCTAAATACTGAAAATTCTATCTTATCACCTATCGACATCTCTCCATAAAATAAAATTTTTCCAGAATCAGAAAACTTAGAATATGTAAATGAACAATCTGAATTATTAATCATGAAATTTCCATGTTCTGTCGGAAATAGCTCACATAGACCATATTTTATTTCATTATATACTTCACGCTTTTTTGTCATACATTAATAAGTTTTATAATTCTTTCACGTATAGATATAGGAATTCTATCAATCTCAACAATACAAGGATCAGATAATAATTTTTCTGCCTCTACATAACCTTGACAAACAGATATTATTCCGGCCGCGTCTTCTATAATTGTTAAAAAAGCATAATACCTCGAATATGTATAAGTTATATTTTGAACTTTTATATATGTATTTCTTTCAATAATATCACCGGCCGTATTTTGATCCTCCACAGTTCGATAATAAACAGATCCTATTGTAACGCCTCCTAAACTCGACTTCATCAATTCAAAATAAGTCCTAGTATAACCTAGAGAAGGAAGAATGGAATCTAAAGGCGTTTTCCATGTTTCTTCTAATTCTTCTTGTGTTGTATAAATTTTTGCATCCCTAAGATTAATTTTTGCTGGATCTAATATTATTAACATAAGTCATTGATATAAAAAGAGCCCAAAGAAATTATCCCCAGGCTCATTATTTTTACTCTATTCCTAACGTATCTTTGCATAACTGAATTTCGGCCGGATCACCAGTATGTTTTCCTAAGTCGTCTGAAATTTTAATACATTTAGACCACTCACGTTTAGAGTTAATTCTACACCTTGACAATTTCATTACTATATTTGCTGGCTTAACTCCAGGAATATCACACATTAAATTTGTACCTATCCCAAAAGAACATCCAACTCTACCCTTACAATATTCTTGTAATTCTAAAGCCTTCGGAAAATCTAAAGCATTACTAAAGATTATATCCTTGTGAAGTGGATTTACGCCAAGTTCTTTAAAACGTGCTATTGCCATTCCAACATACTTAAATTCATCTCCTGAATCACATCTTACACCGGAAATTAATTGCGCAGTATCTTTTGGTAAATTCTCAAAAAAGATTTTACTTCCGAATGTATCTGTTAAAGCAATTCCAAGATAACCATGATATACTTTATTCCAATTTTTCATAGTTAAGAAATTGGCTTCCTTATATCCAAATAAAGCTCCATGAAAGGAGTACTGTTCATGGGCAATAGTCCCTAGAGGAGTCATACCATATTTCATTGCAAGATATACATTACTAGTTCCAGTCGTATAAATTGCTTTCTCCTTCACACGCTTAATAACGGCATCCTGTATATTAAAAGAATATCTACGTCTAGTTCCCATATCACCAAACTTCATGGAATTTTGATTAGATATTTCAATTTTTTTATCTAATCTTTCTATAATTTCTTCCATGTTAATTGTATTATTCTCTCGTTTATGTAATAATTCAGACACTATTGCCAAAATCATTACTTCGTAGAGAGTCGCACGATACATCTTATCTGTAACAGTGATATGAAGATGTTTTTCAGAATCTAACCAGACTTTTATTTTATCTGGATCAAATCTCCAGGACTTAAGAAATTCAAAATAAAATTCACTTATATATGGTATTTTCTTACAACACCATTTAAACTCTTCTTCAGTTAACGCTAAAGATTTAGTTGCGTAAAATTCTTGTTTAAGTTGATCCACGAAATCCTCATCAAATTCAAGGTTATTTCTATCTATAAAAGTAAATTCACCCTCTGCCTCTGGAAATAACGTGGCATAAACATAAGACATTGATAATTTGTATAAATCAGTGTCTAAAATTGATTTTACAATTCCCATAATTTTTTCAATTAATTTTATTTATATAAGTTTTCATATCATATATAAGAATTTGAGGACCTGAGAAAAATAAAGAGGGAAATTAATCCCTCTTCTAAACAACTACTTTCTTAAATCCATATTTTACTAGTTCTCGATCTCTAGCTACTAAGGCTAATCCTAAAATAAATGGAACTTGTAAATTTTTTATTATCTCTTTATACCAAGGATCGATAATATCACTCTTAATGCAATATTTTCTCATTGACCCATAAAGTTCCTTAATCGCCTTGCTTTGATATTTTAGGTACTTAGTTTTTTCTAATAATTTTTTAAACCTCGCTTTTAATGCAAAGACCACTCTTGATTTCTCAATAAATTCGTCTTCAGTAATTGTTCCTTTTTCAAATTCAAGTTTTACCTGTTTGAAATTAATCTTTTCAAACTTAACTTTTAACTCTTGAAATTCTCTTCTGATTTTTTCTCTATTTGTCTTTTTCATACTATAAAAATTTAAAACTCCCTAAGCTTTTTATTATTGCTTAAGGAGTATGTTTTTTCTCATATATAAGGCTTTGAAGGAAAATAAAAAGGAGAGGAATTTTTATTCCTCTCCATACATAATAATTTTAGATTTCAAACAAGTCGAGAATATCCTTCCAACATTTTATAGTTGTTATGTCAAATGATTTTGTAAACTTTTCTCTATACTCATCTATAGTCAGTTCTGTTCCAACGGTTTCGCCTCTATAGGTTTCCAACCAAGCGGTAAATTCGTTATTTCCCTGATCTTGAGAATGTTTTAACATAAAGAGTGTCCTACATACTCTTTTTGGTTTAATTTCTGTTTGCTCATCTAAACTTTTAATTACAATAATCGATCTTACGCGATTATTACAATCTTTCGGCATGAATAGTTCTCTTAAATTCTCGCCGAATTGATTTTCGATATCATCTTCTGATACATAAAATTTTGATCTACCATGAACTCCAATTTGAACTAGAGTTGCATAATAATTGTTCTTTTGCTCTTCTTGGCCTTCTAATACTGCTGACCAAAGTTCTTTTAAATTTTTCATAATTATTATTTTTATTTGCCTTCTATTTGCTTCAGGCATTGCGTTATTATTGTCTCAAAAAGTAAAAAAGACATAATATATCTTTTAAATTAGATATACTATGTCTTTAGATAATATCAGATATTTCTATCTTTTATTACATATATAAGGCTAATAGGGTTTCTTAGAAGGTATTATTTTTTCTTTCTGCACAGTGATATAGAATTCGATTAAAAACTAGTTCCGCCTAAAAATGTTTCAAAGCCTTATATATGAAGAGAAAATAAATGAGCTAGCTCCTAAAGTATATATTGCAGATATACAAAAGAAGCTAGCATTAATTTTTTAAAGTTAAAGAAAAATTCATAGAATAAATTTAATCCGTAGAAAAAGGTGTAATTAAAATGATTATTTCTATGAATAATAAAGAAATTATTCAACATATCATCATTGCAATTATCATGACACTAATGATGATATTTCTAGAGGATGATAACATTCTCATAGATATATTCAATCACGCTATTGCTTTGGCAAGAACAAAAATAGAGTGTGATAAATTAAAAAATAAAAGAGTAGATTAATTCTTTTACCCTAGGACTTAAACGGTTCTAGGGATTTTATTTTTTCTTTAACTTCATTATTAAGGAACTCAACCATCTGTAAGAGCAAAATCAACCTCTCTTAGGATAGTGGGTTATTTTGGCTCATTTTACAGGTTAAGATGGCTAAAAACATCAAAAATAACCCACATTTCGCTACCTTTTTCTAATGTATGCCTTATATATGTATAAAGTTGTTTAATCTTTAATTTTATTGTGTTATGAAATATAGAATTAGTGAATATTGTAAAGTTCAAAAAATTTCAAGAGGTACAGTATATAGTTGGAAGGAGAAAGGTATAATCTCAATGGAAACAGACAAACAAGGTAGAGTCTGGGTTATTGAAGAAGATCCTAAAAAACCTAATCCGACTGTAGCTATATATATACGCTCTGAAGAAAAAGAAGAATTAGAAAAACAAAAAGAGAGATTATTACTATATTGTTCAGCTAAAGGATATATAGTAAGTCAAGTAGTCGAAGAGAATATTGGACTAGATTCAGAAGATACACCTGAATTAGAAAAATTACTATTATCTTCGGCCATTGATATTATAGTAACTGAAGGAAAGGACCGAATAAGTTTAAATTCTTTCGGTCTAATATTTAAGTTACTTGAATCCGCCGGCCGAAAAATAGAAGTAACTAATCTCTCTTCAGGACTTACAGCAAAAGAAAAAACAGAATTAATTAAAAAACTTAAACTACAATGAGTAAGTATGATGATATATTCTTATCTACAGAAACTATTCAAGATTTTATAGATAAGAATAATATAAAAAATAAAAAAGATCTACAAAATAGATTTGGAAGTATATATAATATTTTTAGGAAAGATCCGAGAAAAGATAATATAATATTTCCAAACCCTCAAGTAAACTATTCAACAGTAACTTTAGATCAAGTACAAAACTTAATTGACTCTGAAGGAATAAAATCTTCATACGAATTTCATAAAAAATATAGAAGATTATTTCGAAAATGTAAAAATGAATTGCATATTTTAGATAAATTAGTATTTAAAAGAAAACCAAAAAATATATTTAATCATTGGAAAGATATTGATACTATTGAAGAATTTCAACAATTTATAAACGATAATAATATAATTGGAAAAGGGGATTTTAATAAACGATTTAGAGGGTTGTGGCAAAAATGCAGAAATAAAGGATTTTTAAATAAATTATCATTTCCCAAATCAATATATGGATCTTCTTGGGAAATGTATGTATGCGAATCAATAAAATTAAATTTGGAAATACAAAACTTAGAAATTCAGAAACAATTTACTGAGTGCATTGATAAAAGACCATTACCTTTTGATTTATATTTTATATATAATGATAGAAAAATACTAATAGAAGTACAAGGACCTAGACATTTTATGCAAATAGATTATCATAAAGATGGATTTAATGAAGATGAAGTATATAAAAAATTTCTAATATGTAGAAAACATAATATAATAAAAAATAGATTTGCAAAAAATAACTCTATTGAAATCTATTATATTTCATTAAATACCAATTTATCAAATTATGATTACCCATACTATATTTATCACAATATAGATAAATTAATTTATGATATTAAAAACAACCAACCATTAGACATGTAAACCTTATAGATGGGAAGGTATTATTGTGTTATCTTCCCAATATTTATAAATGAAAACATATTTAATTAATATTAAATTTTTTAATAAACTAAATTTTATTTATGGAAGAAAATAAGAAAAAAGGACCTGGAGATATTAGATTATTACAATGGCCGGAAAATGTATTAACTAATCCGGATTACATGTTAGGATCTCTTGCTCCAGATCCATCAGGAAAACCTTGTGAAGGTGCATGTAATGCTTTTCGAGAAATTATAGATAATGCAATAGATGTACTTTACGATAATCCTGATGCAACAACAATCATAGTAGATACAGAAAACTATAATGGATTTAATCTAGTAGCAGATAATAGCTGGGGTATCCCACTAAGAATGAGTGAGATACCTGGGAAAACCATGGCACATTTATCTATAAGTACATTAAATTCCGGAAGTAAATTTAATGGGAAGGGAGATGATACAGGCGCTCACATTGGCCGTCACGGTGTAGGAAGTGCTTGTACCTGTGCCCTTTCTGAACAATATATTTTATTATCAAAGATTACACAAGATAATTATGATAAATCTATTCCAGAAGTAAAACAACTTTGGGAATCACAAGGACCTAGAAGTAAAAAAGATCTATTCTATATAGTTGTATATGAGAATTACGGTAATCTTACTTTTGAAGGTGCTATGAAACTTTCTGATGTAAATAAAAAACTTGGTGTGAATTTACCAACAGGAATGAGTACTATGGTTTTATTCAAACTAGGTACTACATATGTTCCTGATCCTAGAGTTGTTATTCCATATGATAACTTAAACTACTTTCTTCTTATAATGAAGGAATTTTATAAAAGAAAAGTAACTGTTATTGCAAACGGAAAAAATATGACAGCTGCAGATCTTGATATTTATAAATACAAAATTATTAAAACTATTATTCCTGAAGATACAAGTAAAAATTCAGAAGTAAAAGTTTTAATATATTTTGATGTAGATCCTGAGATGTCTAATAAAAGTAGTTATGGTAGTGTGAACGGTCTCGTAGTAAATACGGGACAACATTTAAATTATGTAGAAGCATGTTTTGACCAAGCGATTAGAGCTGAGTATAAAATTACTCATAAATACACTATGAATGGTTTTAAATCATGTGTTGTGCTCTTGGCAGAGGTAATATCGTTCGACAGTCAAACTAAAGTACGATTAAAATCTATTGGAAAAGTAAAACAATCAGATTTCACAGGAGCATTAGTAAAAGAATTCATAAAAATATTTAGATCTAATCCTGACTATTGGCAAGAACATGTAGATAGATTAAATACTATTTATAATTCAATGAGATCATTCTCAGCAGCTGAAAAAGCGCAAAAAATGATTGAAGATGCTCAAGGAAGAAATATGTTCAAGTCAAGAGTTGAATTAATAGATGGTTTTAGCGATGCAACAGGAAAAAATAGATGGGATTGTGAATTGTTCTTAGTAGAAGGGAATTCGGCGGGAGGATCATTGAAAAGTGGAAGACATAACACATTGTATCACAGTGTGCTTCCGTTAAGAGGTAAGATACTCTCGGTGGCAGATAAGACAATAGATCAAGCACTAGATAATAAAGAAATACATACCATATTCAAAGTGATTGGGCTTGGTATGGATGTAAATAACGTAACAAAAGATGCAAAATCTTTCGAAGAAGCTTATGAATTGATAAAAAAATATAGTAGATTTGGAAAAATTATTTTGGCTGTCGATGCGGATAACCATAAGTGTCCGTTCAGAAGATAATATTCTGATAGAACTTTGTGAATTGCTGGAAAATGTAAAACATAAATCAGCAAAGTATCAATAATGATATACTCTCAACGACTATGTACAAAGAGGGAAATTCCTTAAGATATAGTCTATATTATTATAAATCATAATAATTATATGGCAGATGGTAGTCAAATTGCAAAACTTATACTATATTTATTTGGAAAATTCGGAAAATTTTTAATCGATTTTGGAATGGTTTATCAAGTAATATCTCCAATATTTGAACAAGGAAACAAGAAATTTTATCCTGGAGATCCACTTCAACCTGGAACAACATTCCCGATTGGATTAGATCCTACTAAACCTTTCTTTAGATACAAAGGTTTAGGAGCTTTGTCGAAAGAACAGATATATGATATCTTTTATAATCCAGCTACAAGAAAATTAATTCAAGTAACTCCGGATGGTTTCGACTATAGTATGAAACTGACAGAAGATATTGAAGAAAGAAAAAAACTATTATTTGATGCCGGAATTATAACTAATCCATATGGATTCACAGACTTATAAATATCCAAATATTCCAGAAGTTAAGATAGTAATATTACTTGGTGAACCACAAAATATATGTTGTGATAGAGCTAAGAAAATATTAACTAATAAAAATTCTGGAATTTATAGGTTAATGAGTAAAGAGAAAAAAGAATTCATAAATTTGTATCTGAATGAAGAAGATTTAGTAATGATTTCATATTCATTATTACTTCAAGGATATGTCACAGTTACTAATTTAGAGAATAAAAAGAGTATGAAATTTAGCACTCTGGAATTAAATATCTTATATTATTATTTCGGGAAATTTAAAATAATTGATAATGGATTTACAGATTTATAAAATTAATGGTATTGAAAATAGTAGGAATGTATTACCAACAATGAAATATTTAATTAAAATAATTTCTAAGATGGATAAAGATACCTACTATGTAAGTAATAAGAAAAGAGAAATATTTTTAGATGGAATTAACCTAGGAGATATGATTCTTCTAGAAATTCCTCCTATTCTTGAAAGAAATTCACAGTCAGGAATGAAATCTGTAAGAACTAAGATAACAAATCTTAGAAGTAATAAATCAATAATAGTTCCTGGAAGTGCAATTGATGAATTTTGGGATGCTATGAGAGAAATACAAGTGATAGATCATGGAAACATTTAAAATGGGAGATTTCAATATACAAAAATTACCTACAGTAAAATATACAGTTCAGGTAATTTCAATGAACAAATATATTGAAATGAGCTACAGTACAAGTAAAACTTTTGAAAAATTTATAAGAGATATTAAACAAGGAGACCTAATCCTTCTAGAATATCCACCAATAGTTATGTCTAAAAGTGGAATTGGAGGAGGAATTATGTCTTTCTCAATAAAAATAACAAATCTTAATTCAGAAAAATCGATTTCAATAAAAGCAGGAGTATCTGAAGATTTTTGGTATAATTTAGACGAATTTAGAATAATTGAATAATATGGCTAGAAAAAAGAAAGAAATAGAATTACCACAAATTACACAAGAAGAATTAATTCAACAGAAAGCTATTGGAGAAATAGCAAGAGATGCTTTTTTAGATTTTGGTAACTATATTAATAATCAAAGACATACAGCATTTATACAAGATGGTTGTAAACCTAGTTATAGAAGATTAATATATTCAGCTCTTCAATTTCCAAAAGGGAAGATGATACCTAGTACTACAGTAATTTCAAGTGTAGCAAATTATCATCCTCATAGTCTTTTTGAGAATTCAGGAAGCATAGAATAACATCTATGAAAATTCTATTAAAATGCTGGAAAGAATTTTATTCTAATCAGCAAAAAGGGTTATCTTAGATCAATCTAAGTAATATAAACCCTTTCTCAACGACTAAATATAGAACTAAGTTTGAAATATAATTTAGATGATATAGTCTATGGAATTAATAAAATAATTTCATGCTGGTATTGAAGAACTTAATGCTAATCTCGTACATACTGGAGTTTTTGAAGGTCACGGTTCATGGGGATATACAGAAATAAATGGTGTATACAATCAGTATGCCGCTCCTCGATATACAAAACAAATGGTTTCAGATGTATATAATAGAGTTCTTGGAGAGCTATGGAAAGAAGTTCCTATGGTAGAATCACCAGTAGGTCCTATGGAAATATCTTATCTTCCACTTCCTATACCTCTTTGTCTTTACATGAAAACATCGGTAACTGGTCTGTGCATAGGTGTTAAGAATGATTATCCGAATTTTAGTCCGAAATCATTATACCAAGCCTATATAAATAATAACCCGTTACTCCTAGAACCGAATGCAAACTTAATAATTGACAAAGAAAATTCAGAACTTGATAGATTATGGAAAACAGGTAAAGGTAGAGTAATATATTCATACAAATTAACAAGAGTAACTGATGATTTTGGTAATCCAGGAATATTATTTGAAGGAGATACTTTCTTATTTACACCTAATTTTAAAAAATTTAAGAAACTTGCAGAAGAAGGAAAAGTATATATGGAAGATCTTACTGATATTAATGGTCCTAAAATGGTAATATCTAAAGTTCCAGGAACAAGAGGAATATCTATTGAAGAAATTGAAGATCTAGCAAGAAAATGCTGCTATAGTGCTACAAACTATACGACAAATGTAACTACTGGATCCACAATGTTTCGAATTGGTTTATATGATTGGTTAGATTATACTTATAAAAATTATATAGATCTAATTGTAAAAGTAAATCAGAAGAAGATAGAAAAAACTACTTTTGATATTGCGGTCTTAGAGGCTATTCCATTAATTTCGGATTATATATTAAACAAAAATCCAAAAGCAACTGACGAAGAGATTATGAAAGTATTTGGAATGCCTCAGGAAATAGTTAGTTCTGTTATGTTAAAGCCTATCAGTTACCTTAGAAAAAATAAAGATACTTCGGATCGTATAAAAGAGCTCAAGACAAGATTAAAAGAGCTCAAGAAATTCGATCCGGTAGCATATACTGAACAAATTATTAATCAACTTTAAAAATATAAGATATGAAACAAGAAAAATACCTAGTATCAGAGATGTTTGATGATGAAGCTATGGCAATTGATTGGAAATATGTACCTGAATCATTTCTCCCTAAAATATCAAAAAACCTATATAATGTATCAGCAGTAAGAGAAGATGGGACAATAGTAGAAAGGACTGTTATATTCATTAAGCCAGTTGATGTATTTGTTAGGGATGTAGATCTTACTGAATTTGCTGGAATATTACTAGGGAAGGAGATAAAAAAATGAATTCCGTATATTATGGGAATGGATTAGATGCTTTTATCGAAGCTATTTACTTACAAGAAGAGATAGATCCTTCGGTAGGTAGTCTAATTCACGTTAACCCAAAGAATCCAACATATATAACCGGAAAGATAGTGATAATTAATACGGCCGACTACTCAATGGACAAAATAATGACTCTGGTAAGAAATAAATGTAAAGTTATTTCTAGAACATCAGAACCAGGAGAGTGTCAGGGAGTCGAAGTTTGTCCATATATTCTTCGGCCGTGTTTTGATGTGATATGGAATGGGAGAACAAAAAAAATAAATACTCACCCTGAACTAGATAAATTTTTAGAAGGAAATGAAGATGAATGGAGTATGATTTTTCCGGACTACAAATTATATTTCCCTAAACTAACAATATGGGATAAAAAGATTGTAGTAGATGAATATGGAAACTTGACCGGACTTGGATGGATTTTACAACAAACAGGAGTAAATCTTATCGAAGGTACTCCATTTAATGACTTAGATCTAGTAAAAACGAAAAAGCTAGATTTTATGTCCTAAGAAGAAAAATAAAAGAAGGAGAACTGTAAAAAGTCTCCTTCAATTTTTTTTTATTTTCTGGTTCTTAGGTTTTCTATTCTATCTACAGAAATGAATTTATTATCTCCTATAATTTTTCCAGATAATACAGTTCTGAGTTTTTCTCTCAATACATCTATATTATCATTCTCAAGAGATCGAAATGTTTTAGAGAATTCAATTAATACATTCTCATCAAAGTACATTAAATGCAAAATTCCATATTCAATAGTATAGACAGATTCAATAAAACCACCAAACCTTTCTTCATAACATCTTTTAATTATATGAATAGTTTTCGGAAATCTTAGTAATTTAATCCCCTTCTTTTTCTGTCTATTTAAAAATCTTTCACTAACATTTACATCATTACCAGGAGTTATCTCATTAGATAATGATGAATTACGTACTTTTCCTCCACTTCTTTCACCTATAAATCTTTGGGTATAGATCTACTAGGTCTCTTCTTACGAATCCTTTACGAGATTCATTGATTAATTCTTGTTCAATTTTCATTTCTTTTAAGTTTTTGTTTTTTCAATGTAATAAATTACACTTATAAGGATCTCAAGGTATAAACCTTATAAATAGAAATAAAATTAAATAACCTATGAATACAGATTTAATTAAAATATTTGCTATGGGATGCAAATATTATGCAGAGGAGATTGAACAAGGATATATCATTCCAACGTATCTTTTAAAAGAAGACAATTCTCATATTTCTATTATCAAAAATAGGAGAGATGCTCTTATTGCTAATGAGAGTAGTTTCTCCAAAAAATTTGAAGAAGATATAGAAAAAATAAAGAATGAATTAACGCAAGAAAAAGATTTTACAAAGTATATAAAAGAATTTCCTGTTCCAATAATGGATAAGAAACTCTGGGAAGAAATATTATTTAAGGAAAAAGTTCCAAAAACTCGAACAGAGCTTTGGGGAAAACATTATATACTTTCTGATTATTTCTTTTATAAGGCAAAATTCATTGTAGAAATTGATTCTAGTTTTCATGATGAAAAAGCTATTGATGATAGAGTTAGAGATACTTATATGTACTTCAAATATGGTCTTCCTACATATCGTTTTTATGAATATGGAAAAAGTACTATAGTAAGAGGTAAATTCTATAAATCTATCAAGAAAAATATTAAAAATAGTTATAGTAGTTTATCTGGATTAAATGTATATAATAACTATATGTTTGATTTTTCTGATATAATTGTTAATAACTTTATCATTAGTAATAAAGGAGCCTTAGAATTCATAGATAAACTTTATAGATATATCGGAGGTTATAATAATTTTAAGTTTAGAAAAGGAATAATACTAACTTTGAGAGATATTTATAATATAGATTCGAGAAATTTTGGAGTATTTACTAATAAAGATCAATTAAATATGTTCCTAGATAATATAATAGGAATAATGAGATCTGTTTTTAAAGTATCATTACATATTCACCAATCTATGTTATATACAATAGAAGAAGTATTATGGGCACTTTCTGAAAAAACAAACACATCTAGATGGGATAATATAAGAGGAACTAAAATCCCCTATTGGATAACTCGAATATTTGGTAATCCAGAACAAAATGATAGAGTTAATTGGAACAACATGGAAAAAGAAAAGATAGATGATAATATACAAGAATTAATAAATAATCTACAAAAATTTGGGTATTTCTAAACCCCTGAAATTCTTATATATGGTAGAAGATAGAAATTTTATATACCTCTAAGGTCACTGTAAAATTCTATAAAGGTATTTGTAATTATTATCTTTGGGAAATACTCATGATAGTTAAGAAATTAACTATTAGAACTTCAAAAAGATATACCCTTGTAGCGATAAAGGTTAGCTAAGATAAATTGAACTTAAAGTAAGTACGACTTTTTGGAATATTTATCAGGTCAGGTAGTGGATTGCGAAATAAGTTTGGTCCATTACCATTTTTTTTCAGAAGAAATTTCTAAACCCCTGAAATTCTTATATATGAAAGAATTAGGTGTTCGGTCCGGGCGGAAGTCACGGGTAGCCTAACCTAAATTAACTATATGCTTATGATAGTTAACATTTTCTTATAAGCTACCTTGTTGTATATGGTTAACAGTGTAGGAGGATTAAGTAGTTAATTTCATGCTAAAGTCCTACAAGTAGATGGAAGAATAATAGATAAGTAATTTTACAAGAGTACATAATCAAGTAAAATGAAAAGGTCTTGAAATTCTTCTATTGTTTTTTTCAAAAAGAAAAATAAAGGCAAGAGAATTAAACTCTTGTCTTTTTTAATTTAAAAAGTTTTCCAGCAAATATCCAAGCTATCTCGGATATAAATTCCTCTTTTGATGAATATTCAGAGAGATTTTCAGAAACTCTTGATATCTCAGGGCTCATCTTCCTCCACTTTGAATATTTTTTCGGAAATGTTGATATAAGATGACCTATAATATTATCAACTTTTTGAAGTGAGTTCTTAGAAAATTTATGAGACTCATCAAAAAATATATAGGAGTTTATTAATTGTAGCCCTATCCCAATTAACATTCCTCGTTCGACTGGTTTTGTATCTTCTCCCCAAGAAAAGTATCGATTTAAACGTCCTGCTGAATTTACTTCTGGATCATCTAATATCTTAAGAAATTCTAAAAACGGTATAAGACTTCTTTTCATTTATTTTCTTAATTGTAAAAATCTTCCCAATAAAAAATTTAACTACTTCCTTTAAGATAACTTCATCACTTCCATAAAGTAGATTAAATGAGTCTAAGTCTATATATCCCCACTTACTATATTTTTCTGGATATAATTTTATTAATTCATCTATAATCCTATTAATGCTAGAAATACTTAATCTAATAAAACTTCCTCCAGCTCCTTGAATTTTTAAACTAAGAATATAAAGATGAATATCTGCCAAACGATATATTAAATTTTGAATCAACATAATTTCTGTTTTATCTCTATATTGAAGTGAACCCCTAGAATCAGAGTATTTATTTTTATACTCTTCTAGATTTTCTAAGAATTCAGGATACGAAATCATTATTCTTTCCATATCTCTTAAGTGTTATTATTTTTCCCACTAAATTATTTTTAAGCCATATTGCTAAATCTTCCTTAGTTTTTATACTACTCACACTATTAAGATCGACTTCATTAGACCATCCAATCAACTTTGTGTGATATATTATAAGGTCGTAGTAAACTGTATCTAAACTAGCTGCATACTTACACAAAGAATGAATTAAAATAAACTTATGGTAATATTCATCAGCATATTTAATTGTATGAAATCTTACTTCTAAGTACTTTACAATTTTTTCTCCGTTTTCTAAAATGTCTATTATTGATATCATAACATATATAAGGTTTTGTGTTTCTATTATTTTCCAAACCTTAAAAACCTTATATATGTAAAAAAAAATAACGACAGGAAAAATCGACTGTTATTTTCTTTTAAATTTTCATGTATTAAACCTGGCTTGTGAAAGTCGGGTTTATTTTTCTTCTCCTTAAAAAGAAAAAGAGAAGATTAACTCTCCTCTTCTTTTGATAATAAATCGATAACTCTAACTTTATTTTTTCCATATCTCTTAACTGTTATCAATTTTCCGACTAAATTACATCTTAACCATTCTTTCAAATCCCCTATTGTTTTAATCTTCGCATAACTTCTAGTATTAACTTTCCCTCTCCATAAATCTACACCCTCTAGAGCAGTAGCAAATGTTAATTTCTTTAAAGTTATTATTGCTCCATTAGATACTGTCTCGGCAAGAAGAATTAGAGAAATTATAGCTTTTAATTCTGGATCTTTCGTACGATTAAATTTACTTACTAAATTAAACTCAGCTCGATTTTCTAATATTTCCTCGAAGTCTGCAAAACTTATCATTATTTTCATATCATAAGTAAGGATTTTGCTCTTCTCTGCACTAGTGAATCTTATATATGATAATAAAATAAAAGAATATGACTACAGAAGAAATTATACAAACAACAAGAAACTTAATATCCGAACACTTTTCTGATATAACATTTATAGAAGAAGGACATAAGTATTTTATAGGAACTGAAGAATACACACCAGTTTCTAATATAATCGAAAATTTTGTTAGACCCTTCGATAAACATACAATCTCAGAACGATATGCAAAAAAGAATGGAAGAACTCAAGAAGACGTCCTCAGAGAATGGAAATATAAAAATGTAAAATCAGTAACACAAGGAACGAAGTATCATGAATTTGGAGAAGCAATGACATGGATAAAATGTGGTTACCCTGAATTAATTCCGACCAATATCCGAAGGCAATATATTCCAGAGGAGGGTTGGTTAATTCCCTTCGCACCTAAAGAAGAAAGTATCCTCAAATTTTATTCTGAGTTACCGCCTTCGATAATTCCGGTCGGTGCAGAATTCAGGATGTCATCAAAGTATATCCCAGAAATTAATACTAAATTTTGTGGGACTACCGACCTTCTATTCTACTATAATTCCCCTGATAACCCTGGATTTATTATAGGAGACTGGAAAACAAATGAAGAACTTACGAAAGATTATCAGAGGTCGAAGGGAATCACAATGTATCCTCCCTTTGATAATTTAATAGATGAACCTCTAGGACATTATACCCTACAATTTAGCATGTATCAATTAATGTTAGAATCAATTGGCTTAAAGATCCTGGGGAGAAGATTAATTTGGCTTAAAGGAGATGGAACATACGAAACTATAAAGATCGATAATGTCTCAGATAAACTTCTTAAAATACTATAATTCTAATCAAACTACACTGGTCCGAGATGGATAGGTGTAGTTTCTTTTTTTATTGTGTCTGAAAGAAAAAAGAGAGAAACCTTAAAAGTCTCTCCCTATAGTTCCTAAAGTGATACAAATCCATCAAACCTATAATAAGCTATATAAACCGTCTCGCCGTTGTGTTCATGACGTTCTTTAAACTTAGACAACCTAAAAACCACATTCCTTTTTAACTCTGGATTATATTCCGTCATGAGAAATTTGGCGAGGTGTCTAATCTTTTCGTACTTCACTTTTTTCTCGATCTCTGCTAGGACCTCAAACTTTCCATGAACCTGTACTAAATGCTCTGTACAATTCAAGTAATCCTCTAAGTTCTCAAGTTCAAAGCCAACTACTATTCCTTTCTCTGGTAAATTGATCTTTTCTTCCATAGTCTTATATTTTTAATTATTAACTACACTTATAAGGAAATCAAAGGAAGAATAGTATCAAAACTACCCTTCCTTTTAAAAACTCAATTAAAATGCAAACACCTGAGTTTTATTCATCAGTCATACTCATTACAGTGTTCATGACTTTTGAGAGAATCTTAGTGATATCTTCTCATAGCTTTAAATTATTAAAGACTTTGAAAGCAATTTCAATTTGGTTATGTAAATAATCAAATATGCCCTGGACAATTAAGTCTGGGGTTCTTTTTTCCCACATATAAGAAAATCAGAAGTTTAAAGTAGCAAAACTTCATTTTTCTCTCTTTACTGTGAAAATCTTATTCTTCCCTGTAAAATTGAGTACTTCCCAATCTATAATCTGTTGTTTAGTTACAGATGTATTATTTAAGAATTGTAGGTCAACTTTCTTTACCCAACTATATTTAATCGGATCTATTTCTAGGAGAATAGAAAACCAATTATTAAAACAATAAGACGCCCTTCGATGAAAATTAGAAGGAGTTAGAAGAAAAGCTAGATTACTTATCATATAATCAATAATCATATCTTCATTATTCTCATGTTTATGATATTTGTGTATCTCTGAAAAATAATCTATATTAGAGATAAACTGGTAAAATTTTATTGGTAACTTCATAGCACTTATAAGGTTTTTATTCTATTGTAATTTATTTTTGAGGACTAAGGAACCCTTTATCATACCTTCCGTTCACCACTAAAGGGTTCACTCCAGGGCCCTACGGGCTCTAGATTGAATAAACTATATAGGGGATAAATGGAGTATAAGAATTCGATCTCCTCCCAAAGGGAGATCGAATATATTAATTGATGATATTTTTTAATAAGAAAATATATACTTTATCTATTACCAAATACACCGATTTTAAATCATCAAAATGCGTCTCTACTAACTTTAAATCCTTACAATTGAATGAAGATTATAAAGGGTATCCCTAGTCTTCAATTTTATGTAACTGGATTCTGTATTAAAAAGAATCTATAATAAATTAAATTAATTAAAAACTTTATAAAACATGAACAGAGAAAAAATTATTGTACCTAGAGGAATTAGGTATATAGGAGAATGGAAAGATTTCTGTTTTTCTAATTTCCCAGTAAAGTGTATTATTAATAAACAGTTACCTGGCTGTGGATTTACTGAATACTGTTTAAGAGGACCAGAAAATGTTATTCTATGTTCTCCAAGGAAAATGTTACTTAAGAATAAAAAGGATCAACATAAAGATAGTGTTTATTTGGTTGTGAATGAAATGGAAATAGAAGCAGAAGTCGATAAAGATATTTCCAAGCCTATAAAGAATCCAAAAGAAGATGAACCAGAAAAGAAAGATAATTCTGAAATTTATGAAAGACTATATAGAGAGATCGATACTTATACCTATCAAAGATATCTAAATAATCAACCTGCTAAAATTCTTGTAACATATGATTCTTACAGGATTGTTAAAGATATTCTTGAGAAAATTAGAATATTTGATAGATTTGTGACAGTAGTGGATGAATTTCAAAGTATTCTACATGATGCTAGATTTAAGAGTAATACTGAACTTAGTTTTTTGACATATTTAGCACAATCTCCAACTGCATACTTCGTTAGTGCAACTCCAATGATGGATGAGTACTTAGAGATGTTAGATGAGTTTAAAGATTTACCTTACTATGAATTAGATTGGTATAGTTCAGATTCATCTAGAATTATAAAACCTTCTCTTAAAATTCTTACGATGAAATCAGTAGGAACTAAAGCAGAAGAAGTAATTCAAAAATATCTCAATAACGATTTTGAAGAAATTACTGTTATGAAGAATGGTGTACCTACTAGAATAGTATCAGATGAGGCAGTATTCTATGTAAATAGTGTTAATCATATTATCAGTATGATTAAAAAGAATAATCTTACTCCTGAACAATGCAATATACTTTGTAGCAATACAGAAGATAATGCCAAAAGAATAAAAAGGAAATTAGGAAAATCTTTTACTATAGGAGAAGTACCATTAAAAGGAGTTAAACCTAAAATGTTTACTTTCTGTACCAGAACTGTATACTTAGGTGCTGATTTTTATAGTTTATGCGCTAGATCTTTCATTTTCAGTGATTCTAATTCAGACTGTTTAGCTGTTGATATAGCGGAGGATTTACCTCAGATTCTTGGACGTCAGCGTTTATTTGATAACCCTTGGAAAAACAGTGCTACTTTCTATTATCGAACTACAGCAGATTATAGAGAAATGAAGAAAGAAGATTTCCAAAATATAATAGATAGCAAAAATAAATCTACTGAAAGTTTATTATCTGCATATAACACTGTTTTAGATAAAGATAAATATGATTTAGCAAAAACTTATCAATATGTAGCCAAGTCAGCAAATTATAGAGATAATTATATAGCTGTAAATAAAGTTATTAATTCTCAGACTGGAGATGTTATTCTTAAACCGGTTATTAATCAATTAGTTCTTGTTAATGAGATTAGAGCTTTTCAGATACAGCAGGTGGATTATAAGGATAGATTTAGTGTATTTAGTTCAGTTCATTCCAAACTTACTCCTGATGATATAGTAAATAGAGATGTAACAAGATTTTTCTGTATCTATGATACATTAACTACTATGCATGATAAACTTAAAATGTTATGTGAATACAATTTTATATCTGATATTGAATTAAATATAGTTCTTGGACAAATAGCTGATTCTGATGAAGTTAAATCTTACTATCTCGCTCTAGGGCCTAAGAAACTTAAAGCTTTAACTTATAGTAAGACTTATATTAAAAAAGAACTTGGAATAGTAACGTTTAGTAAAGAGTTATTAATTAATACTATTACTTTAAATTTTAATCCTGGAGAGAAGTATAGTTTATCAGATCTCAAGGTAAAACTTGGAAATCTTTATAATTCTATTAATTATGATGCTACACCGAAAGCTAGTGATATTGAAAACTATTTTGACGTTAAATCAGTAGTTATGTATGAAAAGAAAGAGGATGGAACTAGAAAGCAGATTAGAGGTTATGAATTATTAAAAAGAAAATAACATTAAAAGCCTTATAGATGAATAAAAATAGAAAAAATTATGAGAAAAAAGAAACGAATGACATTTGGCGATCTTGAGAAATATGAAACAAAAGATTATTATAAAGATCGAAGGATACTAATTGAAATAGTAGAAAGAGAAATTTCTGAATTAGATAAATCTCCAACATTCTATATTAACATTATTTTCTTAAAAATTAAAAGAAAGACGGATGACATGTATGCTTATAGTGTTCGTGTATTAGATAGTGCTATTTTGGATTGTTCCGAGGATATTAATGTAATTCTTAAGTTATTATTAATATCTAAGAATAAAAGAGCTAAGAGATGGTTATTGAAGACATTATCAGATTATCCTTTTGGAGATACAGGGCATAAGGTGGGAGAATACATAAATCGGAAAACAGGATTTTTAGATATAGAAAAAGCTGAGAAAGATCAAGAAGAAATTTGGAGAAAGAGAGAGAGTAATTAAGTTTACTCTCTTCAATTTATTATTTTTTAATTTTATATATGTTAATAAAAAGAAAATTAATTCAAAAAGAATTTGCAGAAACTAGAGCAGATTCATTACATTATGTATCTAAGTACAATGATGAAATAGGATATGAGATAATCAAAATGATTGAATTCTATGATGATAAAAACAGTGACCTAGAACATTGGATGACACAAATAGATGGGTTCTTTGACAAGATTAAAACTCAAGGAAAACTAGCTGTTCCACCTGGCTCACCTCAATATGGATTTATAAAAATTGAGGATAGGAATATAATAGAAAATAAATTAGGGTCAGATTTTGTAGAAAAATATGTTGAAGATTCTGCAATAGATTATATAAATAGTCTAAAGAATGATATACTTAAAATGAAAAAGTCCGGAGAATTAAAATATGTAAATGCTATAAGATCAAATGGAGGATTTACTTATGATTCAGAGACTTATAGATCATTTTTTAAGTATATTGCTCTTTGTTTAACAGGACAATTAAATTACTTATCTATTAATTTCTGGGATGGTTTATATCTTATATCTAGAACCACAATAGACTTTTCGAAGAGGATAATAAATATGAACACTGATTATTTATTTAAAATAATCTCAAATTGTTTATATCAACTTAAAGGTTATTCAGATCCAGCAGGTAAGTTAGTTAAATATTTGGCTTAAAATAGTAAATCCTTGAAATTCTTATAAATGTAATTAAAAATAAAACAATAATGGAAACAATTGAAAGAGAAATTACATTAACAAAACAAAGATCAGTAAGTTTAAAGAAAGGTCTGAGTAAATTAAAAGTAGAAATTGTTTGGAAACCTAATTCTAGAGCTCTTAGAAGTAGTAATTATGATTTCGACGTAGATTTAATTACTGTTGAGCTCAATAAAATGGGTAAATGTCCTAGTCCAGATCATTTAGTATTTTATTCTAGTATCTTACAAACTTCGGAAGGAATGTTAACAGATCCATTCGAAGCTGTACAGTATGGAGGAGATAATACAGGATCTGAAGATGAATCTGGAGATGATGGTTATTGTAATGAGGAAGTTCTAATTTACCCAAAGAAAGTTGATCCAAATATAACTGATATTCTATTTTTGGTTAATATCTATGATTCTGGAACTAGAGAACAGACTTTTAAAATGATTGATGGTGCAGAAGTTAGAGCTTACGAAGATGGAAAAGATATTGCTAAACTTGTGTATAAATTAGATGATGACTATAAGAATGATACTACTCTAGTCTTCGGGAAACTTTCTAGGGTTGAAGGAAACAGATGGGAATTCCAAGCACTCGGAGAAGGATCTAACCAAACTTTATTTAAGAGTTTGGTAAAATATGGCCTTAAGTTCAAAGAGTCAGATATTTAATGAGGGCGATTCATTATACATGCTTTTTAGGGAATATTAGAGGTATATATCAATATCTAATCTTTCCGGAATTTAAGGTTGAGTGGAGTATGGATTATAATACTGATCACTCGGGAATTAAAGACCGTCGAGATTTGTTTGAAGCTAGATATAATGATTTTTTGAAAGATATCAACCTAGATAAGATTTCTTTACAATTTCCGATAGAATCTTTAAAACATCCTGGAATATATAGTGATAGTGTTGTGAATGTTTATAAAGCAGCAGGTCCATTACGCTGTAATAATGATTATTCAAGAATGCTCATGTTTGAATTTCACTCACACAAAGCTTTAGGAAATAATCTAGTTGTTTTATCTAGAAATTCTTATGCAAGATATATAACATCTGATTTTCTTAGGGATGATTTCTTTAAAGGTCTTATTTCAAAAGATGAAGTAGATTTTTTAAAAGAAACTCCGGAAACACTTCTAGAAATCTTAATAAACCAAGAAACAACTCCTAATTTCGGGATATACTTAGAAATGAAATTATTAAAACAGTTTAATTTAATATAAACAATTATGGAAGAAAGAGTAATTAGCTTAAGAAAAAATGGTACAAGAACAATTAGCCTAAGAAAAAATCAAGAAACAGAAGGTGAAAACTTTGATTATGTTTATGTAGGGCTTAGATGGGCTCCGGCAGTAATCAAAGGTGGAGTAACTGGAAGAAAGACTCATGTTGAAAGAAAGACAGTTAAGACAGGTAGTTTCTTTCAAAAACTATTCGGTACAGGTCCATCAGAGATAATCGAAACTGAAGTAGTAGATAATCCTGGAACATTTCGACCTGATAAACAACTTGATATTGATCTTGATGCTAGCGTTGTAATGTTTGATAAGTCTAAGAAACAGTATGATATTGTTTATTACGGACATCAAACTTCTAAAGATGGTTCAGTTGCTAGTTTACTTGGCGATGACTTAACTGGAAAGAATAACTCAAAAGGTGATAATGAGTTAATTCGAATGGAGCTTGGAAAAGTTGCGCCGGAAGTAAAATATATGACTGTGATTTTGAATATTTATCAGCACATGGGAAGAGATTCTAGAGCGCTTGTATTCGATCATATTCCTTCGGCGACTATGAAGATCTATAGTTCGGATATGAAAGTAACAGATAGTAATAAGATTAATCAACTTAAGACTTTCGCCGACTTCCAGATCGACAATAATCCAGACTTTATTGGTAAGAAAGCATTAGTTCTTGGTACTTTTGTTAGAACTGGAGAAGGAAACTCTTGGAAATTCTCATTATCAGGAGCAATGACAACTGAAGAAGGAATTCAAGAGATGATTAAAGGTTCAATAAAAGCTGCTCTTAAGGAACTGTAATATAGAATAAAATTAAGAAGAAGATAAATCAAAATATCTTCTTCTTTTTTGTTTGTTCGGGGAGGAGAAAAAAAGAAGATAGGATTTTTGAATGTCCTATCTTCTATATTTTATTAGAGTCCTCTTACTTCAAAGCTTGTTTTAACGAACTCTGCTCCACATAATAATCTGGCAAGTGATACTACTTTTGTTGTTAGATTCACTTTCGTAGTTTTTCCAGATTCTACATTAATTACATCACCTCCTTCAATTGTTGCATCTCCAAGAGGTTTTACATCTTTTATATAACCCAAAGAAAAACAATCTCCGTTTGTATTCTCTAGGTTTGAAAGATTTAATGTTCCGACTCCTGTATCCATTGTAAGAGGAGCCAGTTTATATTTTCCTGATTGTCTGTAATAGTAATCTAGCGGTTTCCCTTCATTGATCAACTTCGTCTTTCCTTTCGAAGTCTTTAACCTATACACAATTCCTCCGATCACCAATACTGCAATTCCGCCAAAGATCAGTAATTTAACTGTTTTCTTACTTAATCCTTTCTTCTTTTTTTCGTCTTGTTCTTCTTTCATAATCTTTTAATTTTTATTTAATTATTTATACATTAATAAGGCTTTGAGGGGAGAATAAAAAGGAGGGAAATTTTAACCCTCCTCTTCTACTTTAATAATATAACCTCCAAATAAATCTTTATAAGTTTCTTCAAAATCCTTCATTGCTTCTTCGAATTTTCCTTCTCTAAATTTATCTCTCAGTTTTGATTTCTTTGTGATTAACCATCTAGATTGTGTTATGCCATATCTTGCTAACATAACCCATTCTCCATAATTAAATTTGAGTAAACTTTTTCCAGCCGTACATTTAAAAGTAACAGCTATAAATCCAGTATTAAGTGCTACAGCTTCTAAGTGAGTATAAAATAACATTCTTCCGAGTTTTGATCCTTCTATAGTATTTAAATTTACCATAGGGATTACTTTCTTTATTGTTAATTTACCTTCAGATTCATTTATTAGCTTTATTGCCCAACATACTCTTACTAGGATATCTGTTATTAATGCAGCTGGATATGTTGAAAGGTGATATCTAAAATCATATCCTTCCAGGTACATTTTCTCAACTATTCCAAAAATTAATTGTCCATAGTCGCCGAAATTTTCCAGGTATCCAATCACGAAAGTAAACGGCGCTGGTAATCCTCTGGTTCCATTTACATCTGAAAGTTGATGTTTTATTACTAGATTAAATGCATCTACTAATTTTTCAGCAACTCTCTTATTTCCGTCTTTAAAAAATCCTTCCATATCTATTGTTCGAATTTCTCCAGAGTCCATAAAAGTCGCCGTATTTTTCATCGTGTCTTTTATTCCTGTTACTATACCGGCGGGACTAGGATCATGACCTACTCCAGTAATATGATGAAGACTAGGTGATAGTCCTTTAATCTTATGTCCAGCCCTCTCTACAAATTTCTGAGAATTAACTGATTGATCAAATGTTACTTTAGCCTGTTTTTCAAGTTCTTTCACTGTCTCCTCTGAAAGTTTATTATCGAAGAAACCCTGAATCATCCCTGAAATTCCTGAAACTTTCTCTGGACCACCTCTAAATACCATATCTATCGCAAAACCTACCATTGCTGAACCTATACAAATTAAATGTTCAGTTTGGTCTAAGTCTACTGTATCCTTGAACCTCTGATCTAATGTTTTATAAGATTCTGCCCAGGGATATATACCACTAAAATTCGGTTCTGGGTTTATTTCTTGTTGTGCTGCTAATACTAAGTGCTCAAACTTAGGGAGAATTAGTAATTTTTCCTCTCGAACCATCATCTTATTGTTTAATTCTTCGAGAGCAAATTTTTCTCTTATCTCCATAACGTCTTCATGATAACCTTTAGAAATCAAAACATTTTCTAGAAATGCTACTCTTTGTTCTGCAGATTTCCTTAGATTTATTAGTTGTTGATTATTAAAGGACTGATCTCTTGTAAGTTTATTTATAACCTTACCAGAATTTTCTAAAAATTCTTTCATACCACTTTCCTCCTTTCTTTTCTTGTTCATTAATTTTTTCAATTATTTTCTCGGTTAACGCGTCTCCTTGTTTAACCAATTCTGAAATCTCCCAAATATCTTGTCGATTATCTGATATTGCCATTGATAATCTTATGATATTATCTTCGATTTTTTCACACTGTCTTTTTAGTTCGGCAGTTTCTTCTTTCTTTTTATTTCTTCCAAATAAATCCATAATATTTTAATTTTTTAAGTTATTGTTTCTAGGGTTGTAAAAAGAAAATCTATAAAACTCTACTATATATCAAGTTCTATAGATTATTCCATACATTAATAAGGCTTTGAAGGGACAAAAAATAAAAACCTACTCATCTTCACAGACTTTCGGTTTTCATCAATTATTAGTGGGATTATAATGTTTCTAATTTACATCCTAATTCCTCTTTCAGCATAAATTCATTAAGCAGATTTATTCTTGTCTTGATTCTCTTAACTAAATCTTGATCAAATATATAACTGCTTAAGTTTTCTGCTCCGATGGATATTGTCGCTAATTGGATCCACTTCGTTAATTCAGTGAGCGATCCATTATAATATACTCTATAAAATCCATCTCTTTCGGTTATCATAGACAATGTTTCAGTTTCTGGAAAGATATTTTTTATTTCTTCCAGAGTTAGTGATAGTCTACAATCTACCCATTTTATGTTATTCTTGGGATTGAATTTTTCTTTGATTTCATCCCAAGTTTTCCATCCTCCTTCATTTAATCCTACTGCTGCTCCATATCTTACTACAGAAAATTCAGCTCTTTTTCTTAGGATTCCTTGAAGTTCAGTTTTTGATACATCATATCCTAATTTTCTCAAATTAGTACACAATGAATCAATATCTACCGCTTTATAGCTATGTTCAACAATTATTCCTGCAGCGTAATAATATAAATCTTCATAGGAATCTTCTTTAATCATTTTCTTATCAATGACTGATTCCTTCATTACTATTGCAGAACTAGTCTTACTTACTAATACTTTCGGTTTTTCTTTACCACTTAAGAGTTTTAAATATTCTCTTTTTGGTTCTTTTCCTGTAATCTTTCTGTATAATTCACAACAGATAGATAAGTCTTTTTCCGCTTCTCTGAATACCAACTTATCATTTCTTCCGTCATAATATACATTTAGCGTTACTGAATGTTTTGATAAACCATTTACCCAAGTTTTTATTTGGATTTGATTTATTCTTTTCACACCTAATACCTTGGCAACATTATTTCCAGTTACTCCGTCACCTCTGTTATATGTAATAGAATAACTTAGCGCTTCCATGATATTGTCTAAGGTGTTTATTCTAATTCTTTCTTCTTTATTCCTTTTCTTCGAGGGAGTAGTTATTTCTTCCGGTTCTTCTTTTATTTCCGGCTCTTTTCTTACTCTTCCCGATTCTTTTACTAATACCTTTTCAAGTATTTTTTCAGTGAAGATTTCAAACTCCTCGTCATTCATAGCTTCTTCATTTTTCAGCTTAATAACAAGTGGAGTTCTTTTTCCTTTCATTTCTTTCTTCACTATATTTAATTCACTGTTCATCCATGTGAATAACAACTCATCAGCTTTTCTCTTGATTAAAGCTTTATCCAAGCTTCTTCCAATTTCACTATGAACTTCGCTAATTAAGTTTTTTACATGTACGTCTGAGATAGTTTTATTTTCTCTAAGTGAATTTAACAGACCTCTTACCAATTTTTCCTGGTAAGCATTTTTTTCTAGTCTTTCCATTTTTTTTTATTTTTATTGTTTTACTTTAATTAACGGCATATTTCACAAACATATACTTCTATGATCGTATAGTCAGGAAATTCCGTTTGATCTTCTTTAACAGTTGTGTTACCAATAATAGTGTAAAGTACATCCTTACGACTAGGAGATAACACTACATCATCTGTTATTGTTTTGTACTTAACTCCAACTTTATCTAATGCGTTCTTATAAGGGACTCCATTCCCTAAAAATCTCATGTTAATTGGAGTATTTTCACTAATTTCTTTTAGTTCTTCAAGAGAGATAGTATAAAATATTACTTTCCCTCCTACTTTAAATACTTCTTCGAACATAGAACTGTGAAAAGTTCTATTAACCGCCCAATACTGACGTTGTTCTTTTTTAACACTTTCTTCCATATTCTTATTTTTAAGTTCTTTTTTGTGTCAATTTCCCATTCTGATAGGCTAAATTTTGAATTTGTCTCAGAAGGGATTTATTTGTTGTTTGGAGATTTTGATTTTCTCCACGGACAATGTCTAACTTTTTTTGGGTTCTATGTGAATTAATTATACTGACAACCGCACATGTTAGACCTATTCCTATAAATGCTAATTTCCAATAATTTTTCTCTTTCTTTTTGTTTTCTTTTTCCATATTCTTTTAAATTCTTTTTACATATATAAGGCTTTCAAGGAATGAAACAAAAACCCCGATCTTCACAGACCAGGGAATTTTTTGATTTAAACAAAACTATCATTAATAAGGCTTTGAGGAGAATAAAAAAGGAAGCTTATAAAAGCTCCCTAAGTTTTTCCATTTTCATTTCACTATCAATTTGATCAAGGCTGATTTCTTCTGCTACTTTTCTAAGTAATTCACAGGTTTTTAAGAAATTTTCAACATCCTTTATAACATTTTCATCAGGACATTTAAATCTTGCAGTGTGTAACAGATCTTTAATTTTCCAAATAAGCATCTCGTGATTTCTTTGAAAATTTATGCAATCTTCACTGTACTTTTTTCTTACTTCCTCTATCCTATCAAAATACCCCTTTTTGAAGTCATTCCTCGTTTTCTCTAATGAATTGAAAGTTCCATTTTTGTACTCTTTGTATTTCTCGAAGAAATATTCTCTTTTAATTTTCCCCGATTTTTCTTCATAATCTCCTTGCTTAGCTAAAAACAAGTTGTGATTTATTGTCTCTACCCTCATTAATTCCATGAGACGTAAACAAATTTCTTCTTTTTCCATATCTGTTTTCTTTTAAGTTTATAATACACTTATAAGGCTTTTAAGTTATATAAGACATAGTGAAGAGAATACTTAAATAAAACAGAATCATAATATTTATTCATATATTTGTAATCTTCCAAGAAAGTCTTTCGATCCATCTTATATGGTGAAATTTGTTTAGGATTAGGAATTAGGTACTTGATATACTTACCTTTCTTAATCTTTTTCTCATGAAGTCTAAGTTCCTCAAGTTTTAATATATATGGTCGAAAAGATATCCAGTACCTAAATTGTTTAATTCCAAATCTCTTATATTGTCCTCCTCGATTACTAACTTTTAAGACCATATCGAAGAGTATTCCCTTTTTAATTCTGTTATCTAGAATATTAAGTACTTTTTCTGGATCCTCCCAATGAGATCCTATAGTATCCATCATATGTTTTTTAGATCTGAATGGAAATTTTATGGGAATTATTATTTCTTGTTCGTTCCAAATCGAATATGGCGAGTTTATATAAATTTCTTTCATAACATATATAAGGAAAATAAAGGGAAGAACTTATAATCGTTCTTCCCCATTATATTATCTTTCGAAAAATCCTGGAGCGCTAACTTGTTGATTAAAGTTTCCAGATTCACCCAATCTCTGAGTTTTCTTTTCAAGCATCTGTAATCTTTCTTCGTAGTCAGTTCCATTATTTTCAAGAGTTGTAATCTTACCATTAATCTGTGTGATACTAGTATTAATCTTACCTATTTCAGTAGTTAGGTTAGTATTTACCTCTTCTATTTTTGTAGTTAGATTAGTTCCTAGTTCAGTTATTTTATCAGTAAGTGTTTTCTCTAATGTCTCTATCGTCTCCTTGAGTTTTTCATTTTCTGCTTCAAGTGCTGAAATATTATTCTCTAGGTCTTGAATGATAGTAGTTAGAGTTTTATTACTAGAATCAATTACTGCATTAGTTGTTGTTTGCAGAAATATATCTTCTCCGTTTTTTATTAATTTTGAAATCATACCTTTCTAAGTTTTGCAATTTCAGCCTCAAGTTCTTTTATCTTAGACTCAAGTTCATTAAGTTTTTCTTCTTCTGGATCAGGGGTTGCTACTTTAAATACTGCTGCTTTTCCATTAGCTTGGAAGAAACCATTAGGAGCATTAACTTTACTAAATATAACAGCATCAGTAGTATCAATCTTAAGATGTCCACGATTAGTTTCGTGAGGATTATCTCTTCTAGCAATGTGAGCGTTCATAGCTGCCTCTACTTCATCAATTCTCTTATTTAATTCAGCATCAGCGGCTTCACGTTCTTCTCTTTCATTTTCAAGCTCTTCCTGCCAATCGTATGTTCCATCACTTGGGCCTACTCTAAGTGATGGGTTACTACTGCTGGAAATTCTTACACGAGGAGTTAATAGTTGTGCCGAGGATGTTTTTTCGCTAACGGCACTAATAACTTCTTCCTCGTGAGTTTCTTCTTCAGCAGGTAGATCACTCATCATTACTTCTTTCGAGGCCATTTTTCCAGCAGATCCGACAGACATAAAGAATCCATTAGCTGTAACTTTAGAGAACGTAACTTCATCACTTTCTCCAACACCAAGTTGTTCACGAGTTACATTATGAGGATTATTTTTGTCTTGAATATGAGCATTAAGTTTATCCCAAAGATCATCAATTCTAGCATTTATTGCAGCATCAGCCTCTTTTCTCTGATTTCTCTCATCGGATATATCTTCTCCCCAAGCAACTATTTTATCGATTTCAAGAAGAATCTGATAAGCTACTTTTGCAGATATTCCCCAGTTATTCCATTCTGTAGGTACTTCTAGAATCGTAGCTGGTCTCATTAATTCTTCTATAGTTCGAATTAAATCACGTCCAATACTTTTTTCTACAATAATACCATCATTTTTAACAATAAATGCAGTTCTTCTAAATTCATCTACATAAATAATATCATTCCAGATTGGATCTGATGCTGTCCAAGAAAAATCGTTAGGATCACTAGAAGTTACAACAGCTACTTTATTTCGATAAGCATTATCTACTATACTATTACTATTTCCACTGCTTTTGTAATATTCAGAGATATAATATTTTTGATCCTTTTCAGTTACTTCTGGATGATCCCAACCTAAAGCTTCAGATTGATCTGAATTTGGATAATCTGCTGGTTTTGGTCCTCCTGGTGCAACTTTTACAAGTACTCCTTTGTCATCAGTATCCCACCAAGAAGCTGGATCGAGAGGATCATAACAAAAATCATCAGGAAATATTGCTACAAGAGATTCTACATATTTTCCGGGATATTCCAGAAGATCATTTGGTATTTTCCCAGTATCATCTACTGTAACTAAACCATGAATTGGAATACTATTATCATTTCCATCTACTACGCCATCTTCATTAGTATCTACTTTAACTGTAGTAGATGAATTCTTATTTAAAAATGCTAATGCTAATTCTTGATAAATACCTCTAGCTCTACCTACTAGAATTTTTTCAATAGCATTCTTATCATCTGCATTATTTGGATCTAAATATACGTAATCTCCATTTTCTTCAGTATTATGAACTTCTGCAATAAAAGCCATATCGTTCTCAAGATCACTCAATTTTGTAGGAAGATATCCAGGAGCCCATTTTCTGAACTTATATGGATAAACTTCTCTCTCAATTGGATCAGTGATAGAACTAGGTATTGAAGCTCCATCTTTTATACTACTATCGTAATAAAATTCAACTGCAGATCCTGAAGAGCTACTTGATTCCACAACTCTTACTATACAGCCATCTTCAAGTCTTTCTTTTGGAATAGCTTTAAGATCTTCTATTGTTCTAACACTTTTCCAACCACCTTTTCCATAAATTGCTTCATGGGTAGGGTATGTATCTTGATCAGTATAAGGAACTATAGGAGCTGAAACATTTATACCTTTTTTATTTTTTTCCATATTATTTAAATTCTATATTTAAAACTCCTGTTTGAGGATAATCAAATACTATTACAGAATAATCTTCTTCACCAAATTTACAAGAGAAAGCATTATTTTCCATATTTCCTGTTAAAAGTCTTATAGGATCTTCACTTTCATTAACTTCTCCATAAATTTCAGTAGGAATCATGTAATATATGTATAATCCTGAAGTATAATCATTACCTTCATCATCTACGCTACAATCTACATTATTTAAAACAATTGAACGTTCTTTAGATAGACTTCTATTTCCGTAAGTTTTTCCGTCAATTACAATCTTACTAATATCGTTTGTTTTAGATTTACCCCAAATTCTAGAATTAATAAATTCATAGGTAATGTTTTTAGAGATACTAACAGATCCAATAGAGTCTGATGAACTACCATTACCGTATAAAACAGATAGAGTAATTACAGTACCTCTTGAAATATTTTGATTATAAATCCATACCCAAGTATACTCATCTTCATCTTCGCTAGGATTATTCATTCCTCCAGAATAAAAACTTCCGTTTATATATATACTTACACTAACATCTTTTCTTTTTAATTTCATTCCATTATACCAAACTTCCCAAGCAAAAGAGGGTTGTATTCTAGTTCCATTTTCATAAAGCCCTCCATCTACTGTTGGATTACCCGAAATTGTATAATCTGGAAGTAATCGTATCTCTAGAACTGTTCCAAGACTGTGTATAATATCTTGAATTCTCTCATTTAATCCGTTTAATGCATTAGTTACAGCATTCTGAGACATAACATCATCCTCAGATGAACCTGTGGTTTGAAGTACATTAATACCACCTCGAATTCTGAAAAAGCCTGTAATTGAATCTTTTTCTATATCCTTATAGTAAGTATACCATTTTCCATCTACAAATACTTCAAATCCATCAGGAATAGGGTATTTATCATAATCCCATGTTCCTAATTCTCCTATTCCACTAACTATACCTTGTCTTTTATCTAGGAATACTTTAGCGGGTAATAAAAAATTTGAACCTATTTTATTTGCCATAATTTATTTTATTTATTAATATTTTCCACCGCTTATATTCTTAGCAGCTATAGACATATTAGAATCAGTTACAATACTAGAATTATCAACATTGACTCTAATTTCTGTACTACCATCTTCAAGTTGTACTAAATTAATTCCAGGACCACCAATAAAGCCTTCACGTATTGATAATCCTTTAATAATTTGTTCAAGTTTTCCAAGAGTATTATAATTTATGCTAGCTCCACCTAAAATCTCCTGTCTCAGATTTTCTAAGTCAGTTGCATTTACACTAGAATTTTCTGTAGATATTCCTTCGAAGAATGTTGGTAATGAGAATGAAAAAACTTGTTGAAAATTATTATAATTTAATGCAACATCTTTTACATAAACATTGTAATCAATATCATTTACTTTACAAGACTCTATTGAATAATCAGTTATATGATTCATTCCAGAAGTTGTATCATAAATACTCATAAGATTTCCGTACAGTTTTGGATATGCAAAAGCTATTTTCTGTGAGTTAAGATCTCCTTGGAAAGTAACAATTGATTTCTCATTTCCAACTACAGTGTTTTCAAGAGAATTTAAAGCAGCTTCTGTTATATTCCACCCACTTTCAGGAATTTGTCCATAGTAGAAATTGTAACCAAACTTAACTGTATAATATGAAGTTGCAGTTCTTATAATTCCTGTATCTGGATCCGTATATTTAACAGATAATCTATATTTTGTTGTATTTGTAAGACCTAAGACTGTATATCTATTACTTTCAGGGAGAGTTATTTGTGTACCATTTAATTCTAAAATACAATCATTAGTAACTTCATATGTATCTGCTTCACCTGTTTTTATATCTATATCAGGGATTGTTACTTTGATTAAGAAGTTAACAGCGGTTCTAATTCCAGTTTGATATAGAGGAGTAGTGCCATCATCTTGTCTGTTAGAATCATAAAAACTAACTCTTAATGGGAATGTAGCTGAATGATTTTTATAAGTTAACTCCTTAATTTCTTCTAGACTTTTAAGAGCATCTTGAATACTAACATCCCAACCAGAAATCATTTCATTAATTTCGGACTTAGTATAAAAATCATCTTCACGTTTTAATACTCCATCACGATAAAACCATCTATACTTATCTTCTATATTACTAAAAATGAAAGGACCACCAGTTATAGGTTCTATTTGTCTAACCCCACCAGTTTCGTATACATAATTCCAAATTCCATCTTCATCCTTGTAAAGACATAATTCTCCATGTACAAGAAGAGATACATCTGGAAGTTCAGTTACTACATCTCGAACTAAATCTAATCCGCCAAGTGTAACAACTTGATAACAGTCTTCTCCTATTCCATTCTTAATACCTAGAGCGAATATAGTATCTGTTTCTGTTTGTTCAGGATTAGAATAATATCTAACCATAACAGGCTCTCCGATTAAGAATTCATGTTGATTTAATCTTAATCTTGCTATACTTCTATCTCGTTCTATGTATTTGCTTCTGGAAATTTGTATTTGAAAAGAATTTAAACTACTCATAATTATTTATTTATAATTGAATAAAATAATAAAGAATAGACTTAGTTTTATAATTTTTCTAAGTCTATTCTCATAATTTAGGTTTTGAAGCTTTCAGAAGAGAATTTCTGTTATTTAATTTTGATAATTCGGAAAGATTCAACTAATTCTGCAGTAGACCAAATAATAGAAATTTTATGATCTTTATCCATATAGAATTCAACAGGATTATTAAGAATACCTAGATCATAGAATTTACCATCAATACTTACTAAAGCATCTGGATATTGTGATTTAAGTTTTTCGCTAGGAGTAATAGTAACTTTAACCACTTCTTTATCACCAGTCAAACCATATTTATTGACTTCGTAATTAGGATATACAGGTTCTAAAACTGTAGCACTTTTATCTTCACTATCGAATTCATACCAAGTACTTTCATCATCTCCTAACCAAGGACCTTCAATTTTATAGACCTGATAAAATCTACTAGGAATAATATCTTTTCCATACTTACCCCAAGCAGCATCTTCATAAATTTTAACTTCTTCGTTCATAAGTTTTTGTTTTATAAAAATTATTGTTATTTATTTTATTCATAATTATAACCACTTATTTCTATCGGGCGACTTTGATAGAATTAAGGCATTTATTCGTGGTATATAATTATAAGTAGCAGTTTTCTTAATTTCTTCTACATTCAACTCTATATTAGATTCATTTATCCATTCCAGAATAATTAATCCAATAGGTTGATTAATTCCAGGAATACTAATAAATATTTGTCTTTTAGAACCATCTCTACTATTTACTAATTCATATATTCCAGGATATTTTTCCATAAATACGCTATCTCTTGGACCATCACAATATACAATTTCTCCAAACTTAATATCTTCATAGATACTAGTAATTAATCCAGTATTTATACTTTTATACTGTTCTGGATCTATGGAAGGTACAGCAAAACCATTATCTTGTTGGAGAAGTTCTACGTATTTGAAGGGAATAGATACTAGATTTTCTTTAGAATTATGATATTCGAAGTATAATATTCTATCAGCTCTAGAATTACTTCTAAATTCTGTAAGGAGAGGTTTTAATTCTGCTAATAACTGATCCCTAAGTTCCATTTTTTCGGAGTGTATCTTATCAGAAATTTCAGAATATATTTCTATAGTATCCTTTATTATAGTTTTGTAATTAAATATAGCTAAGACTAAACAGAAGATAAAAATATACTTCACGAACTTCGAAAATCCTATGTTTTTATCTATCTCTGTTATAGCCTCAACGAATTCTTTTAAAGATAGTTTCATGATTTATTATATTGCAAATTGAGTTAACCTAATCTCTCCTGATTCTATAGTACTCGTCTTTTTTGTTATTGGATCTAGATTAGTAATTTTTAAGACTATCACTAAATTTAACTCTTTTCCAGTAGTATTAGCAGAATATATTAATCTTTTATTCACCTGATCTACTTTAAACTCCAGTCCATTACTTTCTTTCACCAAGATTTCAATTACAGGCAGAGATGTTATATCTATTTTAACCTTTTCCTTTATTTTTGAAATATTATAATCATTTATCAATCTATACATATCACATTCTAATGTTCCTAATAGATTTATATACCCTCCAGATTTTTTAAGACTACTAGTATCTTCTAATGCTGAAAACGATAGAATAGATGTAATTTGTCTAATCACAGAGTTATTATATATTTTCTCACCAGATATATTATTGTATAAGAACGAACTACTATATCCACTTGTTTTCTTGTTTCTTATATACTTATAGTAAGATTTTTTTGTTACTATTTTTTCTTCCAGTGAGGTAAAGATATTAACTCCATAATCAATTCCTATACCTTCCAAAAATACAGTATCACTATCAGCTATTGTTTCAATGTTTGCTTCTGTATATTCTGGAAAAGATAATTCAAAAAGATTAGATGATATATTTAAATCTAATCTATTGAACTTAATTATTTTTCTTTCAGCAGCCTCTAGCTCAGTTATTATAAATGCTATTCTTTCCGATCGATCTGGATATATACCATAACAATAAATAAAACAATACTCTGAGCTAGGTTCAACTAAGGCAGCTTTTTCTTCTTCTGGGATATCAATATTAATCTTTAAGAGTTTTTTATTACTATCCCAGATTGAATTTAGAGGATATTCTGAGGTTTTTCTAACATCATTATACAGATAAGATCCTGAAAATAATTTCTCCATGAATTCTTCTCCAACTGTATATGAATTATAAATTGTTCCTATTACATATTTGGTTATTTTTAGTGTGTTATCTATCCTCCTTATACTCTCTAAGAATTCTTTTTCAAAAATAACTCTCATAATTTTATATATAATTTAAATACCCATCTTCATCGATATAATAAAGTAGTCCAGAGATAGATGCTATAATTTTCGGTACTTCTGTTTTAAGAGATGCTTTGAAATAGCTTCTTCTAAATCCCGTAAGAATAGTTCCAAATATACCTGTTGGATTATTTCGATGAATTACCAATATTTTTCCCTCATTATAATACCCCTTATACTTTTCAAACTCTTCATCCTTACTAACTAATATCCCGAGTTCTTCTGAATATTCTAATTCTGAATTTCTTGATGTTGCCCTAGCTTTTTCTGTATAATAACTAATCCCTGGTTCATAATAGATAGTATAATAATCTAACCCCAGATCTTCATCTACTGTATGAATCATTAAGAGACTGTTATTAATCAGTATTGGACTTTCATCTGTATTTACTGTATATACTAATCTATCAATACAACTATAAATATGAAAATCTTTTTGTGAGGATTGTTTATTTTTAAAAACATACCAATCTCCAACTTTTTTGATAATATTAATGTTCGTATATTTAGTATAATCAGTTAAATTTAGAAAAGTACTATTAATACTTGGAATGTAATTAGTAATACTTTTATTAGAGATATTTCCAGGAGTAGATATAATTCTACTTCTAGGATCAAGAGTATCTAAGAAAAAGTTTTGATAGTCTGTTGAAATCCACTGACTTTTCTCTATATCATATAATTCAAGAGTACTAGGATAATTAGTTCCAATAGTAATTATAAATCTTCCTGAAAAATAGAATATTTCTTGATTACTTCTCATATCCTCGAAAATAGAATAGTCTGCCCCCGATGAAGTTGTATATACCTCAGGATTACCAAATCTTGTTTTTTTCACTAAAGATTTGATAGAATACTTATTACCTGTCCAAGAATATAATACAATATCCTTTCCATAAAATCCAATTTGATGATTTTCATAATTATGTGAGTATGGATCTATATTAACATCATGATTCAAATTAATTTTATGAAAACCAGTACTATTCCCAATACCATAATCTAAGAGGAGATTCATTTGTTCATTATCTTGAATATGGTATACGTGAGAAGTATATCTTGGATAATTATCAGCTCCTAGGTCTTGCTTTATAGTTTGTGCTCCAGAGTAGTTATACAAATTTACATTATCTAAGAAGTTTTTCCCAGTTGTTGAGTTATTCTTTAGTTGATCTAAGGAATTACTAAGATTTATCTGGATTTGGCTAGATATACTAGAGTCTAAAGATATATAAATATTTATATTACTACCTTTTCCCTGAGAATTTAGAAACTCTGTATAACCAATAGGAGTGTTATCTATTACACTCATATAAATTATTACAGTAAATCCAGAAGGAAGATTATTTTCATATTTAAAGGGTTCCTCTGGGGTAGTTCGATTTAATCTGATATAATTACCGCCAGAGGAAGTAAGTAGTCCTGAGTAAACTTGTTCGATATTATAGAGAGATATTTTTGGTAACTTAGGATCCCAATTATCATTTTTATTATATAGTATTACTTCTAAGCTATTGGATATATTACTAGAATTTCCAATAACGTAAGTACTATATCCTGTATTATAATTTTCCATAAGTTATTGTACAATTACTAATAATACATTCATCTATGTCAGTTGATTTAGATACAACTCTAATAATATTATTAACACATTCAATTACAATATCTGATCCAATTTCTTCTATATAATCTTTGGAAATTAATTCTCCTTGTTTATTATATCTAGGTCCGGAGAATGTTGTTTCTTTAGAGTATAGTTTTTCGTTACCTACTAAGATTAATTTTTCTTTGTCTTCAGGATCTTCAACATATCTAGTTTCATACTTAGAATATTGAATACCAAGATCAATTTTAGTAGAAACTCCAGGACTAACAGAGTAATTCATTAGTTCTGTTAAATCTACTGTATTGGTATAGATATCAGAATTGAATGGTATAACATCGATAGTAATAGAATTGTTTAGAATATCAACCACATTTTTTGAAGTACTATACAAATAAATTTCGTTATTATTCATACTATTATATAAGTTATATATTTCTTTTAAGTAATTATTTTTATTATTCTTGAGGTAATCTAGATATGAATTAAATTGAGATTTTTCTTTTCCAGTTAATTCATATTTATCAATTTCAATACTTTTCGTATTTTCATCAACCTCATTTATTATTCCAGAACCTTTAGAATAATCATCAATACATACTCGTAAATTCCCTTCTGAGCCATCTTCACCTGGGATAACAAACCTCCGATTAGTTACATTCCAATCTCTGAGTTTTAATTTATTACTTAGCTCAGATATTCTAGTCATTCTGTAATTTGAATCATTACATACTAATGCTCGATTATTTCCAGTTAAGTAATATTCTTTCTCATCTTCTTGACCTGTTACTTGTGATATAGAAATATTATCGGAAGTAGTGGTTATTAATTCTATCTTTTTCATTTCTTGTACTTATCTCTATAAAATATATTCACTATGTTTCCACTAGTTACATAAAGCCTAACAATTTCTCCTTTATTTCCTTCTGTCTTTCCAGGAACTATAACAAGAGCACTACTATCTGTTAAATAATAACTAGAAATTGCATCATGACTCATATAAGCGTCAAGAAGATCTATGGAAATCGTTGTATTTATATTATTCTCCTGTGTAATTACTGTAAGAATAAATGACTCCTTATCAAATCCAGATACAGGAAGGTAATTATCTTTTGTATTATCAGTACATTGAAATTCTATTACATTAGCTGTTTCTGGAATTGGATATTCTTTAAAACGGAAATTATTTACTAATGATTTTTCTAAGTTATTTAATTCTTCGATTTTATCCAAGTAAAGTTTTTCAAGTTTTTTTATATTCTCCATCCATTCTTTATCAATACTACTAGGCAACCAAGAAGTAACACTATCAAAAGTATTCTGATCTCCGTTATTATAACCTTTTCCGTACCTATACCTAACAACTGAACCCATAGGATCTATTAATTCCTGAAGTCTGTAAATAGAATCTGAATTAGGTTCATTAGTATAAGTATATTGTCGTAGAATTACATAATTAGCATCTTCTGGATAAATACTAGAAGCATCATTAAATATAACTTCACTTATTTCCGGAAGATTTCTCGATATCTTAAATACAGCATTATTAATTTCCGGAGAGATTAAGATCATTGACAAGACGTTTTTAGAATCAATTCCAGTTCCATTTAAAAAATCAGATAACTCAGATGAAATGGATAATGAATCGTTCCCTGAATTAAGATAGACGTATTCAGAAATTATACCCTTTTCATCAAATCCTATCATATATGTAGATAAAATTTGAGATAAAAGATGTGCAGTAATTAATTTATCTTCCTTTCCTTGCTCTTCTTCAGAATGATTTATATAATTAAAATACTCTTCTATATTATTTAATTTATCTCCTAAATATGGTGAGTAATTATCTGAACTTTCTTCAGGAATAACACCAGAAACAGTATTATTTGTTTTATTAGTTGGATTTTTAGCTGTACAAATATAGATAGTATTTCCATAGACAACAAAATCCCCTTTCTCATATTCAGTTTCTTCTGAATACAAAAACATTCCTTGAACGTGCGTATTATTTAGTATCATATTATCTCTTTATAAGTTTTATAGTTGTATTATAATATATATTCATTAACTTCAAGGTATACTCTCCTTCTTCTGGAGTATTTATATTTGCAGCCCTAAGTGATACTTGAGACGTACCGAAACTTTGAATACTTCCGTTTGCTGTAAACTTATTAATAGTTAATGAATTTCCTTGAGAGTCTTCTATAATAACTTTTTCTAAGTTACTATTTGGATAATCTTCAGAAATAAACTTAAATACAGCGTTACCTCCAGAATTTATCTTTAATGAATTATTAGATACTTCAAACCCAGAGAACTCTATAATACTAATAGTTACTCGTTTACTGCTAAGTTCTAATGTAAGAGTAGCTGCCGAGAAATTAACTTCGGGAATTACAATACTGTTAGTAGTATTGATTTGTTCCGGATAATATATTTCTGGCGCATCTGGATCTCCATTTTCATATTTTACTAAGACTCTTGAAATAATATACCCTGAAAGTTCTGGTATTCTAATTTCTGCTCTCTGATTAATTAGGACATCTATTTTACCATCCTCTTGTATAAAGGGATCATATTTAGTTTCATCACCTATAATTAATTCAGATACTATAAAATTATTTTCTCCAAATTTTCTTTTCCATTCACCATAATCGTATACATCACTTTCTCCTGATATTTTAGCTTTCAGAATTATATAAGAACCTGTATATTTTAGATTGAAAATTAGGTGATTTGTTTTTAGAACTTCTTCCCAATTAGTTACTGTTATTAGGTTATTTGGAATATTATAATTAAAGTTATTACTTGGTGGAAATGGAATTAAATCTTTCACATCAAGTAAACACGGTACATCTTCATTCAAAACATATCCAGGATTAGGGTATATCTTAAAATCAATAGGAGTTTTGACAGAAGGGATAGATATTATTCCGATAGGGTTACAAGTTCCTCCAATCTCTGGAGTTACTGATACAACCACTCTAATTGGTTTATTTATATTTAGAAACTCTGAAAGAATCCATTTAGATGAAAGCGCCGGATTATTATTAAAGTTGTTATCTGATACTGATTCCCAAACTTTTCCACCTAGAATTACCTTATCTCCAATCTTGTATGTAGTAAAAGGAAAATACTTGGGGTAATCTTCGGCGCCTTTATACATTTCAATTAATCCTCGTTTATTACCTAGAATTAATAATCTACTATCTTCTATTTTCTCATTTCCTAAGAGAGTACTAGAATTTGCATCAATTAAAACTTCTGGAACATCCTCAACAGTTTCTATTATCCCAACTGAATCTATCGTAGACCAATATTCATCGTTTCTAAGAAGATATTTATTCATATTTCTGTTAGGATTCGTACTATCTACCCATGATTTATAAGATAGATTTACACTTTCCACCTCGGAGTTATTAGAAATTAGCATCCAAATCATCTTCTCTCCAGTAACTTCATCGAGGAGTTCTTTCTCGCTTACTAAATCCTCGCCGCTTGTAGTTTCGTCTGGTTCTCCTAAAATCAATATAAAGTTAGGAGTAGAAGTAGGTTTAATTCCAGCGGCGGCCATTGAATCAGTATCTATAAAGTCACTACCTTTAGAATTGTTATTATTCTTGTCGATTATCCCCTCGTATAACTCCAGACGTTTAATTCCAGCGGCGGCCATTGAATCAGTATCTATAAAGTCACTACCTTTAGAATTGTTATTATTCTTGTCGATTATCCCCTCGTATAACTCCAGACGTTTAATTCCAGCGGCGGCCTTAAAAAGCGCGAATACCTGATTGGATATTATAGTAGTTCCGAAATATCTATCATTTTCCTCTGTTAAATTTTCTCTAGAGGATGTTGGGAATATTATTGATTCTATTTTTTCTAGGGAATTTGATGTCTCTCCGATTTCTTTCAGGGTTTTTTCTCCTAGATAATTTACTAAAAACTTATCATTAAATTTATCTTTAGTGATATTATACGAAAAGTCATACTCACTAAAGTCTCTATTGTAAAGTAAAGAACTGTTAGATCTGTACTGGACTTTACTGTATTCACGGTTATCTAGGTCATCTTGACTGTAAAACACTACTGTTCCGATATCCGTAAAATTGTTATTATTAATAATCAATTTCATAGGGCGTTACTGTCATTTTGTTATAGCTTCTTAAGTTTGCTCCAATATAATTCTGGAACTTACTTTGAATTGTTAGATCTATACTTCCAGAACCTATATTAGTATTTAGTCTGGTATAGTATATAAGTGCATCTAAAAATTTCTTAAGAAGTTCGTAAAATAAGCTTTCATTTTCTACACTTAAGTTCTCAAAGTTTACTGTTATTTCTCCTGAGTCATATATAATCTCTCCATCAAAATCTAAGGGAAGATATTGTATCATATAATTAAATACTTGAATAGTTCCCTTTACACTGTAAAATAATTTACTAAGATAGTTTATAACTTCTTCGTAATCTTGGTTATCTGGGAGACTTGATTTTGGAATACATAATCTCAAGAAATTCTTCACCGGATCACTTCCAGAATAAATATAGTAATCATCGAATGAACCTTGTTGAGTTGAAACTACCGAAGAATATTGTTCCTCGTAATCCTCAATCATTCTATAAAGCTGATCTATGATTTCTATATTTCTTAAGTGTTTAGGTATATATATTTTCATGATTCTATAACTGAATTAATAATGTAGTTAATTGAGAAGTATACAACATTCTCTTCTCCATATACAATCTCAGGAGAAACTACAGAACCATCTTCGTTAGTATAAGTTATTTCCATGTCAATTATTCTCTTTACATTAGATATTTTACTTATAAGAGATTTTATTTCTTCTGTTAACTCTGGAAATTTAATATTGAACTTATTACTATAATTATCCAAGATATCACCAACTTCTGAATCTATACTACTATTCTGATATATCTCTACATCTAAGTTAAAGATAGCTGTATATTGAGATCCTCTTTCTATAGTAATTTTATCAGTTATATAGTAAGCTCCTTTAGTTTCAATGAAATTAGTTTTTTCATCTTCTGTTAGGATTGTAGAATTAGAGTATGGAACATAGTAGATAGTGATAGAATTACTTTGTGCTGAACTACTAAATCTATAAGTTGTTCCACCTGAAATAATTTTATTTGGATAAGTTTCTTCAAGTACAGTACCGATATCAGAATTACTACGTAAAATTGAATTTACATATCTATCACGATTAGCTTTGTAATGAATAGTAATTAAGTTATCTCTATCAACTTCAGACATACTAGCAAGACCAGTTCCTAAGATCTCATAATTTCGTCCACTCAACCAAGAAGGATCAAATTCTACCATCTCAGCTCCACGAATATTAAGCTTCTTTAGTTCTGAAGTATTATATCCCGAGAGTGTTGAGAATTTATAATAAAGAGCTTCTATTGTTGTATTTGCTGGAGTCTGTGTTTCTTCTCTTTCCATTACTGTTCTAAAAATATCTGCTACATAAAGTCTAGAACCAAATCCAGGGAGAGTAAGATCAAAAATACTACCATCTAAAATATGTCCTGAGAATAATCTAGTTGTTGGGAAAAAATTATCATTAACTTTAACCCAAAAATCATCAGATAGGTCGTTTTCTAAGCAATTAACATAGTAAGTATTGTTTTGATTTAAGATCCACTTCCTAGAAATTGTTTCTTTTGCAATTAGACATATAATAGTATAAGTATCAGTATCATTTACGGCCGGAGACATTGTAATTGGAGAATATACAAAACCTTCATCTCCAGCTATGTCTTTATCATCTCCATAACCTTCCGGCCGTGTATAGTTTTTATCATAATACCCTAAATAGTAAGCCTTAAAACTATTAGAACTTATAATTTCATCATAAATATTAAAGCTTAAATACTTAGTAGGTTTTATATTAAGAATTACGCGAGGACAACTACCACGAAATACCGAATACATATCATCCACACAGTGTTGAATCTTTGAATTGATAAGTGTAGATTTCTCAAGAGATGCTTCTTGTGTATAGGCTATGTTTTCTACTTCACTAATAAAAGATGCATTAGCTAATATCTGAGACAAAATCTCTACAGAATCTCCGGTAATATTAAGTTTATTAGCTATTCCTCTATAAATATCTATATAATCTTGTAATGATTTCATAATAATTATCCTGTTGTTTCATTTATATCAACTAGTATATCGTCAGATTCTACCTGATTAACACTTATTACTAGTTTTACTTTTGTTTCATCTATTAGGTCGAGTGAAACAATTTTTATATCGAGTGTTTTTGTAAATTTCTCTTTTATTTTTGTTATTAACTGTTCTACTCTACCAGTAATTTCAGATGCTAAATCCTTTTTCTTGGTATTAGTAAAAATAAAGTTAAATCCAATCTTAGATGCTCCTGGAATATCCTTTGGCCAGATATTTAAGTAGAGTTTGAAAAGATCTATAATATAGTATTCTACTTGATTTGTTATTTGACCTGTTGAAAGTAGGTAATTCATAATCTTGATTTATAATTTTTACAATTATTACATTTAACTGTAGGATCATCATCATTGAGAGCTACAAATTTACTACAGTTAGATGCTGATATATTCGTAAGATCTAAATCTTTTGGAGAAAAAGCAGAACAATTTGCTGCACTTAAGTCAGGAATAGGTATTGGTATTTCTATTTCAGGAATAGGAAGATCATCAATGATATCACCAACATTAGCTCCAACTAGTGCAATTAATGGTTTAGCAACTGTTTGTGTAGTTTCTACAATACTCATTACAGATCCAACGACCGGTATAGTTCCCATAAGAGATTTTAATCCTAGTTTACTTACCTTAGCATCAACTCTATCATAAACTGCACTAAGATTATCTCCTTCAGCTTTAAGTTGTTGAAGTAATGGAGGAGCTAATTGAGCAGAAACGCCAGGACCCATAGGAGTTACAGAAATCAATGCTGGAGGAACCATTGCAATTCTCGCAGCAAATTGAGCTGTTCCTACTGAAAGATGACCTAAATCTTGTCCAAGCTCATTGAAATCTTCTATCATTTGATTATACATCTGACCAAGTTTTTCATTAGCTTTATCCAACATTTCCTCTCCTCTTTTCTTCATATCCTCCTTAGCATTATCTAGAGTTTCTTTATATTTCTTTTTTGCTTCAGGATCTTTTATTTCATTAGATTCATCCTTAAACTCAGGAAGAGAATCTTGATATTTCTTTAATGATATTGATTGAGCTGCTTTAGCAGACAATGCACTTAATAAATTTTTCATAATATATCAACTCTCTAATAATATAGTATCTGATGTAGGTATAGGAGATCCTGGAGTTAAGAAAGTAGGTGATAATACAAAAGGTCCGAGAGCTGTATGTCCTCCCGCTACTACTTTACCCTTTACTGTTAATGTTCCAGGACCTTTAAGTGTAATATCAGATCCTTTAACTACTGCAGATCCAACTAATTCTACATTTGTTTTCCCATTTATAGTAACATCACAATTTTTTCCTATATTGATAGTTACATTAGATCTCATATTAATATCCATGTTTCCATCTTTATCTATAGTCACCCAATCGGTTGGTTCAGGTCTAGGATTATTATTTGGATCATTATACTCAGTTCCTGGATCAAAAATAGCAACCCTTATATAATCAGGTGTAATATCTACCATTTTTCCATTACTTCTAAAACCTATATAATCATTTTCTTTTATTTTTTGATATAAGTAATAACTCTGAAATACTGGATCAAGACACTTAAGAAATACAAAATCACCTACTCTTGGCTCATCTACTTCTCCTCTAAATGGAAATGCCTTAACTCCCGATTTTATTCCTGGGATATCCACCTTTATTTCATACAATACTTTATCTAAAACTTCTACAATTGTTCCAGTATAGTATAAATCTGCTTCTTTCATATTTTTCTATTTAATTTGTTGGATCTACAATTGGTAATATTTCTTCTTTCTCTTCTACACCTGATAACAATGAAGTCCAAGAAAAACTCTCTCCATCAGGGCCTACAGAACTAGAATCTTCAATAGCCATAAATAATTCATTAGATCGAACTAGGAATAACTTAAATGGTAATTCTGTTTTTTGCTCACCACGTTTATACTTCAAGATATCACCAAGTTTATATTTAGGCATATCAAAATCTTTTATTCTAAATGCAGTAAAGAAATCAGAATTCATATATCCTAAGTTTCTCCAGTAATTATGCATAAGTTGTTCAAAATCTTTTCCAACTATTGTATAATCTTCATAAAACTGAAGAGTTCTAGAATTTTTAGGTTGAAGATCTGTATAATCATCTGTACTGTTATTTGCTTGCTCTCCATTATTCTCATCTCCTTTAACTGGTTCCCATGGATTAGTTGGAGTATAATAAATTAAAGGATTATAGTTTAGATTATAAGAATCTAATTGTAAGAATTCAGAAGAACCCTCTATGCTATAATATGGTTCTTGATTTCCTCCATGATCAATACCTATAATCTCTTTCATTAAATACCCTTCCCATCCATAAGCAAATATAGATTTTTTCTTAAATCCATATGATAACTTAGAGCATAATGATTGATTTGTTTCCGAGTTTTGGAAAATTGTAAGTTTATTATTAATATCACATTTACATCTTATATCCTTTTTCCCTGGATATAAAGATTCAATAGCTGAAGTAATATCATCCCACTCAGCTTGTATAAGTTCTGTATAAAATTTCTTATCTTTTATACAGATAAAGTTTAGAGTTAAAAAGTTTTTAAAATATTTTTTATTAATTATGAAAACATCAATAGTATAAATATTTCCACCTTCCTTCTCCAAAGTTATCTGTCCAGTATATTGATCTGTAATTAATTTAAGAGCTTCCCCAGAACCATCATGTGACATACTAATTTCCCCACTAGCTATCTTTCCACCAAGTTCTTCGTACATATGGATATTATCAAATTTATATCCGGAGTCAAACCATGGAGTGAAATTAATAGAAACCTTATAAGAATTAATATATTTCATAAACTTCCTAATATGTTATCTAATACTCTTTTTGGAATTAATTTTAAAATTGCGCCTCTTTTATAAGTTTCAAGCCCTCTAGCAGCCTGTAACATTAGGAGGCCAGCATATGAAGTAGAACCATAATAATCCTCTGCAATAAGATCTGGTCTATATTCATATGCTGTTATTTCATAAGATTCTCTTTCTATAATTGGATTATTTAAGTATACTAATATACTAGAGTTATATACATCTATTCCATCTATATAGTTTGAAAGATTTTCCTTATTGCTAATTATCTCATCTTTTTTAGTATACATTTTATCCTCCTAATAATTTTTTATTTTCTTCTATTTTTTTATTTATATTATCTTGTAATATTAACTCCATCGCTTGTCTTTCTTTTTGTGTAGCATCTCCTCCTATTAATCTCTTAAGTCTAACATCAGTAAATTTAGATGCTGGTTTGAAAGTCATTGTAATATCACAAGATAAAGGACATAGATCATTTTCTTTAGATCCAGTATCCCATCTCTTCATCATTTGTTTAGACATTTGGAAAGTAGCACTCTCACAAACAAGATTATCAATAGCATAAAGTGAGCCAAATTTAAGCTTAAGAGTTCCAAACTGTACTTTATCTATATTATCCAACTCAGCTTTAAATCCACCAGGAGGAATCTGCCAACCGAAATATCTATCAACCAATTCTTTTATCAATGCTACTTCAGTATCATCTTTACTTGCTGGCTCTCCACTATCATTTAAAAACTTAACTAATTTTCCAAAACAATATGGATATAATTCCATAACCTGATCATATACAGATTTGAATTTCCCATCTACATAATCAGAAAATATAGTAAATTTTATTGTTAGATTACCAAATCCAACTCCAGTTCCAGAATAGTAAGAGAATCTTCCAGTCTTAGTTACTAAAGCTCTATTTAAATAATCAGTTCCTGCTTTTGATAACTTCTCTAGAACATCAGTTGTTTTATCAAATATTTGTCCGATAGTACTAAATATAGCCATTCTATCCTCTTCTGATCCAGTCTTCATTTCCTCCTCTGCACTATTCATTTTTTCAAGTTCTTTGGAGAAAAATGATAGATACGGTGCATAAGGTTTAAATTGATTAAATATATCATTAATCTTCTCATCTCCAAATTCAGACCAAGAATTAGAAATAGCAGCTTGATAATCCTCTGTCATAATAGCTCTACATAATGGTTCATAAGAATACCCATCATCGTCTTTAGCACCGTGATATTCACCCCAAGATCCATCATCATAAAGAACAGAGTTATAATGAAGAGAAACTGACATTAAATCATTACCACGATTAGTATCATAGTAAAATCCACTAACTTTGGTTCCACTACTCATTCCTTCTCCATAATGTTTTTGTTGTGGAACTTCAATTCTTGGGGCAGAAGGAGATGATTTAACCATACTTCCTAATGATGGAGGATTAGGAGTTTTTATTTTTCCCGGTTTTTCTGCTGTATTTAATGGCATATTATTATTTTAATAAGTTATCTATTTTATCTTTTTCTCTTTTCAGACCATCTCTCATATTATTTTTCGCAGCAGTAATAAAATCTTTTGTAGACTGTCCACTAATAAATTTCTGAAGTGATATATCAGAGTATTTAGTAGATGGTTGGAAATTAAGAATAACATCACAGTATAATGGACTTAAAGTATTCATTTTCTTTGATGTATCCCAATATTTTACTACTTGCTTTGAAAAACTAAATTGAGCATTAGTACATACAAGAGAATTTAGTGCATAAAAAGCCCCAAATTTTAGCTTGAGTGTACCAGTTAAGATAGTATCCATATTTAAAAGATCCGGCTCATATCCAGCAGGAGGCATTTGCCAACTAAAAAATGTATTAAGCAATTTTCCATCTTCTCCAGTAATTCCAGTATTAACGCCTTCTTTATTAGATTCAATTTTTGATCCTAGTACTGTTCCATTTTCATCAACAACTCCTTGAGTATATTTACCCATTATATATGGATATAACTCTTGAAGCTGTTCTGAAACCGTTTTAAATACTCCACCAGAATAATCAGGAAGTACTGTAAATTTCATAGCTAAATTTCCAAAACTAGTACTAGTTCCAGAATAGTAAGAAAATCTACACCCCTGAGTTACAAGAGATCTATTAAGAAGTTTAGATGCTGTACCAGTTGCAGTAGCTATACCAGATAATACTTTTTTTGCTAGTTTTTCAACAGTACTGTCTCCAGTTGTATCTCTCAACATTGATTCAGCTGTTTTCGTAAGTTCTTTCGCATATGGAGCATAAGGTTTTAGATTATTCCACATACCACCTATAGGATCATCTCCAAAATCAGTCCAGGAATTACCAGCTTGAACAATAAAATCTTCATTTAGAATTCCTTTATAAAGAGGTACTGTATTATAACCTTCTTCATCTAAAGAATAGGATGAACCCATTTTTTGCCATTCCCCTTTTCCATCTAAATAAGAATTAGCATGAAGAGTTATATGAGTAAGAACTTTATCTATTTGTCTATCATAATAAAATGCATGATGTCTAGAAACAACTGCCCCACTATTATCATCCTTAGGGTTAAATCCACATCTTGCTAGTTCCCTATCTAGTTCTTCATCAGTAATACCAGCCATAATTATGATTGTTTAAATAATTTATCCTCTATAAGGGGGAGTAGTAATACTCTGTACTTTAGTTCTTCCATCTCCACCACCCATATTTATATTTCCTCCAAACTTAAGAGATGCTATGGCTGTAGAAACATTATTAATTGCTTCTGCTTGTGCTATAGATGTTTTTGAAAGAAGTTTTATATTTTCATTAATATCAGAAACTTTTGTATAAAGATCTTCCGTCTTATCTTTTTCTGCATCAGCTATTAATTCTCGTCCAGCAGATTCTGAAGTATTACCTGGAATAGATTTTTCTGAAGTTGGTGTAGTTGGTGTAACTTTTTCTGGAGCTAAAATACTACTCTGAGCCATTATCAATCCAGAATCACTTCCAAAAGAATTAACACCTGCAGTACTCCAATCATAAGTAGATATACTAGATCCTTTATCTGTTCTCTGTTCTACATAATTATCTGGAGTTGTAGATGAAGCATCAGCCATATAAATAGACTCTTCAGAATTTGTGGAATTAGTATTGGTATTTTCTAGAGTATCACCTTTAAAAGAGTTGTAAGTTAATAAAGCATCTCCTGCAAAATTTTCTCCTTTTTTCAAGGATCCCCAACCATCTTGCCCTTTATCTTCCATATGTTGAGCTGATTTTTCTGGACCTGCTGAAAATTCATAATATCCAAAAACATTTCGAGCTGCTTCAAGATGATCTTTTGAAGCTTTTATTTTCTTCAAACCTTCTCTATAAGCCGGAATATTTTCCATTTCCCACTTAACAAATTGAAGTTGTTCTTCAAAGGATGCATCTCCCAAAGATTTACCTGAACCTGGTCCATCATAATGTTTCCATCCAGCTTTTTTTTCTTTCTCACTAAGTTTACCATGTTCAAAAGCTCTTCTTCTAACTCCTAACCACTGAGCTATTCCAGTTGCTGGAGAGTCTGGATTCTTAGCAGTAGTAACTAATTGAGACTCTCTTAAAAAATTACCAACTAACCCGGCAGCTTGTTCTTTAGTCATCCCAAGTTCCTTCATAGCAAAATCCATGGCTTTTAGTATTCTAGCCTTTCTCACCTCATCAGTTATCTTTTCAGGTGGTCTATTTCCTGTAATATACCCTTTCACACCATCTACTGCATCACCTATATATTCGCCACTTTTTTTCATAGGAGAACTTTCATATTTTTTTTCAAATTCTTTATCTCTTCTTTCTGATTCACTAATAGCGTTATGATAACCTTCAAACTGCTTATTAATATCTATATCACTATGAATATTTTTAATAACTGGATCAAAAGAAATATGATTTGCTTCAAAATATTTTCTGTTATCCTCTAATTGTTTCTTTTTTAACTGAGTCATAAGACCTTCCATCTGTTTCAAAGATGCTTCATCAGATGTATTGAAACTAAAATTCTCATTATTTAATTTCTCTCCTAATCTAGCTCTTACTTTCTCAAAGAAACTAGGAGTAGCTTCATAAAATTCAAAAACAGATTTATTAACTTTCTTCGTCTTTCTAGCTTCAGTATGAGAATTTACATTATATTCAGGACCATCATACTCTTCTACTTCTAATACTTCCCCTCGTCTAGGATCATCTAAGGGAACCATATCTAAAGTATACTTATCAGCCCAAGCCTTATTCCATAATCCTTTAACTCCTTCAGATACAGCTTTCCATGCAGGATCTTGAATAATATCTCCAGTAGCAATTGCATCACCTATATCAGTTAAGTATCCATCTGCACCAACAACATTTCTCCCAGCATTTATAGCAGATCTCTTTGCAAATCCTTCAACACCTCGTTTCTTCCAATCAGCTCCTTCTCTATAGTAGTCATCATCGGTTTTTTCTCTTTTAACAAACTTAAATCTCTTAATGCTTAAATCTTCGTTGTTAAATAATCCTTTAGTATCTATTAAATTTCGAAGTCCTGATATAAAATCTTCACTAATTAATACTCCTCCTTTAGTATCTGCAGTATTTTTTAACCTCTCCATTCCTGACATTACACTAGCAACATTTACAGTATTACTAGTTTTGTCATTAAGCATTCTAGAAATAGTTCCTGCTTGTCTTACCTCTCCGGCAGTATTCGTTATCTTATTATCACTAGATATATCCCAAGAATTTAAATATCCATTTGATCCAGGTTTAGAAACAGTGGTAGCATCTCCCCATGAAGTATTTTTAACATTAACTCCTTTAGCAGATTTAAAAGCTCTTCCTTCCATAGCTTCACTAGCCATAGAACTTTCTTTTCCAACTTGTTTAATATTAGAACTAACTATATCTTTTATAGCATCAGCACCTCCAAAACCAGCCTTAAGAATATTTCCTAGATATTCTATTAGTTTTGTTACAGTATCTGGAAGATTACCTAAATCTAACTCAGGAACTTTAATTGCTTTTATTGCATCACCTCGTTCTTTAAAGAAATTACTAATCTTATCCCCTAAAAGTTGAAGAATACCATTTTTTTCTTTATTCCAAAAAAGTTTGCTTAAAGAATCAACAATTCCATCTTTTCCTTCAGGATCTCCGCCAAATAAACTAATTAACATTTTAGAAAATCCAGATCTGCCTCTTGGAGCTTTGGGATCATTTGGATTAACCTCTCCAAAAAGAAATGATTCTACATTAGCAGCAAATTTAACTATTCTTTTCCAATGTTTAGCTAAGAACATAGTACCAAAGAGGAAGAGAATAGTTTTAAATTGTCCACCTACTGAAGATGCTAATTTTCTGGGATCTAATCTCTCCGAAACACTCTTCCCTAAGTCAGATAAATGTTTCATTAATTTATTAGTACTTCTTGTTAAGGACCACTCACGACGTTGATATTCTTTTTCCCTGGCCGCTGCTTGTTGATTCTGTTTAGCAAAGGCATTAGATATCCAAGTTTTAAATCGAGCCTGTCCTTCATCTGGATTTTGTTTTACTGCTAATGTTCTCCCTTGGACAGGACCACCAATATTAGCAGCGGGAACAGCAACGTTATTAGTCGTCGTGTTCGTAGTGTTATTATTTATTGTTATCTTCTGTGGAGTAACTTGTACACTCCTTGAAGATGTTCGCTGTACTTTAGGTTGTCCAAGACCATATTTTCCTAAGACAGCTTGAGTTTGTGGATTCATTGATTGTACCTGTTGTTGTACACTTGCCCCTCCACCTAAACCTCCAAGAGCAGCCATTTCAACAGCCTGACTCATTGTTTCATTATTAGCCGCATCAGCATTATTTTCGAGTCTAGCTGTTTGTAAGTTTCCCTGACGTTCTGCATTTATCTGAACAATCTGGTTTTGCGCTTCTTGGAGTTGTTGTAAGTCTTTCCCATCCTCTGGTTTCTGGGAAGACATTTTTCTTACTTTATTTTCTATATCTTCTGCAGCCATTGTTTATTTATTAATCATTATAAAAGAACATACTATGATAAGTTGATAAATCCAATAATCTATATTTATTATTATGAAAATAGTACTTCTCATATTTCAAAGGTATAAGTTTATTCATCTCATTTTGTTCAACATCATCTATATACTCATACCCAAACATACACATAAGATAATATACCTGAAAATAATATCCTGTATTGTGAAGTAATTTAAAATCTATAACACTATCGGAATCTAACTTATCTATCAGAATATCTCTTACTCTATTATCTTGCTCTAGTTCTTCCCTAATATTGGTTACTATACTTATATCCGGATAGAAGTTACTAGTATCTACCAAACAAAAACTAATCCTAATATTAAATTCTTCTTTTAATTTATCAATTTCACTAGATAAATTGATTAAATCTTTTAAATATCTACTAAGATTATTTCTTTCTATACTATAGGATCTTTTTATTCCAAGAAAAAATTCAATAGATTTTATATGAATCCAAGTCTTTATGTAATCTACTATCATATTATTTCTTTTTAAATACGGACTTTATTGATCTTTTCAAGTTTTCTATTTTATTTTCTCGATTAATCTTTAATCTTTCTTTTTCTGATGGAGTTAGATCATCTAATCCTCTATTTAAAGCCTCTAATACTTTCTTAGATCTAGATAATTTATAAGTTTTTAAAGATTCATTTAATTCTTTTTCTGCTCTTTTTAATTCTTTACCCTTAACTCCAACATCTTTTAAAAGTTTTATAGCATTATTACTAGCACTTTTCTCTTTTTCGACTGTCTTAGAAGCATTTTTATATTCTTTAATAGCTCCAGAGATTCCTTTTGGTTTTACTCTACTAATAAATTCTTTCGATACTCCTTTACTACTATCATCTATAACATGACCTATTTCATGTGCTAAAGAAGCTTGACTTCCTTTATGATTAATGACAAATTTATTGTTAATAGCTGCCTTTCCTAATTTTCTTTGTTGTGGCTTATTACTATTAATTAACCTATTTCTCTCAATAGATTTTATATTTTTAGCATCTATTTCCCAATTGTTTTCGCGGGATAATCTAATTTTTGCTTTCTTTCCTGTTTTCTCTCTTTCTTTAATTAATCTTTTTGAACTTTCTATAGAATCTGATCCTAAGTTATCTTTTTTCTTACCCTTTAGTACTTTTACACCTAATTCTTTTGCTTTTCTTCCAAGAGATTGCATTATTTCAGGTCTTTTATCAGAAACATAATCCTCTTTTATAGATTTGTTTAATTTATCCATAGATTTCTGTTTGTTACTTATCATACTATTCAAGATAGGTCTAACAGTTTTTCTGAATATCTTTTTTACTAGTCCATATTCTCGTTGTTCTAGTTCCCAACCCTCAGAATATAATCTTTCTACTAGATCTCTGCCAGTGAAAGTTTTAGTATTTAATTTTCTTACTATAATCATAATTTATTTTGTTTATAATTCCCTCTTAATCTTCATACAATTTTAAAGCCTTATATATGAATAGAAATATATAAGATTATGAAGAAAGATATAATAAAAGCTTATAAATTTATTAACTACAGCGATCATGATAATTGCGCTTGTGATTTAGCATTATCACCTGTAGAATGTTATCTTTTCTTAGAGAAAGAAAAGTATGAACAGTTTTATAAAGGTAATATTCAAAAACTTAATGAAGAATTAAATGATATTACTTGTGGATTATTACAAATTAATATATTACAGGATTACAGATTAGATGACTTTAAACTAATTGATGAAAATTACATACCGAATAATAAAGATTACATATTAATATTTTTACCTACAGTATGCGAATTTAATATAGTAAATAGTCAGTTAAATCTATCAGATGAAGCAATAAAATATATTAATTCCATTCAAAAAGAGGATTAATTTCCTCTTTTATTTTTCTTCCACATTCTCTTTCTTACTTTTTCAAACCGTAATTATTGGAGTTTTTAATTTTTCAACAAACTTATCTATCTCTTTATTTCCAAAACCTAATATAACTCCTAAATCATCATTATACCAAAATTTTCCGGGAACTTTGAGAATACTATATAAACTCTCATCACAAACCATAAAAGTTATTAGGTGATGTTCATATGTATCACTTACTGTTATTACCTCAGTATCATTAGAAATAGTATATTTATCTAACTTATCAGTTCTTATCATAATAACTGGAATACATCTCTTAAGATTAAAAGATTTATCATATTCATTATTATCGATTAGGACTCCTCTTACTAACCTAGGAGAGTCTTTCTTTTTCTCATCACTGGCTTTTACGATAGACTGTTCATCATTTTTCTCTTCTAGGGTTTTCGTAATAAAATCTATGACCCCAAAAATTAACAGTAAAGCTCCAAGAATTATTAACCCAGGAATGAGTAATACAGCTACAATAATACCTGGAACTAATAACGATAAAGTCCAAGATAGCCATTCACCGTCATCAAACATCCAATCTATTAAATTAGTTCTCTTCATCTTTCTTCCTCCAATTATTTTCTATATATTCTTTCGTATCCTCTATAAATCTAAGTAACTCGGCAGAAACCAGATCATAATTACTTAATAATTCGAGAGCATAGTAATTATCGACAGTATTAATATTCCCTTTATAAAATACTCCTCTATAACGACCTGAAAGTACTAATCTCTTGAAATCATTAGTCTGTATAAATAAAGTATCTTCTGGAATATTATCAAATTTATTTTCTTTGAGTAAAATAAACACATCTATTCTATCAGATCTAATTCCAATAATAGAAACTATATCACTCTCTTTTGGAAATTTTCGAACTCTCCCAGGGTTATAACCAGAATATTCGCTAAATCTTAATATATTTTCTATGTTTATATAATTCTCATCTATCCAATATGCCATAATTTTATTTTTTAATTTAGTTCCTGGGCAGTTATTATCCCAAACTCTCCCAGGATTGTATGTTTTTAAGAGTAGAACTCCTTATAATCATCTAAACGCTTTATTCTTTCTGGCTCCTCAATATCACTCCATACATTTACATAATCACCTGTTTTTGTATCATAAAACATATAAGAACTTTCATAAGCATCCTGAACTCCAAGAGGAATATAACGTTTAGGATCAAATTCACCCCATATATTCTTTATTTGATTATAATCTGGAATAGAATTATCTGTGAATCTATAATTTTCATTAAATTTAACTCTATTCATATCAGATTTTACTTTCGGATATTTCTTGTAGAATTGATCATATGTCATAGGGCGTTGATTTTCCCAATTAATTCTTCTGTTATCTATTAAAGAATTACGTCTTATATTATCACTATCAATTCTCTTCTGTAATTTATTTATTTGCTTTTTTCTGAAGTAGTTAGATGTTACATAAGCACCTGTAGCAGCTCCTATAGTTCCACCTAATAAAGCACCACCTCTTCCTCCAGCAAGACCTAGAAGAGCACCAGTTCCTCCTAAAGCTCCAGTAGCAGCCAATCTTTTTCCTAGTGTTGGCTTTATACTCTTTAATCTCTCTAACTCTTCTCGATCCGAAATATTAAATAATTTTCTCTTAATGATCATAATTTTATAATAAAGATCTAGGGGAATTTTTACTAATATAACCCCCACTAGATCAACTTTTAATAGAGGGGAGTTATATTTTATAGGTCTAGGAGGTTTACATTTATTATTCCTCCCTCACCCATCATTTCTTTTCTCTCAGCTTCAGATTCATAGTAGGCTTGACGTTGTGCTGCTGATATACCCTTAAGCCTCTGCCCCTTCTTTCCACCAAAATTAAGAAGTGGGAAATCTGGATCAGTTCCTTCAGTAGTATCAAGGAAATTCTCATAACACTCTCGAAGCGCCTTAAGAGAACTCAGAGTATAACCTTCTATCCCATCTGCCTTGAGAAACTTATTTAAATAAAATTTTAGATCCATCAATTGGGGAATTGTTACAGATGTCTCGAAAGAAGTCGACAGTAAGAGATTCTACACTTACTGCCACACTCCTCCTTTCTTTCGCTTTCTTTCCTTTATTACATTCAGGACAATATAGTTGAATAGGTTCAAGTCTATCGTAATATAAGTCACGAAGAGCAAGCAAGAGAGTAACATCACCATGAGTAGCCCCTAAGACATCTTTCTCGATCTGTGTTCCCTGATAATCAAAATCTTTAATCAAGGCTATAGTTTTAATCATCTTCAAGTCAGTTACAGTTCGATATCTAAGGTAAGTCTGAAATACCTTCATAAACTCTCTAACTGTCGGAACTATAGTCTCGTATCTATGCCCTCCAAGTTCAATAAAAGCACCATTCATAATCTTTTGATCGATCTGTTTAAAGTGAATATCTTTTTCGAAGGATATAGTTTTCTTCATCTTCTTACCACATTCAGGACATGTTACTTCTATTTCATAAGATAATTCCCCTGATACAGTACATAGCTTCTTATAGAATATCAGGAAATCTACATCCATTAAGTAACAATCTAAGATAGTTTCATCTTCCTGAATAAGTAAGTTAATATCATATAAGTATTTTTCTAACGGATCATCAGAGGGTAGATTTTCAAGGTATCTAGTTATCTCTAAGAATGTCATAGGACTAACTTTAACACTCGGAAACTTATAACCATATCCTCCTGATGGCAATTGTGCTGTTAATATATTCATAATTTTATCAAATTTTACATTAAACTCTCATTTTATATCACTTATTCTTTTCCCCTACGCTTCAATTCTTCACGAGCCTTTCTTGCTTCAGACTTATGATGTAGATGTCCAGCCGTAGCTATAGCAGCACCAGCCAAACCTCCATAGATTGTTGCTACACCTTTTCTAGTTCTGTCAAGGTTATCTGCAGCCATTTCTCTTTTCTCCTTACTTGTCTTGGAGAATAATTTACGTTTTATTATCATCTTCTTTTCTATTTATATTACAGTTCATCATAATATCTTTCCTCTATTAACTCATTTTTCGTGCGTTTTCGGTAATTATCTAGGTATCGTCTCCTCTTCTTCTTTCCATCAACCACTAATACCTTATATCTCCTACTAGCACTCGTTTCACCATCAATAAAGTAAGGAACATGAGAATTATCATTAAATAATTTTCTCTTAATAATCATAAAAAAAATATTATTACACGGGAGGAGAAGAACAAGTCTATACACCACCCTCCCCATTAAAGGTATATAGAACTTTACAATTATTATTACTTAAAAGCCTTATATATGAAGAAAATCAAAATATATAAAACTATGAAAAAAGATATTATTAAAATTGTAAAACCTAATAAACAAAATTCAAAAATATCAACTACAGCTAAAGTATTTGAACAAGGAATTTCGTTTATTACATTGATTCAAGTACCTAAGGAAAAGTATAATATTCCTAATGGTATTAAAATATTAAATATCAAAGAGAAAGACTTAGAAACTTTTAAATCATTCTACGATATAATTCTAAAAGATCCTGAGAGATATTATACAATCGGATCTATAGATAATAAGTTTAAAACAAAAGAACTAGCGGAAAAATATGTAGATGATCTAATTTCTAAGATTCGTGAAAAAGAGGCTTAAGGTCTCTTTTTATTTTTCTTCTTTATTCTATTAGGTTTTATTATCCCTTTTAAAATTTTTCCTTTACTAGATTTATAACCATGCATATAAGTTCCAAGATCCGCTCCTAATTCTTTCCTAGCTTCAATCATTTCACTAGGATTTGCATTAGCTGATCTTAAAAGTTTCATTGCAGTCTTGGTAGCATTCTTTTCTTCTTTTATTAAAACCTTTCCTGTTGCAGAAGTTAAAAGATAATTTCCTAATCCATTTTTATTTCTACTTTTATGATAAATCGGCTTTGTCACACCATTTAATTTAGATACAACTCCTGTACCTAACTTACTTTGATTCATAACATGAGCAATTTCATGAGCAAACACGGCCTGACTTCCCTTTTGATTTATTACTGCTCGCTTACCTCGAGATAAAGCTTTTCCAAGTTCCCTGTCTTCTGGAAAATCTGACTTAGTATATCTAATTCTATCTCTTCTATTGGTATATTTTTTAGGTAATGTCCAAGTTTCACTTCTATCAGGAGATAACTTTACTCCCTTTTCTGTTACTGGTTTATACTCTTTCTTCCCTTTAACTACAACTATTCCTCTTTTCTTTGCTTCTTGACCTAAAGCTTTCATTACTTCAGGTCTTTTAGGAAATTTTGTATTTTCAGTGTATGCATCAAGAGCCATCTGAGCTTTATCATTTGCCTTAATCGACTTATCTATATCATCGGAAATCTTAAATCTGAGCTTTCTTATTCCTCTTTTTAAGCCTCGATCTTTAATAGACTTTGCTCCATATTTTATATATTTTTTCCACGGAACTCCAAATTCTCTTTGTTCAGGATTATCAAAAATTAATTTACGTTTTATTATCATCACTTAAGAAATTTATTATCTTTTACCTTATTTTTTATACCAAAGCCTTATATATGTTAAATTAAAACCAAAGAATATGAAGATAGGAATAAAAACAACAAACGTAATAGATGAATTTATTAGACTTACAGGTCCTACAGCTGATCTAAGAATAAAAGATTGTAAAATATATGTAATAATAGATCATAACAAATTCACTAACCTAGAAGAATTGCTCAATATAATAAATCAGCAATCTATCTTTACCTCCGAGCCTGCAGAAATTGTATTACCCTCTGAAGTGGAATCTATACTACTCGATACAGATAATTCAATAACAGATACAACCATAAAACTTCCTGGGACTTGGAGAATGAATACAGAAACTAATAGAATAATTGAGCAAGAAAAGTTAGATAAAATTTTAGAACTATTTACTATACAAGAAGGATGAGGAAACTCGTCCTTTTATTTTCTCTTCTTAGAATTTCCAAAACAAAATTCTCACCCACCTTTTCCTGGCGAATGAGAATTATTATGACTCGGGAATTATATCCCTACCTCATAAAATATTATTTCCTTTATTTATTATCTTTAAGTTATTATATATAAATTGGTATTCTGGTTTAATTCCTACTATCTCTAATGCATTAACCCTTCCTTTGTCTGAAGTAGTTACTTTACACTTTTTTATTTCAAAGTAGTCTTCTAGATCTGTAGCCTTCGGAACTGCTATATATCCTATAGATGTATAAAGATTTCCTAAAGCATCTTTTATATCTGAATTAGGAATTTTATTGCCTACCGAAAACTTTGAAAGAATAGTATTAATCAATAATTCTTTACTAAATATTACTATACCAAGTTCTTTTTTAATATTTGTTTTATTATAATATAGTTTTTTCAATCTTTCTGGACCTAGAGCTATATAATGTGATGCTATTTCATCTCCTCCTAGTTGGTCTAGAATTATTTTAACCCCCTGCTCGGATAAACCATACTCACAAAGAAGTTTTAGTTTATCATAATAAGTCTTTAATTCTTGATATTTATTTAAAAATACAGATACCTCTTGATTAATTATATCATTTGTATCAAGAGTAGCATGAACTGAACTAAATACAGTAAATCTATCTTTGTAATCATATTGTTGTATTCTAAATGCTCGAATCTCATTTACAAGAACAAGATTATTTATAACTGGAACAAGTACAGATCCAGAGTGTTCATTTACTGCTACATAATTATCCTTATAACTAAATGATTTTGCCATTTTTTGATAAGTTTCTGCCAACGTTAGTCTTGCTTCTTCCGGAGTTGAATCATATGATAGCAATAAATCACTAGTAGCTTTCTTTTTTCTTTCTATTTCTTTATTAAAATCTTCTTGACTAACCTTTCTATAATCACAAGTAGGTCTATAATAAAACGTAGCATTGTTTTTCCATGGATTATCAAATAGTCTTTGTCTACCTAGTATTTGAGGCAGATCCTCTGATATATCGACGGCTAAGGAATCAATATTACTATCAGAAAATATAAATGATCTAGCACAAAGACTGTAAAAATCTGCACCTAAGTATACAGTTCTAGTACAAAAAGTAAACATCTTTGGTTTTACTCCTTTTAATGGTACTTCCCCGATCTTAAAGGACTTACCCAGTTTTCTTTGAATTCTCTTTAGATTCTCAGGAGTATTACTACATAGTATATTACACTCTTCTGGTTGGAGATCACATTTCTTTATAATAGATATAATATGATTAACTGAATTAACATACAATACTGCTTCATCTGACACTATTTCTTTTGGATATCCATTGACTACCTTAATATAATGCTCAAAATCTCCCTCTTTATATGTCTTAATAATCTCTTCAGCCTTAGATCCAGTAGACTTCATACTCAATACTTTAAGGTTTGGTTTAATAATTCTAGTAGGATCCTCACTAGCCCAATCCATATCAATATACGGTAAGCCATTAAACTCGGATAGCATATTTAAGTATTCTTCGAGCATAGGTGTAGCTGATACAAACAGTGCGCTATGAGATTGATGAAGAGTATTTAGAAATTCTAACTCTGTATTACTTTTAAATTTAGAATCATGTAAGATAGTTTGGAATTCATCTATCACTGTATAGAAACTCTGAAATATTCCTAGGGATGATAAAATATCTTTTACAATCCTATAAGAGTCATAGGTAACCAGTATTTTAGCAGGTTTTCCTAAGTATTTCCTTTCTCCTAAGTAATCCTTAATTTCATTCATAAGTCTATTATAAACAGTATCTTTCCCATGAACCACCTCCTTAAGAGTATCTACGAATACTTGAGACTTAGACTTATCCACTTTAGAAAGATCTTTATCGATTTCTGTTTCTTTTTCTAGCTCATTTACTACTAGATACACTTCTCTATCGTGTTGATCTTTTTTATTCTTCAGCAACATTTTTCTAGGGGAACAGAGTATTACATTCTCTGGACCACCTATACAATATTCAGTGAAACCACATCCAGGTAATTGTTTATTAATAATACATTTTACAGGTAATTTGTAAAATCTAAATAGGCTACCCATTTCACTAATATATCTAATACCTTTAGGTATTACGATATCATTTAATCTAATTATCGGCATATAATATCTTTTTTAATTAATTATAATCTAATAGAGAATCCGGTTAAAATCCTATGTCTCTAAAAATCGAAGACATAGGAGGATTCCCTTTTCAATCATAAGGAATTGAAAGGATATTATACGCAAAATGACTATTTAATTTATAATTATTGACTCTACACTATAAAAGAATTTATCTGGAAAAAATTAGTCACATTGCTCATATAAGTAAAGAACATAAGATCATGCCTCCGGCATGGAATATTCATGTTCAAAATTTCTTATGAGCAAGATTTATAGAAGTATTAAAGCTTTCTATGGAGACACCACCCCTGGGCCTCAACGGCCCGTGGGGTGTCCTAGTAGAAATAAAGTTTTACCTATAGCGATAAACCTCTAAAAATCTCCTAATATATCTTATTCAGTCTTGTGAGCGTAGCGACCCGTAATGAGCTATGTAAATAGCGAATGGAGGGGAAGGGAAAAACTCCTTTGTCCTCATAAATAAGGGACAAACCTATATAAAACCTCCCTTTTATCAATTTGAAAGCCTAGTATATGTAATATAAACTTTAAATACGTAGAATCATGAAAAGAATAGTCAAAGAAGCGGTAATTGAGAAAAACTTACTGATGAAGAGAAAGATATAATAAGATCTCATTTAGAATGTAATTATAAAATAGTAATGTTATATCCTATTAACGAAAATACAGAAGTACCTAAAAATGCATTACCCTCTGAGATATGGAATATTCCAGAGGGTTATTATGCTATTGAGATTGAATGATAGTTTTATATACCTTCAATTCTTCCATATGAAATAAGAATAAAATATATAAAATTATGAAAAGAGATAAATTAATAAAAGAAATTATTGAGAAGGATTCATTTATTTTTGAAGATCCTTGTCCTTTATCCCATCAAGAATTAGAAGAGATAGACTCTACTATAGAGAGTACATCTTCTATGTTAGATAATATGAAAATTGACTCAACAGAGGATGATCCTGTGCTAAGATTTGAAAAAATAGTAGAAAATCTTAATAAATCTAATAAAAGTATGAGAGTAAAAAGAAATGAGTTAATCTTTTTAAAGGATTATCATAATACATCAAAAACTCCTTGTTCAGATTGGCTTGATCATAAAAGAGTAGACCTGTATCCTATTAATGAAAATACAGAAATACCTACAGATGCATTAGATCCAGGGGTATGGAATATTCCTGAAGGTTATTATGCTATTGATAGAGATTTGGATTAATTTCCAAATCTCTTTATTTATTTTTATATTTTCCGAGTAATCTTACAGTATCATCAGTCATCATTTTATTAGCTGCATTGGATTCATAAGTTCTAAAGGAATAATCTAGACTTTTATTTCCTGCTTTTTGCATTTCTCTGGGAAGATTATATTTTTTCGCTAATGCAGCGGCATGATATGATGCATTAGCTTCATTCATTAATGTAGATAAATTTCCTACATTGTTCATAATAGAATTATGTAAATTATGTGAAGTATTTACTTTTTTATCCAAACTTCTATAATTACCATAATATTTACCTCCTCTTAATTGTTCTCTATTATCACTTACACGATGTCCAACCTCATGAAGAATTGTATATGGATTTTTTCTATGTATATTATTTATATTAATAGTATCATTTTTATAATTATATTCTGTAGTTAAATTAGAACCTACTGCAGTTTTTATATTATCTTTTTTAAGATCTTTTATAAATTTTTTTGTATCTTCGTTTAACTCTTTTATAATATAGTAGTTTTCTATATTATCACATTCAGAGTTTGTACTTTTTATTTTATACTTAGTACTATTTTCTATTTTTAATGTTTTTGGAATATTAATAGTTTTCCTTATTAATACTACATATACTATTTCATTAATTTCAGATAGATTTCTTATATAGGATTAAATATTAAACCAGTATTTTCAGAACTGTTAGGTGAGAATATTCCGCGAGCTTTTATTACATTAGGGCTTTTATATTTATTCCTTAACCGTTTTTTAAGATCTTCTAGGTATTCTTTTCTACCCTTGAGATCATATATTCTTCCTCTATTTCGTTCATATAATGGATCGTAATAAACTTCAGTATTAGTTCTTCCATATAATCCTAAAGTAATTTCTAGATTTTTTATCTCTGGCTCTAGATTTTTTAATTCTTCTTTTTCTTGCTTTCTTTTAGGGAATAATATATCTAATAAATTCATAATAATTTGTTTTAGTGTTTAGTAGAAAAGTAGCCGATCAAAGCCACTCTTCTTTAGTGTTTTTATGTTGGTTGTATTATTTTTGGCTGAGTTATTATATCAGGGGATTCACCTCCTATGAGAATTCTTTTTAAGATTTCAGATATTTTCTCATAGGTATTGTAAGTATATGGAATTTCTATAAGAATTATATTATTTTCCTTACAATATTTTCTAACGTTTTCATCCCTTTTTAGTTGTTTTTGAAAGGATCGCTTATCTCTATAAAAGTAATCTACGAATTCATAATGTTGTGCTCCATTATATTCTATCCAAAATGTTACTTCTTTTGTGGATGAATATATAATAAAATCTGCTCTAACTTTAAATTCATTATTTATCTCTATAGTAACTTCATCGGATAGATTGAATTTTTTATCTTCAAACCATTGCAGTACTAGTTTTTCTCCACTGCTTTTTCCATTAGTTTCGTAATTGTATCCATTTAAAAAATCTTTTGGAAGTATTAAAAAATCTACATTATTTAATTTATCGTAAATTCTAACATATGTCTCTAAATTCCTATATTTTACATTCGTAAAATCATATCTCTCTAATCCATATATTTCTATGGATTTTTTAATAAAATTATTTGATCGTTCACAGCTAGGACAGCAATCTCGATCTTTTCTTAAATGTTCTAGTGGGGATTGCCAAAAATAATTATTACAATTTTTACATAATATCTTTATAGGAATATCATTATCTATGTATTTTGATTCGGAATAGTCAAAACAATTTCCAAATTTACTTATTGCTTTGCTAAACCATCTATCTGATATATTTTTTCTTCTAATATTTAATCCATGCCTCATATTGCATTCTGGACATCCAATTATTCCATATTTAGGTCTTTTCTTTAATACTCCTAAATGTTTTGCTGGTGTCATTTCAAAATATTGTCCACAATGTTTACACTTTAATATTAATGGCGTTTTCCAAGTAATGTAATTTGTTTTATCATATTCAAATAAATCGCCATATACTTCTTTACTTTTTTGAATAAAACTTTTTGTATCTTTTATTAAATGTTCCATATTGATTACAGTTTTAGGAAGTTCTAATATTATTTCTTATGAAGAAGGGTAGATTGATCAGATCCACCCTTCCCTACTGTAATCATAAGAAATAATAAATTAGATACTTCTAGTTTATTAATTAAATATTATCAAAAGTTCTTTCATACGTTAATCAATGAGTTTCACCTCATGACAGACTATATCACCTAAGGAATTTCCTCAGTCTACATACATAGTCGTTGAACCTAGATTTATGTTAATATCTAGGATGCTGATTATTTGTATACAAAGATACAAATTTTCCAGCAATTCTTGTAGAAAACACCATGAAATTTTCCAAAATGTTCAAATTGCTTTAAAGTCATTAATTATTTTTATCAATGAATAGACTATATCATCTAAATTATATTTCAAACTTAGTTCTATATTTAGTCGTTGAGAAATTAGATCTTTTCTAATTTTTGCTGATTATCTATTTGATATTCCAGCATTTTAATAGAATTTTCATAAAGTAATATAAACTTTATGCTTCTTCATTTGAAAAAGCTTACTTGGATATCTGCTCGCATTTGTTAATATATATTAATATATTATAGACTATATCATCTTAAGAATTAATACTTCTTAAGTTATACATTTAGTCGTTGAGAAGCTATTTTTAATAGTTTTTGCTGATTTATGTTTTACATTTTCCAGCATTTTAGTATAATTTTCCTATTATATAATAGGCGACTAAGCAATTAATCGGTTCCGTCTTCTGTTTGCAATAGGTTACTATAATATTTTATTATATGTTCAGAATATAAATTTAACTTATATTTCATTATAAGTTAGTAAGTCTTTATTCGTTACGCTAAGAATTTTTATGTTCTCAGTTCGGTATTGGGATTATCCTTTCACCGAATTTACTTACTACATTCTAGAGTATTACTATTTCTAGTGGGCCTTAAAAATTTTTTTAACCATTTTCGTCGATCGGTGCATCCTGAAGAATACAGTTATAGAAATTAAGAGTACGAACTTTGATACGGCTTGAGTTAGTTAAGATTAATCTAAGGTCGCATACTAAGTCATCCTTTCTGAAAGAATATTTAGTATCACGATCTGCAATTTTCTGGCGATAGTCCTTATGGTTTTTGTTTTAAATCATACTAGACTATATCATAAAGAGGAACTATGGCTTAACCCTCTTTCTTTGTACTTAGTCGTTGAAAAATAGAATCATATCTATTTCTGCTGATTATTTTTTCGTTATATTAGGTTCATCGCTCTTAATCCTAAATCTTAAGCGATGGAGATAACTATAACGAGATATTTCCAGCAGTTCACAAAGATTCATTAAGGAACTTTTAATCTCTTAATGGACAACTTTTAAATTATCAAACCAGTAAGTAATTGCCTGATCTTCCTTATCTACAAAAGCCAACGACAGGGTTCCAGCTGTGTTTTGACCTGTCTTCTGAATGATAGTATAATTACCACGCATTCTCTTTTCAAAACCTGATACACTATAATCAATACCTACCTGAACGGCATTTAATCTAGCATTGAAAATATCAGTACCAGGGAAATAAACTCAAACATTTGTTCTATGTTTAGACTATATCATAAAAGAAATCTATGGCTATTTCTTTTCTTTGCTAATAGTCGTTGAGAAATAGATTTTTTATCTATTTTTGCTGATTTATCTTTACTTGATCTTCCAGCAGTTTACAAAGTTTTACTAAGACAATTATTTATCTTAGGTACATTAATGAATTGAAGTTCCCACATGTCACCACGAAGGAATTCTTTATTATTATCTTTATATGTACTTTGATAGTCAATAAATTTCATGTATCCGTCACTTCCGCGGACTAAACTTGCTACGCTTGCCATAGTTTTTATTATTTTTTATCGTAATTTAAAGTTATATCGATCGTCATATCATTATCTACTAAGTCGCTCATTCTAGATTCCACTTCAAGTCCTAGTCTGTTATTTGGTAAGTCTAGGTAAAATCCAGTAATAACTAATGAATCTATATATGAGTACCCAGCTGATATTCTATTTAAGATCTGTTCTATTCTAGCTCTTATATCTCCGGCTGATTTAGTACTAAGAATTTTCCATTTATTCTTTTCCAATTCTCTAGCCACTTTTCCTATACAGAATCTCATCCACCCTGAAGTATTGAAGTCTTGTCCATTTTGATATTTTTTATAATAATATATCTGGTTATTAAATACTAGATAATTACTTTTGTATTCTTCAAGTTTTTCTTCTGGTGATTCAAAGGTGTAAGGATCTGTTGTAGGTGTTTGATATAAGATCTGATCGCTAGTTATTGAGTAAATATCTTGTAAGAGCCCTCTAATATGTAAATAATATCCAGGTCTATCTTGTCCGAAAATTGTTTGCCCTCGATAAAAATATAAGAGTCGATTATCAGTGTCAGAGGTATAATTAAAGACGTAGTTATTTCCGGCCGTATTAGTTTCCTCAGGATCAGTTGTTTCTATTAAGTTTCCGTTTTCCACTTTATAGAATTTTACTCCTCCAGTGGGTTGTGATACTATATAAATTGTTCCTGAGGTTATATTTTCGGCCGATGGGAGTTCTTGAGTTTCTACGTAGGTCCATCCATTATCAGAATTTTGGAATAATACTTGAAAACCTAAACTCCTTGCATACCCTAAAAATCTCTCGTATTCTGGATAATAACTAGTCTCTGAGCCTGTCTTCATTCCGGCCGAGTATTTATAGATATCAGGGACTAAGAAATAATCGATAATTCCAGCGTTGTCAGATCCAAAAATAGCCTCTGCCGCTTTCCAATATTCCCCATTTATATCTTCGGCCGTTTCTTTCCAGGCTCGTTTAAGATACCATGTTCCAGAAGGTAATTCAGATTCTTTAGTACCTTTTTTATATTCTACCTCTTCACCTGTTTCTCGATTTATGTAAGATGTTGAGAGAATACATCTAACTAACTTAGACTCTGAAGTAATTATAGTATCAAGTCTTTCCTGTCCAATAGTAAATAAACCACCTTCATAAATTTCTTGATATTTATACCTCTCGATTGTTACTCTATACTTATCATCTCCTTTCAGTTTCTCAATATTTACACTAATATCACTATCTAAGTATTCGGGATCTCCACCTTCAGTACCAGTTGTTTTAGATATAAATCTCACTCTAGTACTTCCGCTCGAGATTTTTGATAGTATATTGTGTGTAGTGTTAAAATCTGGTTCGAATAATAGATCAGTAATATTAGTAAAATAAGTAACCTGAACAGAATATGATGTGTATATTTTGTAACCCTCCGAGATATTTCCTTCGACTGTATAACCTAATTGACTTGGAATTATAACTTCTACTAACCTCTTGAAAATTTCCTTATTACTTTCTTTGGCTTTGATTTCGACCTCGACTGCTTCATCATAATACTGACTTGGAATATTAGGGATACTATTAATTTCCTCTTTAAACCAAATCATTATATTTTCATAAGAGTCATTTTTAAGTTTTTTCAGGATTATATATTTAGAAGTTAATCCCTCGTCTATCGGGTGAAAATCTATCTCAGGGTTATATACTAAAGAATAAGCTAAAGTTTCATACCCTTTTGATACTCTTAGCAAGTCAGGAAGATGAGATAATAATATTTCTTCATTAATTTTTTCAGTATAATCAACATCTCCTTCCTCTATATATTTCGGATAACAATATTCAGGTCCAATAAAACCTGGATAATTTATGTTTAATACATCCCTATTTTCTAGAGAACTCGTATTATTAGTGTCAAGATTTTGTGGTAATTCTAGGATTTTCATATATTCTCCTAGATAATATATATAAAGAGTATACCACAAATTTCCCTCTTTATATTCGCCTTCTCCTGTTACTACCTTATACAAAACTTTATCTTCTCCGATTTCTGGAAGTTCTGTTAAGTTATAGTATAATTTTTGATCTATAGAATACTCTTTTAGGTCAACATAGTCAGGAGCATTAGTATTTTGTTCAACCTTAATTGGTCTATATAAGAATAAAGTAACTCCAGATTCTAAAAGTTCATCATAATAATCTTTCCCTGGAAAATCTGATCCAAACCAAATATCAAGTTCATCAGGAGTTCTCACAAGTATTGGTTTCTCATATGACATCTTAGAATCTACAACTTCAGAAAATACTGTAAAATCATCTTGTTCAGTGGAGTACTTTATATTAGTTGTTCCTAATCTTAAATACATAGCTTTATATTATTTAATTAGTTTCATTACTGAATTTACTCCACTTTCTACTATAGAACCGTAATCTGTTTTTGAAGAATTATCGGGAGCTTTATGTTGTATTACCTTAACTTCTGGAATTTTTCCTTCATTTGGATTCTCTCCTACGATACTAAATGATACCGTAAGATCTCCTGCACCGTCTCCAATATCCCCTGTATACTCTTCAGAGAAATCTTTCATTACTAAAAGCAAATCAAATTTTTGAATTGTACTATATTGTGGTGTCATAACATATATTCTACATCTGAAGCATATATTTTTATACATAGCAATACACACATTATTAGTATCTATTGCTGTAAGTGAATATTCATCCGGGGGCAGTATATAATAATCAGATGTATGTCCTTCGCTATTATAAATTGCAGCTTTAGCACATTCTTCAAAGTATCGTCTCCAAGATTTATATTGATCGTCGGCGATAGTTATTCGAAGTTCATTAGTAAATTCCATTGAAACAGGATAACTAATTTCACCATCATACAAGCTCAGTGTTTTTGATGTCATTTTAGATTTTTGAAGATCAAAACTAGTAAATGGAATCCATTTATTATAAGCTGTATTTACTCCATGCATTACGATATTTCTTATATTTATTTCGTGGATTCCAGGAAGATAATTAAGATCTCCATTTTCAGGCCCTGCATAAGGTTCAAGAGCAATTTCCCAGAAAGCATTAGTATCTAATGTTTGAATATTATAATTTGAATACCCTGTTGAGGTAAATTTATCTGGAGTTGTAATAAATGGGCTAGATTTTAATACATTATATAAACCTTCTACAGTATTAGTATCGTCAGTATCGCTAGATATCCCACATAATTCCTCTAGAGTAATTAATATACCTTTACCTGAAATATAATTATTTTTAAAACTGTATGTTCTTTCTCCTCCAGAAGATCCTAAAGCCATATCTTTTAAAGCACTACCTGCTTTTTTCCAAAAGGATGATGATGAATTTTTCTTTGCTCCTTCATTAGTTATTTTACTTAAGAGTTCGATTTCATCATAAGAAAATACAGATTGACTTTTTATAGGATTAGAAGCATTACTACTAGTTGATCGTGTATTCGCTTCTTCAAATCCATTATATTTAAATTTATTTTCATCTGGTCTATTCAAAGGATTAGATATATCTACTGATTTGCTTCCAACGATACTATTAACAGCATCTCCGAGCTTGTCTCCTAGGTTGTCAAGTGCACCAGAAACTCCTCCAGATACTAAATCACCCAATAAACCGCCATCATTTCCAGGGAGTCTATATCGATTTGATTTAGTTACTTTTTCAAGCTCGTCTCTAGCTACTACCAAACCAGCTAGTGTTTCATTAACAAGAAGTTGTCTTGCCTCTCCATGTACTCCAGTCCAGCCCACGGCTTTTTCAGCAGTCCATCTAAGATAATTACTTAAATTAAGAGATTCTAATCCAAATTTAGGTAATTTCATAGGAGGACCTTCTACTTGTTCAGAAGATAGTTCAGGATTTTCTGAATATTTATAAATTTCTTGTCCATCAGGAGCTTGTGCATCTGGAATTTCTTTTTGTTGGTTATAGAAATAAGTAGGATTTTCTATGATTTTTTCTACTTCTTCTGGAGAAAGATAATTTTCATTATCTGTTTCTGGAATTTCTTTTTGTTGGTTATAGAAATAAGTAGGATTTTCTATGATTTTTTCTACTTCTTCTGGAGAAAGATAATTTTCATTATCTGTTTCTGGAACTTCTAGAATAGAATCGTAAAAATTTCCAAGATCTCCACCAAGACTATCTAACTCTTCTGGGCCAAGAGGAGTATAATCTCCAGATTGTCTAGGAGCATCAGCTATTTCTGGAACTTCAAGGAGAGAATCATAGAAATTATTGATATTTCCACCAAGACTATCTAATTCTTCCGGACCTAATGGAGTATAACCTTCATATCCATCTCCAGAAGTTTCAGGGAGTTCGAGTTTTTCATCTTCTAACTCAAAATCTCTAGTATCTTCAAGTTTATCTATAAAATCTTCAAGACTTTCAGGTTCAGCTTCCTCTGTACCTTTTAAATCTATCCTTTCATCTTCTAAAGAACTTGATTCATATTCTTTAGTACCCTCTAAGTTTATTCTCTCGTCTTCTAAAGATTTAGGTTCGAATTCTTTAGTTCCAGTTAAGTCTATTCTAGTATCTTCAAGAGAATTATTATCTTCTACACTTAAGTTTTCTCTATAATCCTCTAAAGTAGATATCTCAGACTCTTCAGTATTTTCTAGATCAATTCTTTCATTCTCTAGAGCTTTAGGTTCAGACTCCTTTGTATCTTCTAGGTCTATCCTTTTATCTTCGAGACTTTTAGGTTTGGATTCTTCTGTTCCGGTTAAGTTGATTCTGGCATCTTCTAACTCAGAAGCTTCGTATTCTACAGTACCTTTCAGATCTACCCTAGTATCTTCAAGAGAATTATTATCTTCTACACTTAAGTTTTCTCTATAATCCTCTAAAGTAGATATCTCAGACTCTTCAGTACCTTCCAAATCTATTTTAGTGTTTCCAAGTTCTTCTAATACCTTTACAGTACCTCCAAGAGTTATTTTATCTTCAGGTAAACTCTTTAATTCTTCCCCACTTCTAAGAGACTCTTTATGATTCTCTAATTCATCTAACTCCTCCGGCGTTTTCCTAAGATTTTCCCTATAAGTTTCTAACTCTTTATCTTCTACGGTTCTCTCTAAAGATACTTTGGTTTTAGAAAGTTCAGCATCATCTACTGGATTTCTGAGTTTAACTTTAGTATCTTCAAGTTCTTTTAGATTATCTTTTCCACTATTTAATTTTTCTCTGTGATCTTCTAATTCATCTAACTCCTCCGGCGTTTTCCTAAGATTTTCCCTATAAGTTTCTAACTCTTTATCTTCTACGGTTCTCTCTAAAGATACTTTGGTTTTAGAAAGTTCAGCATCATCTACTGGATTTCTGAGTTTAACTTTAGTATCTTCAAGTTCTTTTAGATTATCTTTTCCACTATTTAATTTTTCTCTGTGATCTTCTAACTTATCTAATTCCTCCGGCGTTTCTTTAAGATCTTCTCTATAACTAGATAATTCAGAAGTTTCAATTGTTTTTTCTAAAGATATTCGAGTAGTATCTAATTCATTTTTAGAATCTACTTCGAGCTGTTCTTTGTATGATAAATCTTTAAATCCTTCAAGGTCTATTCTTGTTAGATCTAATTCTAGGTTGTGATTATCAATAAGAGATTCTCTTTCTTTTCCTAACTCTAGATCTTTTTCTGGAACCTTAAGATTTTCTTTTGTATTTATATAAAGATTTCTTACATCTCTAACTCCTTCTAGATTTAACTTTTCTGTACCTAGAGATTTTAATTCTTTTGGTTCCTCAGTTAATTCTTCTCGGCGGTCTTCTAGGGTTGGTTCAAGGATATTTTTTTTATTTACTATATCCTCACGATGTTTCTCTAGTTCTGTTTTCCTAGGATCATACAGATTTTCACGTGTCTTTTCTGTATACAACCCATGATTTTCCGCCGAGTCAGAGTTTCTATTATCAGAAAGTGGTTCTCGTGATGATTCTTTATATAGACTTTTAATACCACGAACCCCATCTAATCCCTCTATATAATCTTCGAGAGAATTAATTTCTGGAATCCTCCCTGTTGTTCTTCCAGGGAGTTCTAGATTATCTTTCTCTAGGGAAGTATGATTTTCTTGAGTTGTTCTAATACTTTTAAGATATTTACTAAGAGCTTTTACTTCCTCAGGTCTAGTAAGTTGATCACATCCAGGAATTTTATTTTGCTTCAGAATCTCATTTTCTATATTTCTTTCTCTCATAATTACATATCTAAAGTTTCAATAATACTATTCAATGTATAAACATAGAATACTTCAGCTACTTCAGAGTAACCCATTTTAAGAGATATTTTAAATCTGAATGTATATTTTCCACGAGTATATTGTAATTCATCCCCTACTTCAAGAGATCCATCATCTGTATATACTTCTAGATTATCTCTGTTTCGATTCCATACATCTCTTAGTTCATTCTGATTTAATATCAATATTGTAGTAAATTGATCATAATCGTTCTCTAATGTACTACTTGATGAATATGTACCTCCAAAAACATTTTTCCATTTTGAATTACTCTTTGGTCTGAGTACTACAAATTCAGTCCCAAGAAGTTTTAATTGTAATTTTATATTTTTCATTCCAATAGAATAAAGCCTATTTGCCTTATCTAAGTTTTTTGAAATCATATCCGCCATAATAGTATATATTTAGTTTAAAGATTAATCACAGTCAATAATAGTACAAAATTCTTCTGTATCAATTATCTCACGTATTAATTTATATATCTGTTCAAAAGTAAGAGATCCTGATAGTTTCATTACATATATATCTCTCTCTAGGATCGTAATTGTTCTAATATGAGCTGCCATAGATCTAATGAAATCATCAATTTCGTACTGACTATATTCAAGATCTTTTGGAATATATATTTTAATTGAAGATGGATCAGGATATATACTAATTACATCTTTGGGAATTTTACTAGAAACTTCATAATCCCCGATACGATCTTTATCCAATTTCTCTGTTAATTTCGTTATCATCTTTCTAGCTTGTAAATCTGAAAAATATCGAATTCTAGGTACTATCATTTTTCAAATATATTAGGTTTTACATCAGTTGACATGAATTTTTTTAAGATAAAATCAAATTCATTTCTTGTTTTAATTGTGTAGTTATATACAACTACTTTTCCAGTATCTACCCTATTTACTATCGTTTTTAAGTGATTCCAGAAAATAGAATCAATCTTCTTAAGTTCGTTGGTATCCTCTTTATTTACTGTTATTACGAATATTCCAGAGATCATTGACATATTAATACCTATATCTCCACCAAATTCTCCAACAGTATAATCTAGACCTTCAACATAACGAAGTCTTTTAAGGCTATTTTCTAAGTACTTATTTCCAAAGTCTCCTCGATATGTAGGAATTATATCAGGATCATTAGAAAAAGTTACTGCAGCACTATAAATTAAACCGATAAGATCTTCAGATTTACCGGAAAATAGAAATTTTCCCGTTTTCCCAATAAATTTCTTTAAATCATATTTATTTAAAGACTTAACCGAAAAATCCTTCTGTTCAACTTCCTTAATTCTATTTTCAACTAAAGCTTTGTTATCAAGAAGATTTATTTTTACTCCAAGAGTATTACTGAGTTCCATTATAAAGTTGGCTATGACTTGATAATTTGTAAATACAATAGCCACTGAATAAGAATTATTTCTAGAATTGATTGCATAACTACTATATTCCATCCCTGTATACTTCTTACAGTAATAGTCTAAACTATCTGAAGTCTTTTCCAATTCCTTAGAGGTCATTCCAAAAGTATACATGGTAATGGAATTATCTTGTATTGAAAAATTTAATTTATAAGCTGTTACATTTCGATCATTAAAACTAAACTTCTCATCTATTTTTGCTCTTTTATCTAATGAATCTCCTATAGTTACTCCAGAAGCTCTATAAATACCAAACTCACGACGAATTAATTTATCTACCTCTTGAAACTTAACAGACGACATTGGATTGTGTAGGTAATTTAAGAAGAATTTTAATACTACACCCGCTATAGTTCCATATTTACCTCCAGTTATAGCACCACTAGTAATACTAGCATCTTTTAGGAGACTACCAGTAACTCCCCCTATCCCAGCACCAGCTAAGGCAGATTTTCCGATTACTTCTATAGCTCCTGGAACCTTATCCATATCCTTTGGACCTGTATAGTGACCTTCCGGAATTGTATATTGTTTTTGTCTAAATTTTGTCATACCATAAGATTTTTTAAATAATTAGTTGAGCTATTTACTACATCTTCTACAACTCTGCCTCCTTTACTATCTACATACTTAGATGCAGCCTTAGATATTTTATCACCGACTCCAATCTTCTTCCACATAGTTTTTTCTGGTTTTCCTATTACACTAACTAAAGCAGATGTCCCAGGAATAGGTACTGTTTTCATAGCTATAGAAGTTATAGGTGCTTCTATAGATGGTTGAATTATTTTAGTATTTACAACTCTTCCTGGATTAATGGCTGCTTGATTTGCCGCCATTTTTACTCCTTCTACCTTATTTAAACCTCTTGCTACTCCAGAAAGAACTTTATTTTGTGTTTTTATGGCAGATCTTTTTGCAGCCATTGGAGCCTTTCTAAGAACTTTTTTATTAAATCCAGCTAATATTCTAGTTCCTGCAAGAGAATACAACTTTCTTTTTATTATCATAAATTTATATATTAAACAAGTAAATCTCCATACCATCCAGATTGGAGTATATAATTATCACACCTAGATCTAAGCTCTTGATATGCAGCATCGATATTATTAAGAACTTCCAAACCAACATTAGGTAACATTAATGAAGCCTTTAGGTTCCTAATATAGTCTAGTAAATGAGTCATACAGAGATCCATAAAAAATGTACCTCTCGACCCTTCTTCTACATTCAGCCAATAAATAGCTGCTTTAGATGATCCTGGATTAAACGTTTTATCAGGAAGAAAGTCAGGAATTATTGGTCGACTACATATCCCCCTAACATAAAATTGATCATAGCTAGGCATATCCATCATAAAAACATAAGGACGTCTATAATCCGTAAAGTAAGTATAGTTAGATGGAGCAGGATACGAAATAGATCCAATTCTGTACATAGGAATAGAGTTTGGAATTAATATAATCTGATCTTCCGATATTTTACAATCAAGAAATAATGTAAAATTACTCTTAATCTCACAATACCCTTCAAGTCCCATGTTCTCACAACTACACATCTGAGAACGGTTCATTTTCATCTCCAGAATCAATGGCAAGGTATGTTCAAATTCTCTTAACGACTCCTTAATTATCTCCAGTAATATCTCATCTGGACTCAAAAAATCGTTCAAGGCTAAAATTTCATCAAGAGACGTCAAACTTATAAGAGCACTCCTGATAAATAACTTCTTTTTAAGATCTATTAATAATGTTTTATCCATGATATAATACTGGTAATAATTTAGGTTCTACTTTTGTTGTTATATCTTTTCCTTCTTCGAAAAATATCTTTATGATTTCAGGGATTCTATTATTGTCTTTATAAGAAATTCGAAGAAGTTTTATATTATTTTCTTTGCAATATTGTTCTAAACATCTATCTCGGTTGATTTGATTTACGAAGTCTTGATAAGATTTATGAAATTTTTTAACCAGTTCATAATGTTGTCTTCCGTCATATTCTATTATTGTATTTAATTCTGAAATATAGAAATCTACATATATTTTTGTTCTAATTGACTTAAAGAAATCACTATCTATTTTGATTTCATATTGTCTACTAATTAATGATTCCGTTTTGTATTTCAAAATATTTAAAAAACAGATTTCTTCTTGATTTGAAATTCCAGATAATGTACATTTAGGACATCCACATTTAGAATTATTATTAAATAATGTATAATAATCAATACTATATAATAAATTATGTTTTTTACAGAATACATTAACGGGAGTTTCTGTATTTACAAAACTATTTAATACTGGAGAGAAATCATAATTATCTAAATATAACTTATTAGCACTAATTACCCTATTATATGCTTCTGTATTAGATATTGTTTTATATTTTGATAAATATTCAGAATTACACTTTGAACATCCAATCGATCTATTACATACTAAATTATAATAGTTGGTTTCCCAGTAATAATCGTGCTTTCTGCAATATAATTTAATTTTAAATTTATCAAAATCAATAAATGAAATGAATTCTATATCTAAATTTCTCTCTTTATTTAGTTCATTAAGTGTGTTAATTATATTATTAGTATATTCGATTAATTGCTTTTGTTGTTTGCATTTTTTACACAAGAAATGATCTGGTGATTTTTCTTTCCTTGATAGATTTTTATACTTCACTTCAAACTCCCCATGAATAGGACATATTAAGATTACAGTATCATTATAAGATTTGAAGGAATCTTTTATTTTTGAAAAATCAATATTCTTATTGTTTTCAGAAGATTTAAAAAATTTTTCTATTTCTATTATTTTATCATCTATTAATCTTGACATAATTTATTTTATAAAGGATAGTATGTCAGATTTCTCCAACATACTATCATTATTTTTATTTGCTTCCCGTTATTCAAGGGCTGCTCCTCTTGTATCTTCATATTCTGAGACTGCAAGATCCATACCAACGTCGAAAATGTCGTGATATCAATATGTTTGCTAAGTATTATCTACTCATGTTCAGACTATATCTTTTAAAATCTTCATGAAATTTTAATTATACATCTAGTCGTTGAGAAATAGAATTATATCTATTTTTGCTGATTCTTTGGATTTATTAAGTTCCAGCAATTGGTATAATAATCGCATATACTTTACGATGACATATTTCAAAGCTCTCTGGTATCTAACCAAAACGTTAACCACCATTTTATTCTGCATTATTGTTAAACTTAAATATAAGATTAATATTTAAGATCAGACTATATCATTTTAATAAGTACATAGTCGTTGAGAGAAAATTTTTGTAAACTTTCTTTGCTGATTTATTTTATTATCTTCCAGCAATTCTCTTATTTTTCTTGGTAATATAAAAATCCAAGGCGCAATTATTTACGCTGAATTTGAACAGGGTTATTTGTCTCATCGATGATAATCATTTATGTAACTTAATATTTAATTTTATTAAGATCAGACTATATCATTTGCTTAATTTTATTTTAAACAAATAAGTACTTAGTCGTTGAGAGTATCAATAATGATACTTTGCTGATTATTTTTATTTTCCAGCATTTTCTTATTTTTCCTTAAAAATTTTAAGGCCGCTTAATTTATATTAACGGTAATCATCAATATTATAAGACATTGGGAGAATAGTTGATTTGAACCAGTACTTTTAAGTTATTAATAATTGTTAATAAATAGACTATATCATCTTAAGAATTAATACTTCTTAAGTTATACATTTAGTCGTTGAGAAAGGATTTTACTTAGATAAATCTAAGATATCCTTTTTGCTGATTTATACTTGGTGTAACCAAGATTTTCCAGCATTTTGGTATAATTTTCCTAGATCCACTCTAGGCGACTACATAATTAATCGATAGTTCCAATCGCACTTTCCCATAGTTTTGGTGCAATTCTCCAGCCTATATACTGTTTAAGTAATACAGGCATAGCTTTTGAGATACGAATAGCTAAACGAGAGTTACCTTCATCTGAAACAATATTATCTACACTTTGCTTAGTATAATTATCATTCATATTCCAAGCATTAGTTTGATAATTCCAGAGTACAGTATTTACTCGTTTAGAGAGCAGAAGTTGACGAGTTTTCTTATTAAACTCAGTCATAGGTCTTTGATACTGAACAATACCATTAGTTTGTCCAAGCACGGGAGCAAATTCTGCATTATTTCTCGATATTTAATAAGATTAACTTAATAATCTAGACTATATCATCTAAATTATATTTCAAATTTAGTTATACATTTAGTCGTTGAAAAATTAGAATTTACTCCAATTTCTGCTGATTATACTTTATTATTATGTATTTCCAGCATTTTAGTATAATTTATAAACCGCAAAAATAACTTACGGTTTCTAGCTACAGCTTCCCAGTAAACAACAGCAGGTGAGCAATAATATTTCCATCCAAATGTACCGGAGTCGATATCCCAAGGTGCAGACAGATAGAGTTTATATGAATCTTGTGCTATTTTAGTTGCATTATTAGCGATAGTCATATAATTTGTGCTCTGAACTGTTGATACTGGATAGAAATAGTTAGAATTGATAGCCATATTAGCCAAGTAATTCTGGAAACTTAGTGATGTATTTCCAAGGTCACATAATCCTTCAACCACATAGATTTCCTGAATGTTGATTTCGTCAAGTGCTTTCTTAAGATCCGATTCAGATACATCAAGAATATCTGTTTCAGTTGGATCTACGCCTAATTTTGCATAAACTTGATCTCCACCATTTTCTTGATATTCATAGTACTTATATGAACTTCCAGATCCAACTCGGTAAACATCTCCAACTGACATACCTTTTGAGTTGTAAAGATCAGTCATTGAAGAAACTGTTTGTTTATAAGAACCTGCATTTGGGTCATTAGGATCAAGTTCTACCCATACTTTATCATCAGCTCCGTATCCATAGTAGTTCAATCCAAGCTCTCTCATATCGTCAGGGAGTTGAAGTTGAATCATACTTAGGAGTTCATTGAGTTCTGATACTTCCATATCTCCACGGCCGGTTACTTTACCTATATTAAAGAACTGTACTTCGTCAGAAATATTAGGATCAAGAACAGCGACTTCATAAAAATCTCGCTGTAGGATACTTTCTGACGGTTCTACTGTTCCTTTTTTAGTATAGGTATCTAGAACGGCCGATAGTACCATATAAGGAGAATCAGAGTTTTCGTTCAAAGCGGGGTTAGTTAATTCTTTGGTAACTACTGCATCATGATTAAAACGTCTAATTCTAACTCTCAGATCAGTATTAGAGTTATATTGATTAACTGCATAATATTTCTGTTCTTCGAAACCAGACCAAGCGGAAGCATTAATATCTATAAGTTTTTGATTAGGATTATCACTAGTCCAATCAGGTTCACAAATCACGATATACTGCTTTCCTAGTGGACATCTAGAGTCTGAAGTATCTAGCATATCCTGTCCTAGATAAAGTTCATAGAATACAACTGCCTTTGCTTTATCGGGATCAGTTGTTTCATTTTCAGAGATGATATTATTAGGATCTGTGAAGAATTTATAAGATGGAGAGAAGAATTTATTAGTTTCATTCATTTGATTTACTAAGTCGGGGAGAGTTCTTACATAGTAATCATATTGAGGACCATCATCGGTGGTACGATTACCAAGAATACCTACTCCATTCAAATTAATTGACCATCCATCTTGATCATGTTCTGCATCATCACCATCAATATCAAGAACAAACTTAACGACACCTTTATCAGCATTTCTAAATCCCTTCATTAAAGCACCATCTCTAAGGATATATGTACTATAATCAGTTTTAGTCATGGGTTTAGCGTAGTAGATATCGTTAGCTTTAGATGCTCTACAAACCAGCATAACATTAGAGCCAGCCAATCTATAAGCATTCATCCACATTGTTGCAGCTACATTTTTATCTCCTGTATTATTAGCATCATGATAAAGATTATTCAAGGATGCCATATAATCTTCTGTTAAGTCCCCTGAAGCATAAGTTTTTAAGAATTCAGATTGACTAGAGATCAGTGTAGGAACTGCTGGGCCTGCATCAGAAATTAAAGTCACTCCGATAATTAAACTTTCACCTGCAGTAGGATTAAGAGCTGCGGTATGTACTCTCTCTATAACTTTTACATACGGTTCGAGAGTTTCAGTCCATTGTGCCATAATTTAAATATAATAATTAATTGTTTTATTTAACCAACTTCTACGAGATATACTGGATATTTATTTCTTATAAATTTTTCACATATTCCAGCTATTAAACCAACATCAGCGGTTCCATCAGATATAGTAGTTATAGAAATCTCATTATATCTACTTTTACTTTCTTCTGTTACTGCACTTGAGTTTGGTAGATTTCGTATTATGTTTTTTGTTATATCTTTTAGTTTATTATCTGCTATTGTATTTACTAGAAGTTTAAGTTCACCAGAATTTCTTGTTATAGCTACACTTATTGCTGATTTAAGAGAATCCGCCGTTTTAGGATCTCTTGTAAAATCGGAGCCTTCTTTAAAACCTGTTTTCTTAAGATCCTCTACTACTCTATCCATTAATCTATTGTCAACTGTTAACTTTCTGGAAATAGCCTCATCACCTTTTTTTATAGTACCAACTAAGGCTCCAAGAGCTGCTCCGACTAATGTTCCGGCGGCTACTACTCCAAGTCGTTTAGCAAATGGACTTAGAGCATTTAATTTTCGGAAAGTAGGGTTACTTCCTTCATATTTAATATTTTTAGCATCTTTTCCGGATAATGGTAAACTTAGAGTAGCTACGTTTCCACCAATTATAGCTCCTTTAACAGTATCAGATAATATACTAAAGTCTTTTCTTCTAAATGTAATCATATTATTATCATTTTTCTCGGAAAAGATTTTTTTAAATTTATAAGAGGTTGTCTTTTTAGGTTCTTTTACTTCTACCTCTTTTAAAGTTTTATTAACTCCTCCAAGTGCTTTAGTTAATCTATCCATTGCTTCTAGCTGTTCATCTTGATATTTTTTATCAGAATTTTTTCTAGTAGCATTAATAGCAAGATTAGTTCCAGAAAATCCAGCAGTGGCAGTAGTAATTTTTGCCGTAGGGTTATTTTTATAAAACTCCTTTACATCTCTGATTATTTTCTTTGGTTTAAATTTTGCCATAATTTTTTATTAATTTTAATAGGAATAACCATCTCTTTGAGTCATATTTGTCTTCCAATCCTGTTTTTCTCTTCGTCTAGCCTGTCTCTGAGCATAATTAAGTCTTTTATTATACCATTCATTATTTTCAGCTTGTTTATTTCTATTTCGAAGAGCCATTCCACCTGCTAGAAGACCACCAACAACTAATCCAGTTTTTCCACCTTTACCCATTCTTCCGAGTAAACTACGACCTGCCTTATTCTTTCCAAAAGCTCCAGCTACAGAACCAACTGTTCCACCAAGAGCAGCCCCACCAAGAGCAGCCCCAGCTACAGAACCATATCCAGGAGCCTGTTTTGGTTTTTCAGCAAGAATATCTGAATCCTTCATTCTTTTAAGATTATCAGTATCATCGTATTTAGTGAATAATTTTCTTTTTATAATCATTGTATTTCTTGATTTTTAGAATCTTGATATTTGAAAGCATCTTTATCTAGAGCCCGAGCTGTTTTATTTACTATTTTCTCTCCAGTTCCCCATGTTGCTCCTAAAACTGCAGCACCGACTGGAATACTACCTGCTAAGGCTGTTTTGGGGTTATCCATAATGAATTTACCTGCTTTTTGAGACCATACTGAACCTGAGTGTTTTCCATATCTATTTAACTGATGACCGAATTTGTATACACCTTTTCGACCACCTCCGCCAGATAAATTAGAAAGTCCACCTAAAATTGTTTGTCCAGGAGTTTTAAATATCTGTGAATTTCTTACAGATTTAGAAGCGCCAGTAAGTAATCTTTTAACTGCCATTACTCCAGGGACTGCATAGTTTCTCTGAGTTAATGCCATCTGATCTTTATATTGAGCTTTTTCAGCAGAGTATCCGAGAGCCATGGGAGCAGAACCTAGAGCAGCCATCGTTATTAACGTTCCTTTATTTTTTTTTGCAGCTTCTCCTAAAACTTTTCCAGTACCTTTTACTGCTTTCATTATAGATCCAGCAGAATAGGTTTTTTCAAGAGGCATTCCATTTTTCTTCATATCTTTTTGAATTGCTTTATCAGTAAGATATGAAGCTCCTGCCATTGTAGCTCCCATCATAGTTCCACCAATCAGCTTATTTTTTCCTTTCCACACAATTTTACCAACATCTTTAGCGAGACCTTTAGCATTTCCTAAAGTTTTATTATTCTTAAGAGTTGCTGTAAGTTTTGCAAAATTTATTTGAGCAAACTGTTTTTGTCCCATTACATCTGCTGCTTGTTGTGCTGCTTGTGGATTATTTTTTGCGTTTTCTGCAATTTTATTTAAAGCTTTGGTCATCTTTCTATTTTGCTCCTCTGCCTGTGCTGCTTGTTCCTCAGCTTGTTTCATTTGATCAGAGCCTTGTTTTAGAAAAAGACCTGTACCAATAGTCCCTGCAGCATTTAAAGCCATTCCCCAAAAAAATTCTTTTTGTCTAAACTTAATCATAATCTAAATCCTCCTATAATTAAGTCTGCATATCTTGACCGGCAGTTTTAAGACCTTTTCCAAGACCTCTAGTAGCTGCAGAACCTAAGAGATAACCAGCTCCCATACCTAAAATACTTCCAAATGGTCCCCCTATCATTGTTCCAATAGTTCCTCCTAATTTAGTAGCTCCTAAAACACCACCAGCGATTCCGGCTACTTTATTATCAAGAGCTTTACCAACTCCTTCTGTAACTCCTCCAAGTGTATTTCCGGCAGCTTCAGTTAGTGCATTGTAACATTTTCTTTTTAATCTGTATCTTGCCATTTACCTCTTCCTCCACGATTTAATTCTTGATTTAATTTTCTCATTTCTTTTCCTAAATTACCGATTCCAGCTAATTCACGTTGAGAAGTATTCATTCTACCCAGTCTATCCATATCTGTATCATATTTTCTCCCTTTAGTGAAACCAAGAGCTGGGTTATTAGTATTTAATATCTTGGTTTGAGAAAATCTCTTTACAATCATCATGCATTAAGTAAATATATTTTATAACCTAATCCGAAGGGTAATATATTCAATGCATTAATAGCATCTTCGATAGATTTGAATTCTAAGACCAATGATCTTGATTTTTTATCATATTTGATAGCCTCTCCAAGCAATTCAGAAACTTCATAAGATAGATCAAAGGAAGGAGAGAATGAACCAGATAGATAGGGATATTGTTTATCACCGCCTTTACTCTTAAATTCTCTTTGCTCTAAAATTGATCCTGGAAATTCTGAATACTTCTTTTCTTTCTTTTTTCCACCTCTTCTTTCTTCAGGATTATCATTCCTAGGTCCAGAAGTGTCTCCTAAAGAAGTATTATTATTTCCTCCATTATTGTTATTATTCCAATTTGGATCACTATCTTTTGGCGCAAATATAGAATGACTTACGTTTAATTGCATATTTCCAAGACGTTTATCATATGTTTTACCTGGAAGTCTAACCTCATCTGGTAACTTTGCTTTGGCACCAATTTTTAGATACATTCTATATTTATCTTTTCCAAACATAGAAGTACTAATTACAAATCTTTCGATTACTACATTATTTCCTCTAAGAACAGGAATTAATGCACTAGTATCTATTACTCCGAATTTATTTCTATCAGAATATCGCATAAGTTTTACATAAAGACTTCTCATTGCATCATATTCTGTAAATTCTTTCTGTCTAAATTTAATCATGCCACAACTGATAAATTATATTTTGTAGCGAGAATTTCTATAATATCAAAAGCTATTCCTAAGTGATCAGTTTCTGCTGTGATTACTCTGGTTTCTTTATTAATATCAGTTATTCTCATTCTAAAAATATCTTTGATTAATTTTTGAGTATAATTGTATAATTCCTTATCCTGTACTTGAATTTGATAATATCCAGACTCATTTTTTATAAATGAAACTAAAACCATAGCCTTAGAATTAACTCTACTAACGCTATCTGCTTGCTCTGGAGTTATAATATTAGGCCGTAATCCTTGTTTCTTTAAATATTCAATAGCGTCCGGCATTAAATTTTGGATAAGGTATTTCTTCTTTCTAAAATTTATCATAACCCTTTGTTTATAATTGTTGTTTCAGTATCAACCGGAACTTCATAATGATAATCTGGATTATTTCGTTCAAACTCTATATTCTGAACTATTTCTTCTAAGAATTTATATCTATCATCAATTACTTCATAGAAAAATAGTTCACATCTGAATTGACATTGATAAGAGAAATTTGAATTATCATCTTGTTGATATGTCTGGTTAAAATCTTCAGTTATTCCTCCCCATTTTATTGCAGCTGTCCATCTTTGTCCATATCTATCTGATGTTTTGAATTCACAGAAATTAGTAAGTAATGTGACATTCATATATCTATTTTTAAAGTCAAAGAATAATGGCATATCAGTACTTCTTAGATAAAATTCAACTGGTATTTTATGCTGCATTACTTTATCATCAGAATACTTAGGATGATTATCTTTCACTGGAGTCTGAAGAAATTGATAAACAACATGTGATGTTTTAGTTAATGTAGTTTCTTTATTAATTCTAACTAACTCTAAACCATAATCATCTAAAATTTTACGTAATTCTAGAATAAATTGATCTTGATAATCTACAGCTCTTATAACATAATCATTATATTTCCTTCTTAATGTAAATATTGTTTCAGATTCAGATTCAAGTGTAACATCATCTGAACTAATTATAATTTTAGGAAAATTTCTTATCTCATAACAGCTTGGTCTAGGTCCAATAGGTTGAAGATATATAAGATTTCCAGAGTAAAACAAGAAATTTATAAACTCAGGATTTTTATAATCTCCTTCCGAAACTACTATTGTTGTATAATTATAGTTTTGGATAACTCTAGATTCTGAGTCATTTACAATAACTATATTAATAGTATGTGGATCATAAGTTAATTTTCTTAACTTAAGTCCATTTAATGTAACATAAGTATTTTTAAATAATTTAGGAAGTCCTGTAGGGAGCATGTCAATTCTTTTTTCAGTACACGGTATTCCTAAAAGATCTGATAAACTTCCAGAAGTACTTCCTGGAGAATAAGTTAGAGTGAGAGTAGATCTTGAAGTATCCTCTACTATAGAGCTTATTTGTCCTTCTTTTACTTGAAAATACCTACATTTATTAGAAGAGAGTTTAAGACCTCTGTAAATTACATCACTCATAAAACTTATTTTAATATTTTAAAATTAATTTTCAGGGATTAACTTCTTCCTTAACTATTAGCTTTATTTTCTGCTGCTAAAAATGTACCAGCACCTAATGCAGCAGTTCCGGCGGCAGCAACACCTAATCCTTTACCTATTCCAATAGTGCCTCTTCCCACAGTAGAAGCTAAATTCTTAAAACCTTTGGCATTTTCTCCTGCTTTAAAAGCTCCTTTTGCTGCAGTCCAATTTGCCGCTGTTTTGGCGAATGGAGAAAATAATCCAAAATTTTTTCTTTTAAGCTTATAAGTTGCCATAATTATTTCATAATTTTTCCAAGTGCCTGCATACCTTTTTGATCAGCTTTTGCATTAAAAGCTTGTTTTGTCATCTGAGATCCTGTTTTCTTTAAAAGTGCATTATCAATTTGTTTAGCTCGTGCAACTCCAAAATCCTTAGCTCCAGACATCATCATTCTATCTCCAACTTTTCCTCCAACAGCTTTACCAGCTTTCATTAGTCCAGTATTAGTTTTAGCCATTATGTTAGCACCAAATGCACCTTTTTTAGCCCCAAGAATGGCTGCACCTGCTGCGAGGCCACCTAAAGCTAATTTTTTCCCAGTACTCATTCCGCCTTTATCATCAGAATATAATTTTCTCTTTAATCTAAATGTACTTGCCATAATTGTAAAAATTAAAAAGAGAAGGAACCTTAAGTCTATAAGACCTAGGGAATCCCTCTCTTTGTTTAAAATCATTTTATTCTTTAGGGATCTGAGAGTTTAACGATCCAAATGATTTTTATGGTTTAATTAGATACCAAATTTGAAAGTAACCTTCTGTACCAATTCAGGAGCCATATACTTAGTACCTTCCTGATAGTAGATACCAGAAGCCATCTGAGTTGGGTTATTGTAGTTACCAATAGTCGGAGTATCAGTCAAAGGCATATAGATACCACGTGCAAGCGGAGCCATCTGACCATCTTTTGTTTTGTGAATTGCATAGAAAGTACCTTCACCCGGAGCTTCAGCAATATCAGTAGAACGAAGTACAGGAATACCATTATACCAACCCAACAGGTCATTGATATAAGTCATCTTAGTATTACGTTCCCATTTACCAATCATTCCACCCTTCTGGAATTGATTAGATGCCATATTACCAGCTACATAGGCAGTAACATCAACACCCTTAACAGCTTTAGTTGCCAATGCACTTTCAACATTAATCAAGTAAGCATCGAACAAGTCAACTCTAGAACGATAATCCATGAACTGACCAGTCATAGCACCCTGAGTCAAATCCAAGTCAGCCATAACGTTACCATTATAACCTTCTTCCAAAGTAGAAACCAATTTATAGTTAATTACCTTAGTATACAATTCACGAAGCTTAGTGAACAAGAAAGTAGCCATATCAGAACCAGTTGCTTTCTTCATAGCACCTAAAGCAGCAATGTTATATTCAGCTACCAACATATCAGGTACAGTAGCCAAACCAAGCTGTTGCATCTTAGCGATAAATCTCTTATCATTAGCATGTGCATTAGAAGCACCAATAGTATTACAGGGAGTACCAGTAACATCTTCCTTACCTACAATAGTGATAGTTTCTGTAGCAGCATCACCAGCCAAAGCAGTAGCCAAAGTAAATTCTACACGACCATTCAAATAGTTGATAGTACCGTTAGAAATCTTACCAGCAACAGCCATGAAAGCACCCTGACCATTATCGATCAATTCGAATTTTTCAGTTGCAGTAGCAATCTTAACACGTACTGTACCAGGGATAATCTTACGACCAATCAAAGAAGAGTAGTCAGCATTAGTAGTCGGAGTAATATTCAAAGTAAAGTTACCCATAGCTTGAATATCCTGATAGTTATCCTGACCTAAGTTAGGAATAACAGAACGCATATCAGTTACACCCAAAACGTCGAACCAATAGAACAAACCATTAGGCTGATCAAAGTCACGTTCGATAGACATATAACCTGCGAATGAGCTTACATAAGAAGCTACAGAAGCATTGAAATACTGAGTAGACAGCAACGGAGTTTCTGCATAACCAGAGAAAGTCTTCTGCAGCAAATTACCTGCATTACCTAGACCAAACAAATCTTTCATTTCATCGTTACGAGAGAACATCTTAGCATATTCACGAGAACGAAGGTTAGCATCTTCTGCTGATACTGAGCTATTAATAAGAGCCTCCATCATTGAAGGAGTCTGCATCATTTGCAAATACTGTGTATTCATAATGTATATAATGTTTTTATTATTTTTAGTTTATGTAAAATGGTTTTTGAGGATAACCATAAACCTATCTATTTATATTTAATTACTTACGAAAACTATTTCCAGTCAACCATGATACTAGAGTATCATTTGTATCACTGAATTTCTTTTCTGAGAACTGAGCTTCCTGAAGATCTTGTTCTTGAGCCTGTGCAGGAGCTTGTTTTGCTTCCATAATTTGCTGAGCTGCTTCTTCTGCTACTGCTTGGATACTTTGAACTGCCTGAAGTGCTTTATCTTCAATAGCTTCAACACTAGTAGCACCACCTTGTGCAGGAGCAACACCTGCCGGAACTGCTACTTCCTGAGGAGCTACAGCATTAGGATCAGCTAAAGGAATTACAGGAGTATTAGGATCTACTTCTCCAGCAGGAACAGGAACTGCACCTACAACATCTGAGAAGAATTTATTAAGAATAGGATCTTCATAATCTCCTGAGAATTTCTTCTCTTCTTTATCAATAGAATGTTCTTCAAGTTTGTCAGCTTCTTCTTCTGATAATGGATGACATTCAATATCATCTTCACTCATAGTAGCCTTAGTAAATTCACCATTTTCCTTATCTTCTATAATTGCTTCTGTAGCTGAAATTGGAGTAATGATTTCTTTATCTGTTTCTACTTTCTTACCAGTTTCAATAGCTTTTTCTACTGGACAATGACCATCTTCTTCAGAGAATAGACGAACCATATATTCAGTAAATTCCTCACCTTCAGAGAAGAATTTAGTTTCTGCCTCATTACAGTAGATATCTTCAGAAAATTCTTTTTCTTCATGATTTTCAACTTTATCTTCTACTGCAATACTGTTTGTTAGATTATCGGCTTCTGCTTCTGAGATAGGATTAACATCAAGAACTTCTTCATCCATCTCAGCTTTAGTAAATTCGCCATTTTCTTTATCCTGTATAACTGCAGTCTTAGAATCGATAGGCGTAATAATTTCTTTATCTGTTTCTACTTGTTCGCCAGTTTGGATTGCGCTTTCAATTTCAGCAGAATCAGCCTCTTCAGAGAACAAACGAATCATATACTGAGTAAGTTCTTCATTTTCTGAGAAAAATTTAGTTTCTGCTTCGTCACACCAAACATCAGAGAATTCTTTTTCTTCTTCCTCATCTTCGTCTTCCTCTTCTTCAGAAACAACGATATGATCTGTCAACTCTTCTGCTTGATCTTCGCTTATCTTTTCAAGCTCCATTTCTTCACCTTCTAAACTAACTTTAGTAAATTCATCTTTATTTTTATCCTGTATAACTGCAGTCTTAGAATCGATAGGTGTAATAACTTCAGAATCTGTTTCAATCTCATCACCATTTTCAATAGCATCTTCAATAGCATCCTGAGTTGCACTAATACTATCTACAGATTCAGAGAAGAAACGACACATAAAGTCTGTATTATCAGCTTGGAATTCAGTTAAGTAAATAGTATGATCTGAAAATTCTGCTTGTTCAGGTTCTCCAAGTTGTTCATCTTCAACTACACCAAGACCATTCAAGAGATCGATAGCATATTCACGAGCGTCTTCGGGGTTATCAAAAATTCTAACTCCTGCTACTCCTTTTTCTGTTAAACTCTGAACTAATTCTTGAGCTGATGCTTCGTCATACTCTGGAGCATCTACAATAACATGATTTACTGGATCTACTCCTACTACAAACAACGGATCAAACTGTTCTGCTTCACTAAAATTCTTAGATTCTAGCTCAGTAACATCCATATCTTCACCATTAAACTCTACCTTTGCTTGATCACCTGTAGATTCTGATGTAACAACTACTTCATTTTCACCAGTTTTCTCTACTTTAAGATCACCTACTTTAGCTGTTTCTTCTGATTCAATAACTTCTGAGAATAATCTTTCACAAAATTCTTGATCTGAGAAAATTCTAAGAACTACGCTATTATCAGTACTTACAGAGAATTCTTTTTCTTCGCATTCTTCTACAGCTTCAGGACCTTCTTGTGCAGTAATTTCTACACTTTCTTCATGACCAGCTGCTGGATTTAAACCACCATCAGGAAGATTCGGTGCAATAACAGCACTACCATCCATATGACTTTCAACTTCCTCGTCAGCTGCACCTACCTGATTACCCGGAGTTACTCCATCCCCTTCCGGATGAAGATATCCCTCGATTTGTTCAGATTGTTCAGCTGGATACATATCATAAGTATCGTCCTCGTCGGAAGCTTTTTCAACGATAGTAACTTCGCCATTTTCTTTGTCTGTTACTGAAACTTTACCGTCACCGATATTTTCATATTTTACTTCTTCAGTATCAACAGAGCCATTAGCCTTAGCATCTTCAATATCTTTGGCTACTTGCTTTGCTAATTCTTCATCCTTATCCTCTACAGCTGAGAATAGGACTTCCATAAATCTTGTATTTTTCATACTGAGTTTTATAAATATTTTATTTCATTATATCAACTTGATTTCCTTGAATTTTGATTACTCCACGATCAATTAATATATCTATTATATTATCTGGAGCATCATCATATCTCTCTTCTAGGATCTTTGTAAATTCTTTAATTCCCATTGCAGAATTACCAAACTCTATCTTTAAGTCTCCAATAATTCCAGAATCTTTAATCCAATCCTCTACTTCTTCAGTGCTAGAGAACTCAACTTCTTTCATTTCTTCAAGTGGAAGAGAATGAGCTTTTTTAATTAGCATTATACCTTTCGGTCCTAAAGATCCTTTAGATTCTAACATATTAATTATGTCTTCCTTAGGTCCTTCTATTGGGTCTAAATCCAAAATCTTAGTCACTGATACGATTAACTTAGAGAATAATTTAGATTGTAAGAATGCAGTTTCAGGAATAGTAACTTTATTATCTTCATCAATACTAGCAAAACCTTTTTCAACTAAATCTTCGGCGGAAATACCAAATGCCTTAACAACTTCTGATTCATTTAAAGTTTTGCCAGAAAATTCTTTTAATTTTACCTCAAATTCGTTCGACGGTTCTGAAAATTCTTTTTGTACAGCGGCATTATTATCTCCGCCGAATAACGAACGTCTTGAGAATCCTTTTTCTACTTCTTCAATTTTTGATACTTCGACTTGTACAGCTTCAGGAGTATTTTCAGGACTTGGTGTAACTTCTAAAACATTAAATCTATTTACAGCTCCACATTTAGGACATAAGAAGTTAGTTGTAGTGGCTAAAGTATCCATAATATAACCACAATCTCTACACTGAATTTTCTTATATTCTGCCTGAGTTACTCCACCTGAAAATAACTTGCGCCGTGGAGAAATCGAAGAAGAGAATAATTTACGTCTTTCTACTTTCATAATCTTTTAACTGTTTTCTTCAGGGTTTTCTTCTTCTACTGGCTCTTCTTTCTTCGTACCATTCTTTGGCGCGAATATTTCCTCTAACATTGCGTTTGTGAAGTCTACATAAGCTGCTTGTATTTTTTGATATCTATTCTTAGAGATAGCATTCATCTTAGTAACTTCTTGAAGGGCCATCTTATAAGGTAAAAACAATTTTTGTACACTTATACGTACATTTTTACCTAAACTAGATGCTCCAAGTAATGTTCCTGGATTCTTTCCTTTCATAATCTCAGGGGTAATCGTTTTCATAATATCCAAGAGATCAGTGGTAAATAAAGATTTCATAACTCTAAGCGTTTCTGGATCCATCTTTTCAGAACCACCAGCTTGTTTTACTGCTTGCTTATATTCTAAAACAAGTAGACGAAATCTTTGGCGAGGGGACATCTTTCCAATTCTAACTCTCTCTTTAACTGTAGCAACTGAGAAATCTTTTTGAATAGGTTCTTCTATTACAGATTCACTAACGATAGTATCTTCTATTGAATTTATTTCAGAATTAAATGAAAATGATTTAGCTTTTAATTGCGTAAACTTTCCATTAATCTTAGAAGACTTTAATAAATCTCCCGAATCGAAGTTAGAAAATTGCTTAACTTTTATTTTTGTATCCTTATAAGCTTCAGGATCATACTCTATATCAAGTTCAGAGAATGTTTTTTCGCTCTCAGAACCATCAATTGAAACTATACCCGCATTTTTCCAAGAAGGGTTTAATGTAAGGTCAGCCCCTTTTAGCGCAACCATACGCTTTAAATAGTCACTTCCGCTAGAATTTTCCCAATATCCCAATTTTTTTTAATATATTGCTTGCTATTAAATTTAGACTATATTATCCTAAAAATCTAGGTTCCATCTTTAGTCGTTGAACATCTCGCTATCTGCTAGATGATGCTGATTTGATTCTAACCTTTCCAGCATTTTATGAAATTTTCTTAAGAACTTATGAATTTCTTAAGTCTCAGTTAATTAAAGAACGACACAGGAAATTCCAATTTTGCAACCATTTTTAAGAAGGCCCTTTACTCTTCTGATTCTTTGTATAGCTTCATCGTCTAGGCCATCTTCGGAGAGAACCTCAAACTCCCCATAGCACCAGCCGTCATTTTCGAACCAAACTTTAGTTAACACATGTGTAGGTGAACTTTCGCCAATTAATAACTTAACCTAATTGATTTTAAAATCAATAATAGACTATATTATCTAAGAATTAATCGGTATTCTTAGTGTTTACTCTAGTCGTTGAGAAATAGATTTTATTATCTATTTTTGCTGATTTAATTTATTATTTTTTCCAGCAATTAAAAACATTTTCATAAACTTTTTATCTATGCCTCTCATTATTAGCAATAAAGGAGATCATCTTTCCCTATAGTCTTAGATACTGCAGGACCACCATTTTTGGCAGATGATAGATTTCTGGCTAAGTGTGTTAATGTTCCAAAGAGCTTTCTATCCTCTAAGGCTTGTTTAAACTCTTGGCTACTAAAGAAAGATTCCGCAACATCTCGAGGTATCATACTACTGTCAGATGCAGGTAGCATTGTCGAAAACAATTTTGCAATAAATTTCATATTTCAATTTAAATTTTATATTATTTTCCTTTTGTAGTTTCATATAAAAGATTATAATCTACTAAAGTACTTGGATCAATATTTTCAAAAACTACTTTATTTAAAAATTCAGAAACTCTTTTAAAAGAACTTATAGTGTAAGGAATTTCTACCAACATTATATTATTCTGTTTGCAATAAATTCTTACATTTTCATCTCTTCTTTTTTGGTCATCAAAAAGATTTTTATCATATTTGTGATATAGTGAAAAATATGTATAATGCTGAATTCCATTATATTCAATCCATATGGTTTTCCCACCATAGTTAATAATAAAATCAATCATAACATAATCTCTACACCTGCCCTCTATTCCACTTACTTTAGTATTCCACTTATAATCCAATATTTTATCTGAATTTTTATTAATCCAAAGCTCTACTAATCGTTCTCCCTTTGATTTAGTAACAGTACTAGGATCTGTAAGTCCATGATATAATAAATTCTCTGGATCTTGTTTAAATATAGTATTTGTTTCCAGATCTAAAATTTCCACAGTAGTCTTGCAATTGATAAAGTTAGATATTAACTTATACTTTCCAATTCCATAAATATTATCCAACCTATTTTGAAAGTCTTGATTAGAAAACTTTCTATCTTCTTTTATAGAATTAGTATTACAAACTGGACACCCACCATGAGAACTTTCTAAATGTGTTTTTGCTAAAACTGAAAAAGTTGTTCCGCACTTATTACATTTAAAAGTCATTTTATCAATTCTTCCAGTATATTCAGATAAATATTCAAAGGAATTTTCTCCAAACTTAGCTTTTGATTCTGTAATATAAGTTTCTGTTGTCTTTAATCTACTCGAATGATATTCTTTATTACTAAGCGTTATTTTTCTAAGTTTAGCAGCATAATACCTACAATTTAGCCCTCTTGAAATAAAATCTGAATACGTAGTATAGTATTTTTCATATTCATTATTATCATTTAAATACTGTAAACATATTTCATCTGTAAGTTTTTCGATTATTTTAGGTACTAAATCATAATTATATACTATGTCTATAAAACTACCCTCCCGAGATTTAATAAATATATCCATTAAATCCTCTTTAACCATAACACCCGTAAATACATAATCATTATCTAACAATAATTGATCTTTTATATAACTTTTTGTATTTGGTAATTTATTTTTATAATAAACTTCTATTATTTTATCTACCCAAAGTTCTGAATACATATCAGATGGTTGTAATTTAAGTAACCATCTATTTTCCCAGTCCCTAAAAGTTATATTTAATTTTTGTAATTTCTTAAAAACTGAATTTCTCATCTTTTCTAATACCCAAGTACCTAATTCTGGAACATACGTATAATAGTTTAATCTCCCACTATCATTTCTTCTGGGAAGTTTTACTCTCATTACTATTGGACAAGAATACTCTAAAGGTACTGGTAATAATTTAGTATCTATCATGAATTAAATTTTATAGCTTCCCGAGATATCAAACTATCCTTGTATTATTAACATGTCATCCTTAGTAGTGGAAGAGTAACTCGCGACTTTTACTCTTCCTAAAGGTTTATAATTCATGTTAGTAATTCCACGATATCTCATCGTCTATTTATCTAGGTCGAGATGACACGGCTCAAACGTGCGACTTCTTGGTCCCAAACCAAGCGTTCTATCTACTGAACTACATCTCGAATCTATTCTATTTATTCTTCTTTCTTTTTTCATTCCATTTTCGAATAGCTATTTTCCCTGATACATATGCACCACCAATAGGAAGTGCTGCAATAGTTCCTGCGATAGCTGCTTGTTTTGTTTTTCCAGCTTTTGCAAGTTTGGCAGCAACAACTCCAGGAACAATATCAGATGTTCCAAGAATTATAGCTTCATCTGGGTGTTTCTTTACATACTCCACCACCTTCTTACCAGTTTCTTTAGGATGAGTTACTGTATGTTCAATAGATTTTCCTATTTCTTTAACTTTATCAGTAACTTTACTAAATCTTTTAACTCTCAACATAGTTTTTATTAGTTATTATTATTTTCTTTCGTTGAACTATCCTGACTCGAACAGGAAATCCCAGAACCAAAATCTGGTGTATTGCCAATTATACTATAGTTCAATCATTTCTCCATAAAATATATTTTTGGAGTTTCTGATATAATTTCAAATCCAAGTTTCTTATATAAATTTATCGCATTTATATTTTTCTTTGATACTGTAAGTTTATTAGCCCCAGAAGAATTTATCAAATCAGTTGCTATTCCTTTTCCTCTATACCCCGGAGAAACTTCTAGAGCAATAATAGTATCTTCTTCGCACGCTATATATCCCACCAACTCATCTTTGGCTGGGTTTATTAATAATTTTCCAGCCGTTTTTCCTGGTGTATTTCTTGCGTGCTTTAACATATTCTCCTGTGACTTATATTTTTCTATATTTTCTTTGGTCCAGGGAAGTTCTTTATATTTTTGTTTTCGTAGTATTATCATAAGCTCTAAAAACCTTATATGTGTAATAATAAATATAGAAAATTATGAAAAATTTAAAAGTAGGAGATAAAGTTAAATCTCGTAAAACAGGATTTTATGGAGTAGTAACTGATGTAGATATTACTCCTAATAAATTATTTGTTAAAGTTAAATTAATGTTAAACGATAGAGAAGTAGAAATTCCAAAAAGCGTTCTGGATTATGTTACTCCAGAAGAATGGGAATTTGTAAAACGTATGGAAGAAAGAGATTGAAATATATCTCTTTTCTTTTTTTCTGTTCCTAGGACTTGATCGAACAATAGACCACTTTCCTCTGGCCATCCTAGGAATTGATTATATATTATGGAAAAAGAATCTTAAAATATATTTTCCAACATGTTTTGAAGTTCTTTTTGTGACTCTTCTCTTGGATCCGCTGTTATTTTAGTAAGAGATTCGAGTTGTTTAGCTATTCCTGAAGAATATCCCATCTCTTCTCCTTCATCAATAGATAATTTTAAAGAATAAACACTAGAAGCTAAAGCATCCCATAAATCCTTGCTTCCTGGCTTAGAACCATCAGGATTATCAAATAATGGAGATATTGATGCTTTTTTAGGATGATCTACTTTACGTTTTGGACCAACATATCTTAAATCATATGCCTCTCTTTGTAATCTTTTATATTCAGGAATTTCAAGAAGTTCATTGTTTATTATATACTTCAAATAAAGAGCCGGTTCACAAGGAGTATTATCTGTAGAAATTCTCCCATTATTTCTAATTCCTTCTCTTTCACAATATTGAAGTATTTGTTTAGAAAAAGCTTGGTCAGCACTAACTATAATATTAAATTTCTTGTTAAGATCTTCTATAAACTGCTCTATGTGAAATAAACTCGTCTCTTGTCCTTCTAACCTAGATACACCTAAAACAAAATGACACTTAATTTTAGGAACTAAAGTACCATTTATATTTTCCCAATGATCAAAACTAACTGCTGCTATTCCAGTTGTATCATCTACTACACCTAAGTCAAGACCTAGCCATATAGGAGTACCTCTTGGAATAAGATTAATCATTTTTTCTACATGATTAATAATCCTATCTTCTTTATCATAAAAATCAACTGTAATAATTTCAGGAATTCTATTCTTTATTGTTGAACATTTAGATAAGTGTTCTATAGTACCTCCAAAAAAACTATCTGATGATCCTGTATTAATACCAGATTTATCTTGAAGAGCTTTAATCAAATCAGATTTAAATTCTCCAAATAATTGAATAGGTACATGTTCCACTCTATCAGGGTCTTGATCATCTTCTAATTTATAGTTCTCTTCTTTATCATTTTTATTTAATATTCTTGGAGGATATTTACCATCTCCAGTATAAACTGAGAAAGTTATTCCCCTTGAACGTTCGTACAGATTTTTTCTAACTTCATAATGAGAAGGTCTACAATCCCAAGTAAATTGAGGTTCTGCATTCTCAAGAAATATTTCAGTTGGACCACCTGCACCTCTACTAGAACTATCAATTATTAGATTTCCGGCTAATGTTAAACTTTCTTTTACATCAAAACGAGATGTAATACGAATATACGTACTATTTACACGTTCCATGGCTTTTTCTTCGTTAGGCCAAAAATTGACCTCAGACATGATTGCAAAAATCAAGTCAGTTCCTAGTCCACCTGCCAATCTATTTCTATAATACTCTATTATAGTTTAGAATATAAATTTAACTTATATAATTATATAAGTTAGTAAGTCTTTATTCGTTACATCAAAGATTACTTAGATTTATCTAAGATCCTTGACTCGGTATTGGGATTATCCTTTCACCGAATTTACTTACTTTATTACCATATAATTTCTTAATATGGAGGGCAACTTTTTATACTACATTACCCCTAGGACCAGAAGTTAATATTCTTATATTATGTCTGTGTGGTAAATTTCTAAAAAATGGACTCTGCTTTAATACATCATCTAGCATCCATCTTCGAAATTCAGCATTTGCTACATCTTCATCTCTATGAAAGATGATAAAACTAAGTGGTTTTTTACCTAATTTAAATGTTCTCCACGGATTAGCCATACAACTTAACCTAGCTAGTGTATTTGTCATAGCTAATTTAGATACCGTAGATTTACCTATACCGCAAATTATTTAATATATTTATTTATATATTGCAGACTATATCATCTCTAGTTCTCTCATTCTAGAGTTATACATTTAGTCGTTGAGAAAGGATTTTATCATCCTTTTTGCTAATTAGATTTTATA